ATATTCTTCCCAGAGATATTGATTATTATATCTCAGTATATAGTTTTAAATCGCTTGTATTAAGCCGTAATTAAACGATATTCAGTCATATTCCTTAATAAATACATTTCCCTCTAGGAAAAAATTTAAAGTGCCTTCACTGAAACCAGGCATTTTTAATTTTTTACAGGAGGGTGACTACAATGTTTTAAATAACATATTGGCATTTAACATCATATCTCTAACCTATCCCTAACATCTTCTATTGCATTTATAATATCTTGTAGTCTATTACTTAAATCATCCAACTCTGTGATTACACGAGAGCGGTCTTCAGCTTCTTTCATGTTCCCTTCACCAACGCTTGGAGGAGGGCAAACCATCAAAGGATTTAGTTGCTCTGTAAGAGCTCCTAACTTACTCTCAATAGTATCTACTTTATCTTTTAGTAAATCTATTCTAGATAAAGTGCGGGATTCTTTTCCTGCTTTGTTCATTTCTTTTTCCATTTCATTTTTCTCCTTTATTTAATTAGCGGTTGGGGCGAATTGAACGCCCGTCTCCTGCTTGGTAAAACAAGTACTCTATCGTTGAGCTACAACCGTATACAATTATTTACCCACTAACGGTATATTACATTTAGGACAAGATTTTGAAGAACATGGTATTCCTTTATCATGCTTTGTTTTGTATGAACATTTAGGACATTCACAATAAATTGCACCCATGTCTTGTTGTCTAGGTCCTCCTTTTCCTTTACCTTCTCCTCTTTCTCCTTTTTTAGCCCACATAAAATACCTCCTTAGTTTAATTTTTAATTAGCGGATGACGAGCCACGATCTCGTACCCAGAGTTTGGAAGACTCTAATGCTTCCTCTTACACCACATCCGCTTGTTTTTTATTTTTGAAAAGATGTTTATTCCATTGTCCTTTTCCCATGCAAGACCTATTACAATAAAAATTTTTATAACCTTGTTTAACTTTTGAATTATATTGAGATAAATCTAATTCAAAAGTACTACCACAGAAATTACATTCTATTTCAATAACTAGTTTTCCTCTTTCTAATGCATGTTTTCTTGCATGCTCTTCATTAGTATATATTTCTAAATTCTCTGGTCGATTATCAAAAGTATCATCAAAAGTATCATCATTAATATGGTGTACTGTTTCATTTTTCTTTAATGGTCTTCCCAGTTTCTGAGACATTACTAGCCTATGCTCTAAAATAACTCCGTATTTATCTGCATTAGGATGATCATAAAAACCACACAATCTTTTGTATCCTACAGTCATCTTATCGCCTTATGCTCCCCTGGTTCATATTCCTTTTCAATCTTATATCCTTTCTCTCCCATACCTATACACCATTTCCAAAGACTTTCTTGTGTTAGAAATTCAGAGTCCTTTTTTACTATTTTTATATCTCCCAGTTTAGTTATGTAGTACATTACCCTTTCCGTCCACACAATCCACAGTAATTACCTTTTATATGAAAAGAATTATCACAGTGTGGGCATTTACATTCTTCCCCCTTTCGAGCATTCTCATACTTTGGTATTTTATCTACTGACATACTGATTTCCTCCACTATTTTTTCTCTTAGTTTCATTATTTCTGACATAGCTTCTCTAATGCACGCACCAACATAGTAATGAGATTTTTCTTCAGTTGCTTGATGATGTAAATCTGCTAACTTTTCAAGGATATCATTCATTACATCTCCTTTTATTTAATCTTATGCCTTGTTTTGTCATACATTATTTTCTTCTTCCTTCTTCTCTTAATATTTTTTCTAAACAACTTATAAAAGATCTATGTGTGTCTGCTAATAAATCCACACACTTCAATACTTCATAATACTTATCAGAATCTTGCCGGTTTTGTTGAAAAGTATCGGCGTAATACATTACTTCTTCATACTCTTCTAAAAGATTATCAGTACCCTTCTCAAACTTTACTTGATCAATTTCATCTGTACTATTCAATTGATCTAAAAGACTTGAATAATCAGCTAATGCTTTGTCTACTTTATCTACTAAAAACTCTTCTATAATCTCGTTACTCATATTCCTTCTCTATTGATATACTTATCAACTGTTTCAGGTGTATAACCCAATGCTAGTATAGCTTGATAAACATGTTGTATAATTTCGTCTATTACAGTTGTCGTACCATCTAAAATACAATCATTATCAAAATCTTTTAGTTCTGAAACACTTCTTGATATTTGTTCAAATTCATTTTTAATTGTTATCTCTACTTTTACATCCATATCTTCTCTCCTTTTAAGGGGGAAAGAGTAGAGTCATCCACCGCACAGGCGTTAGCTAACATAAAGTCAGCGTGGAGCACTTATCACTCTACTCGCCCCCTTATTATCTGGTTGTGTGGCCAGACTTTATACCCTAATCAAAAATAAATTGATTGAATATTCTTATACTATTTATAAATACTTCCAAGTATGACCATTTTTAATATGTTCTATTGTTCTAACATCTACATTATATTTTTTAGCAATTATTTTAAGTTCTTCTCTACTTTTATTACATACTACCTTTTTTAATTTTTTAACTTGACTATCCTTTAATTTAGCTTTGCCATTTTACTCCCCTTTTGCTTGGCGATTTCGGTTTACTTTATCTAACATATTACTTTTATGTGTTCCTTCATACAAATGATCAGGATTAATACACGATATATTATCACAAATATGACAAGCGTACATTCCTTTTTTTATACGTCTTCCTAATTTTTCTTCTAAAGCTTTTCTATGAAAACCTACTTTTGTACCATCTGATTGAATATAGAGGTAATCAGTAGTACAGTAATGACTTGCACAAATCCAGCAACCAGTCTTTTTATCTATTTCATAAGTTATAGCTTTTGTTTTACTATCTTTTACTATTTTATACCTAGAACAATTACGTGCTATAAAAGTTTTAATAGACTCGAAGGGTCTATTTAATAAAGCAGGAATTTCTTTATTTGTTTTTCCAAAACGTACTAGTTTTTCAATTTGCTGTTTTTCTTCTTTGGTATATTTTTTCATATGAATAACCTTATCATTCGGGGTGAGAAGATTCGAACTTCCGATTTCCTGCTCCCAAAGCAGGCGACTTAGCCTGACTAGCCTACACCCCGTTTTTTAATATGATGCCTATTACAACTTAAATAATCAACTCTCTGTGGATTCTTGTTAGTACATCATTCGATGTATGTCCATCAAAATTAGGAGCTTGATCTAACTCTCGATACTATTGGCAGTGATCCCAATACTTATCCGGAATATGATACGTCATTTGCAATCCGGGAACGGTATTCATTCCTAACAAAAACCATCCAGGGTATGAAGTTCCATCTGAATGTTTCCGTGACTTCCAGACAAACTTGGGGCCATGTTTACAAAGAGCTAAATACAATCTTACTCTATGTTCATACAATTCATCAAAAGTATGATACCCATCTGAAATCTTTCCTGTTAACTTAAGACGTTTAATGAGCCAGTTTAATAATTTTACTAGCATACAGAACTTCTCCTTGCCTTAATCTTATTCAATTTGTCCTGTTCTTTTTCAGTGAATAAACAATCCAATTCATCAATATGTTCAGTAATGAATTTCCTCATGCCTCTCAATCGTTTATTCCTAGACTTAAGTACAATTATTTTTACTTTTTCTGCCATAACTAACATCTCCAAAATCTATTTTTATCTGCTGGGGACGGGATTGAACCGCCGACCCTGTGTTTAACAAACACGAGCTCTCCCTCTGAGCTACCCAGCATTATAATCTTTTCCATTCTATACATTCATCAAGATCATTTTCATTTTCAGGACCTTCAATATCCTTTCTCTTTTCTCCTGTTCTTACAAAATGTGCATAACTGAGTAGAAGTCTTAAATCCCAATAGTCATCTTCATTAAGAACCGTTTGTATTTTATCCCCAAAAAACCTTTTTACCATAGAATTAAAAATTCTGAAAATTACATTAAAACTACTACACTCTCTATATTTTGTCAGCATATTTTGTACATGCGGATACTTCTTTTTTACTTCTTTATACTCTTCACTGTTTACACTTGGCTCAGAACCTCCACTAGACAAATAACGGCAATCTTTGCATAAAGTAACTGATATTGGACATCCTCCTATAGGAGGTAATAAATCATCTAACATTTTAATTATCTCCTTTTCATTTCAATACCACTAAAATCATTTGAAGTAATTCACCTATACCTAATAATATAATACACATAACTATTAATATAAGCATTATAATAGTTAACAACCAATCATTCATATTTAACATCCTTATTTCTTTCTGATAAAGTTTCATAAGCAGGCGTATAACCTTGTGTACTTTCAAAAGTCTCAACTATATGAGAACAAGTAGGTTCATCCATTATACCATCATCTGTAATCTTCATATGAAATCCTACAAAATACTCTTTAGCTTTACTAAAATCTCTCCCACGAAGTCTTCTTAACCAATAGTATAAAGCATGATACCACCTTCTTCGCATTACCATAACTTGCCAGTGTTTATTCTCATTCATTTTTGAATCCTGTTTTTCTTATATGAGAATTATTAGGGTTACCGTTTATTAGTGCATATAGTTCAGCAAGAGTATATGAATCTTTTACTAAATCTAAATCCCCTTTTTTATTATATGCTAAAAATGCATTTGATTCATTTACAGTTAATGCTCTAAAATTTAGAATATCATAGCATCTACCTTCTCTGATAATAGCCGAGTCTATATTTTTTATAGAAGGTAGATTAGTAGAAAAGATCATTTTCTTTTCTTCTATATTTATGATGCCATCAGATATTCCAAGTAAACTATACATTACCTCATTGCCTTCTATTCTCGCGTGAAGATTTTTATCCATGTCTTCTACTACCATTGCTCTTGACGTAGAAGCCATAAAATTCACAAAGAACACCGTGTCTTTTAGCACTTCCGGATCCACTGTGAAATATACATTCCAATCTGCATTATAATGACATTTTAACTTTGATAGAAGATATCTAATAAACCTTGTTTTACCTGTTCCAGGTTCTCCCATTAGAATAATTATAGGAGATTCACTTTTAATATATTTTTCTATATATTCATTCATATCCTTAACATTTTTATCAATTGAAATGTAAGGATAATTTACTTCGGGTAGCTCGGGTGTATATATCATATCAAAACCTAAATTTTTTAATCCATGTTTAGTAAGATAAAAAAATGATACGTTTACATTTATATCAGTAACAATATGATCTTTAAATAATTCCTTTAATTTTAAAATAAGAATATCTCTTTGTTGTAGTGTTTGTACATGCAGAGCAAGATAAATATGAGCTATTTTAACAGTACTTTCCCCACTTTCGTATCGAATTATAAAATCCTTTGCTACTACGATACTTTTATAACTCATTAAACCATCTTCCATTCTATAAACATCTCCTAGCTCAGAAAATTTCTCTAAAAATAAAGCGTCTAAATTTTCATTTCTAAGAGGAAGATGTAGCACAAAAGTCAAAAATAATTTTTTATCTAAAGTATGTTGTGTAACAACATCATGTGTTATTTGCTTAAGAACTAAATTACCATATTGTTCAAAAACAGCAAGTCCTTTGGGTGCTCCCTTTAGGATAGTTGCCTTATAACTGGAATTACATTCTTCTACATTATCGTTACTTATTTTACCATCGATTTGTCTATTTATTAATTCTTTCATATCTAATTCCCCGCACAAGCTGATTTCATCTCAGCAAATTTTCTAGTAAACTCAAATAGTACTAGAGTTTCTCTATCATCTTTAATTGCTTCTCTTATTCTATCAAATAATTCTAATTCACATTTGTAGAATATCTTACTTTCTTCTCCATATTCACGACCGTGCTCATCATAATATTTTTCTAGTTCCTTATTCAAAGAATGTAGAGTCATTTCTTTTGGTTCTTTTATTAATGACATTTCTAACCTCTTTAGTTCTTTATCACTATCCTTAAATGTAGGTGCTACTATCATAAACCATGTAATAAGTACAATTATAAATATTCCACCAATACAGCTTAGTATACTTAGATTATTATCTTTATCCATAATATTAGCGGTTAATAATATAACATCAATAAGTACTAAAATAGTTATAAGAGCTATCGCAATATTTGTTATAATCATTGTACACACCCTTCAATTGCACAGAAAGCCATAAGTTCTTTTTTTTAATGCTTCCCATGGTTTTGGGTTTTTCTTCCAGACTTCTTCAATAGAAACATCTATAATTCTTTCCCTAATATCAGGTAACACACCCATTACAACATAATCCAACATTTTCTTATTATAAGCCATTTTTAGTGGTGTCCATACCCAAATTGAAAAAAGCATTTTATTATATGACCAATTATTAGCATACAATTCTTCACTAGTATAAATTTCTGCTTCTTGAAACATTAGAGTATTAAGTTGTCTTGCAAACACCATTCTTGAAAGAATAAGAGCATTACCAAATATCCATTTATTTCTATATAACATAAAAAGTACAGATATAAATAATATAATACAAATAATAATTGCTGTAATACAAATTGAAGTAATAGTATCAGTAGCCTCTGGACTAATAAGAGATTGCTGTTTCTGATGTATTGTCATAAATACGTTAATCATTATACCCCAAATAACTATGGATCCATAGTTGTGTCAGATAGCCCCAGGTCGCTAATCTAGGGTGAAGGCTTTTACTCAGAATAGTTAGAGTTTATTTAATATTATAAACCGAGTGGGAGTCGCCTCAATCCCTTCTACTATTTTTAAGTAAGATAAGTTTACAATTGGATCCTAGTTTCAATCTTCATCCTTATCACATCTGTTTCCCCTAACCGCCAAGTTCTTCAGAATGATCAGCTAGAAGTTGTTCATCCAAGTTGCTTCACGAAGCGGTCCTAATAACCTGATGAAACTATAATAATCTAGCTTTTCTAGAAACCAAACTGACTCAGACCCTAACCAGTACCGAGCAGTATTTGATAGCCCTACTAATTACGGGATTGGTACTATCAAATGCCGAGCCTCTCGTGAGGCAACCTACCTGACAATTCGGAGCTTAGGAGTTTCGATCTCCTTACTCTACCGTGACAGGGTAGTGTTTTCCCAAGTAAACTAAAGCTCCTATTGTTCATACTCTCTATGATGTTTTCTACAAAACCATTTAACCTCTAGTGGTTTAGAATAATCATTATGATGTGCCTGCACATCTTTTGAATTACAAATTTCACATGGTTTTCTTTTTAACTTTCCGCTTTTAATTGCTTTATGCACTTTACCTCGTGCCTTTACTCTCTCTCTGGAAATTTTTCAATTTGTAATTTTTTGTAATGATAATTATTTTTTGATATTCCTCCTTTCCAGTTACCATTTTTATCCCCATAATTTTTTTTATTTCTTTTTATCAAACTTTTTCTAACATGCTCTTTTGATATTTCTTTATTTCGAATAATTTTTCTTCTTGTGAATAAACTATTAATTGCTTTAGTAGAAGTTTCAAATATCTCTGCAATTTCTGGGCTTGTCTTTTCATTAATCATACTTTTCATAATAAGTATATCGTTATCTTTCCATCTTTTTATCATTTAATTATACCTTCAATTAAATACCCCAAACCTTAGCTCCTTCCTTAAGGGGTACATTCGGTCCGAGGATTACTCTGCATGCACAATGTTGGGCATAAAGATCGAATTACGGTATCTCAGAAGGATTCTACCCAAACAGTGACCAACGATCCGAACAGAGATGTGCTTGAATGGGATTTGATACCCATATGCTCGTTGCTAATATCACAACCTCGGCTTTCTTGACGTTTCCGCCCTTACTCAGCGTCTAACTTTCGCCATCAAGCACCTCAGACTAAAAACGATGCAGCATTTTTAGTCTTCTGGCGGTTTTTAGTTTTTCACCAGTCTCGCCTCCTAGTGATTCTACTCCCATAAGGATCTCAGCAGAAAGAGCACCCATACACTATCGTAGTATGTACGGAGTTTTTTAGAAGTATCTCTAACTTCCTAAAGCAGTATCTGCATTTTGCTTTATGAGCTGGAAGTCAGATTTGAACTGACGCGGGGGTTTACCCTCCTGCTTACAAGGCAGGTGCACTCGACCTCTATGCGATTCCAGCATTTTTCTTCCTAAACTTCTTTATCCTATTCATTATCTTATTCTTTAACTTCTTAACTTTTCCCCACAGCTTTATGCTTTTCTCTTTTAGCTTAGAAAAAACCGTAGGCATCAGATAAGACTTAATTTCTTTTAGATAACCAGGAATTTTAAAATTACTCATTCTAATACAAACTACGGATTCGGGATCAAGAATAACAGAGGACTCAGACTGTACAAACATAAACCCAAAGGTAGCTGATCCCATAACAAACTTATTAGCCCCAAACGCAGTCAAATCTATTCGTATATTCTTTGCAGCCATAGTCCTATCATTGGGAAATATAAGCACAAACCCTTCCGGAACATATATTGATTGTTTAACATATGGAAAACTGGTTGAAGTTACTCTTAGATGGCCTCCAAGAAATAGTTCCAATTCCGCAAGTGTTGCCGGGTGAACTAAAAATACCAATGTCTGGTACCCCCTTTGATGAATTTTACTTCTCGCTTTAGTGATTAAACTAAAAAGAACTTTCCAACGAATAACTGGGATGTTCCTCCAGAAGCTTCTTAGAGTTTTAATATTTTTATTAACCAGTGCAGAGGCATAAAGAAGCTTGAGCCAATTCGTAGCTATATTCCTGTTTAATTTTGAAGAAGCTGTATCAACAAGCTCTTTATGGAGTATGTCTATCTTGGTACGAATCGCTATTTCTGATAGGGGTATATCCACAGTTATGGCTATAACATATTCACTGGGAAAAACCCTTGAAGTTTTATTACTAATATCTACTCGAGTACCTAAACTCTCAGGACCTTCTTGTTTATCTTCCAGGTAAAGAATTTTTCTTGGTGGGTGTAAGTTATGGCATCCTATCTGCCCTTGCTCTAATATATAACTATGAAACAAATGGGCAAAAGAATTTGGATCTGATTGCATTCGTACCTTAATCGCTGGTACACATTCTACCCCGAATCTTATACGAGCATTGTCCTCTGAGAATATCTCTTCAACCTTTGAAATTTCTTCTCTTTCTACTGGTTTTCTCTTAGGGGCATTTTTACTTGCTGTTTTACCTTTACCTGTTGTTTTTTTCTTTGGTGGTGCTTTCATATTATATCCTCTTTATAGTTTCATTTAATGGTTCTGTGACTGTTCTTCCACACTTCTTGCAATGATATACTGCTAACTTTGCTTTGTTAGCAAATGTTATATGGAGCATCATGGCTCCACACTTACATTCTTTTTCCATCTGTGTAATCGGTCAGTACATGTAATCGATCTTTTAAAAAATCCATTGTGACAGTATAATCTAAACCTGATGCATAATTTCGTACTTCTACAGAAGTCTCTGTCCGAAGATGTGTTACTTTTAAACTGACTAATCTATCTTTATTGGGGTCACTATATTTAACCCAATGTGGATCCCATTTTAATACATCATTTGGTTTCATCTTAATTTCCCATATCAAAAACCATCCATATAAATTTCGTCTACCCTATCACTTAATGCTTTTAATTTATTATTAATCTTTTCTATTTTAGTATTCATAGTCTGTAATTCTTTAATTATTGTTTCTAACAAATTATTTATACTTGGAGTGCTTATTTTCTCTATGTCTTCTTCATCATCTAGTATAATTATATCATCATCATTGTCACAAACACAATCATCTTCATCACCACCACAATCACAATCTTTATGCTCTTCACCCACATCTATCTCCTTTATTAGAGGCATCAAGATTTGAACTTGAGATCACGGGATCAAAACCCGCTGCATTTGACCAAACTATGCTATGCCTCTGTATTTTATGGTAATACTACCAACGTGTGATCTTCTCCTTCCAACTCTCTATCAATAATTTCAGATATTTTATTCCAATCACCACGAGCAAGCCCTGCTCCTATTTTAGGATAACCAATTCTAAATCCGTGAAATGCCACTTTGATGCTTTTCATTACATCAGTTATTGCCCGGTAATCAGCCATGCTTTTTCCTTTACTGTATTTAGGATTAAATCTGTCTTGTGTGTATGCATTTACAATAGTTATTCTTCCCTTTGGTCTTACGACTGTAGCATGAGAAAAAGTACCAAGCTTGCTGGCTCCGGCACGTGTTTCTCTATCGGCTGTGTATGCTTCAGGAAAAACTCGTTTAATAGTACTTGCAATACCTTTACCCATGGTACGATAACAATTACATCCATGAATAATAACATCGAAGTGCCCTTCCAATGCTAACTTGATTAAATCACCCTTTATTGTTTTCGTTTTTCTTTCCCTCTATTCTTAAAATCTTTTTATAGCCTTGTAGATTGTAATGCTTTATCCATTTGTTAATTTGGTTTTTTGTTGCGTTATACTTCTTTGCTATATCGTCATACCGCAGATCCACTAAATCTTTTTTAAGCTGTTCTTCGGATGGCAATGTCCTACGCCAAGAAAGTACTCTTTTTATTCCATAAAGCCTCATCCATTTGTTTATGGTTGCATCAGATACCCCATACTTTTTACTCATTGCTATTACGCTTAATTTTTTAACATCTTCTTCGAGTACTTCCTCTGTTGGCATCTTGGTACGAGTTAAACTAAAACATGTCTGACACAATCCTGATTTACTATGCCTGGTAATCGGTGCAGTGCATTCTTTACAGTTATACTTAGGCTCAGCTGCTTTTTCTTCCTCTCTTCTTTCTTTGTTAGTAAGTTTTAAACATTTTTGACACATCCCGGATTTGTTTTTCCTCTCAGTAATCTTTTCACATCGTGAACAAGTCCTTTCAGGAAACTTTGGTCTGCCTCTTTTCCCATCCTAGGTGATAGTAAGAAAATTCTTCTTCACCTCTTCAGGATAATCTTTACTCGTAAAATGTAATGAGTTTGCTATGCCTGCATCACTTGGTTTCATATTGTCTCCTTATTAGGGTATAGGAGAATTGAACTCCTGTTGTCGGATTGAAAACCCGATGTCCTAGTCCACTAGACGAATACCCCTTTTTTTCTTCTATTCCAATTTCTTATGTAAACCGTATTTGCTTGTGTGCATTTTTTACATCGACACCCATAATTCTTATAACCAGTTCTTGTGCCGTGTATTTCTTTTAATCTCAGTCTATCAGCATGATGTTCTATGTGACATGATAAACACCAAACAACACATTTTTTAAGTTCTGCATTTCTTCTTTCTTCCGACCACGACCATATCCTATGATCTTCTTTCTCGGCTGGGTTTTTATGGTGTAAGACTAAGTTAAACATAGACCCACATTTTTTACAACACTTGCCATTAAAGAAAGCATTTCTTCTAGCTTTCATCCATTGCAACTGATACTCTGATTGCTTCTCCTTATCCTTGTATGGCATAAACCCTCTAAAATTTTATGAGCCCGAGTGCCGAATCGAACGGCAAATGCTTGTAAGTTAGTTCCGATGGAACTCTAAAGAGTTCAAGTTGAAATAACCCAAAAGAATTGTTACCTCTTTTTTAGTAGAAAAAGTGCTCTCCATGAGCTTCTCGGGCATTGGCGAAGGATGGACTCGAACCATCGATAATTTTGCTTGTAAACTAAGTTATGGGGAACTCTTCTGAGTTCAAGTTAATTTAGTTAGTCTGCTGTTAGCTAGATTTCAATTCTAGTGCCTTTACCCAACTTGGCTACTTCGCCGTGTTGCCCGTCTTTCCGAGCTGTCAACCCCTATCACGCCGATGAAGGCGATGCCGATGAAAGCATAGGGTAAACCAGTCTTTCCTGGAAGGCAGATACACGCATGCGATTTGTATCAAGGTTTAGTGATCAACTTTCCTTTGTCAGAGACTCTCATGTTTTTTTCAAAGGAGCCTGTTATCTCTGCGTTTAACTGATTGGCTATACCAGTTGAGCCATGTGGGGGAGAGTCGGAATCGAACCGATATGCTTGTACGCTGGTTTCTTATGGAACCTAAAAGGTTCAAGTTGATACAGCTTTAATGCAGTGCTTTGTCTGACCCAAAATCAGATGGCCAACCATTGGCCTGCACTCCCCCGTCTTTAAAGAACAGCCATACTTTTTAATGTTTGAAGTATTAAATCCATCTTGTTCATAAAAGTGAACAAGGTTAAAAGTATCGCTATGAGACACCCTGCAATCATCCATAATGCAGTGGTTAATAATTTGTTACAAGATGACATGGTATACCTCCTGATAGTGGATTACTTCATATCATCTTATTTATGAGGGGCTATTAATACCCGTTCTCTACTCATAGCCCCTCATATTTTAGCATTCTTGGTGTAGAGAAGGGGGATCTAACTTAATGGATCCATTGGAGGCGGCGAGAGTCGAACTCGCGACCTTCTGCGTGCAAGGCAGACGCTCTCCCAATTGAGCTACGCTCCCATTATTCTTCAAGGTTTAAAGGTAAAGGTTCTAACTTAGACCTTATATACTTTTTCTTAGTTGCTACTGCTACTGCATCTGGATTAATTCCTATTTCTAATATATCTCCTTCTACTCGATAATAGCCTAAAGTATTTTTAGCTTCTATTGAAAAAATAGTTTTATGAGGTATTGTAGTAATTATTGTTATATTTACTCCCCACAAACTACCAAAAATACCCTCCGTTACTAATTTATCCTTGTCCGTTATAGGATCAAAATCAATAGCATTTACATAATGTTTCATGTTACCTAACATTGCTCTATTAAAAAGAAAAGCATCTACAAGTCTCCTCTTCTTTTCTACTTCGTATTGTACAGCTTCTAATAAATGTTTTAGTCCAGTTTCTGCAAAATTATCTGATGATATTATCTTTCCGGATTCTGAACAAGTAATCCAAAGAGCATTAATAAATGATCTTTCAGCAATCTCTTCTGCACCCCAATGACTTAATTGATCTTTCATATTAGATTTTGTAATACAATAAGCATCTGTATCTATTACATTAAAATCTTCGTATTTTTTTAAATAATCTTGTAATTCAAACATATTATTCTCCTTATTACTCCCACTTGGATTTGAACCAAGACATACCTGCTTGTAACACAGGCGTTCAGCCAGTCGAACTCTGGGAGTTTTATTAGGCGTTGACAGGATTCGAACCTGCATATATCAAGTTGCAATCGATGACCTAACCAGTTCGGACACAACGCCAGCTAATTGTTTTTGATTACGCCATTGTTTTTGATATAGGCTATTAGCTTGTATACAAGCATCGCAACGACATTTATACTTATTATATCCAGTACGTGTACCATGTATATTTTTTAATCTCCGTTTATTTGTATGATATTCAATATGACACTTTTCGCACCAAACAACACATTTTTTAAGCTCTGCTTCTCTTCGTTTTTCTGACCACGACCAAACATAATGACTTTCTTTTTCTTCTGGATTTATATGATGTAATACCAATTTTTTTGAAGACCCACATTTCGCACAAACTTTACCTGAAAAAAACATATTTCTTCTTTTCCTCATCCAGTTTCGTTGGTATTCTAATTGCCTTTGCTTATTTTTATACGACATATATTATAACCTTTACTTTTTATGCCCTACTTATATAAAGTATAACTAGACATAATTTTACACTTTTTTTTGCAAAAAATTACATTTTATTTGAATCGGGACAAAAATCGGGACAAAATGCCCCGATTTTTGTCCTATTATATGCAGATGGTCGGAATCGGACCGACGACACCAAGATTTTCAGTCTTGTGCTCTCCCAATCTGAGCTACACCTGCTTGTTTTCTTTTTAAATCCCTATAATATTTTCTACCATTACCCATGTTTAAAGAACCATAATTTACAGTCAAGGAATGACAATTAGGACAAATTAGTTCCAGGTTCTCTTCTTTGTTATTCTTTGAATTACCGTCGTAGAAAATCCTCTAGCACATTTTTCAGAGCAGAATCTACCAGAACCATAAGAACCATCGTGCTCGTTGTTGCAATTTTCACATTTCATATTCGAACCTCCTATGTAACTCTTATTTAAAGAGTAGTAATTTATCAATCACTTTTAAGATTCAAATAGATTTTAAAATTGGTGCAGAGTGGAATCGAACCACTAATCTCAAATGAGCACAGGTTTACAGCCTGCTAAGCACACCACACTGCTCAACTGCACCAAAAGTGTTCAGTTTGTAACCTTGAGGTTACATTCTGAACAAAAATGAGACCGGAGTTGTCAAATATCTTACAGGTTTCACCGTACTATAGTTTTCGGGGCCTGCCATTGCCTGCGAATTTTATACAGGTCTTTCCAGGATTTAGAACAACATCTACTAGGGATCGTCTCAATGATCCACGGATTCAAGTTTTTTGGACTTCTCCGTTGTCTTAGCTTTACTGGTTCTTCTAAATCTCTGTACCAACGAGTCATTTCTTGTTGCGTTCGTTGGATTCTATAATATCCAATATGATCATTCAACATCCACCAAACAGGACAATCGTGTTCGTCGTATTCTCCTGTCCAGCTATTCCAAGAGTAAAACATAAGAGCCTCCTAACATTAAAGTCAGAAAACTCCAACCTCCTTAATACAGTTCATGTAAGTCCTCCTGAATAATTTGTTTATTCATCTTTCGTTCTTCTCGATACGTAAGCTTTTTAGAATATTTATGCCTTGTTGGGCTTAACCACCTGGCTTTGTTTAGGGTATTTCTATTGTGCTTTCTAGCACTCCAATAGTCATACCCACAATGATTAGACATCCGGGAAGCCCTGTAACCATGTGCCATAATCTTTCTCCTTACTTGGATTTAACTATAACATGGTATTACCTCCTTAATCTTTTATTTACTTCTTCCCAATAATGGATACCATAAATATCAATAATAGCATACTTCATTCGATCAATTACGGTCTGTTCGTTCCATCCTACTTTTAGTCCCATGTCATAAAACTTTTGCCACTGGACTACAATATTTTCTTGCTCGAACCTTTCCAGGATGATTTCTAATGGTATTCCTAACGTGTCTACCAATCGAAAAGTTTGTTCCCCGGAAACAACTGTTGCATTATTTGCAACAACTCGACCTACTTGATGGATCCAAGGTTTTTTTCGTTTGCCCCCATTTCATTCTCCTTCGGAGCGGGTAGGATTTGAACCCACGGGGCTGTTACACCCTTCAGTTTTCAAGACTGACGCAATTAGCCAGACTCTGCCACCGCTCCTATTTCACATGTATTTTACTAACTTGCCCTTTACAATGAGGACATTTCTTAGTTATTTTATCAGGTCTTCTTATTCTTAAGACCTCATGAGATGATATTATTTTACCACAACTTTTACGTATACATTGATATGCTATCATAAAGCCCTCCATTCGCTATTCGCGATTCGAGAATTATTACTGGTTTATCAGTAATAATCGTTATCTTTGCATTATCTTTGCTATAATATCATACAATTTCATTTCTTTTATTGTTTTAGCAGTAATTCGGTGAGTGAAGGATTTGAACCTTCGGGGCTGTTACACCCTCTGATTTAGCAAACCAGTGCAATAAACCGGGCTCTGCCAACTCACCCTTTCTACAAAAAACTAGCATCTCCAGATACCAATTAAAAAACCAAAAAAAAAACGAAAGGTTTTCGCCTTTCGTTTTTGAGAGTAAAATAATGAATAATATCAATTAACGAAAAGCAGACCTACCTTTCCCTATCACCGCATAGATGTTCTCTGTGCCATGATCTGGACATAACCATCCCTGTACCGAGAGGCAATTCGGTTTTAGGTTCGGGTTGGTAAAATATATTTGTCTTCGCATTTTCATGTTTACAATATAACAATTTAGTTCTCCTTCGTCAAGTAAAAAATGTTATGTCGGTAAAAAAATTACAATTCTACATCTACCTCATCTCTAAACTCACCCCATAATTCAGGGTTATCTACAAACCATCTATGACAATTCTTTCCTGTTATATCATAATGTAGATATAAATCCCTTGCTGTTAATTTATATTTCTTACAAAGATGAACACATAGTTCAACAAGAGCATTATGTGTAGACTGATCCATTTCACCTTTCCAATTAGTATGTGTACATTCAATAGATAAAGTATAATAGTAAGGTGTTTTACTTCCTAATCTTGTTTTAATTCCATCTTTATATCCTGAACTACTTCCCGATGAGTAAGCTATTTCTGCTTCTGGTATCATCTGAATAATATCACCGTCTAAATCAATGATAAATTGTGTAGAACCAAATCCATATTTACCTCCTTTTCTTAGTTCAAAATAATTTCTATTGAACTTTGCGGAAGTTTTTGGGTTAGCCACCCAATGAATTTCTATGCCTTTAATAGCTATTCGCAATTTACCTGGTCGTGAATATCTATTAAGAGTTAAGAAATCTTTTTTTATCTCAATCTCCTCATCAGAAGTAAATACTAAATCCGAAGCTCTTTCTGTAAAATTGGCTTCTACTTCTCTACCAGGCTTTTTATTGAGATAAGCTTTTGTTGATGGTACTAATTGTTTAATTTGTCTTTGTATTTCACTTATCCAAGACATTATCTATTGTCCACGCTCATCTTTATTGATAGATTTAAACTGTACCATACCTTGCTTTGGATCCAAAGTTATTGAAACAGATTCAACGTTTTCAATCTTATTCTCTGAAGCAATTTTTTTGATAATTGTTTCAACGGCTTGATGATGTTCTGTTTCTAATTGAACTGTGTTACTGTTAATTTTCATACTAAATCTCCTTCTATAATGGTGTGTTTGCTCTGATTCCAAATCCTAACATAGAACTAAGAGGCACTGTTCCACCTTGAGAAATCATGTTCATTGCAGCACCCCAAAGAGCTGATACAGCAAATGGATACGTTCCGACTCCTACGCCATAACTATTAATAGAATCCATCTTAATAAAAGTTTTCATCTCTTTATAATCATTTAATAAATTTTGCATCCAGGTTGATATGTGCCCCACACGATCATATGTTATTGTTAGTCCTGAATCAGAAGAACTAAAATTAATATCGATTTCTAAAATACCCCATGCTGTAAGACATCTAATGATGGCCCCATGTACTATTAAATCTATAAATTTATATGGTATCCCTAAGCTTTCTGATCTTTGATAGGGGCTATATGCTTTATCCCTATCTTCACTACTATATTGCCACCAGAATTCAGTTGCCGGAGGGTGTATGTTTACTTCAATAAGAGCTCCCTCCACCATATGTCTTAATTCTTCAAGAGAGAATTTTTTATCCCATCCTCCACCAAACCCTATTACTCCACCTTGCCCTATAGCATCTGTATCTGAAATTGTAGGTCCGGGATTAGGGAATCGTCTTCGAATTAAATCTATTCGTGATAATAACATTTGAATGACTTCATGCTCTGCCCATGTCATTACTTTAAATAGTTTAGGATCAAAAATATCGTAATCCAATACGTTATCATCAGTACCAGGATATTTTTTAGTATTGTCTATATCTAACTCAAAGAGTGTAGAAGTTCCAGTAGAAGTAGTCAAGGTACGCCAAGAATAATAATCATTCATATTAGCTATACCTGTACTAGTATCATACATGACATATGCTACTTTATCTTTTTCTGTTATTTCTTCTGTACTAAATGTTAAACCGGTACTAGTTTGTTCCGCAATATTAATTAATCTTAGCATGTGCACTCCGAATGTCTTAATAGTACTAAATTAGGGCTCTCACAATAACGACAGAGAATCATCTCATTTTTATTATCATATCTCTTTTTACTTACCGTAAAGAAAAACAGACAAGTTTGACATTCTAAGCGGATCCTTTTACACATAGTTAATGCAGTAGACATCTAATACTGCAGAGACATCACCTGCTTCGGCTTTCTTGACTAATATATAATCGATTGGATTATTTGAATCTTCTGGATCAATGCTTAATAGCATGCTATTATAAGTAGCTCCGTTTGCTATTCCCATTCCTTCAAAATTTCCAGTTGAAGTAGTGTACTCTGATAATTCCGTTTTGCTGAGTAGATTGATCTCTATCAGCTTGCCTGTTCCATTTATAAAATGAATAAATTTGGGTGAGGCTTCTCGTTGATTTGGATCGTCCTCACCTGATAAACTACAAGGGATTTTTAATTGATCCCCAGTATTTAAATCTACTTGAGATACAGTTATCTTTTTATTCTTCACTTATCAATACCTCTTTACTCTATTTCACTCTTTCGCTGATATACAGCTGTTCTTATCTCATTGTTATGTACTACATTAGGATGACTTGCTACAAAATCTAATTCTTCTGATGATAAGCTTTCTGTTAACACCCATTCAATAAATTCTGGTGGTGTTAATCCTAAATGAGCACTTTCTGGTACTGTAGAGAGTCTTAATTTCTCAAGCTTACTTAGAATAGTTGGATTTATTCTAGGTGTTACTTGTTGAGGTTGTTGCGGTTGTGCTTGAGGCTGTTGAGGATTCTGTTGAGCAGTCTGAGCATGCTGTGTTTTCATTTGCTCTACAACTCTTTTATTATCATACTCACGTTTTTTCTTTACTAAATATTCCTCTTGCGTTAACCTCTTTAACATTGGGCGTAATCCCGCACTTGCTAACATAGCTCTTAAATCTCTTGACTTTTTAAGGTCCTCAAGCGTTGCAAATTTTAACAAGTCCTCACACTTAGCTCGCTTAATTGTAATATCCATATCAGAAATTACAATATGCCCATTCGATTGATTCTCTACATAAAATGTTTCATCATTGTATTCGTCTAAGAAAGCTTTTGCCCGGGCAGTAACATCAGCAATGTTCTGCGGTGCTTCCCCAAGTTTAGACTCAACTTCTTGAATCTGGTCCTGTATAGATCTTTGTGGTGCAGGTGTAGGCGTAGGTGCAGGTGTAGGTGCCTCTTGTTGCCCCGGTTTATCTTCTACAGGTACCGGTTCTGTAGGATCCGGCAATGGGCCTGGGCCAGGTACATTACTTGCACTCCTTACTTTTGGCTGTGAATCAGGTACTGTGTTATCATTTGCTTGATTCCAGTCTATTGGAGCTTGGTTTACTGATTGATCTACACTTGTTTGTTGTGCAGGCAAAACAGTATTAGAATTTACATCAAACTGACCTTGGATTCCTCCGTTTGCACTATATTGCTTGTGGAGTTTATCCATTAAATCTGGGTTTTTTATTAATGGGTTCATTTCATCTACCTCTATTTAATATTTTACTACTTCTTAAATATTAGATAGGATAGATGAAACTTTAAGGACTTTTTTAGATAATTTATACTTCTATTTCTTGTCCGACTGTAAGAAACCCTTTAAATCCGTCAGCACAAGACATTCCGGTCCAATCACAAACATTACCGAAGAAGTCTTTATCTTCTGTAACAAAATCTTGATAATGACTGAGCCACATTTTAGCTCTAATCTCATCAGAAAGTACAACATTATTAGCTGATTTCCAACCAGATAATTGAGCATAATTAGCATGTATTCCCGAACTGAATTTAAATTCCATTTCTTTAGTATCTACACCAATACATTCACAATCTTGAAAGATTATATCTGCTTTAGCATAAAATATCTCTACTTGTCGCGGGGAGCAATGTTGACTATCTGTAGTAAAATATATAGTTGGATGTCCACTTTGTTCCATAAATAAACCAAATGTACTGGATATAATAGATCCTGTCATAATGTGTACTTGTTGTATCAGCTGACAGTCCCACTGCATCCATCTAAATGTTTTATTAGGTTTTATTGGTTTAGGTATAAAATATGTCTCTAATGTAGCATCAAAACCTTCCATTGAATCTAATCCACCACACAATGATTTTTTCCAAAGATCACCCATCAAATGTTCATTAGCAATCAATTTTGGAGGAGCGTCTTTAATAGATCTTTCATTATAATGCACTGGTCTATTATACCAATCATAACGTAAAAATGCCATTTCTTCAAGACCACCAATATGATCCCCATGTAAATGAGAGATATAGACATCATCAATTTCTTTGATATCTATACCAGCATTATGTAAAGCAAGAGGAGCCTTAGCTCCAAAATCAATTAACATTTTTCTACTGTCAGCTTCTAGCAGAAAGCATTGATTATAATTGATTTTACTAAAAGCGTTTCCACAACCTAAAATTGTTATTTTCATATCATCTCTCCTTTAATTTAAATTTCTCTTTCTATATCTTTATTAATTATTTCCTCTGTTAGTCTTTCTTTAGCTCTTTTTATCATCATATAATCTGTATGCATTTCTGCTTCAGTATCATATTCAATAAATTGTTCTTTCCCTGTTCGGAAGGATAGTTTTAGTGCCATAGAGCCCTCAACCTTTTCTACCCAAATAATCTCTGATACATCTAATAATACTTGTCCTCCTAAGTCTAGCATATTTTTTCTCCTTATTCATTGAATTTTCTATTACGTACAGTAAAATTATAAGTGTTACTTCCTGATACTGTAGCAGAAGCAATATTAATATCCACATGACAAGTAGCATATTTATTATTATTAATCATTTCTGCTACTTTTACTTGAATTCTTTGATAAACTTGATATATCGAATGATATGTTAGTCCTAATTTCGTGGCTACTCCCTGTATTGTATTAGGACCAAGAAGTAATTCATCACAAACAGTTTTAATTGTTCTGGGTGCTCTATTTCTTGATACTCTAATTATTTTGATTATATCTATGATATCTTGATAAAGTATACTTACCAATACATTTAACACTACTTTATGTTCAGATGCACAACTCCTATCCACAGCCAGAGAATTGGCCACCATTCTGGTAGATGTCATCTTAATATATTTAATAACCTCCAATACATAATATTTTAAATGGAATTTTAACATTATTTTTATATAATAAGGAAAAGCGGATTTTCTATTATCATACTTGTCTAATAATTTTAAAAATATAACGAACCCTTCTTGAAATATATCTTTATACATTATTCTGAGATAATGTTTTCTACAATATTTGTAATATAATTCTGTAGTTATTTTTATTATTAAAGGAAGAAATAGTAAACACATAGTATCTCTAGAAAAGCTACAATCCTTCTTCTTATTTAATTCCACCAGTTTTTTTATATTAATATGTAATAATTTAGTTTGTTCTTCAGTTCTTCGTGTTATTCGAGAAAGTAAAAAACTATCCATAATCAATTTCTTGTGTTTTTTATGTTTACAGTTATGTACAATATTTTGTACTTTCCACCTATTTTGTAATAGGAAAACGTCGTTCATTGTATAACTCCAAAGTCTCTATATATTTATTTATTTAGTATAATCTGTGTTCCGACCTATAAACTATTGTTATAGCCCTTATCTATATAAAGCCGAAACACAGATTATTTTACAAAAATTTTTCTAATTTAATTAGAAATGTCCAAAATTTCGATGGTATTATAAAAAATCTTAGTAATATCATCTGAAAAATCAAATCTTTCCTGGTTGTATTCTATACTTCTTCTAATATTTCCATTATTGTGTCTCATTGCCGCACAATACCAATCAACAAACATTTCTATTATATCTATTAAATTCATGTCTCGAATGCCGTTTTTAAAGTGTTCCGGATGATGCCTATTTTTAGCATAGTGATGTTCTAAAGCAGGAGCTAATTTAGATATGCATTCTTTGTATTCATCTGAACCATATGTTAAGCCAGCTAATTCAGGTGTGTATTTAGCAAATAACTCAAATTCCGGTTCTTTTAATTTAGATTTATCATGTGCCCCTGCCCGTTGTTGTAGGAGCGATAAAACTTTCTGCATGTAACGTTTGACAAACTCGATATGTTTTGCAGTACTATTAAAACAATCCACATCTTCTTGGTTCTTAACTTCTGTTGTCATAATTTACCTCCTTTTAGAAAATTAGAGGAATATACACATTTCTATAGGCAAAGTCAAAATTTTTTAATGAATTCTTAAATTTTTTAATATTGGGCTTATAAGATGTCGATCACATTTTATTATCTTAGCTATTTCATATATTTTTTTTCCTTTTAAATATAATTGCTTAATTTTTTCTTTATTCATTTCTACTACTTCTTTTCCTCTATATTTATAGTCATATGAAAAAGCAATATTATATTTTCTTAATAAGTATAATGTAGCTTTATTATACATATAATCTCTTATTCGCAAAGCATCATTACCCGAATATGATAAAGTTCTAAAATATGAAGGCATTTTTTTTGGAAAATATAATTTATTATGTCTTTTAAGAAAACATTTTTTGATTAATATGTTTCGTAATTTTGATAAAACATTTATAGTTCCACAGATAACAAAATTTAAACTATTTTTATCTTTTTTAAAGGAACCATCTCCATCAAAAAAACCTCTAATAAAATGATGTAATAAATGATCAGGAATACATATAGGAAAATCTAAACTTTCTGTTTTGTTATGAACCATTCCATGATTAAAAAGTACTTTACTCATATAATGACTGTTAACTCTAAAAACACAAGGGCATCCCCCTTTTTTATGGAGATAATTATATTGATAAATAGGATATGTTGATTTAATTATCTTCTTAAATTGATAAAGAATTTCTATATCTTTTTTATCAAGTTGTAAAATTATATCATTTCTTTTTTCTGGGTTATATCCATCTGCCAATAAAAAACCAAAAAAGTAAGCTTTTGCTTCTGTATTAATTTTATCAAAAAAATGTGCGTCAAAAGAATATATACCTCTTCCATAACATTTAGGACACCAAGTTCCTTTTTGTATGCTTAAAAATATAGCTTTCCATATATGCCCAACCTCACATTTCCAGATCATTTTTTCTTTATTATTTTTATATATTTTGGTTAAGCATTCGCCTTTTCTTTCTTTAGCAATATTATGCATATGTTCTATAGTTAATTTTTTCATTATACTTTTTAATATTTATTATATGTCATTGTCAAGAATTTTTATTTTTCGCACTTCTTTGTATTTTTATAACATCTAACTAAAAACATCCTCTCTATTTGAGAGGATGTTTTATTTTACAAATTTAATTACTGGTCAGATATTGGCTATGCACTCATCCACTGAGGCACGGTCGCACTGCTCTTAACGGCACACGCTACAGATCTTGGATTAACAACAACTTGAGAAATTTGCTCAACGAACAACCAACCATATTGAGGTGCTCCAAAAATGAATTGATCTGCAGGAAGTACAGTAAGGTCAACCCTAATAGGCATTGCTCCTAAATATCTTCCTTCTGTTACTGCGAAGATCATTCCTTCTGGTACAGATACGTTTTCAATACCTGCTTCGTCAACACCAGCTGTTACATAGATGTTAACTCCCCAGATTGATCCAAATATACCTGTTAATAACAGGTCACGAGATGTGATTGGATCGTAATCAATTGCGTTAATATTTTTCTTCAAGTCACCAAGTTCAGCTCTGTTCATAATAAACTTATCAACGAGCAATCTGTGTCTTTCGACTTCGTATTGTAGTGTTTCAAGAACACTCTTGCTAATTGTTGAAGTCACGTTAATTAGTGAGTTCTCTAATGTAGCTGACTGATACAATTCTCTAAGACCATTTCTGTCCTCAGTTAGCATGATTTGGAAAGTAGTCTTGTCATGTGTTCTATCTACTATGTCGTATTGACGTGTTGCGATTTCAGAGATAGTAATTTTTGGCATTGCTGTTACTAAGAATTCTGGTGGGAAAATTCTATTACCTTTAACTACGCTTTCGATTGTCTGACCATCTTCATGTATTACAAGAGCAGTAACATTAACGTCCTTTTCATAGGAGTTAATCTGTCCTTGTGCAAGTTGATGGGTTCTAAAAACCTGACGAATAAAACCTTCATAGTCCAATCTGTCAAGAATCAATGGGATCATCTCCGCACCGAATCTAAGTCTTTCCTGCTCATCAGCAGCAAAAACGGATTCAACTATTCTTTGTCTTTCTTCTGGTGTGAAGTAAGACTGGGCTTGTTTTCCAGGTCTTTGGTAATTAGCTCTAAGTTGAGCGAATCTCATTTGCTGATTTATAGCGTCTTCTTTGCTATAAGCATTAAGTTCTCCCTTAGAGTTAAACATGTCTTCTGCAGAAGCAGTGTGCTTACCTGCAGTATTCATTCCACCGAAAGCTTTAGGATTAAGAAGTCTCTCATCATATTTACTTGGAGTAACATTTGCCACGGACTTTCTTTCAATTCCTTCTGCCCACATAATTGCATTCTCCTCTTTAAAATTTTACGTAGTAAGTCTCATTTGAAAGTGTAGTTCCGGATCCCCAGCTGTGGGAGGTTTAGTAACAAATCCAAGTTTCTTACCTTCTCCACTAGTTGTGGGTATTCCATCTACACCTACTCTTAAATCCACATTTACTCGCCAAGCAGCACTGGTGTCATAAACTAGAGTGGCAACTTCACCGTCTCCTTCTATAATAGAACAAAAACCAGATAGCGTTTGATCAAGTCCACTAACATTGGGATCTCGATACGTATAATTAAGTAGAATTGTATCTGTAGACCCAATGCTTCCTGTTGAAGTATGAGTGATTAAACCATTCGTGTAATTCATGGTATAATCAGTATCCCTTACATAAAGTGTTTCCCTATCGGCACTTAGTACTCGCTCATAATTTTCTTTAATATAAGCGTTAGTAATTGCTATGTAGGATCCTACTCCTGTAAAAGTTCCTTCTTCTCCCTCAACAGGAACATAAAAGTTTAAAGTTTTGTGGCAGTTAAATAAGCCGAGAAGATTTTCGCTATCGGCATCTGCCACCGTAACTTTTCCTTGATCGTTAAGTGCAGCTATGTAACCAGCTATAAACTGGGACTCTGGGTCAACTGCCCTCCAGCCTGGAACTACATTTCCTGTTATTCTGCGAACAGAGTTAACAATTCCATGTCTCCCTACTGGTGGCATTATTACATTGCTCACTGTTTATGTCTCCTTTTACTCCTTAGTTAGTAATCCTCTTTCTGATCGTTTCGTTATTAGTACTTAAAGAGGTATTTCTATAAATCGAAAACAATACACATCAAATACAGATGATTAAATTCGTTTTAAGCCATGTTAGAATGTTGAAACTATATCTAACATAATGTGTAATTCTGGATCTCCAGATGTAGGTGGCTTAGTAACATAACCAAGCTGAATACTACCACCTGTTGTAACTAATCCGTCATCATCACAAGTTACTTTTACATTTTCGTCATATCCGCCTGAATCAGTCATGATCTTAGAAGTATCATAAATCTTGAGAGCAATCTCACCATCCGCAAGGATAGATGCTTTTCTTGATTTTTGAGTCTGATCAAGAGCAGCAAGATCTGGATCTTCATAAAGATAAGAAACATTAACTGTTTCTGTGTTGCCGATAGTACCAACATGTGTAATGGTACCTGCAGCAGCCTGTACTGTATAATGTGTTGTTACAGTATATGCTGAACCATCGGATACTTTGTTTACAACTACTTTAGAAACATTAGGATGTGCTAATGAAATAACACTTAATGCTCCTGTAAAAGTGATTGATTCTTCTACTACAGGTCTCTTAAAAGTACTTGCCTTATGGCAATTGAAGATACCTGTAAGAATCTTGCTTGTACTTGAAGCAACTTCAAGCTCTCCGTCACTTCCCTTAGTAGCTACCATACCTTGTTGGAAAACTGCACTTGCATCTCTCCACATGTAACCAGGCTTGGCGAACTGACTAAGTTTTCTTGCTGAATTAACTATTCCACGACGACCTATTGGTGCTAAGTCTGTACTCATAATAATTTCCTCCTAATAAAGTGATTACCAATTTCTTCTTTCACGAGCGACATCTGTCCAATATTTGCTATAATCCTCTTTACGACCCTTATTTGGTTGAGATCCTCTCAGAGGTGCTGAATCTAAACTCGCGGTTTTATTTCGTGTTCCTTCTTCTACGTTCTCTACAGACGCTTGGGAGCCTTCTTTTACTCTATGTTCTTTAGTAACTTTCGCTATTTTAATAAACTCATCAATATCCTTGGTCATGAATTCTTCAAAAGCTTCCTTCATAACAAGTTTTTGTGATTCCTCATATCCATCTAAGAAAGAGTTGAATGCGATAGCTTCAGCAGATGCTTCAGCAATTCCTGCTTCAATCATATTCTTAACCATTGCCACTCTCAAAGGATTATCAATAAGTCCCTTAAGTTGCTGCTGGCATGCAAGCTCAACAGAAAGTTTTGCTTTAGCTCTTTCATTCTCAACACTTGACTGACGAATCTTCTCAGCTACTTCAACAGAAACTTTGCCTGCCGCAGGAGCATTAACAGTTTTACTGTTTGGTGCTTCTGATGGATTGCCCTGTCCAACTGTAGGATTAGTTGTTGAAATATCACCAGGTGCTAAAGTTTCCCCACGCTGAGGTTCTTTAGTTGCATGGTTTCCACCAGATATTTCTGTGTTAATTGTTGATGCTTGATCTGATGCAGTCTGTGCGTTAATAGGATCTACTTGCTGTTTGTTGAGGTCTTTGAATGGATAGAGATTTGCTTCTTTCTTAAGCTCTGCTAAACGTGTTTCTAACTGATCAACGATAGTCGCTGCTGTAATAGGTTCTGCTACATCGCCTTCCCCACCCTCAGGTGCTGCTTCCATAGAAGTAGTCTCTGGTGCAGGATCCGGTGTAGTTTCTGTCGGTGCAGTCGCGTCATCAACAACACGCTCAACAACAGTTTCTACAACTTCGTCTAAATCAGCCTTTTTTACTCCGCCTTCTCCATCTTTCATTTGAGTTTTCTCCTTACTAGTTTGTCCTGAATCTCCAGGTGGTTTTGTTTCTCCCATAGTTACTTTCATTGGTGCATCTGAACCAACAGGAGTATTCTCACCCTTTGCATCACCAGCTACTGCTTGCTTAGTATCGCCTTCAGTTCCGGCTTCTTCTTTCTTATCTTTGTCCTTATCTTTATCTTCGGAATCCTCGTCTTTCTTCTTTGGAGGTCCTGATAAAATACCTTTTGCTTTGTCCATAGGTTCTTTAGCTTTACCCATTTCATCTTCGAGATCTCCGGCATCAGCTGCAGGAAGAGCCTCGTCTTTCTTAGTGTCTTTACCTTTTGAAAGCCAATCGGTAAGTTTCTGGATAGCATCTTTAAGAGCCCCTACTATATCTTCAAGCCCCGATACTCCACCAAGATCCGGTTCACCCATATCTGGTCCACCAAGATCTAAACCACCGCCTATGTCAGGCCCACCAGGAGGCCCACCTGGTCCCATGTCTCCAAAAGGACCCATGCCTTCTTTCTTAAGTGCTTCAAGTCCGGCATGTCTTAAATAAGCATCTTTATAATCGTCTATAAGTGCTTCTACTCTACGTCTTGCTGATGAGATACCCTCAATTACTTCAGAAGCAGAAGCTGCTTCCTTGACTACAAGAGTACCATCTTTCAGTAGTACTTTTTTCATAAGTCCACTCCTCACATTTAGATTTTTAGTACTTGCTTCTAAAGGATCTACACCTTCTTTTATAATTCCTTTTGTATTCGCTTCCGGTTTTGGCATGTTTTGCCCCGTTAGATCATTATCCGGTTTTTTAGGAGGTTCAATGGGAATGCCCCCCATTCCACCAGGAGGTGTTCCACCTGCGGGTGGTGGTGCTCCCATTTGTTTCTTCTTCTCCTCTTCTTCTTTATAGCTTTTACTTAAGGCATCTTGAAATAATTCCTGAACTGTAGAAAAGTTGCGAAAATCCATTAAGTCTGTTATTCTCTCAACTCTCCAATCTTCATTTAGTAATCTATCAACTAATGAATCAAGATCTTCAATCTCATCATTTCTCATTAATCTAGTTATATCTTGCCTCAACGTATCAAGTGAATCATAGTTGAGTTGTTCTTCGGGAGATATTGCAGGAGGTTTTGGTGCCCCAGGTTTTGCTCCGAGCATCCCCGCTCCACCAGGTGCTCCACCCATAGGTGGTGCTCCAGGTTTTCCTGCTGGTGTTATTGGTTTACCCGAACCAATAGGAGTTGGTGCTCCAGTAGCTTTTGATGGATCAGGTGGTGTTTGACTACCTTCTCCATGTAACGAAGGCATTTCCTGAAATGTACTAGCTGTATCTAACGGATCAGGCATAGCTCTCCCCATATTTTAATCTGATTAAAATATAGAAAACGCACTCAAAAATTTAAGGATATCGAGCTCAAAAAGTTAATAAGGTAGGTAGTAATAACGGTGTATTAATTAACGTTCGTCAAAGTTTACTTTAAGTGAGCCAACTAAATTTTCTTCTCCAGCTTCTGCTGGACTAGTTACCATTTTTGGTCTTCTTCCAATACCTTCATCGGCACCGGGAGAAGTTTCTGGTATTGATTCTCCAACGTCTGATCTTAATTCATCTTCGTCCATAGACATTTCTGGTTTGTCTTCTTCAATTGGTTCTTCTGGAAGTTGTTCTTCTTCAATGATAGGAGGTGCACTTATGTCTTCTTCTTTTCCTATTCCAAATAAATATTTATTATAATTTTGAATAAGATCTTGTAATAATTGTTGTTTATTATATGCTTCTTTCATACCAAAAGCTTGATATGCATCAGCATTTACTTTTCCCCAAACTATTTCAAATTCAGCAAACGTTATGTTAGCTTCTTTTGCCCACTCAAAAAAAATATCTTCTATTTGATGTGTACCTTTAGTTGTACTAGCAAACTTCCAAAAATCTTTAGCATAAGCATCAATAATTTTATTGTTTAACATTAGCATACCCCTATTTGCACATAGTATTAAAATATTAGAAAGATTTTTAAAAAATTTAAGGTATTTGTACAAAAAAAGTTGACATTGGTTTTAAACTAATGTATATTAGATGTATATATTAATTAAAAGGGGGTAATGTGAACAATAATCTCATTAAGTTGTCGGAAATAGTGCACAAAAGAAGCAATACACAAGACATGTTTATATTAAAACTTATCGCAAAAATAGAAGAACTTCATACTAAGATACAACCTTTAATTCATGCCGAAAATGTTCCAGAAGAATGGTTTGCTCGTGTACATTATGGTGGATATTCGTATGATCCGTTTTTAGATACGTATAAAAATACCTGGAAACATATAACTAAAGAAGCGAGTTTTGATTATACTATAGCTTATTTAGAACGAATAATGAAAAAAGTATTAGCTGAGTCTCCTACTATTGATGTGCATCCAGAATTTTTTATGAGGGAAAAGAAAGATAAAGGTGAGATAATAACAATAGTTTTTATAAAAGAGAAATCATATATTAGAATTTATATAAAAGATATACAGGAATTTATAAGACTTTCTGGTATTGATATTTCAGTATTAGAGTTTACTCATGTAGATTATTTTTTGAGTATGTCCTTTGATAAGGAAGCACAAACATTTAAAGATATTGAAAATCTAATAGAATATATTACTACTGAACCTATTGAAGATAATTTTACTAGAAAAGTATTAGAATGTTTAAATTTTCAACCGCAAAAAGTAAAAATCATTAATATCGCAAACTAAACTCTGACACCTTCTGTAGGTACTTCTGTAGGAACAGCCTCTGCAGGGGTTTCTTCTGCGGGGGCCTCTTCTGATGTACCTGTAGCTTCGCGTATATGTTGTCTTATATTTGTTTCAAATTCAGCTGTAATTGCATCCCAATTTTGATCTAAAGCATTCTTAATTTGATTCATTACTTCCATAAGATATGCTCTATATTCTCGTTTTCCAGCTTTATATAAATCACCAAAATAACTTTGCAAGAAAGATGTTATTCCTTGAACTACATTGCTATGTTCCGCAGCATGCTGTACTTTTTCAACTATTTCAGATTCGCTTTCTCCTTTCCCAGCTTCTATAAATCTACTAGCAATAGCTAATCCATTTTGTAAAACAATACCGGAAGCTTCACTAAGCATGGTTTGTATTAAACCCGATTGATCTATCATATCTTTAAAACTATTAAGATCTACTCCTTCTGCTACTGCAGTAGTTATTGTTTCCCCTATTGCACTCATAGTTCCAGGAAATAAGCTTTCTATTACAGAACTACTTAAATAAAGAGCTGCTTCTTTCTTGAAGAAAACATTTACAACATCATCATAGACTCTATTCCAAATTTCTTGTACATCCATAGATGAAAATTTATTATCAGGTAACCAACTTAAAAATGCTTCATCAATTTGCATTTCACCTTCAATTGTTTCAGCATACTTCCAAAAATCTTTTACATGACTTTCATACTTTTCTACTTCTTGTTTTTTATTATGAAGTTCTTCTTCAATCCATCGTTTAGCAATAGTTTCTGATTCATTCAATGCAGATTTTTTATTAAGTATCTTATAAAAAGACATTAACATTGAAGAGTCTTTTAAATTTAAATTCTGAGCTATTGCTTCTATTGGTTCCATAATTCCGTTTATTTGAATTTGACGAGTAAACTCATACAATTTATCTTCTTCAGTAGGCTCATATTTTTCACCTTCATCCTCACTAGCTTTTCTAGAAGTTGCTGGATCACCACCTAATTCTCCACCTTGTTCGGCATCCCCTTTTTGCCCTACACTTTTAGATCCAACTTCATACATTAAATCTGCAACACGTTGATCTACTTGTACCCCAGATTTGTTAGAAATTAACGTTGGATCCTTAGATAACAATATTTTTTCTGTTTCAACAACAATATCTTCAATATCCTGTTTAACAAAAGCACCTTTACTCATTCTATTCCAGTCTTCAATAGCTCTACCTAATGCACCATACCATCCTTTTAAAGGATTATATAGATCATCAATTTTTACTTCTATTCCACCAGCATCTTTAATACGGTTAGAAACAAAAGTAGCAAATTTTGTTATAATTTCATTAACAATATATGCTTTTACTTGTTCTATATTATCATAACCTTTTTCAGTAGCCGGAGTAGCAGGAACACTACTAACAGTTTCTAATGGTCCTGGTATTACAGGTTCTTCGGCATTCCTTACTTTAATAGGCAATTCAGGATTAAGTAATCTTAAAATTAATCCATTAATTGAACTTGCTTGTTTCATTAAGATATTATCTATTGAAGCCATAGGTCTCTCCTCTTTTGTTTTTTTTACTTCTTCAACAGGGGGAATTGCTTTTTCTAATTCTTTTTCCTTTTCTAATGCAATTTCTGGTATTTTCCCTTTTTCTTCGGGAGCTTTTTCGGGTACTTCCCCTCTCTCTTCTTTAGTTTTATAAGTTATATGTACTTGAAGTTCATTTTGGAATGCTCTATCAGTACGATACTTATCTTTAAATACTCTTATAAGTTCTGTAACTTCTTTTTTAGTAGGAACTTCTTGAGTATCCATCTTGACACCATTTTCATAGACATCAATAATGTAACCTCTACCTATTTGAGCACCAGGTAACTTTTTGCGAATAAATAAATCAGCCCCTACTCCCGGGGTAATATGTTTATCTCCTTTTTCTAATTCTGTTATGTCATGTTTTCCATCTGGCATCGCATATACTCAATTATGCTATTCTTTTAGCATCAAGCTCTTGTAACTTTACTATTAACATATCCAATTGATTAGAAAGTCTTTTCTTTTCATTTACTGTACTTGCTGTTTTAATAGCATTATATACATTCATCATAATGTGAGCTACTGCAAAACCTTCATTTGTATTAGCAATTTTAAGTAAACGTCCAGGAACTACTTTAGATATTGCATCAATCACAAAAGCAGTTGGACAAGCCGGTGCATTTACTACAGATAGCTCATAGAAATCTACACCTTTTAGTATCTCAGCAACTCTTTTGCCTTGAAAACGCCCACCTCGATTATAAAGCAAATGATCACAAAAATCATTATCGCTTTTAATTTCATGACCACATAGAGTACAAATAGAATATTTTATCGAACATCCCATACTGGTTCCAACTCTGGTTGGATAATCGTGAAGTAATCTTGCTATCGCTGGAGCTTTCTTTTTATCTAAACCAAACAAAGCAGTTACATGCATATCATCATACTTATCTTTTAATAATGTACTATCAAAAAGTAATCCAATTGCAAGTTCTAAGCTTTGTGATTTGTGATCTCTATAAAGTGCAGCTGTTCTGAAAGTGAGATAGCGTTCTATATCTTTTTCGGGATGTACATCTTCTAATTCTGTTATATCAAAATAATCGGCATTCTTATTTACTGCATGCTCCCAAAGAGCTTTTTTATTAATATTACCATAAAAGTCACCACAATCTAATGCTCGTGTAGTTCCGTAAATCCAATCTTCTACAGTAGGAGATAACCAATGACTACCATGTTTTGTTTCTATACTTTCTGCGATTTTATCCTTATCTCTATTAGAAAACTCATGAAATTGTTTATATTCATAAGTTTTACTTACAAAACCTGTTTTCGGATCCATACAATTCTCCTTAAGTTGATATACATTCTCTCAAAGAATAGTGAATTTTTTACTAATTTTAAGGTAATTGTATGATATTTCTATCGCCTAGCATATACATTAGATATTGAATAAAAAGGCGTGCAATCTCTGGATCCATTTCATAATCTTCTACTAAATCCGATGGGTTTTGATTATCGATTATAATTGAAATTGAATCATCTATAAATTGTGATTGGTTGCATTGAGGTAATTCTGGTTCGAACTGATTTATGTTTTCTTCTTCCTGGAAACTAAGCCCGTCTGGATAAGCTACAAAAAACAATCTTTCAGCATCTTCTTCTGAAATATTAAACTTGTCTATTATATTATCCATGATCTGTTGCTTATCCTCTCCTTGTAATTGACGGATCCATACAACAATTTCCTGCTCTTTTTGTTCATCAAATCGTAGATAACTTTTAGGTACTGCAGGAGAATTAATAATAGAAGTATCTGATGTTTGAAGTAAATAAGCAAGTTTTCTTTTTAGTATTCTTTCATAATTTTTATGCATAAATAGAAATGTCCATTTCAAGATTTATAACATGATCTGCATATTTAACTAATTCATTTATATTATATATATCACAGTAATTAATTATTCTATTATCATGAAATATTATACTACTTCTTCTTGCAAAAGGAGATTCCGATTTTAATTTAAGTCTTCTAGCTAAAGAAAATGCTTGGTTAATTACAGATTTAAAAATATATTTAAATACAGCATCCGGGTCATTTGGATCTTGCCAATCTCCATATAATTCTTGGAATTTTGCTAAATACAATTCCTTTACTCTTGTCCCTAACCACTCATATATGTAATCTTGAATGAAAGGCATAAACCGATCAATTAATTTATGTATAGCTGCAGTTTGTTCATTTGATATTAATTCCCACCATTCAAAATAAGGTCTGTGTTGACGATCTTTTAATATTTTATCTTTTTCATTGTTATATAAAGCGGTATAAGATTTATCGCTAATTCCTAACAATTTTAATAAATCTACCTGTTTATACTTATCCCAATATTTTTCATCTATTGATTGTACATCTTCTTTAGTCACAACTCCTTTATCTCGAATAGCTTGAATGTCTTCAGGTAAATCTTTCATTAATTCTTCTTGTCTTTCTAGCTCTTTAAAATCAGTAATTTTTAATTCTTTTTTAAGTGTTTTCCAATGATCTTCGTCAGAGACAGTACCAACTTCTTCTACATATTGTTGGGCTAATTCATCTGAACTTGCACCAAAAAAAGATTGAATAGCTTCTTCAGAAACAACACTTTCTTCTTCTTGTCCCATTAATTGTTCCTCTGTATATGCCTCCTCTTCTTCAATCTTTTCAAATGCTGGATCTTCATAAGGAAGATTTTCTATTAAATCATATTCTTCCTCTTCATCTTGAGCAGTTTTAACAGAACCATGTATTTTCATATCACGAAGATGACTCTTTGCTTCTTCTTTGGTTTTGTGAGAAGAAAGTACTTTACCATCATCATGATCTATAATAACCCATGGGGCAGCTTCACCTTTAGAATTTTTATGACCTGGCATATGTTTTACATAGGAAAGTTTTACCCTCATATCATAAACAGCATGCTCTTCTTCAGCTGCTGTTTTTAATAATGCACTTAATGTCTTTGCTTCAATAAAATCCATTTATTTATTTCCAGGTCTTATAATTTTCTCCCATCGATATCTATTCCTCTTCTTCTTTTTCATCGTCATGATCTTTCCCACAATTAGCATGCTTATTTAACAGATCTTCAACACTTTCTACATTGCCACCTTCTAACATTAATTTCCAATTAATGTCTCTTTTCAGAGGAAGATCGGCTCCCTTATTCTTTTTTTTCTTCTTATCCTTTTCAGCTTCCGCTTTTTCCTTATCCTTCTCAGCATCGTCTTCCATTTTTTCAAGACGCTTGTAATAATCTTTGAATTCTGTTAAATGATCTAAAGCTATCTCCTTAGCAACCTCTGGATCCTTAGTATGCTCCATTTCTATCTTCTGACCCTTTTCCAGCTCCTTCGGATCTACAGAACCAGGAGTCATTTTATCGCCTATGCCTCCTGGTAATTTATCTACTTTATTATCTGTCATGATTAAACTCCTTTAATCACATTTCTCCTCTTCTTTTTCTTCTTCTTCACCTTTCTCTTCTTTATCCTTTTCTTTATCTTTTTTATCATCCTTATCGTCATCATCGTCTTTTTTAGCTATTTTGAATCTAGCCATGCCTTCATTAGCTGTTAAATTAATTGTAACATTTTCAACATCACCGATGTTATTATCTTTTGCAATTTTTTTAATTATTTGCTCAATGTCAAAAAAATCATCATTTGTTAAAGTATACGCTTTCTTGTCTTCCATTGTAAATTCTCCTAAATTTAAATTTATTATAGTACTTCAAAAGATTTTGCTAAATCTACATTTAATAGATGTGGATAATCAATCCATATCCTTAAATTATCATTAAAAAGTTTTAATTCATCAGTGTCATCAGCTCCCATACATTTTCCATTTAAATCCCACATCTTTCCTTGTTTTAATCTAAAATCAAGATCCGTAGTATCCATATATTCTTTACTTATTTTAAATCCTCTCGGATTTTGTGGATCATCAGAAATAGGAACAATATAATTAAATACTCGATAAGTTTGAATATCATCTTGTGTTAAATCTAAACTCTTCTTTTTAAATGCTTTTCTAATGGCTTTATCTCCAATCTCATCTGTAATATCTAATAGCCTAAGTAACTTACTTGTTAATGGGAATTCCTCTACCCCAATCCAATTAGATATATAAAGTGTTCTTCCGTCAGTAAATGTAGGGACTGTACCTCTCTTTTGTAATTTTTCATATCCTAAAGAATTTATTACCATTAAATTCTTTGTTTTTTCATCTGCGGAGGAAGCCTCATTTTCAATGTCTTTTGCCTTTCTTTCTTCCCATTTTTTTAAATCTATAACATCTTTAACAAAAACAATAGTATCATATTTTTTATTTATATGTTTACCAAGTTTATTAAAAATTCTGTTAATATAAGGCATATATTCAATAGGACAATCTTTTATTGCTATTCCTGAAATTACTGCGTCCCTATACCTCTGTACTTGAGGATCTAGATTATTATTAAACATATCATCATCATGTCCTTCTATACAAGGATATAAAATAACAATTTCATTCTTGGGAGACAATAATGAACTTAAATTCCATCCCTTATCTAATAATTCATTTGATGAATATCTAAGTCCTTCGTTTACTAATAAATTCCCTATTTTTAATGTATTAACACCTTGCTCTTGGTAACCTTTAACTTGCCCATAACAAAAACAGGCATTCCCAACATTTCGTAAATGCTTGAATGTTTCTTGCTTTTCTACATCAATAGCAATTATCTTATGGATCCATTGTTCAAACTCTTCTGCTAATACAAGATCAGAATAATCTGTTAATGCTTCATGAGTTGAATAATATTGTTTATAAATAGGAAAAAATCCTGTAATATTATATGAATGTAATTTACCTTGCTTGTACAAATCTATTAATACAGATTTAATATTATTAGTCTCTTTAATAAGTCCCTCTTTATAATCTCCATTATTTCGTTTATCTATTGCATTAAGTTTATTATTGAGATTAATAAGTAATAATTTAACTTCGGATGGTACGCTTGGAGACTCTAGATTATCAAACCATACTTTTTCATCAACAGGATGCAATTGTTTTGTGGTCTCAATATCTAGTTGGGCTTCTCTTAACTTAGCTTCATTAACAGTTAATTTCTTTAAATCACCTTTAGGATGTTCCATTTGAGAACCAGAATACTGAGTTGATGTAGGAGAAGTTGTTTCTAATTTCATTAACTCTTCTCCAGTAATTTCTTTTTCAGGTTTATTTTTCCCAAATTTAAACTTATCTTTAATTTTAGCAGTCATACCACCTGCAATTTGTGTTATAGGATGAATAAGAGCCCCAATCTTTTCTTCTAATTCAGTTTGTTTTACTTTATTCTCTAATTCATCTTCAAGACTCAACCCCATATACTGTAAAAGTGTTATTGTACTAATAGGGCCTTTACCTTGAGCATATACATTGTTCATAAAAGTTAAGAAAGCTTGATCATCACGCATCATTAACTTTTTATGCCAGGTTAATTTAGGTATAATCAATCTTTCCTGTAGCTCTTTGCCTTTTCTTTTTACTCTATATTGTCCTACAAGTTCTTTTTTATCTCTACGATACCATTCATTACGCTCAGCCATTATTCTAAGCATTTTATGGATCCATTTAATTTGAAATAGATCACGCTTAGCTTTATAACGTGCTAACTGAGTTTGTAATGCAACATTAGCTGAATTATATGTCCCTATATTTTCTATTAAATAACTATGGGAATTTTCTACTGTTAAATTATATACTTTTTTATCATTTTTAATTTCTTCAACAGATTTGACCATAATATATATATAATCATTATCCACCCAAGCTTTTTGCCCATAAAATTGTTTTGAATCATTAAAATTTATTATACAATCATCTTCCCAAATTAATTTAGCTAAATCGAATGCAAATTTTCCATAAATATCTAATCTATAAGTCATTTTCCTATTTCTATGTGAGTTATCTTGTATTGTCCAATTAATAGGAAAACCTAATTGAGCTAATATTAGTTCTATTTGATAAGCTAATACTTTAGATGTAGTAGTATAATGAACAGAATGTTCATTATTAACTTTATTTATTTGTTGACAACCATCTCCTTTAAAAAGACCTTTCACCAACTCTTCTTTAAGATCAAGAGGCCAATGCATTACAGTACTAGATAATTTTTTGAGATGAGAATATTCTCCAGCGTGTTCTTTAAACCACAAAACTTTATCTTTAAATTCTTTTCGGTCTATTGATCTTATCCGAAGAGAATTTGTTTTTTCTTCTACATCTCTAACAGGAATACCAAATTTTTCACAAAGATCTACAGTATCTTTTACTAAAGTATTTTCTTCTGTGATACCGAATGTTAGATTGATACCTGTTAAATTCTTGGTTCTGGCGTGTTTAGAAAAGCTACCTTTAGTCACGAAATACCCTAATAATCTGGCTTCGTCTTTTGTAGTATCTGTTTCTATAATCTCAAAATTTCTTGGGATCATTAAATAATCCCATTCTTTTATTTCAGAAGCACTTATTTTATTAATTGATTCATAATCAATAGGTATACCTAAAGATTCTTTCGAATTAATCGTAGCCCTACCACAATCTACTTTTTTCAATTTATAATTAGAAGAATATTTCATTGCATGTGCAAACGCTCTTCCAGCTGTAAGATCTCTATCACATCCACAAGCACATTTTCTAGGCCACATCCAAACAGGCCATTTGTGATTATTAGTACATAGTAATTCTTTTCCACCCCATAAATTTATTTTTGTAATTGTCTCTGGGATTCCTTCACACCAATTATCTACTACAGTTTGTACCATTCCATTTTTATCTAATATTTTATCATCATTTGATATATCTTCAATATTTACAATATCATTTGGTGTTAGTATTTTTGATCCTTCTACAAAACACGCATATGTTGTTTCCCCAGACAGAAATTGTTTACCAACACCGAGAGCAATCATTTTCTTTTCAGTAATATCAGACCATTCTTTCTCTAATCTCATTACCTTATCAGCCACAGTATGAAATTCGACATTCAAACCGTAATGATAAATAAGACTAAAGTTGGGATCGAAAGTAGATTGCTGCAACATTTGAGCCAGAGCTCTTTGATGTGTCTCATTAGGAATCCAACCAATTTTTGGATCACCAAGTTTAAATATCTTTAATGGGTATATAAAGTTATCTGCAATAGTAATTTGAGCTTCTCGTAGTTTATCTTCATACATTAAAAGTCTAAAAATACGATTGATTATTGAAGTTCCTCTAATATCATAAGGATTGCTTCGACGAGCAATATGAGTTACTTCTGACGGATCCAAAGTTATATTCTTTCCAGTAAGTACTCTTCTAAACACATCATCCGGTATTCTACGTTTTAATTGTTGGTCTTCTGGTTTAGTAGAATGTACAATTGATCTAAGTTCATCATCTGGAATTAATTCTATCGTACATTCTTGATCAGCAAAAGGAGTAAACCTTACTTCTGCAAAGTCAGGATTGTGTACAATGATATGACTCCACATACCTTCGGTATCATCCCATGGAGTATGTATGAATACTTCTCCTATTTTCATAAACTCAAGATCTATGATAGGAAGCATAGAGAAAAAGTTTATACGACTAAAACATTCCTCTACTAATTTTCTAACATAAGTATCTTTTTCTACGATCTCTGCCCGGGAGTAAGGAAGTTCAGCATGCAAATCTAATACAGCTCCAACTAACTCATCATGATCATAGAACCATCTACACCATCTATTTTTTTGTTTAACAGTTCGCGGTAAATAAATAGCTGTAGTTGTTATTTCCGGGTCGTAAAATCTTCGTGAAGGATTTCGTAATATATTATTACCTGCACCATAAGTTACCATCTGATTTACTGAATTTCCTAACCCAGGATAACCTGTAAAAGATGCTCCTGTTTTATCTAATCTTTCTGGGTCAGCTTCAGCAAAAATAGTACGTGGCAAGATATCATTGAAGTTTTCTGGTCCACCTGTACTAAATCTTCTCGCCATATTTTCATCTCCTATTTCATATTATAAATGTTGCATTTCTCTTTCTGAAGGAGTATAGTCATGAATAATCTCCTCTTCATCTGTCATTGTTTCCCGTGCTTCTTCTTTTGCTTCTTCATAATAATGTTCGGCTACTTCATAAGTAACTTTATATTCTTCCATAATTTTATTAATCATGTCTTGTCTTGCAGGTGAATAATTATAATATTTGTTATAATTTATTAATTGTTGTTTTATATCATTGATAGCAACATTTATTGCTTCTGGTCCTAATTCCTTGAGCTTTGTTATTGGTGCTTCTCCAGTATATTCTTCTGTTTCTTCAATTGGACCCGCATCTTCAGTTGGAGTAACATCAACAAAGTCAGAATGAATTAATAATGAAATAGGAGTTTTTACTTGTGGGTTACCTTCTTCATCTTCACCTATAGCAAAAAATTTCTGTACTTCAGCGTGCACTTGATCTGGTGAAGTAATATCCCTATTGAGCATGCTCTTAACAAAATTCCTTAAAAAATCAGCCCCCACACCAACATACATTGCAGGTCCTTCTTCTACTTTAGACATTTGGCCCATACCCTCAGGAAGTTTTTCTTTTCCTTTAGTTTCACCTGCATCTTGTTTGAACTTATAAGGTTTTAATGTAGAAAATCGTTTTATAATTTTATCAGCTATATTTATTTTTTCTGTATAATTAGCATTGAAATCCGGGTCTCGTAATAAATCTTCGTCTATATCACTGGCAATTGTACTATAAAGTGCATCTAAATTAACTAATGCTTTATTTGTTTGTTCTTGGATTGCATAATGTGTTGCTTCAGTAATTGTTTTTATTTTCCCAGCTAATTGTTTTTCCTCTCCAGGAATTGATTCTTTTTCTTCTGGTACATCTATTGCTAATCCTTCTTCTAACGGTACTTCTGCAGAAGATTTTTGTTGTGGCTTTCCTTCTTCAATCACTTCCATAGGAGAAGTTTGTTCTCTTTTAGCTTTTTCTTCTACTTCTGTAATACGAGCAGGGGATTTCCCTCCTGGTATTTTAGACACCCAATCTAAAATATTTATGCGTCCAGACATTATCTCATTTAATTCTCTATCTGCTTCTACTGAGAAATCATTTATTAATTGTCTTACTTCTTTTAATCCAGATTTAAGCTCGTCTCTTTTTTTTCGTAATTCTTTAACTGATTGTTCTTCGGCCTGTTTTAATAAATTAGTTAAGTTGATAGAAGCGATATTCTTAAACATTTTAAAAGGATCTTCTTTTAATACAAAATATCCATTATCTATTAATTTTTTTATGTTATCTAATGAAATAGGGATATCTTTACCATCTTTAGCTTTTAATATAACTTTACCAGTAGGATCATCTGGCATATTTACTATTTCAATATCTTGACCTTCTTCAAACCATGGATTAAGTTGCTCATGAGGTTTAGCATAATAAAGAGTATCTACTAAACTTTCTTCTAATGTTGGTTCTTTGAGATCTTTTTCTGTAATTTCTTTTTCTTTACTAGCAAGCTCTCCATAATAACTTTTAAGAGCCGGATAATAAATAGTTTTCCAAGAATCCATTCCTTCTGGACTAACAAATAATTTATCATTAAGTACTTGTGAGTTTGTTTCGGCTTCGAAATTTTCTATTACACTTCTTACTGTTTTATTTTTTAAAAAACCTTCAGGAAGATTCAATGACTTATAACCTTCAGTAATAAGATTTTCTTCCATTGCTTTTAATCCTTCTTCTTCTGTTATTTCTTCTTCTTCTACTATCGGTACCTCACTAACAAAAGATTGTTCTGCTTCTTCTAATGGATCCATAGCTGAACCTTCTTCAGTAGTATAAACAGTAACTCCTTCAGGACCATATACTACATCAGCTTTTCCCATTTCGACCCATTTCTCAATTTTTGCTTCATTCTCTGGAGTAAGTTTATCAAAAGGTATTTTATATTCTTTAGCTGCTTCTTTGATTTTTCCTTTATGTATATAATATTTCATGAAAATTCTCCTTAAAGTTCTGTTGGATCCAACATAGAATTTAGAATATCAGATTCCTTTTGTAATTGCAATGTTTCTATATCTTGTGCTAAACGAGCAATAACATCATCTATTTTATCTTTTAAATCTATTTTACTTAATTGGTGCCTTTCGGAATGTAAACCAACACTTCCAACCTTAACACTGATTTGACCAGATTGACGTATACGATGAACAACACCTATAAGAAGTGAATCCATATAATCACCAATTTTTTTAGATAATTCTATATCAGGTAATACACAAACCGGATCTCCAACATGAATAGATCTACCAGAAACATCTTTAACTGATTTCATAATTTCCTCCGCTATTTGTCACCGCGTGTTACTTCTTGTTTTTTGAACACTTGTTTGGTAGGGTGCATCTCATATAAACCTTCAGAAACATCTTTAGAAATGCGAAGTACAACATCTACTGAAATATCCCCGTCTTTATTACATTTAAGCAAACACTTCTCCGCGAGCTTTACTTGATCACTTGGGTGTTTCTCTTTAAACATGCTTGCAGCTACTGTCTCGAAGGGGTGATCTGTAAGTAATCCTTTCTTACCAATACCTTTTAATGAAGTTCTTATATACCTCATAAGATTATTTTCGAGTAAATCTTCTTCTTTTAAAGTAACTAATCCTTTTGTAGAATTAACTTTTGTTATGTCAGCCATAGTATAACTCCTCTATACAAAAATAGAATAAATGTATTTATCATCTAAAATGATAGAAAAAATTTTCTATTTTTTAAGGAGTTAAATGGTAGAAATGGGAATATTTTAAAGGGATGGTTGTATTTTAGACTTTAACTCTTTACTAAGATACCTTGTAAAAGCAGGTACCTTTTTAACAAGATATTTGATAGATTCTAAAGAGGCAGGATGTTGTATTATACCTTTTTCTTGCTCATAAATACTCATCATTGCATATAATTTTTTACGACGGATTAATTTTATGATAGTTGATACTAAAGTAGAATCAGGATAAGCTTTTATTAAAGGAATATATGTATTAGTATCAGCTTTAGATGGTATAATTTTTAACAAATAAGCGGATTTTAACTTTTTTACTCGTCTTGATTGGCATTCCACTGTAGTATCTAAAACATCAGCTAAATAACCCAGGGAAACCTGACATTGATATCGCTTATATTTCTTTTCATTAAGAATTGCTAACTCCTTTATTAAATAATAAGTTTCCTTATCTCCTGGAGACAAATTCTTGTATCCAAATAGTAAAAATAAATCCTTATCTGACTGTTCAACAATCGGATATAATTTAAATAAATCAATAACTCTTTTTATACCGCTTTTCCAGTCAATTATGTACCATTTTTTATTATTATTCATGACTTTTTTACCTCCAAACACTAAGAGCACATGACTTTAAAGTCAAGTACTAAAAAGTGCCAGTTCCCAGTGATTGACTTTTATTTTTTAAAAACACCAAAAATGTAAGTGCCAGTTCCCAGTGATTGACTTTAAAGTCAAACAATTATTATCTGTAGGGAATGAGCTATTAGGGATCTGTGAGAACGGCAAAACGCTACGCTCTGTTACTAAAAGAAAAAGAACTAAAGATAACCAAAAAAAAAAGAAATAAAAACGAAAAAAAAGTGTAAAGATTATGTTAGTTGTACTTTATATAATATATGACGAAAAAAAATTTAGGGGGTCTTAAAATGCAAACTATTGAAATGTTACTTGTTAGTACACTTCAAGCCGACACTACTCAACCGCGTAAAACCTTTGATGAAGAACCATTACAATTTTTAATGGATTCTGTCAAGGATTATGGGGTTTTAATTCCACTTTTTGTTAGAAGGATAGCAACTCGTGGAGGAGACCCTGTTTATGTTATTCTTGATGGTGAACGTAGGTTTCGTGTTGCTTGTGCTTTGGGGGTAACTGAATTACCGTGTCTAATCTTAGATAACTTAAATGATATACAGGTTTTGGAAAAGCAATTACTATTAGATTGTTTGAAAGAGAAGCTTGCTTCTGTAGAAAGGGATGCTGCTATACATCAGTATTGGAAAATGTTGAAATCTTTACCTCCAGAAGAATTAGATCAAATGAAACCTGATAAAACTAAGGCGGATGATTGGATGATATACTATATTAGTGATCATGTAGGTGTATCTGTGTATGTTGTTAAAATGGCAGTTAATAAATTTGATTTTATAGAGCGTAATATTAGTTTTCATCAGAAAATATTAGAGATGATAGAGGGTAATGCAGAGCAAAAGGAATTAATGCAGAAACGATATAATTCTGTTTTGGAAGAAACTGCTAGGAATCCTGATTTTAGGGATAATGAGGATGCCCGGAAAAATGTGATAGAGAATTTTGTAAAGAGTACCGGTGATGGGGGTATGGATTCTCAATCCCTTCGTAGTAATATGAAAGAAATGTCTGAGAATGGAGATTTATCAGATGATACTATAAAAAGAAAGACTAAGGTCCCAACGGATGCCAAAACTCTTGTAGCTAATTATGTTGAGAAATTAGCTAAGATTACATCAGAATTAATTAGTAATATGAAATCTAATAATATTAAAAAGGTCACTAAAACATATGAGAGGTTATTAATAGAGAGTTTGATTGAAACAATATCTCATCTGACTGGAAAAGCATACGAATTGAATGAAGTGAAGGAAAACAAGTAGTGTCTTTAGCAGATCATTATCAAATAAAAAGAACATCGTTTAAACAACAATGTACAAATCTTTATGGGGAAGATTATGGGTTACTTTTACATAATTTTTATCGTGACTATTTATATTTTGGTGGTGCTAAAGATGGTGGTAATCTTAGTTTAACTAAAAGACGTATTAAACACATGAAATCTGTTACTTCTGTATATGGGGAAAATAAAATTAAGCGAATAATTAATGATATAACAGATAGAATAAAAAAAGGTAAAACAGGAGGAACCACTGTTAGACCTGGTTATTTTGATAAGGTTTTAGTTAATTCAGGGAAAAGTAAAGCTCAGGTAAAACAACAAGAAAATATACGTGGTAAAGGGATTCCTATTCCTAAAGTAAAAACCAGAACAGAATATGATGATGATTTTTATAATTGGGATTATACTTGTCCAGAATGCAAGGAAGATATTACTCCTTGGGATACTGAATGTAAAAATGAGAGTTGTCGGACATGGTTTGAATGGGATAAAGTGGATGTGCCTGAATGTTAATATTATTAAAGAACACTTATTTTATGTTGTAATAGACGAAAATTTTAAGGAGGGTGAGAAATGATATTATTTTTTAGTGATACCCATTTAGGCATAAAAACGCATTCAATTAAGGAGCCTGGTGGTTTAGTTACAGCTGAACAGGAGGCTAGGAATGCTTTGAATGCTATATATGAAAGAGCAAAACAAGATGATGTAGATATGGTTGTGTTTGGTGGTGATATGTTTCATACCCCACATCCAACTACTAAAAATATAGCATTTCTTACACAATGGATTCATCGAATGGACGCATTAGGAAAACCTTTTTATTTAATTACGGGTAATCATGATGTAAGCATGCATTCTAATTCTATGATTTTTGTACATGAATTAGAATTAGAAAATATATGGTTACTCGATGTTGATACTAATCATGGAACAACATGGGGTGAATGGGATGTGTGGTTTATACCATATTTACCTTTTGAAACTTCTAAAGATAGGAATGCCCCAACCTATGAAGCTTTATTGCGTGTTGTAGAGAATTGTAAAAATAAATCTATTATTGTAGCTCATGTATATGATTCCGATGTGAAAGTAGGTAGTGAATCTACTATGATTTCTAGGTTTACGGAGACAATTGACTTTGATTATTTTAAACAGAAGAAGGTAATTCTTTTGCTTGGGCATGCTCATCGATACCAATGTTATAATAAGAAAAATAATATGAGAGTGATATACCCCGGGTCACTTTTTTATCATGATCTCGCGGATGCTAACCAAGATAAGGGATATGTGTTAATAGAACCGGATGGTGGCCATATTTTTGAGAAAATAATGGGTTTAAGGGAATTTGTTTCTTATGAAATACCCGAAAATGAGGATATTTTAGGATATTTTAAGGGTTTTAGGATGCCAACCAATCGAGTGGTTTTTGTTACCACTATCAGTGATAAAAAAGTGGATGAAACAGCGTTAGGGGAGCTTTTAGACACTAAAGGTTGTAAATTAGAGAATGTAAGGTATAAAAAAGCCAAAAATAATAAATCTTCTATAGAAATTCAGGTAGATTCTATTGATCCTTTCAAAGTACTAAACACATATTTAGTAGATAAGTTGAAAAAGGAAGATAGGTGGAATTTATTAAGTAAGATCTCGATTTTGGGTAATGAATTTTTAGAAAAAGCGGGAGGAGTGCAAGATGAAGTGTGAATCTAGTCAAAAAATAGGGATGGTATATCTTATTTTGGGAATTTTGATATTATTAGTATTTATTTGGTGTTTGGAGTATAATCCGCTTAAGTCAACATCTGTTTCCATAACAAATGTTAAGGAGATCAAGGGTTTTACTATAACTGCATATTGCCCCTGCAGAAAATGTAATGGTAAATGGGTAGGCTATATTGCTACTGGGTATAAAATGGCAGAAATGAGCAATATTTATAGTATTGTGGCTGTAGACCCTAAAATTATTCCACTTTGGTCTACTATTTACTACGACAATAAATGGTATAAGGCTTTAGATACAGGAGGTGCTATAAAAGGAAATCATATTGATATTTTAATGAGTACACATGAAGGAGCTCTGGAATTTGGAATAAAATACAATCAAACAATTGGAGTAATTAAATAGATGAATCCTATAACTCAAGTTTAGGAGGGCTTTATGGATAGAGGTGAAACTCCTGATTTGTATATGATGATAGAATACAAATTAGTAGAGATTATTAACGATTTAAAAAATATTAGGATGTATCTCACAGAAGAGATTGAATTAGAGGGGATTGCATTACGTATTTTAGATGCTGCTTTATCTGTTAGAAGTGCTTTAGATATTTCAAGTAACTTATATAAGAATTATGCTATGAATATTGATATAGAAAGCAATAAGGATGAAGACATATAAATTATAGACTTTGGAGATGAAATAAGATGAAAATTAACCGTTTAGAATTAAAGGGTTTTGGTTCGTATAAGGAGCATAATGTAGTTGAATTTCAGGATGGTATCACTGGGATTATCGGGGTCTATGATAATAATGAAAATAGATCCAATGGATCTGGTAAGTCCACATTAGTAATGGCGATAATCTATGCTCTGTTTGGTGAGGGAGAATTTAGCAAGTTAGATGAGATTGTTAATGATTCGCTTACAGATAAAGAAATGTTTGTGCGTCTCGAGTTTACTTTAAACAGTCAACAATATAGAGTAGAACGCGGTCGTGTTAAATCTTCATCCTACCTAGATTTTTATGAAAATGATGTTCCCTTAACAAAAGAAAGAATAGAACATACCCAGGAGGAAATTATACGTGTTTTGGGTATGGATTATAAGATGTGCACTGCATCGAATTTTTTCGAACAGGGAAACATAGATAACTTTATTAATGCTACACCAGAAGAAAGACGTAATTATGTTGATAAGGTATTAGATCTTGAGATTTGGAGAATTGCATACAAGACTGCTAATAAAGCCAATAAGTTATTAATTAGTGCAAGGAAAACATTAGTTGAAACCTCTAAAATAAAAATTGAGGAAATGGATGATCTTAAAATAAAAGTAGCGGAAAAGAAAACAATAGCTGCAGAGCTTGATGATTTAAAGAAGAAGAAAAAAGAGCTACAAGATGAGATAATTAAATATGATAATTCTTTACAATTTACTATTAAATTAAATGAATTGCGACAGCAAAGGTTTGATGCGGAAAAAGGGTTAAAAGAATTTGATGATATTAAAGTATCTTTTACAAACAGTATCAATACCGATCAACTTGATATAATTGAAATTACAAATAAATTAAAAGCGGTAGGTGAGAGGGGTGATTTTGATGATACGCAGATAAGTAGTTTAAAAACGGAACAGGATATTGTAGAAAATAAGTTAGGGGATATTAATCAACAGCTAAATAAATATAATGTAGTATTAGCAGAGTACTCGACTAGAATACGATTATTAACAGAATCTAAAAGTAAAATGAAAGAGGGAGTATGCCCTTCTTGTTTTCAAGATGTGGATCCGCAGTATCTTCAAGAAAAGCAGAAAGAATTTAATGCACAAATCATAGAGCTTACTGGATTAGCTACGGATACTTCTAAAAATGTAACTGATTTTCAAACTAGAAAATTAAATTTGGAAAAAACTATAAAAGAATTTAAAGAAAGTATTACAGCTACCGAGACTATGTTAGCTAATATAATTAAAAATAAAAATGAATTGGAAAAGGAGAAATTACTTAAAGAACAGAATATTGAAAAGCTTGAACTTCAAATGAACCAGGCTACGGAAAAGAATAGAGAAACAGAGCTTAGTGTTTCTGGTATAAAGAAGCAAATACGTGAAATAGAAAAAGTTATAGATAACTTTGTTCCGGATAAAGTTATCTTAGATAAAATGAAAGCAGATGTGGAGTTCCTGGAGGAATCTATAGAGGTTAAAAACAGGAAGCTCGGTGAGCTTTCTCAATTAGAAAAGAACAAGGATAAATTAGAAGTAGAAATTGAAAATATTGATAATGATATAGAAGAAACAGAAGAATCAATATATCTTCATGGTATATTGATAAATGCTTTTCAAGAAATACCACGTAATATCTTTCAGCAATCTGTTATTCTAATCCAAGATGCTGCAAATGAAATAATTCAGCAGATATTACCGGATATATCGGTTAATATTTTTGAAGATACTAGTAAATCTAAACGACTTATTATCTCTTTTATAATCGCGGGTAGGGAAAGAAGTTATAAACGGCTTTCTGGTGGGGAAAAGGTTGTTGCAAATATAGGTCTACGTCTTGGGTTCTCAAAGGTGATAAGGTACCGATCTAAAATTAATTTAGGTCTTATTACTTTAGATGAGCCCTTTGGATTTCTTGATAATCATAATAAATATTTGGTACAAAAAGTACTTACTTTGATATTGAATTGGTTTGATCAAATCTTAGTGATTTCGCATGTGGATCATATCCAAGATTTTCCTCAGATAATAACTGTTAGAAAAACAGAAGATAATATTAGTTATGTTAATTAAGGGATAATACAATGACAATAATTAGTCATATAAACTTCTATTTATATTATTATGTTTGGGATTATATAAAAAAGAAATGTAACAATATAAGATGGTATTTAGATTGGATTTTACTTCAAAAAATTAGAAATACTAAATATAGAATATGGAATAAACATATTTTATTGTGGTGGTATAAGTCATGGATTAGAAAAAACGAATTTCATCATTCATTAAACATAGATGTATTCGCTATGTTAGTAATGAACAAAAAAGAAAGTAAAAAGTATTTAGATGGTTTAATGCATAGAAGACATATTGCACATGTTAGGGATTTGGAAAGAATGGATAGGGGGGAGTATGAAAGTTAAGAAAATTAAAGCTATTTATTGTCCTTTTTGTATGAAAGGGCATCAATTGATAAGAGATGTAGATGAGAAAATCCAGGAAGAAGTGGAATGCCCTTATTGTAAAAAGAGTTTTAATTTAAGAGAACTCGGAATATTAGATTAAAAGGAGATTGTAGATGAGATTACAAAAAATATATGAAGATTTTTTAGCTCACACTCAATTAGAAGATAGTATTTATAAAACGGTATTTATTCAGTTTGATGAAGTATTAAATATGATTTCGAATCTTAAATGGATCCATTTAAAGTATACTGTTGGAACACAAACGGAAGAGGTTGAATTTTCGGAAAATAAACCGGTCCCATTATATATTATAGAGATCATTCATAATACTTTTTATCAGTTTTTCTCTTTTCCGGATGGTTGTGTGGTGGAGCTTATTGTAGAATTTGAAGGTATAGAGTATAAAATCTATTCAAATAATAATCAAACAACTATTCCAGAACAATTAATGTTTATTAAAAATTTGGATATATTTAAGTATTTTCTTGTGACAAAACCAGTATATGATATCTTTAATGAGTTTGAGAATTTATTTTCTTTTTCAGAACAATTTAGAACAAAGATAGAGTCTATTTATGGTCCTTTAAAAGATAGGTTTGCCGAGCGGGAAACTAAAAAAGAAATTGATATTGGAACTATATCAAAATCATCGATAGCGGATAGCCAATCTTTAGTAGAAGTTCTTAAAAAAAGAAGAAAGGAATTATTAAATACTATAGCTGTCCTTGTCTCTGAAATAGAAGCTGTTTCTACAGATCAAAAAAAGATATCAGGTGTATTAAGAGTTATATCTGGATTAGATCATGATAAAAAAATATATGTGGCAGAGTATAATGGTTTAAAACTTAAACTTGAAGAAGAAACAACAAATTTCAATAGTGTATTAGATATTATATCAAAAATTCAGGTTGAATTAGATGGGTTATATAGTTCAGTCCCTGAGATACAAGCAACCCCTGAATTTAAAAAAGAAATAAAGTATTTATTAGATAAAAAAGAAGTGTTTAAAAAACAACAAGATAATTTGATGAGAAGTACAAAAGGAATTAAAGATTTAATGGATTCAACTAATATTGTATTGAATGGGATTACTGATCAGTTACGAAAAGCCAATGCATACAATGTAGATGATATAAATGTATTGGAAGATAGGTTAAATGAATTGAATAAGAAAAAAGAAAACGCTCAAATAGAATTATTAACTGTTGAAAATGAAATAAAGCAACACGTTTCTAAAACTAATATGGATTCTGTTAAAATGGAAAAGATACCAATTAGACAGGCTACATCGGGGGAAGCTTTAAATGAAGTAAGTAGAAGAGAAATAGTGTCTCATTTAAATAATTCATTACAACCAAATTCTATTACTACAGTATTGAATTATTTACGTTATTATTTTGCTTTTCATGTAACTCGTATAGCATCTGAATTAGAAAGCAGAACAGAAGGTATTGAATCTGCTATGCTTCAAGCTATAGCATCCAGGCTAGTTTTAGTTAGATGTTTTAATATGTATTTTAATAATATGTTTTCTCTGATTGATTTTGCAGATAATAGAATACGTTATGTAAGTTTAATTAAGGTTGGTATCTAATGAAGGTATTTCTTTCCAACGTCTTTAAGAAAAAAGGCGAAGGTAAAAAATTTTTAAAGAAGATGAAAAAATTGGCAAAACTTTCAAATGAAATTAATCAGAAGCAAGAAGAATTAGATGATGTAGAGTTCCAATTAATGCATGAGAAAAAAGATGAAATGTATATCTCTTTGGCTAATTTTTTAGAACTAATGAACATCGAAAAATTAAAAGTCCAGGATATATTAACAAAATGTAAACATGTGTCAGAATTGGATCCAAAGCAAAGTTCTACTATTGAAGTACATATGGTAGTTGAAAAAGGGCATATAGTATTATGCCCAAATACAGATGAATGCGATATCCATAAAGGATATAAAGGTGATAAAGTTAAAATTGTTAGTGTGAGGAAATAATATGAGTGATGATGATCCTATGATTTTTAATGAGGAAGAAAAAGACGACCCCTCCAAATCAGAACCAGAACAAGTCTTAACTAGGCAACCTTCAACTGAAATTGCTCCTATAGAGCAAGAATCTACTCTTGTTATAGAACCCGAAGTCATAGAAGATATTAGTCAATACGGTAAAATACATAAGCGTAGTAGATTATGCTCTATATGTACTCGTCCAGATTATATGGATATTAATTTGGCTCGTGCCCGGGATCATATGCCATATGAGGATATGATCTATAGATTCAATGTTACACCAGATGCTTTAAGAATTCATTTCACTAATCATTTCTATATATCTAGAAATAATAGAAACATTATAGAATTGAGAGAAAATAGTCCTACTGAAGCTAATGAATTCGTAGATAGAATGTTAGAAGGTGATCTAGATTTTTTTTGTGCTATGGAAGCGGTGCTTAAATCAAAAGCTAAAAGAATAAATGCCATATCTAGTCGTATAGATACATTAACAGATAATCAAGAAATTGATAACTTAGGGAATTTCGAAACTGGGGAATTTATCCAACTTAATAAGCTATTAAATGATTTAGAGAATGATGCTGTAAAAGTACAAGAGCTTATGGTTAAAAAAATATTTCCTGGAGGTAAGGAAGAAATGAATAATGCAGTTATGTCATATAAATATAGTGTTCTTACTAAGATGTTGGGTGCTATCCAACTATCTTTAAATGAACTTGAGCAACAAGAGGAATATAAGCCTATGATTCATGAAATGAGATCTTTGTTAGCATCTAAAATTAATAGTATTGAAGATGATGTTTTACGATCAGGTAGGATAGTACGACCTTTAGATGAGGCACCAGATGATGAAGGAGAGGGTGAAAATACTGAATAATTTTTGTAAAATTTTTGGTATTTAGCATATATATATATATAAATAGAGGGGGCTATTATAATGAATGAAATGACATTTGATGTATATCAAGAACAAGCATGGTCTACTGCTATATATCCAAATAAAGGAAATAATATTGTTTATCCAACATTGGGTTTATGTGGTGAATCAGGAGAGTTTGCAGAAAAAATAAAAAAGATGATACGAGATGATGATGGGGTTATGACAGACGAGAAAAGAGTAGAACTTATTAAGGAGGCTTCAGATATCATGTGGTATCTCTCAGCTGTTTGTAAAGAATTAGGTGTATCAATGGGCAGTGTGGCTCGAACTAATTTAGATAAGCTTCATTCAAGAATGAAGAGAGGAAAATTACAAGGATCAGGAGACGAAAGATAATAACAGGAGGATTATTTATGTACGTTACAGAGCAAAGGCTTAATGATATTTATAGAAATTGTAATGAGATAATGGATTATTTAGATAAAGTCAATACTACAAAAAATAAAGATGAAAAATCTTATGCAATACACTGTGTTAGTTTATGTATTGATAACATAAGAGATTTGACAGAATATATTGGAATAGGTGTTGCTGAGAAGGAAGATAAAATTCATGTACTGCAAGAGATTATTAAACAGTTGGAATTAGATTTCGAAGATTTAGATTAAAGGAGAAATTATAATGACGGATAAGAAAGAAAAAGAAAATATATTCGAAACGATGTTTCAAGAATTTATATATGTTCGTTCGTATTCTAGATGGAGAGAAAAAGAAAAAAGGAGAGAGTCCTGGGATGAAACAGTAAGTCGATATTGTGATTATATAAAGAAGAAGCTTGGCGATAAAGTTACGGAAAAAGAACGTAAGGATGTTTTTAATGCAATATATAATCTTGAAGTAATGCCTTCTATGAGAGCATTGTGGTCAGCTGGGAAAGCTGCGGATGTTGAGAACCTCTCTTTTTATAATTGTGCTTTTACAACTATAACTAAATTGAAAGACTTTTCTGAAATCCTCTATGTTCTTATGAACGGTTGTGGATTAGGCTTCAGTGTAGAAAGAAAATTTATACAACAATTACCTGCCATTAAAGAAAAGAATGGATCTGCTATAGAAAAAATTGTTTTTGAAGATAGCCGTTTAGGTTGGGCTAAAGGATTTGAGAGAGTATTGGAATGCCTTTGGGAAGGTCAGGATTTTGAATGTGATTATTCAAAAGTACGCCCATTTGGGGAGAGATTAAAAACATTTGGGGGAAGAGCCTCAGGCCCCGGCCCTTTAATAGAATTAGTTGATTTTGTGACTGATATTGCTGAAAGAAATAGAGGATTTCAAATTCAACCTGTTGATGCTCATGATATAGCATGTAAAGTATCGGAGGCTGTTGTAGCTGGGGGAACTAGAAGGTCTGCATGTATATCCCTTTCGGATCTAACTGATAACCAAATGGCCAATGCTAAGATGGGTGATTTTTGGAAAATTAATAAACAACGAGAACTCGCTAACAACTCTGTAGCTTATACTAGGGTACCGGATATAGTTTCATTTATTGATGAATGGAAGAACCTCTATCGTTCTAAAAGTGGAGAAAGAGGTATTTTTAGTAGGGTAGCAGCACAAAAGAAAGCAAGTGAAAATGATAGGAGAGATGGCTCAAAAGTTGTGGGTGTTAATCCATGTGGTGAAGTATTATTGACTAGTAAAGAGACGTGTAACTTATCGGAAGTGGTTATTCGTCCGGAAGACACTTTTGAAACACTTAAGAGAAAAGTGATTATAGCTACTATGATCGGTACCTGGCAATCTACATTTACGAAATTTAAATACGTTGATAAAGAATGGAAGATGAATTGTGAAGAGGAACGGCTTTTAGGGGTTTCTTTTACTGGATTACGGGATCATAAAGTATTAGGTAATGTGAATGATACAGCAAAGAAGTGGTTGGCTGATTTAAAACATGTAGCTATTCAAACAAATAAAAAGTATGCTGAAAAATTAGGAATAAATAGAGCAGCAGCAATTACATGTGTAAAACCATCTGGTTGTTTGTCCACAGATTCTCTTATTTCTACATCGGAAGGTATTTTAGAGTTAGCAGAAATAGGAGATACTCATGGAGAAGATTGGCAAGATCATGATATTGAAGTGGAACAGGAAACATCTTATGAAAAGTCTACTAAATTTCATGTAAATGGGGAAGTACCAACAAAACGTGTTCATATGCAATCCGGTATTGTTTTAGAAGCAACACCTAATCATAAATTTAGAGTGTTACAAAATGGGGAATACCAGTGGAAAGAATTACGAGAAATGTCCATTGGTGATTGTTTACCTTATAAGATAGGCGGGTACTCTGGGGGTAGTCTACAGAAATTAATTAAAGTAGAGCCTCCTTATTGTAATGTAAAAGAGATAGAGCAACCAGATATTTTAGATGAAAAATTAGCATATGTTTTAGGTCTATATGCAGGAGATGGTAGTACACATAAGAAAGGAATACGAATAGCGGGTTGTTGTGATGATATGGTTCCTTTAAAGAAAGTTGGGGAGTATATCTCACAATTATTTAATATTGATTGTTTTATTTATGAAAGGGCATCTGGTAGAAATGCAGATGTATATGCTAATTCAACATTTCTTTTAGCTTTTTTAAAGGCAAATGATTTGATAAAGAATAAGACTAATAATATAGATATTCCTCTTCTTATAAGAAGATCTCCTAAACATATAATCCAAGCGTTTATTGACGGTCTTTTTGATGCAGATGGTTGTGTTTCTAGTAGGGGTTATAAAATTTTATGTACTATTTCTGAAACACTTGCGAGGCAGTTGCCTATTGTATTACGAGCACTTGGACATACATGTTCTTGTAGACTAATGCTACCAACTGAGACTTCTTGGGGATCAGCAATGAGATATAGAATTACAATACTAAAAGGACGAAATGGTGCTATGCATAAAAGCGGGTTGGGAAATTTATATAAAGATCTTGATAATATTGGAATGACAGAGTTTATTCCTGATATTGTTGAGGGTATAGAAGATTCTGTAGCACACACAGTAGATCTTGAGGTTCCTGAAAATAATACTTATATAGCTAATTCTTATGTAAGTCATAATACTGTATCTTCTTTAGTTGATTGTTCTCCTGGAGCTCATACTAGAAAAACAAAGAGTGGATGTTATATTAGAAGAGTGCGGATTGCTAGTAATGATCCTCTTGCTTTTCTTATGCAAGATGCAGGAATGGAGTTAATTCAAGAAGTAGGAGGGGATACTACAAGATTTGTTTTAGAATTTCCTATCAAAGCACCGAGGGGGGCTAAAGTGTTGGGTGATTCTGCGTTACAACAATTAGAGTATTGGAGGATGGTACGTAATTTTTGGTGTGAGCATAATCCATCAATAACAATTGATGTTAGAGAAGATGAATGGTTGGATGTAGCTGCTTGGGTATATAGTAATTTTGAAGATGTATGTGGTTTAACGTTTATGCCTGTTGATGATCATGTATATCAATTGGCTCCTTATGAAGATATAGATGCTGATACGTATAGAAAAATGATGAAAGAATTCCCAGAAGTAAATTTTGGTTTGTTGGGTGAGTACGAAATGGAAGATAATACTGAGGGAGGTAAAGAATACGCATGTGGTGGCGGTGCTTGTGACATCTGATAAAATCACATCAGCATATATTAAAGCAGCTCTTTTACATTATTTTAGATTCAAGAGAAGATATATACCTGCTACGGAAGTTACCTATGGATCCATTGCAGATATCTTAGCATATAATGATTCAGAGGTAGTGGAAGTAGAAGTAAAAATTTCTAAAGCAAATTTATATAGAGAAGCAAAAGAGAAAGTACGTAAGCATGCTTATTTAAAAACAATTACTCATCCGGTTAAACAACCAAACAGGTTTTATTTTTGTGTGCCGGAGGTATTAGTTGAAGATACAATAAAGTTTGCTAATGAGTTGAATGATAAGTATGGAGTAATGAGTTATTCTAGTAAATGTAAATGGTTAGAGGATAGAATTTCAGTAAAAAAAGTAGCTAAATCTCTTCATACTACTTATAGTGAAATTTTAAAAAAGTATATTATTAAAAGAATCACTTCAGAATTATGTAGGTTTTATAGGAAGAAATTGGAGAATACATAATGATATATTTAGGAATTTTAGGTGTGGATATTATATAAGATTTGTAGATCATTAGATGTTGGGGATTGGAGTGAGTGATAATAAGCTTTATAGCAAAAAAAAGACTTATAGAACTTTGAGGGATTATGAAGAGAATGTTTTATGTAATTGGGCTTTTGCAATAAATCCTATTGAAGCAAAAAAAGCAAAAACAAAAGATGAATTGATTAGAGTAATAAAAGGAAAGGGGGTAAGAACAAATGGATAACTTGTTAGATCTGACAGATCTAAATACAAAGCGTTACTTTATCGTAGGTGAAATACATGGGGATCATGAGGCCCTTATGCGGCTTCTTTTTCAACAACGATATAATTATGCAGATACTTTAATATTGTGTGGGGATTTCTTTGATACAGATGCTCCTAAGATAATTGATTTAATTGGTTTTTTGCATAATGCTATGAATGCCTATGCGGTGAAAGGAGAATATGAAGTAAATTTCTTAAATGACTTACAAGTTCCTGAGAAGAAAGAGGAATTGAGTAAGAAATTAGGTAAATATATTGATGATGAAAGAATAATAAATTATATGAATGATCTTCCTTTAGTTATAAAAATTGGAGATTATTATATAATGCATGCTGGTTTGGATCCATCCCAACCATTAGAGAACCAGGACCCAGAGGTGTTTTATTCAATAGGAGAGTATGATAAAGATAGTAGATTCTATCAATATCCTAATGAAAGAGAAGAATCTTGGTATCAAAAGCCTTATTTAGTGAACGGGGTTCATGTTAAGATTTGTTTTAGTCATATTCATACAAAAGTTCCGGGAGTGCTTACTGGATATAATTTAGGTAGGAAACCAGAGGTAGATTTGAGGTTTCGTTGCTTAATAATCAATAAGGATCAATGGATACCTAATATTATAAATTGGCAATAAACCTTAATTTTAGAAAAACTTTGTCTATTATTTAAGCGTTATGATACAAGGAAGAGAACCTAATATTAAGCCTGGTAAATTTGCGTTGAAAGAGTACTATTGCAAAAGTTGTGGGATTATTATTATAGATCCACACAGTGCTCCGATAGACCCAAAAATAATTCAAGGAATCAAGCTTAGTTCACAAAAGGATGTGCATTTATGTAAAGCTTGTGCTGGTGAAGAATGCCAACAAAATTATAAGCATCCAGTAGAGCTGCTACCTAATGGGTTACATTTTTGTAAGTATTGTAATAGAGTAATTGAGAGAACAGGCGGTTATAAAGAACATATGAAGGAAAATGAGATTAAAGTAGAAGCAAAGATTATACCTGTTTAGGAGGAATTATTATGTCTGGAAGTAAATGGGCTGCAGATGCCGAATATATTGTACCATTATATCGTATGGCTATATCCAATGTACCTAATGAAAAGATTATGGATTGGATGGCTTATAACGGTTTAAGATATTCTAATCAAATGGTTAAAAGAACATTAAGAATGGCTAGAAGAGAAGATCTGATTGATGTGTTCATTCAAGAAGAGGAAATCTCAATAGGAGATACTATAAAATCCAGATCCACAGCTAGAATAGGGGAAGTAACAGGTATTCGTCCTGATGGTGACACTATTATGGTTAGATGGGATGCTGGTGGTAGTCAACTTCTTAGTAAAGAATCAGTATTTAAACTAAGATCAAAGGAAATAAAAAGTACTAAAGATATTAGTCATGTAAATACTGACAAAAGCGATACGTATAAAGCTTTTGAAGACAGAAAAATTTATACTAGAGATGAATAACTTTAAGGAGACAAGATGAAGAGAAAAATTAGTACAGAAGAAGAAGTACAACAAGCTACAAAAAAGTCAATCAAGGATATGATTACTCGAGTATTTGCTGGTTCGGTTCCTGAAAATGTAATGTATAAATTAGTTAGTGAAGTTCATGGGTATTACACTGAATTAGCTCAAGTATTGTTTGAGGCACAAAATAATACAGAATAAACAATTTAACTATGGATCCACAGATAGAAAACAGCGATTTTTCGTTTCACATTATAAAAAAAGAAGGTAAATTTAATGTGTATACTTCTAGAAGTATTCAACCTGTTGAAATTATGGAAGTAACAGCAAATGTGATGCGATTAGTTCCAGATGATATGCGAGAATTAGTATTTAATGTAATTGATCAAGCCATTAAAGATAAAAACGAACGAATTGTGGTATAGATATGGATAAACAAGCCGGTGTTTTTGATACAATTTTGAGTGAGGTTAAAAAATTCTTTGGATCTCCTGTGGATGAGTATAAAGATTCTGCTGATACTGAAATAGAAGATAGAGTAGAAGATGTTGAACAAGGAAAAGATGTTCCCCCTAATTTTTTAGAAGATCAAGAAGATGAGCTCCCAGTAATCGAACCTCAGTTAGAAGTCGGAGAGGTAAAAGTTTATACATATAAATTAAATATCCCTGATGAGTTATATGCTAGACTTGGGGATGTTAATGTTGATCATTCTTTTGCTGTTTTACGTTATCTCCAAAGTTTAGGATATGTAGTAATGGATTTCATAATTAATCCCGATCCTTCACATAAAGAAGATGTTTGTGATAGGGTAGCGGATAAGAATCCATGGGATTTAATTGGGGTACTTGCGGCAGCTAAAGATGATGCGGCTAATCAAGGTTACCCCGTAGCCCCAATTTTTTGGATGACACATCCTGGGTGTAAAGGATATCTTCATGTTTATCCTCCTAGCGATATTGATCAGATACCTAATGATGCTCCCGGGTTACATATGTGGGAGGATGAAGATAAAATAATAGAAGAAAAGACAGAATTGATGCTTCAATTACCTCCTGTAAATGTAGATAGATACACATTGGCTCCGATGATGTTTGGGGAAATGTCTATACCTGCAGAGATGTCTATGGGTGAAGAGATTCCGGAAGAAATGAGAGAAAAAATGCGTCCTTATTATGAGGGGATCGAACCAGAAGAAACAGCTTCTGCTAATCTTGATCGTGTTAAATCTGCCGGTCCAGAATGGAGTTTTGATGTTAAACCGGTGCGTGTTAAACAAACTATTTTTGTTAAACAGCCATTGGGATTGATACAAGTGGTTTTAGGTGATTTTATAGGGTTACAATCTGAGACTTTTAATAAATTAACTAAAGTATATCTTCCTGATTTAGAGAGAGAGTTAGTGCTTCCAATAGATGTCGTAGAAATATTAGAAGTTGCTGTTGCTGATACTAATGATGCTGAACCAGGGGATTTTGTATTAGTAGATGAGGATACTATTGGATTATTGTTACAACAAATTGGTAATGAGGTAATAGTGTATGCCCCGGAATTTGATGGGCTACTTAAAACAGATGAATGGACGACATTAATGTTAGGGAGAAGCTAAAAGAAATATTAGCAAAAGATTTAGTTCTGCGATTCCCAGATCATGATGCATTAACTAATTTAGATTGCTATAATGCTACAATACAGTTACTGGATATCAAGGTAGATGAAGTAATTGATAAAATAATGGAATTATTTAAAAACCCCGCTGAGTAGCGGGGTTTTTGTTTAGTTTCCGAAACCTCCTAAATTTGTTTTGGAAAAGTTTGCTGCACCCTGGCTGGCTCTTATAGCAGATTGAGAAAATACTTGAAAACACTTATGAATATCACTCGCATTATTTTTGGGTGTAAGGATCCATCTATCCTGTATACCCATTTCTTTGAATACTTCTTTGAAATCAGTAGCTCCATTATCTACTCCCATACCTGCTATGATATGATTCTCTTGTTTTAGCATATCTGTTATAACTGTTTTTACATTGTCTGCAGTATGATTTACTGAATGCATATCTTCTCCATCTGTTACAATTAATGTAATTGTACGTGTGGGTACACTATTATTGTCCATAAAATCCTGGGTTTTTGTTAGAATGGATGCTAATAGGAAAATTGTATTATCATATAACGGGGTTCCTTTATCCGCTTGATAATTTTGGCCTGTTAGTTTATTAGCAGTATTAAGAAAACAGAATGGATTTAGTACATATCCATTTAAATATCTGGTATGAAATAAAATCTCGTCTGTTTGTTTTGATTCTAACAAGGCATCTAGTACAAGATTATGACCTTCTTGAATAGCCTCTTCATTATCGGCCATAGCAATAGATCCCGAATCATCTGGCATAACAGTAACTAAGATAACTTCACTTGCTTGGACATCGTCCACTTCTACGCCTAACGCGTCTTGAATCTGTGCTCCAAGATCCGGTATGTTTAATATTTTCCCACTTTCTGGAGAGATTAGACCTTCGTCTTGGGCACTTTGAATTAAATCATTTGCATCTGTACTCATTTGCTTGCCTCCTGTTTTAATTTTATTCGTTGATTACATTGAATTACAATTATTTTTTTCAAAGCTTTATGGTTCCAACGACTACGATACATTCCTAAAGTAAGAAGCCCACAAATTCCATCTATGATAAGACCAAAACTTTTTATCCATTTAAAGAAATGTATTACTTTTTCCATCGTTCGCTCCACTTTGCTTGGTAATGTATTGTTCTTTTTCCATAATTTAAGCTCCATTCTGGATCTATAAATCCAAAAGTAATAGTTATAATAATGCCATCTATAATACATAATATACTAGTAATCCAATACATAAAATGTCTAACAATATCAACTCGTATTTTATTTTTTAAATTCATTTTATTCATCTTCTACTCTTGCTATTCCTTCTACTTGTGTATCATAAGGATATGTTTTTTCGTATGCTTTCTCGATCCCACATTTGTTGCAAATATGTCGATATAAGATAACTTTTCCACCACTTACTGCAGTCATATTATACATCATAAACCCTTGTTTACATTCTGGGCATTCCATATAGGTTCTATAAGTTTTTAGTCGTTTTCTTATTATCTTCATATAAAATATACTCCACATAAATTTTTCTATAACGCTTTACTGCTTTCTTTAAAGCAATATTACCTTTTATATTTATAAACCATTCATGGTGTTTTAGTTTTCTGTATTTGGAGATAAGGAAGAAAGTTATAAATCTTATCCAATATGATCTTTCTATTAGTACTGTGTAGGTATCATTCATTTAATCAGGGTATCCTTTTCTTGTTAGTTCGTCTGCATAATCATTCCATTTAATATCTTTATGTCCACTTACTTTTTCGAATCTCAATTGATTAGACTCTATCAGATGAGTGAATTGCCTCATGAAATGTTTATATTCTATAGCTACTTCTTTACGTGCTGCCCAATATCCTAAAGCCCAATTAGCTATACCAATATAGTCATGTACAACAACTATTGGAAGCCCATTTCTTATAGGTGTCATGCTTGCTACTCCTTGCTGTGTGGCAGTTAATTCTCCTACAATATTTCTACTGCCATAAAGATTATCTAGATAGCCATAATTTTCACTTATTCTTTTATCATTTTTAACAGCAACCCAACCCCATCCGGAGATGTTTCTTTTTGAAGAGAAGGATCCGTCCACATAAAGATAAATTACATCCTTTTCGTGTGGGGTGTCTGCAGTTCTATAAGGAACTGGTGGTTGTTGGATCCATTGTTCAGCGGCTGTTTTGCTCTCAAAACTTTTAAAGGTCATACCTTTCACACCGTCTACTTTAGATTTAAATTGGTCCCAAGTAGTATGCTCACATATAGTTTCCCCATGCTTAGTTCTTGCTACATACCATTTCATAGTTACATATCCTTAATTCCTTCGTCAAATGCTATTACTTTATCATCTACTCTCAGAGCTTGATCATTCAATCCTAATAATTTAATTCCGGATAATGATCGTACTCTCGAGAGCCCAACATACCCCATACCATCTTCAAAAGATTTCGATAAATCCATTGCAGCACAATCCAGTGACATACCTTGAGATTTATGAATAGTAATCGCCCAGGCTAAACGTATAGGCAATTGAGTTACACTAGCAATTGTTTCGCTAAGTCCTGAACTTTTATTATATTCTTGTCTTTCCCATGCGTCTGGTTGTACATGGACAATAGTGCCATTAGTTGTTTCTACTACAGGGTCTCCATCTTCATCAAATCTTATTACTTTTCCAATTGTACCATTAGCATACGAGCTACCATGATTCTTTAAAAACATTACTATCGCACCAACTTTTAATTGTAGTATTTCAGGTGCTAAACAAGCCTTCAAAAGACTTTTTAGAGCAAAATCGTTTATAGCCCATTTATCCATTGTAAAAAAATGAGGTTGTTCTTGGATTTTAGCTAATTCCAAATTGTTAATTGCATCAACGTCAGCATTAGTAGCAAATAGCTTTGTTGGGTTATACTTATTATCAATTGGTTGATTGATTTTATTGTATAACATTGTTTTATTGCTATCTGATATACTATTTCTTCTTATCTCATTCAGTATTGAAATAAATACCGTATCATCATGTCTATATGTTTGATATAAGTAACATATCTTTGGATCCAGGTGCTCCCAAATTTCAGCTTCAAAGACATATGTTTTATCATTAGCATGATAGTTATCTAATACAGGGGGCAATTGAAAAAAATCTCCACATAGGACAGTTTGGATTCCACCAAATAAAGCTGATGTGTTTCTTGCGTATTGACATATTAAATTAACGGCTTGTAATTGATATGGATGAAGCATGGAGATCTCATCTATGATAAGAATATCTGTTTGTCTAACTCGTTCTCTTGTCCACTTCTTATGTGCAATATCTTCTAAAACTGATAGGTTATTAAGTTCGGCCTCTCCTTTTATACCTATCCCTGCCCATGAATGTATAGTTTTACCATCTATATGAGTGGCAGCTATACCTGTTGTGGCAGTACAGGCCACATTTCTATTTCGTATCATAGATTTAATCGTATTAATTACATGGGTTTTGCCTGTTCCCGGGCCTCCCGTTAAAAAAACGTCATCTCCACCAAAAATGGAGTTAATTGCCTCTTCCTGTGTCATTTGTTTTTCCTCATGCTGTTTGTAATTTTTTATTGTTTTCGATTCTTCCTGTGGCCTCTAGTTGTCGTTCATAATCAATACTGTATTCCTCTGCTTTTTTTAAAGTATCGTGTTTTTCACAGAAACTAGGTGCTCCTGATAATCCCATATACACTATTACATGTTCTTCACCACACACTATACAACTCATGATAAAGCCTCATCCAACCATTTATCATCTGTAGATTCTACAACGTGCATACCTTCAGATGCAAATTGATCTAGGGCGTTATTAGCATCATCTGTGAAATCCGGACCACTCGGAACTACTACTGAACTCATACAATCTTTCATGATGTAGATTTTCTTAGCAAGACTCGGATCTTGTGCTTTAATTTCTCCAAGTAGATCATCAATTGTACTTTTTACACAGTGACTTGCTGCTTGTCCTGCTATAATTACAATGTCAGAATCTAAAAGTGTTTTAATGAATCTAACATTCTTTTGTGTAAGCACTTGCCCGTCTTGTCTCGTTCTTACTTCTGGAGAAAGCACAGAATAATTCTCTGTTAATGGATGCCCTCCTTTAATCTCAGCTAAGGATTGGGACCCTCGAGCAAAACAATGAAACATCCTGGCTTCGTGTATGATCCCTACTACGTTATGCCCCTCGCTACCGATAATGCAGTGTGGTGGCCAAATATACAATTGATATTTGCCAGCTTTTTCAAGCTCCGTGGTATAATGAGCAACATACTGCTCTAGCCACATGTAATTATTATTAGCTAACCACCAGCTTATAGCAGGATTAGGTCTAACTTTTCTGGTCTTGATCATGTCTGTGTCTATAACAGAATGAGCTTCTAGGTATCGATCATTAATGTCCAACCAAAACCATGGGAAGAAAATTTGGAATGCAAAGTGAGTATCCAGTGTTGTTGTGATTTCTGTTATTCTATCAACTTTTCGATAGATGAACTCTGTTATACGTTGGCTATCTTCGATTGCTCCTTCTCCACTTCTTCCTCCTACATACAAATTTCCTTCTTTGTGACAGAAATCTTTTTGTACATCAATGAGTAATAGATGAACTTTTTTCTTATCCTTTGAAGAATGTGGTATTTTATTTGCATTAGCGTGAGTCACTGCTTCTTCAAATATTTTCATCTCATCTGGTCTATAAGACCAGCTTCCTGCGTTATCTTTTTTGTAAATACTTGGTACTATCATTGTGTCCTCCTTTAATCTCCTATTTTGTATTTAATTACATATAAAAACTATTACGCCTAAAATAATAACGATACATATTATTCCTGGTAATGCAGTCCAGCATTGTTCTTTAAAAGTTGGTTTACGTTCTCTTAGTGGATCCATTAATTACGCCCTCCTATTTCATATTTAAATGTGTGATAGAATTTCTATTAATTGAATAAAGACCATTTTGATCTATGAATAAATAACATCCGGCATGAACGAATGGTTCTGTATCAGGATATACGGTGTCTTCATATATACAATCATTTTCTGCTTTCATTCTAACGATACCTTCATCTGTTGCTGAGAATAAAATATTATCTACGGCTGCTTTTCCTCGTATTTCTCCGAGCCAGGAGCCATCATTAGCTTCTGCTTCTTTATAATCCCATTTATTAGGTTGAAATATATAGTTAATGACAGTACATTTATTAATTGTTTTTCCTTTCTCTTGCACTGAGACAAAAAACCAGCATAAATTACTGGAAAAGACACATGTGGAATCAAGTAATTGTCCTTTGATATGAAACGGTAATATAATGGTATCATTTATACCTTTCTTTTCAGCATCGAAAGTAAACGCTGTTGTGTAGTTACCCGCTCTATAAAATCCAAATCCAAATTTTTCTCCTACCCAGAATAATGTTTGGTTTTGTAGTATTTCTCCAATCGTAGTTGCATCGTTACCAATACTATGTGTTTGATTATCTCTAAATAATTTTCCTTGATCTACCCAATATATGTGTTTGGAATTAGTATCAAACATAGATAATCTACCAAGAGCATCTACGGTCAGACTATCGAGGGCACTTTGCTGTCCTGGGTGCCTGGTTTTAGTTGCATTATAATAAAGTTTTGTAGTTTGCCCTTCTACATAACAATTATTATATATTCTGAATCTTTTACCGGGTCTTAGGACTACTTTTTGTAATTCAGATTCTGTTTTATCTACACCTAAAAATAAGATGGGGGTACTGTCATCTTTTTTAGTAAATAACCAATATAATTTATTATTTAATACCTGAGCAAATACGATAATACCTTTTGTTGTAAATTTCTTTGTAGCAGTCACTTTTCCTCTTACTTGAATAGCCTCTTTTATTATTGGTGCTGGTACTATGCCTATACAAATAGGGCATTGTGATCTAGCATGCATTAAATCACATTTCTTACATTTTTTCCATTCCATTTCTAAAAGTTTTTCCGGAAACGGTGTTCTAATATCTTTTTCAAATACTTGTTGGAAATGATGTAATAGATCATCTTGTAATATGCTATACGGTGTTGCTGGTTTAGGATATTTAACTTCATTGTTGAATACTGTAATTCTATATAAAGGTCTTTTGTTATGAGGTATGTTTTGGCTTTTATCTTTTGGTTTGAACACGCCTCCATAAGGATCTACTAATAATAATGATTGAAATAATAAAATATTGAACGCATACCAATCAGAATTTTTATTATGTGGTTTTGATAATATCATCTCTCCATTACAATTTAATGGATCCACAAATCTGGTTGTATATACTCGGCATAACCATTTCCCATATTGAAAGCTATCAGTATCTATTAAATATGAACTAGTATTTACAACCATAATATTTAAATCATTAAAGTCGCCTATGACTATATCTTTTTCATGTACTTTAGTTACAATATTTCTGAGCATCCAAAAAATATCTATTACAGTACTGTTATTTATGCCCATTTGTCGGAATTGTTTTTCACTGTACTTTTTCAATACTTCAGCTGCGGATACTAATTGCATTGTATACCCGATTACTTTATTATTATCCTGTATAATGTCTTTTGGTGCAATTACATTTGACGGTAGCCCCTGGGGAAATTCAAGGAGTTTTTTCTGGTGCTCTTTTAGTCTAAATTTAACTGCATCTTTCTCTTCTTTAGTAATGAAGTCGGGGTGATTACTATCTTTGAATATTTTTGCAACAGTATTCTGATCTATTTTATATATGACAGCTTCTCCTCCTTGTCCTATGATCTTTGAGGGAGTGAGGTTGTGTTGTTGTCCTTTAATCGAGATTCTCATCTTTTCTCCTGGGTTTTATAAGCCAATGGGGTAATAATAAATCAAGTTCTGCTATATATTCCATAGCTCCTGTGATGTGGGGGAATCCGTATTGTGGGGGGTGTTCTTCTATACCATCACCTGCAATCGAAAAGGTTTTCATTAAGTTTCTATCTTTAATCATAGAGCCTACAATTGTGTCGTTACATTTCAATACTTTTTGAAGACGATGGTCTATATATTTATCTGCGTAAAAATCTGCTTTATAGCATGCAGAATAACTTTCGTCATTATGCATAAAATCTATTGTTATTCTGTTCTCTTTCATTTTTGTCCTTCTAGGCTTTTTATAAATTCATTCATTTCATGTACTAAAGATTCAAAATCATCACTATCGCCAAATCGCTGTTTACCTTTAGTATTGCCGTTTTCAAAGTCTACTCTTCCATACCAATAAAATTTATCGGAGAAGGAATGTTTTGTTATGGTAATACTAACATGAATAATACATTGAGGCATGAAGGGATACTTGAAGTCTTGTAGCTCTTTACTGTTGTGGTTTATTAAATATTTTTGTAAAGAATTTAGCATAGTTGATCTCCAGTGTATTAGTCAGCTGTTACTTCGAATACTCTTTTTAAATAATTAAGATACTGCTCGTCTTGGCACATTATTTTTCCAGGTGAATCGGATATCTTAGCGACAGGTTGTCCATTACATTGTTGCATTTTGATTACTATACTAAGAGGGCCTATGTCTGAAAAATCATGAGTAAGGTTTGTGCCTATGCCAAAAGATACTTTTATTTGGTCACTGAATTCTTCAAATAGTTTCATCACAAGGTCAAAGTTTAAACCGTCAGAAAAAACAATTGTTTTTGTTCTAGGGTCTATTCCCAATTTTTGGTAATGTTCAATTATTTTTCTACCGAATAGAAAGGGGTCCCCACTATCGTGTCGTACACCGTCGTACAGCTTAGCAAAATAATTATCAAAGTCTTTCAAGAATGCGTTTAGATTAATAGTGTCTGTTAGTGCGATCCCAAGGTCTCCGCGATATTCGTCTACCCATTTTTGTAATATATGTTTTTGGCTATCTGCTAGTTTAACACTACTTTGTTGTCCCATCATGTATATTTCATGAGCCTGGGTGCCAATAGGTCTAATGTTATAATCTTTTGCAAATAAGACATTGGACGTGCCAATCATTTGATGATTATTTAATTTGGTATGAAAGTATTCTATGACTTTTCTATGCCAAGCATAGCTGTATCTTCTTCTTGTTCCAAAATCAGCAAATCTAACTCCATATGGTTTGTCATTAAGTATTTTTATTTTTTTATCTAAAGTTTTGTAAGCATCTTTAAAGTCGGGGTAAAGTAGTGTTTTTTTAGAATAAACTTCGCTTATAATAGATAATATTTTTTCAAAATAAATAGTAATGAAGAATGGTCCTTCTATTTCTATATGTAAAGTGTCATCGTTCCATATTTTTAAAAATATAGGGTTCAGTTTTAATAATTTGAGAAATTCTAAGTAATTCGTTTTAAATATTTTTTGTGATTTTAAAAAGGAAAGTTCGTCGGGAGTGATGGTCGTATCACAAAATTGTAAAATAGCTTCTTCTATTTCTTGTTTATACGGACGTAAGTCTATGTTTTTACTCCTATTAAAAAATACATGTTTCGTTTTCATATTAGGAAATTGATTAAAGACGAATTGTCCTTGTGTAAATTTATAGTAATCAGTATCTAAGAAACTGTAGTGTTGCATAAAATTTTCCATCCTTTATATTTTTTAGCAGGGTTTTTTACCAATCTATAAAAACAGGTTTTGGGAATGTTATGTTCTTTTAAAAAATGGGATAAGCCTTTGGTTGTAATTATAATTTTATTATCTGGTGATAATAAAGTATATTTAACATGTTGGTAAGACATGTCTTGTTTTTTATTTTTTTCTCTAAGTTTGTTTTTTGTTTGTATAGAGAGGTGCTTCCCTTTCCAGTATCGTCCATTGTTTTTACTTATCTTTTGTTTTGTTTCTGTTTTTATTGTTGTTCCCTTTTTTGGGGAAGGACGACCTTTTAGTTTTTTGGATTTTTGTTTTCTTATTTTTTCTTTGTTAGGGTTATTGGTAAAAGTATCTTCTCCTGTTCCTCCTTTTGTTATATTATATCCTATGACACGGTTAGTTGTGTTTAAGCCAGTTATCCAAATTCTCTCTTTTTTTTCTAATTCTTTTTTAGAGGAACAGTGTTCTAAAATATGTTTCGAGAAGTTGTGTGCTCCATATTTTTTGATTGCGTGTTTTAATATTTTACCGGAGCCTAAGTAGTTAGGGTCATTTTTTGTATCTTTGCCTATATAGATTCTTCCTGTAATTTTATTTAAAGTACAGTAGATTATCATCTTGATACCACCCTATCAGTAAATTGTGTTAAATTAATTACAGGTATTGGTTCTGTTTTATGAAGATTGCTGTAATATAATTTTTTTACTTTATTGTATATCTCTTTGTCTACTGGCCGACCAAGACCATGTGGTTGCATTAGATCATGAATAATAGGTTCCATTTCATCGTATGTCATTCCAATCTCTTCTTCGTCCGTTTGCCTTTCCCACAAATTGGCTGAAGGTATTCGATTGATGTGCTCTTCTTTAATTACTCCGAGATCTTTGAAGTAATCTAACAATTGATACACTTCGCTTTTAAACAAGTCACCTATTGGATTGATGTCCACACCCAAATCCCCATATTTAGTAGCGTACCCGATAAAATCCTCTGAGAGGTTTCCTGTTCCTATGACTCTACATTTTTTTCCTGTAGCATGTGCAACTAGCTCATTGTAGGTGTAAAGTACTTGCATCCTTTCTCGAGCTTTCACATTGCCTAAAAGAAGGTTCCATTGTCGAGTGGTTAAGTCTTCGTGAAAACGTTTTCCTAATTGAAACTGTGCTTGTTTTTCACATTCATCTACTGCTTTATAGATATCATGGGTGATGTTGTTGATGTCGAGATATTTTCCTATATTTAAAGACATAGAGTTGTGTTCATTTCTATCTGTTTCACTATACGGCATGTGTATACCGTATACGTTTTTTTCTCCTAGTGCTTGTACACAAAGGCTTGCAACTACAGTAGAGTCGGCCCCGCCACTTAGGCCAATAACTGCTATGTCCGTAAATTCTCGAAGTCTTTTGATGGTGTGTGTAACCGTTTTATCGCAGTGTAATATCATCTGTCCTCCCTAAAAATTAATATTAATTACTTCGTGAGCTCCAAGCTCACTGAGTTTTTTATTGGGACAAATATATTCCATTAAACCCTTGTCTCCATCTGCAGTGTATGTATAACCATCACCTGAAAAGAGTTCTCTTAGATGTACTGTGAAATATAAAAATGCCCTAGCTTGTTCTAACGTACCATGGCTCTTTTCATAGCGTTCATAGGTCATAAATCGAGCATCCTGTTTTCCTAACTTATCTATTTCACTAAAATCATATCCAACTTGATTTTCTATTTGTTTAAATGGGGTAGCTTTTAATTCGTACAATTGTTTTTGTAGCTTACTAGAAATTTTAGGATATGTTTTACCAACTATGCGTATAACATTAAACCATTCAGCAATATCTGCTTCTCCACCTTCTTCAAAGACAACAAGTTTGAATTGATTGCCTTCATCCAGTTTACGTTGGATATAATCTTTTTCATATCCTATTTCTATAAGCATATTATACGCATCTTTACCTAGAAGTTTCTCGAGACCATCTGGGCCCATAAGCATAACTAATTTACGATCTGGATCATCTGTCAATGTCTCAAAATCTTCTGGTTTAGTGCCACGAATAATTCTGCCACATAATCCTGTGACAGGTACTAATTCTTTATTGATAAAATGTTCTTTATATTCACTTAAGTTCATATTGCCTCCTATTTCATCTTTTCTTCCTTTTTTTACGTCTCTTTCTCGCTTTTTCTAATCTTCTCTTACGTTCTTTCTTCGCATGTTCCGATAATGCACTACCATCGTCTTTAACAATTATTTCTTTTTTATCTTTTAATTGTTTTGTAGCCTCTGCTTGTAAGTCTTTAGGAATTTTTTCGTAACCTCTATTCTTCATTCTGTTTTTCTCTTTCTCTGTTTTACCTTCTAAGTCTACTAAATGTCTCATGTCTGACTGCATCTTAATCCTCCTTGTAAAAAGTTTTTGCTACTTCTGGAAGTTTTTCTTTTATACAAGTACCACATATGACAGGTTGGCGGTATTTTTCATCAACTTCCATATTAGAATTAGACCAAAGCCCTGTGTATCCAATTCCTTTACCTAAAAAGAAATAATCATCATTCATATCTTTCTTTTCTAAAGGAAGTGTTCCGACTGTTCCTCTGGAAATTTCTTTCTCACATTCACAACAGTTTAAGATTAAGCTCATATCACTTCCTATCTTTTTTTCTTTTTTGGTTTTAAAGTGAAATCTATTCTTTTGAAAAAATCATAGAGTGCATCATTTAATGCATCTCCTCCATTCATGTCTTCCCAAATATCACAAATAGATACATCGTTTAGTTCTCTTGCTAACAAATGTTCTAAAGTATCTGTTAGTTGTTCTACAGATACTCTTTCTATTGCTTTCTTTACTTTTAATTTTAATGCGTTAGTATTTTTTGTAATAAAATCTTCGTCTGATAGAATGTTTTTCAATATCTTTTCAGATAACGCTTTTATTAATTCTTGTTCTATCATATTACTCTCCTTTTTCATAATTTGTTTTTATACAAATAAGAGTGGTATCATCTTTAAGATGCCCGTGTTCTGTGTTTATCTTTTTGTTATCCCAATCAATTCTCTGCGTTGTCTTATTTATTTGGGCAAGCCTACGACGAACCATATCAGGGTTTTTATAAAATTTATCATTATCGTAAAATTGTCGTAGTTCTCCTACTTTTCCTTTTTTACCTGGTAATGTTTTGTCTGCAGCTTGTATTAAATCATTACAGCCATCGGATCCTATAAGAAGAAAATCCCAAGGATCATTAATATGATCTCCTTTTGCTGTAGCGTGTGTAATTGTAAACGGTTTTCCCAATAAGCTGTATATAGGATAATCTGGGGTATTGTCTTTGGATTCTACTACTGTTAATCTCTCATTGAATTGAAAGATACCATCTCCTATAACAGCTACGCCAGCATTCTTTTTTGTAATAATTGTGTTGACTATTGTAAATAGGAAATAGTCATTAAGTGTTTTCTTATATCCCATATCGTGAGCAGTATCTACGGCAAGCCTGTTTATTTTTTTATTGAGTAATATTGTAGCTATTTCTAGTGTGCGATGATAGTTGAGTATAAATACTCGCATATCATCTTGTGTTATATCTTTAATATGTTCTAAAACGTAACTATTAAATAATTTAACTCCTAATTTAGCTCCTATTTCACTATGTGGGCTTCCTCCACAACCATCAGAGACAGTTGCTATAATGAATTCATCATCCTCTATCCAATCATATGCGTCTTGGTTGGGTTTGTTAGAAATAATATGATCACGTCCGGCAACACTACCACCAGCGATTTTAAATTGTTCCATCTTACAGCATCTCCTCAGTATAACTTCAATTTTTATATGTTTTGTCTATATAAGCAATATACATTGGATAGCTGTATAATGTCAACTTTTTTTTTATGTTACAAACGAAAAAATCCCTTCCGGAGAAGGGATTCAGTCAAAATAGGCATATAATTCAACTTGGAGTGTCAAATATATGATAGATAGGTCAATATAATATAAATTAATATATCTGTCAATTAAAATTTATATTTTCCAATTGCCTTCTATTGCTGTAATCATTTGTCTTTGTTGGCTTTTGTATAATAGACAGCTTGCATGGAGCCAGTTAGAAGGGGCTCCTTTATTATAGTCTAATATCAGCTCAGTTGTTGTACCTACTCTCCATACGTTTCTATAAACTTGAGGGGAATGGGAATGAGCTATGATAGCGTTACCATAGGATGATTCGGCATTTAGAACATTATTTGTTGCTGCTCCATAAGCCTTTTTATCCCCATGAGCACTGATTATTACATTATGTAATTTATAATCCTTGTCTCTTCTTAACCATCTTATGTTTTTAATATTAAACATTGTTGTAATGTATTCTTCTAATGGATTTTTTTCATTAATTAACCATGCTGCTAATCTAAGGGCCAGCCTATGGTTGATCCAATCATCTTTATACCTGCATTCGAATAAGTATCTATCCAATGCTTCATCATGATTACTTCTTACCACAATTATTTCCTTATCAGGAAATGTTTCACTCCACTTTTTTAATGTTTCACCAACAACATTCAATTCCTTTTTTAAAGTATTCAATTCTTTTTTTCTATTTACTTGTCTTTCTATATTATTAATATGATGGTGTGAAATACTGTGGGCATTGAAGATATCATGCATTATGATATACTTGGGGTTAGTTTTTTTAATACATTCCATCCAAGCTTTGACAGCTGTTGGGCATTCGAATCCTATATGCATGTCTCCCAATACAATTGCGGATACTCTGCTTGCTTCGGATTCTTTTCTAGTATAATAAGTTCCTAGATCATAAAAGTTACCGTTTTTATCTGCTTGGATTTGTCTAATATGAAATATTTTATCATTTTCTATTTCTACTATTAAACCGCCACGGCAATGATCTTGTTCTGCTAGTCTACCAACTCGTGTAGACGCATATGTTGGTATTGTTATGCTTCCAGTACTGTGAATAGTGTGCGGATAACTTTCGTGACTAACAGGTACCACCCTCATAAATTGTTTTGGGGATGCAATTATAAGAGAATAGTGCTTTTGTCCAAAACGATCCAACCCAGTTAGAGGATTCATCATTTGGGGATTGATAAGAAAATCTTTAGCTACTAAATTACTGTTGAAAATATATTCAGTTGCAAAGTAGTCTGCATTTTCAAGTAACTCTTCAGCATATCCTGCATCTGATACTTTTACTCCCCGCATTGGAAGTATAACTAATCGTGTATTAGTTAATTTACAATAATTTAAAGCACTAAGAAAAAAATCTTGGTCAAGTTCTGCACCTGAGATTGCTGACGTGACAAAATATTTTCGTTTTGTACCTTTTCTTCTATCATTCTTTTTAATTCGGATGGATTCTCTAGTGACTTCCTTTTGCGTTGAAGCTAGTTGTTTAAAACTTTTAAAGCTTCCAAAAAGGTGAGTCCAACTCTTCTCTTGATATTTAGTATGTTGTCTAAAGTAATCTCTTGTGATTTTTCTACCAGGACTCTCCTTATTAAATTGTTTTTCTATCTTTATAAATTCATCTATTAACTCTTGCCTTAGATCTTGCTTGTTCATTGATCCTCCTGCAATTGCGTATTGATTTATAAAGGAATATGTTATTTGGCGTAATTTAAATGGTAGAGAAAACTGGTCATTTTTTAAGGAGTTTACGATAAATTTTTCATGATATTAAATGATGTTAATGGCGTAATTAGTTCATTGTTTTCTGGTAGGATTTTATTTAAATGGTAATGATGTACTCCTCTTTGTTGCATTTTTTTAATCTCTAAAAGGTACTGCATTCTTAGGATAGGGTTGTTGCATGTCTTATACAAATGTATAGTAGTTCCGAGTCTCTTCCTTTTTAATAGCTGAATGACGGTGGATACGAATGTGGAATCCGGGTATGGTGGATCAATAATATAGAAGGTATTATCTTTTAGAATTTTTATTAACTTTGATCTTTGCAGGTTTTTAAGTCGATAATATTGTGTTGACTCAGAAGTGCTTAATGCTGTGGCAAGATAATCAATATTTGCTTGGCAAATGGGTTCTTTATTTAAGTCACTAATGTTTTTTAATAGATAGTAGGTTTCTTTATCTTGTGTAGATAGGTTTTTATACCCCAGTCGAAGATATAGCAGTGGATCCATAGGTTGTCCTATATTTAGTTCCTGCAAGAGCATACTCACTCTTAGCAAGCTAGATTTAGTAGATATTAAATACCATTCCATACTACTTATATATGTTATTTACCAATTTTTTTACAAAAAAAGTGTAAAATTTTTTATAAATACCCTTTATAGAAAGTAGGGGTATTTATGGGAAGATATCGAATAAATTCTGAGAACAAGGCTAGGCCGGTAACGGTATCATTAAAGCCTGAGGATATTGAAAGGCTTAAGAAATTAGAAAAGCATTTCAAGAAGAAGAGATCCCTATTAATACAGGAGTATATTAGATCATTATATTTACAAGAATTTGGAGGATTAAAATGAAAAAGATTAAAGTACCTATTCACTCGTTTGTAGACACAATTACTAACTCATCAACAGTTATTTATGTGCAGCCTCATGAAAATACTATTGAAATGGCAAAAGAGCTTATTAATACTATTTTGAAAATGGCATGTATGGATAAAACTGCCGATGAACTATTCAGGTTTAGTATCATTCCTGGAGATGAATATACCTTTTTAGAAATGTATACAGAAGAAATTTGTAATAATATTGCACAGGAGTTCCCGGATGAGTTTGCTAAGATGATGAAAGAGGCTAAGGCAAGCAATGCTCTCTTTAGTGAGAATGAGCTGGAGGAGAAGGTTATTGAAAAACTTACAGAAGCAATGAGTGAGCAAATAGAAAAAAAGGCCGATGAAAAATATAAGGAAGTGTGTATGGGAAGTAATGAAGATCACAAGAAATATAAGGATACATATGGAAATATAGACGCAGAATTAGTTATTACTCCCATAAATGGGTCTGAGGAATGTATCTATCTTTCCGAGAGACTTCAGAATATTTTTGATGTTAAAGAAGGATATCAATAGGAGGATATATGGAATTAAGAATAGCAGTACATTCTATGGTTGATGTAATTACTAATTCATCAACGGTTATTTACACTTGGACAAATGGAGACAAATCAATTGCTGTTGCGAAAGAGATGATTGATTATATTTTATCTGTAGCAGGCAGTGATAAAAAAGCTGAGGATTTATTTGAATTTACTATTGATTATACAGAGGATGCATTGGAATCAATAGCTGAAGATATGTTAGAAAGTGAAGAGTTTGAAGAATTAAACAGCATGCCTAATGAAACTAGGGAAGATTGGGATAATCAATATGCTAAGGCTATTGAAATCTTTCGTGCAATGAGTAAAGATCAGCAGGAACGGTATGCTACAAATTATCTTAATTTTCCGAGAAATGAGGACCTTATTATTAAACCAAAAGATAATACAGATATAGAAACATTAAGTTTGTGTAGAGTGTTCAAAGATATTTTTGAACAGGATGGAACAAGAGATGGCTAAACAACTTTTTTTAATTCCGGTACGTTCTATGGTAGATGTAATTACTAATTCTTCATCTCAAATATTTGTGTGTGATACGACTAAATCTGTAGAAATAATTAACGAGATGTTATTAGAACTTATTGCTTTGTATGATAAACATACAGGGGAATCGCATGATTTTAGTGAAATGTTTGGGGAGCCTTATTTAGTGAAGAATAAAAAAGAGGTTAATCATATATTTGGATGATTCAAGAATGGATTGAGCATATTTTTAATGCACAGAGGTTTCATTTGGGATGATGATAAAAGACAATTTTATGGGAGGAACAGATGCTATGATTAGGACCCGGCATTTCTCAGAATGTAATTACAAAGCGGTGTACTTTAATGGTAAAACATTAAGATTAGCTATGGATCCAAAGCAAGATATAAGTGAATTGCCTTATCCAGAGTTTTATGATGTAAAGATAACAAATATGTGTGAAGGTGGCTGCTCCTGGTGTTATCAAAGTTCATACAAGAATGGAAAGCATGCAGAAAATGCTTTGGAAAAGATAAATGAGTTTTTTGGTTCGATGGATGAAAATCAAAGACCTTTCCAGGTAGCTATAGGTGGTGGGGAACCAACAATGCATCCTGATTTTAATAAAATCTTAATGGCATTTTATAAACTTAATATAACACCTAATTATACTACCAATGGTTTGTTTGCTAAATGGCCTATTGCACTACTTGATCATTTATTGAACTATACATCACTATATTGTGGTGGGGTAGCGATAAGTTGTCATCCTCATCTTGAAGAGTATTGGAATAATGCATTTACATTATTGCAGAATGCTAAAATACATACTAATTTCCATTTAATTATTTCTGATGAATCTAGTATTGAATATTTTTTAAATGTTTATAATACTTATGGAGATACTCCGGAGTATTATGTATTGTTACCTTATATAGCTCAGGGCAGGGCGGTATGTAAAGACCTGGCATTTGATAAACTTTTTAAGATACTAAAAACAGAGATAAGCGATATTAGTAAAATTGCATTTGGAGCTGGTTTTCATCCTTATCTAACAGAAGATAATTTTTGTAATGTTTCTCTCTACGATCCGGAAGCATTTTCAAAATATTTGGATTTAACTGACATGAAAATGTATAGAAGTAGTTTTGATGTAGAGGAGGAGATAGCCTGTGTTTCTTGATTTGGAAGATAATGGTACTCATTTAATAAATAAGAGGAATATTATAGGTATAGAGTTAGAGCAGTTTGGTGAAGTAGAGTTAGAAAAGTTTAATAAAGGCTATCGTTGGAAATTTCATATGGTAGAAGCAGGGAGAGATCCTAAAATTTGGAAGTCAAAAGGTTTTGATGGAAGAGTTGAAGCTATTGCTTGGTTAAGAACAAAAAATTTAAGTTATAAATAAAATGGGAGAAAAAATGGATAATAATATACAAACACGACAAGCACCAATAGAAACTAATACAATGGAAGAAGTATTTGGTAAGTTTGGTGAGATGTTCAAGCATTTTAAAGAAGGCCAGACATACGAAACCTTTGATGAAATAAAAATTTATTTTGATTCTAATATGTTAGAGATAGATGACACTACTGATATTGAAATGATCTTAAAAGAGATAAATCATATCTCGAGACGGATATTCATGTACGGTGTAGTATTCGAATCCCAACAAAGGGTAGTGCAGCAACTTGAAGATGAATTTGAGAGATGGAAGGCAGAGAAATATGTTAGAGTTGATGTAGCTACTGAAGAGATCATGGGTAAGGATGGGGTTGCTCGTACTAAGAAGATAAACAGAACTGAAACAGCAAAGGAGAAATTAATTATAACCGCTTTTACTGATGAGTATGAATCATACAAAGCCAAGCTAAGAGAGGAAGGGTTTAAGCTTGGTTTAGTAAAAAGAGTATGCGGTAGTTTAGATAGTTACTCATACAAATTGCATGCTATGTTGACCTATCGTCAAATAGCGGTTCAAAAAGGAATATAGGAGTGTGTTATGGGATCAACACAAGAAGACAAAGGTATACTGTCACAAAAGGAAATAGATTTTGTACTTGAAGTTGCAAGAGTACGGAAAGAAGTGCAAAAATTTTCAGTTGAAATGGAAGAGGTGTTAAAAGCAAACGATCATAAAGGTGGATGGGAAGATTGTAGTATAGAATATTTGTTTTTTAAATTAATTGAGGAAGTGGGAGAGGTAAGTAAAATATTACAATGGTATGTAGCAGAAGAGGCTGAAGTGGATGAGATAGAAGCTGAAAAAGCACATAAGGAATGTGTTGATATAGCTAATGTAGCAATGATGCTGGCTTCAAAATTTAAATAAGTTTACTATCATTTAAATTTATGAAAGCATACATGAATACTCGATTGCATCAAATGATAAGGCCCTCCGCTCCGGTTAAGGGATCTTGGTTTAATTTTTCATTTGGAAGATCATCCAATATTTCTTTATTCTATTGGATAAGAAAATTCAGTATCAGTATTGATACTACTATCTTTTTAACTATGTTAGTGATTTTGACTTTGATAGGCTATGGTGTTTTTTCAATGCTTACTTATATTGAATATAAGCAACAAGATAAATTTAGAGCAGACCAATACATTGATGAAGTCATAGTTCCTTATGAGGCTAAGATACAACAATTACAAAATAAGGTGAGCGAATTGGAAGCTCGTTCTATAGAAATTATCTATTTTAAAAAATTTATACCAACTAAAAATTATATTATTAAAGGAGGTACTCAAGCACAGAGAGTTAACTTTAGGCGATCACATTAACTTTGTGGTTAATTTAAATATAGGAGGTACTGCCATATCAATACAACAATTTATCAAGTCCGTTTCAAGCGAGAAGAATGGATTCGTCTTGGGCGAGGCTTGGAGAATGAGTGAGGAATCACTAAACGTTATCGTGCCAATAACAAGGAAGTCAAAAAAGAAACGTAAATACATTACGTTTGCTGAGGCATAGGATATTAAGGTAGAAGATACCGGACAGGTAAACTATCTTTATGTTCAGAACAATGAGGGCACGCCTGTATTTATTAGTAGAGGTGAACTCTTCAGAGGTAAAGCCCAGGAACGGGTTGCTATTCATAGTTACCTTATCATGCCTGGTAAGAGTACTCGCATTAATGTTCACTGTGTGCATCAATCTAAACCGACTCAAAAAGGGGCAGAGATGAAATATAGTGGACGAGCACCCTTCGACGTAGATCTCTCTAGCCAAGGAAGTACTTGGGATTCTGTTAGCAATCACAATGCAGTCTATCTTGCACAGACTGGTAGAGGTGATCGTATCAAGTCTTATAAGCATAATCCTGTTCGAAGATCTTTTTCATGTAATATAAGTGATATGGACAATGAAGTATTGCCTACATTATGTGATTCTTCAGAGGATTCAAGTTCAGATGAGGTGGACGCTGCTCCTGTTGGGGTAGCTGGTTCATGTGGACCATCTGGACTACCACCAATAGGGCGTAATAGAATATCCAAGTCATCAGATGAGAACATAGAGGATATTCCTGCGTCTGATGACTTAGTGGATGCTTTAGATGACATGACTGCTTTTATCAAAGAAGTAATGAAGAAGATCCCACCAATCGAGAATCAGGTTGGTGCTATTTTTCTTCATGAGAATAAAATAAGGGGAGTAGATGTGTATGATCTCCCTGCTTCTTGGAATGCAGTAAAGGAAGATGTAGTTGCCAAAGAAGGTAGTAGTTATCTAAAGAAAGAAGAGGCTAATATCTTTGAATTTAAACCTGAGATGATAAAAAAAAACTCATAGGTAAGGAGTTAGGTTGTAAATTTGAAGAGAAAGTGATCTTCGGAGAGACTCAAAAACTTCCTTTTAAAATCATTGAGATTAGGGAAGTTCAAGAAGAAGGTAAGAATGGCAAACTGTTACGCGGTGAAGCTGTAGAATTCAAAGACGAAGTGATTCAACTGACGCTGTACCGCAAGTAAAAATGTTGTCCTGGGTAGTATATATATATATATATATATACTACCCAGGATCACTTTTAGTAATTTTTTTAAAAAAATTGTTGACAATATTATGTATCTTGATTATATTGTTGTATAATCATATATATAAATAATTAGCTATAGACGAAAAGATGAAGAGATTTGGGGTTGCTAAGATGAAACAAACAACTATTATATTTGAAGATGAACAACATGCTTTTCTTCGGAAAAAGGCATTTGAAGAAGCAAAAAGTATTTCTGAATTAATAAGAGAACTTGTAGCGAAAAGTATGTGTAAAGTTAATGGATAATTAATTTTATATTTTTAAGGAAAATTAAAGGAGTTTCCTATATAGTTGCTTACAAGCAAATTAGCTCAGTTGGTAGAGCAAAAGTCTATTAAACTTTAGGTCGAAAGTTCAAATCTTTCACTTGCAAACTAATTGCAACTATTACTTGAACTCCTTTAAAATAAACGGGGAATAGCTCAGTAGGTAGAGTCTCAGTGTGTTGTTTTCTAGATGGTATAACTTGAACCTTTTAGGTTCCCATAATATTATCTTACAAGCATTTGGAAACTGAATGTCGAAGGTTCAACTCCTTCTTCCCCGAATAACCAGTTGGATTCAACGGGTTGAATTTAAGCAATAGAGGTAAAAATATGTCGCAAGGTAAAGTAAAATGGTTTAACGAGAAAAAAGGTTTTGGTTTTATTACAGATGATGATGGAAATGATATTTTTGTACATCATAGTAGTATTGAAGGTACTGGATTTAAAACATTAAATGAAGGAGATGCAGTGGAATTTGATACTGAGCAAGGAGATAAAGGACCACGAGCAGTAGCGGTTCGTGTGACTTAATAAACTAATGCCCTACAAAGACAAGGAAGATTTAAAAAGCTATCAAAAAGAATGGTTACGTAAAAGAAGGGAAAGGTTTTATAAAGGTAAGAAGTGCAAAGGATGTGGCACAACAAAAAATCTTTCTCTTCACCATAGAGAACCTGGTAAAAAAGTAGATCATAGAATATGGTCTTGGGCACCTGACAGATTTTTGAGAGAGATTAAGAAGTGTGATGTATATTGTAAGAAATGTCATGATGCAATGCCAGATTCAGAAGCAGAGAAAAGGAAGAAGAAAAGGAATAAGGAATAATGCAGGATAGACCAGCTGGCTAGGTCGCTTGGCTCATAACCAAGGTCATACGGGAGTTCGAATCTCTCTCCTGCAAATAGGGAGTTTCATATATGTTACCTACAAGTTATCTTCGGGTTACTTGACGTGTAATATAAACTTGGACTCCCTATACTCTAACTGTCCTAATTATTGTAGGACCTCCGTGACCTCCCTATTAGGACAGTTAGAAATGAAAATTTGCAGTAGTTCCACAGGTATATTTTACAAGCACAAAAGCGTTGTTTATAGCAACGTAGTCTCGCAAGGACTAAAAGCCCAGGGGCCTGGGGTTATACGGGCTTACCACTGATCCAGCTTAAATATACCAACTTGAACTACTGTTAAAAAATAAATAGTTGTATTAGTTTGAGGTTACTTGGAGATGCATATTGTAGAATGTCTTAATTGAGCTATAGATCTGGATAAGATCTTACCTAATACCGAATCAATTCTAAAAGGCGTTTCCGTTTGGTTAGACTCATCAAGCATATCGAAGGAAGAAAAACCCCCTGCGGTATGGTTTTCATGTGATGATGTTGCTATCAGGCAAAGGGGCAAACCTATATGTCGTGTTCGTGATTTGATCGACTGTGTTTTTCATACAGAAGAAGAACGTGATAAATTTTTTGATCTTGTTTTGGTTAAATGGAACCATGTGGAGGAGATTGAAGAAAAATGAATAAAATTATAGGGTTTTGCATTAGCAGGTATGATTTTAATTATATTATGCTATGTTGTAATAATTTCAATGCTTACTAAAGGATGCACTACAATTTCTAAATCTGGTGGTGGATCCTTCATGAAAGGATTAGGTAAAGAAATAAGAGAGATACAAGATGATTTCAATAATGGCTATGAGAAAAATTGAAATAATTGGATTGTTTTTTTATGGTTCTATTTTAGGTGCAGCTATTGTATTTATTTTATTTTCTAGTGCTGAGCCAACAATGTTATATACATTTATTGGTTATGGGTTATTAATTGTTTTTATTATTATAACATGTTTAATATTAAGGAGGAAGTTTCCATGATAAAACCAGCAGATTCAACAAAAAAAGCATTAGCAGATATTTTATATGAAAATACTGTAAATTGGGGCAAGAAAAATAATTTATATCCAAGATCGTATAAGCCTAAGAAAAGTAAATTATCTAAGAAAGAAAGGAATATGCAAAAGATAATTTATAGTGATAAATTTGGGTGTTATTCAGATGTGGTTAGGGAATTAATGAATGAAGGTTTGGATTTAAATATACCACCTAAAAAAGATAGTGATGCTCGTGTAGCTTTTGAGCAAGGTATTGTAGTAATACAGACAGCCAGTTCTAGTTCAGGTATAAAAGTTCATTTGAATATACCTTGTTTAATTACAGATGCTACTAATGAAAATAAACATGGTAAAGGTATTGTAATACTTGATGATGGTAGCGTTGGTAATTCAAAGATAGATAATAAATTACAATTATTACGAATTGCAGAAAAAGAAGAAATTGATTTTATGATAAATGAGCTTAAAAAGTCAGAATCTGATAAAATTAAACTTATTATGTCTTTGATTACAACAGTTATGCAATAGGAGGAGGCATGTCTAGAATATATAATACTGCTAATATAAGTACTTTTGGTACTATAGACACATCACCTATTAATATTGAAATACACACGGCAAGTGGTCTTGAATGGGGTAGTAATGTTTACGAACCATTTGCCCCTTCATCCGGTGCCAGCGATTCCGAAATACACGCTATTCGAAATGGCAGGTATCCTAAGAGTAGAAAAGCTCCTTTAAAATTTTATTTTAAATTTGTAAAAAGTAAACTTACAAAACTTCAGCAAGTCAGACTCCAAGAACGACTAGAGAAGTTAAAAGCACTGGTAATGCAAGCCAAGTTTAGTGGACAACAGGCATTGTATGAGGAGTTTGCTTTTCAATTAGCAGTTACTGTTAGAGAATCAGAGATTTTAGCTTGTGGTATAGAATATATAATTGATAGAGCTGTAGTTGAAAGATTCATGCATAATGTTCGTGATGTTGAAGTTAAGTTGGATAAACTTGAAGATTATCCGAGAGTATTGCCTGCAAAAGTACAGAAGGCATTGAAAAATTTTAAGCAATTAAATTTGTTTGATACTTATTTAATATTATATGGGGATCATAAAGGTAAGGTACAAACTAAAGAAGAAAAGGAACAAGAAAAGGCTACTGGAAAGAAACTAGAGAAAGAAGTAAAAACAACTAAGAAGAAAATTAAGGAAAAGGATCCAATTTTATTTGGTGTTCAAGAATATTTACATGATCGTCTCTATTTTATTATGGATTGGATTGATGAACATTGTGATTTGACTCTTGATAAATTCCTAGAAGTAGTTAAGACAGAAGATCCTTTATATGAATTAGATCGTATACCTGAGATGGATAACAAGTTAATGAAGGAGATAATTAAGGATGCTAAAGACAGGAATCAACGACTTGAGGGTACAAATCGTAGCAATTATAAAAATCTTATGGTAGAAGAGGATAGAGCGACTAGATTATTGAATAAATTATTTTTAGGTAAGCTAATTATACAACAAACAATGGATAAGATAAAAGGAATATTTCAAAAAAAAGATAAGGAGTAAGCTATGATTAGATGTAGGGATGGATACAACGGTGATTTTGAATGGGATATACTTTGGAAGAGTATAAAGGAAGAATTTTAAAAAAATCATACTAAAGCTTTTCTTTATTGTTCATTAATTTTTTATGTGAGTGGTTGTTTAGTTGATGGTTGCGGAGGTTGTGTTTGTGGAGCACAGAGTTGTAGTTCAGATAATGCGGATGCTGTTAGATATAAAAACGATTTGAAGGTGTGTGAGACTAAATTAAATATGGCAGGTGCAAGTAGTAAACAGACTATTCAAACTGTTAATAATAATGGAGAATCAAAAAATGATCCTGTTGTTGATGAAGCAAAAGAAGAGTTAAAAGAGTTTTCTTATAGATATTTAATTACACCTTATGCTGCTACAACAGCTGATAAATTTTATGCAGATAATTTACAATTTAATGAAGGTTTTGTTTCTTTTCAGGATAAAGAAATGAATACAAAGTATTGGCTTGGGGGTAGTTTAATGATAAAAGAAGTAAATAGACGAGCTGGTGTAACAACTAAAGAAAAGAAAGATGAAGAAGATGAATACTAAATTTATTTTAAGGAGGTAATATTATGACAACTGAAAATAATGTTCCTGCAACAATAGAGCTTACGCCTCTTGATGATGGTGCTCGTAACAAGCTTATTGTACCTATTCAAAGACAGGATTATCAAAGGGATCTTAGTGATTTGGGGCTTTCTTTTGATTCTACGGATGAAGAAATTCTTGAGACAATTCGCCCGGTGCTTGTTGAAGTATTTGATAAAGACATAAAGGATGATAGGACTGGTTGGATATATAAGATTCATAGAGCTGAAGATAGACACAATATCTATGTAATACCTAATAGTGAAGCAGGATGATTTATATATGGCAGTTCCATCGTAAGAATATACAAGCCGAGAGTTCAAATCTCTCATTACCAACCATTCGGTAATTAGCTCAGTTGGGTAGAGCATCAGTTTTGAGGACTGAAAAAACTATTTTTACAACTTGAACTGCCATTTACAAATTATTTTGGGAGGAGACTATTATGGCACAAGAGAATCAACTCGCTTATCTGAACGACGAAACTCGTTTAGATGTTTATAAAACAATTATCAGTGGATGTACACATGTATGGTCTAAGAACACCCTGCAGAATGGACAGACTATTATGAGAAAACGGCGTAATCCAGATGGGACTATAACAGAAGTGCCTGAAGTACAAGAGCAAAGGTTACAACCTATACTTGATACTTTTATAACTCTTGCTGATCAAGATCCTGTCTTTTTAGCTCATTTTAACAGCTGGGCTATAACTAAATCTGATGGAAAGGATTTAAAAGTTCTATCTACATTTATCAATTCTTTGAGTGATGCAGATGGTACACCTTTCTCAGAAGGCAGTGATTATAAAAAACCTAATTATCGTAGAGTTGCCCAGGCTGCTGTATTAACTATGGATCCAAAGTTAGTGTCTCGTTTGATTACGATAGCAAATCTCAAGATGCCACTTGGTGCAAGGTATAAAGAAGGTACACACTTCGCTCGTAGTCTTAAAAATGCATGTAAGAAGTATATTCGTTTTCGTGAACAGAATCCAAAAGCTTTGGAAGGAATTAAAAAAGCAGCTTTTACTAAGATTATGTTGAATATGTATAGGGCTTTGCATATAGCTCCTTCTGATGAAGCCGTTGCTGTGTTTGGATGGGATCAAAAGGACGGAAGAGTTGCGGAGAAAAGTGAAATCTTTAATTTCAAGGGGCTTAGTGATCTTGCAATAGCAGAAAAGATCCGTGAGGAGAAGTTAAAACCTCAGGGTGTACTGGGTGCTTTGAATAAAAAGATATCGCCAGTTATTGCAGCTGCAGTACTTGAACAATGTAGTGGTGATCAAGCAGTTATTTATCGTGAACTTTTTGATAAAGAAGGTTTGCTTAAAGATAAGGAAATAATGGAAGTCTTTACAGAGAAGATTAAAACTGCTAAGACTGCTTTAGATCGTGTAGATAAAATTACTACTGAAGTAGATGCAGATGTTAGTAAAGAACTTAAGAAAGCTCGTGCTGACAAAAGAAAAGAAATTGTAGGTGATCTTGGTAAAGTGTTTGTTCATATAGATGCAAGCCCTTCTATGATGCATGCAATTAACTTTGCTAAGGAACGTGGTTCTATTATAGCAGAATGCATTAAGAATCCAGAAGAGAATTTTCATTGGGGATTATTTGATGATGATAAGAGGGAGTTAGATCTACCTGAAACATTTGAAAAGGATGCATTCATGGCAAGGTTGTATGGTATTCATTGTGGTGGTCATGGAACAAATTGTTTGTCATGGTATGAAGATGCTCGTAAATTAAATTGTGAAATTGATATTTATCTTACAGATGAAGATCACAATACTGGTGTTATCAGACAAATAGTTGAAAACTGTGATGAGAAGGGGCTTGGTCGCCCTAAAGCTGCAGTGGTAATAATGTTTCCACCAGGAACAATTACTACTCGTAGAGAAAGGCTATCTGATTCTCTCGAAGCTGTAGGAATACCTGTTAGTAGAGTGGATCCTAATACATTAACTGAAAGTGCTTTAGTAGCTCAAGCAGTACGGGATGCTATGAGGGGAGCAATGTCTATAATTGATGACATTATGGGTACTCCTCTTCTTGAACTCCCACGGTGGTATGAGTCTATAAAATTAAAATAATAAGGAGAATGATATGGTTACTTTTGCTGGAGGAGTACTGTGTTATACACAAGATGATGAAAATAATCATTTAGAAGTAACGCCTTACATTCGTCACTGCCATAAGAATGGTGGACGTAAATTTACGATTGTAATGGCACAAATAGATTCGGCTTATCGTGTAGGTATAGCTGTTCTTCACCCTGCCGATAAGAATTATAATAAAGAAATGGGAAGAAACATTGCAATGGGTCGTATTTTTAAGCGACCTATTTCTTATGTGCATGAGGATACTGTTAAAGAATTAGGGATAAGAGATGTGCTGGAGCATTTAGAAGATTTCTTTTTAAACGAAAAAAATATGAAAAAAACAATAGCAATGATAGGAGAGTGCGGATGTCAACAGATTCGGCAATTGAGAGAAATGATGGACGTGGGGATAGGAAAATAGAAAATAAGATAGAGTGTTTAAAGCATTATGCACATTATGAGTTATGCTTATTACTAGATTATTTTAATACTATATCGAATGATTAATTAAAAGATGAAGTATTACAAGAGCTTAAGAGCAGGAGAAGAGGTAATGGAAAATATCGATAATTTTTCAGGTATTTATGATTTTCTGTCTAATTTTTATAAAGCAGAAATGATTTATAATGGTAAAATGTATCCTACTAATGAACATTTTTTTCAGTCTCATAAAGCTAAATTCGAAGCTGATCATGAAGAGATAAGGCGAGTACCCGGACCTGGAAGTGCGAAACGTTTAGGTAGAAAAGTAAGAATGCGTGAAGATTGAGAAAAGGTAAAAGATAGTATAATGTATTTAGGTCTTTTACTTAAATTTACTCAGCATTCTGATCTAAAAGAACGATTATTAGATACTCATAATTTAGAATTAATAGAAGGTAATAATTGGGATGATACTTATTGGGGTATTTGTAATGGTAGAGGTAGGAATATGTTAGGTATGCTTCTTATGGAAGTAAGAGATATTTTAAAATTGGGGATAGAACATACAATTGAGAAGGAGAAAGAAGATGAATAATAATAGTTCACATATAATACTCGGGATAGTACTTGTTCTTCTTTTTGCATGTGGTGATCTTATATGCTACTTAGTAACACAGGATACAGTTGTTGCTACTGTGAAGGATAAGGTTACTAAGCGAGATGGGGATGATGATAAATATATCATTTTCACAAATAAAGAAGTATTAGAAAATACAGATGAAATATGGGCATTGAAATGTGATAGTAGTGATGTATATTCTGATATAGAAAAGGGTAAAACTTATGAATTTACAGTAGTAGGTTTAAGAATAAAGGCATGTAGTTGCTATCGTAATATACTTGAATCAAAAGAGATTATAGGAATATCTAGAGAAGTTCCTTCTAAAGCGGAGAAACCAGCTGAGTATGTCTATTGATTTTAATAAATTTGTTGGACCCAAAGAAGTTATTGTTCCTATTGTAGATGGGTGTTTTCAATACAACAGGAAGAAATATACTATGTGTGATGCACATATTTATGGTTGGTATAAAGTTAAGCTTAATGGTAATGAATGTGGATGTATTGAAGGAGTATCACCGGAAATAGAATTTCCGAAAGCAAAAACTATTAAAGGTTATACGTATAATAATAATCTAATCTTCCAGAATTTTGATGTAGGTAAACGTAAACTTGGCATTGATATGATGACTGTGTTACATTTTAATACTGCTCCAACATTTTCTGCTGTTAAGGCAATCCTCTGGGAAGATAATTGTTTATATTACTATAGTGTAAACTATGAGGATGCTTTTATCTATGATGTAAAATCGGAATTTGATAATGATAGGAGCATCATAGAAAAGAAAGGAGTGACCCCTGAACTCAAGACTCTTTACTTGTTTCATAGTCTAGAAAAAGAAGCAATTCGTAAAGCAGATGAAAAAGTTATATATGATAAGAAAGTAAAAGAATGGGCAGAGTCATTGCCTGGTAGATTAGCTTTAGCATTTGGAAATGTAGGTAGTAAAGTTTTGGAATATTCTATTACTGGCAATAGATTGTTTGTTGATTGGCAATTGGAGGAGACTGGGAGAACTTATAATTCGGTCTTGGATGCGTCCACTTTTCAAACAATTGAAGCTGGGTTTTGCACAAGTGGGGGAGATAGGAAATTTAATGTAACAAGTATGGTGCTAACCGCTAAAGAATATGAGAGGGAAAGAGTTACATATATTACAAGACGTAATAAAGAAAGAGAAGGCTGGTATTACGATGATGAAGTGGACTAGGCAAGAATTGGAAAATTTGAAATATTGTGTTAATCATACAAATTTAACCAATATAGAAATTAGTAAAAATTTTAATAGGAGTGTTGGTTCAATTGAACGTGCTTTAAACTATTATAAAATTCCTAGAAAAAATCGTTAACTAGAGGCTATCCTCGTTTAAAAAGGAATGGAAAAAAATTTTTAGTAGTAAAATATTTTTATGAGAAAAAATTTGGAAAATTTCCTCAAAATAAAATAATTTGTCATAAATGTGATAATTCATTATGTATAAATCCAGATCATATCTATCCAGGTACTTATCAAGATAATGCTAATGATAAGATTTTAAGAAGTAAAAGCATACTATTGGAGAAAAACACCCTTTAGTCAAACTCACAGAGAAAAACGTGATTCAAATTAAAAAAGATTTAAAAATAATTAGTTGTAGTGTAATAGCTAAAAAATATAATGTAGTGGTTCAAACTATATATTCTATAAAATATGGTAAAAATTGGAGATATCTTTAGCTATGATTAATTGGTTAGTAGGTAAACTTTGTGTTCATAAATATGATAGAGTGGAAAAGGGATATCAATATTGTAAGCATTGTGGTTTGGCAAGATTAGTACCTGTACTTCCATGCTTACATCCTAAATGGAAAAGAACAGAAAGCTATAAGCTGGAATCTATGAATATGGTGACCAAAGAAACAAATAAAACAGGCGAAGTATTTGTTTTAGAATGTGAGCAATGTGGAGATTTAAAAGAATTTAGGGTGGGTGTACAATGGAATTATTTAATAATGCATCAAAAATGCCCCTTGTAGATTTTCAGAAAAAAGCTGTCATGGTTAGTCTTAAAGATATGTTTAAGGGACCCCATTTTAGTATCTGTACAATTGATAATTGCTGTAAGATTTTAAATATTCACCCATCTTCTGCTATATACAATACTCTGCAGGCGGTACACTGTGTTTCTTGGGGTGATATGGATATAGAATTTAAAAATGAAGTGTTTGCAAGAACCTTGGAGATATTTAATACACCAAGTCTTGATTTATCAAAAGTTGATGTGTTAGAATTATGTCCTGATTCTAAAACTGGAAAGAAAGTATATAAAATGTTGGAGGTAGATCATGCAAGATGAAGATTTTGTGAAATTGGATGATATTAATTTATTGGATATAGGAAATACAGTACAGATCTCGGGTGCGATATGGTCGGGAGATGGTAGGGACTACCTTTGTTTTTTTCCGGACGAGTTTGATGAGGCTCTCGGTAATGAAATGAAGGTTCTTTTGATGGATGAGGATGACTGGAAAAAGTTTCTTCGGCAAACGGATATCGTGGAAACAGAGGTTTTGGCTGAATTGGGAGATAATAAAATAATAGGTAAAGCTATACTACGAAAAACAACTAGACAAATAGAACAAAGAGTATCCTGGGCAGTATATAGAAGAGATAATTATACTTGTCGATACTGTGGCCGGAACGATGTACCTCTTACAGTAGATCACTTAATACTATGGAAAGACGGAGGTCCTTCAATAGAGAAGAATTTGATAACTTCTTGTAAAAAGTGTAATAAGACTCGAGGTGATATGAAATATGTTGATTGGTTAGAAAGCCCCGAGTATGCAAAGGTTAGTAAGGAATTGTCAATGTCTTATCGTATAAAGAATGAAGATTTAGTAAATTCATTGAGTCGAATACCTATTAGAGTACATAAAATGTCGAGGTAATAATATGACTAAGAAGGAAAAAGAATATCTTCCAGCAATACCACCTGATGATTATAAAGGTTCTCAATCTGATTGGATGGTAGCACTACAAACAAATGGTCTTTGGAATGGAGAAGGTTGGTATGGAGATGTAATGATTTCAGAAGAAGATTGGTGGGAAATACTTGAAGAATGTGAGGGGCCTGATAATGAATAAAATATCCAGGAAGAAATTTTTTAAACTATCAGTAGTATCAGGAATTGGTTTATTACTTAAACCTTTATCGGCTTGTATTTGGGAGAGAAAGAATGATAACGCTTGAGTCGGCAATACAATTAGCAATGGAAGCTCATGTAGGACAAAAAGATCTAAGTGGCAGACCATATATCTTACACCCTTTGTATGTTATGACTCAAATGGAAACTGATACTGAGAGAATTGTAGCAGTATTACATGACGTTACTGAAGATACTGCTTATACTATTACCCAAATTGCTAATTTTGGTCTGACAGAAGAGATACGAGATGCATTAGTATTGTTAGATAAAAATAACCATAGTGGAAGTGATAAAGAAGAAAGATATGTTAATATGATAGCAGCTATTAAAGAGCATAGCATTGCTCGTAAGGTGAAAATAAAAGATCTTGAACATAACATGGATCTACGTAGAATAATTAACAGACATGATATGCGAAAAAAGGATATGGAACGTGTTGGTCGTTATATGAAAGCATGGAGTTATTTAACAGGAGAATGATAGGAGTGATTGAATCTGCAGTAATTACATATGATGATAGAATAATAGATTACAGTATAGGAGAAGCTGGGTCTGTTGAGTTTAATTTTTTTCGTCCATGGAATTTTATTAAAACATTAGGGCTGAATTTTATACCGGAAGATTTACAATTTTATCATGTGCATCCCCCAGGGATGACAACATATAGTGATAAAGATCTTAATTGTGTACAAGGATGGCATACTGCATTAGAATGTGTAATTTACTTTAATATTATTACGTTTCATGAAGATGATTTATTTTCAGTTAAACATGATGTGGTTGGATATTGGTTTGATAATACTAGATGTGATACTCATGGGAAATTACTATTAGAAAAGAAGGTATATCCAGTACGATTAACTGGTGATCAATTATTATTTTTAAAATATTTATCATATGGAGGTGAATAAGATGTTTGTTCTTTGGGCAATTCTTATAGTGTTTGCAATGTGGGTAATATATAAATTTGTTATAAAATTCTTCTTTCCCACACTTAATCGAAAAGAAGAAGATAATTCCCTCGAAAAAACTGAGGGATTAGTCACAGAAGCTTCTACTATAGCTAAAGAAATCGATATATTGTAGAACGTAAAGATGGGGATGGGTATGATATAGCTGGTAAATTTGTAAATAAATTTTGTTCAAATTGTTATACTTATTTTCTTAAAGATGGAACTATGATGGCCGAATTAAAAGCTAAGGATGGGGCATCAGATAAGGAAGTATTAGATAAGCTGGGTGATTATGGAGAAAAAATGTATCTAATAGATCTTCTAGGGTAATACATAAAGACAAGGAAAATGAGGAAGAGGTAGAGTTCAATGATTAGTTGGGGCAGAATAAATAATATAGCAACCAGATGGGTTTTAGTTGGGATAAGTCTTACATGCAGTATAGCATCTATGGTATTAGATATTGGTTGGCTTTCTTTTGTAGGGCTGGGCTTTGCTTTTATAGCACTTGTGATGATGATAATAGATAATTAAAATAGGAGGCAAACTTCGATGAGTGAAAACACACCTGATGTAACTGTTTATATATTATGTGGTATAATAGGTTCTGGAAAAAGTACCTGGGCTAAAGAAAAAGCTAAAGAGGACAATGTTGTGATTGTAAATAGAGATTCTCTTAGAGCAATGATAAAAGGGAAGTATGTTTTTGATAAAAAGTATGAACCATTTATACGATCAGCTTGTTATGATATTGTGACAACAGCATTCGATTATGGTTTTAATATTATTATAGATGAAACGAATATTATTAGAAAGAAGAGACTTGATTGGATAGATTTGGTAGATATGGCTCGGCAAGATCGTGGTGTGAATATGAAGATAGTATTAGTTCATTTTACTGAGACTCAGAATAATGTTGATAATAGAATGAATGATCCTAAAGGGCAGAGTAGAGAGACATGGCAAGGAGTATATGAAGGTATGATGGCTGACTTTGAGGATCCTATTGAAGCTGAGCTATCTCCTGAAGGAGAAATTATAAAAGTGGAGATATGAGTAGATTAGATAGAGCTATAGATTTATTGTTTAATAAAATAAGAATTACCTATTCTAAAGTAAATTGTTGGACTGATTATGATACTGTTCAGGGTATTTATAGGTTATGGATTGGATGGATAATATGGCATATTGTTTTTAAGATAGAAAAACTTGAAGTTATAAAGACAAGAGGAGAAACTCATATACAAAATCATAAAGAAGATGATGGAGATATAGATTGAGAAAGAAGTGGGCTGAGGAAGAGATTAAAGAAATTAGTAAACTGATTGATCTGCATTCCAATGTTGAAATAGCAAAAATTTATAATGTTTCGAAATATGCGATAGAAAGTTTGTTAAAAAAAATGAAGAGAAAGTTGTATGGGGACAAAAGAAAATTGAATGGGAAAAGGAGCAACTTGTTGACGGTTTATCTGAATATTGGGTTTGTACTTCACACAAGGCAGGTACGGATGGGTACGTTCATATTGAATTAGATACTATTGTATATATGCTTCATAGATTTATATACGAAAAGTTTAAAGGAAGTATTCCTAAAGGTAAAATTATAAGACATAAATGTGATATTAGAAATTGTATAAATCCGGAACATTTAGAATTAGGAACGTATTATGATAATATACAAGATATGGTAAAAAGGAATAGGCAAGCTAAGGGCGAACGCATAGGCGTGTCTAAACTAACTGAAAGACAAGTTCGGGAAATTAAAAAAGAATTGGGTAATGGTAGTAAACCTGCTCAAATATATAAAAAATATGGTGTTACTTATAGAAACATTTATGATATTAAAAATGGTAAAATTTGGAAACATGTAACTATTTAAGGAGGAAAAAATGTTAATATGTGTAATGGGGTTAGGAGCATTGGGAGGGAATTTATTACTTCAATTAGCTAAAAAGTATTCAGATTTTGAGTATATTGGGGTGGATTGTGATGAGGTAGAGGACAGAAATATTCCTATTCAACCCTATTTTTTAGAGCATATTGGATTGTATAAGACAATGGCTATGCAGGCAGTGTTCCCGAGGTTTGTGAGAAAGATGAAGTATACTCCCATTCAAAAGAAGATAGAAAAGTTTACGGACATAATTGATATTTTAGATGGTATTGATAAAAAGGATGTGTTAGTATTGGATTGTTTTGATAATAAAGAATCCAGAAGTCTAGTGGCTGAATTATCTAAAGATGTTGCTTGCTTGCATATAGGCTTCTCTCCGGAATTGTCAGGGGAAGTAACATGGGATGAGAAGTACACTGTACCTGGAAGTGTGGATCCGGATGCAGAAGATATCTGTGAAGTAAGAAGTGCAATTCCTTTCATACATTTTATGGTTAATTTTGCTACTATGGTCATTGATGATTACTTTGAAAGTCAAGTGAAGAATAATTATATAATAACTAATAGATTTCATATAAGGAGAATGTAGTATGGTGGACTTTTTAGACCTATTGGTGTTTTGATTATTAATATGGTGATTGCTTTTATTGTATCATTATTGTTTGCAAGAGGTGAGTTTCCAGCAATGTATGATGTTATTATAATAGGGGCTCTTGTTTCTATATTAGAATGTATGAGAGAAATATATAAATTAAAAGATAAAATGAAAAAGGAGGAGTAACAATGAGTGCTATTAATGCTATACCTATTGTAGGTTGGATTGTTGATTTTTTAATTAAATGCAGTGTATCAGTGCCTTTCTGGTTTTTCTGGACTGTATTAGATATAGGAAAGGAATACTTTGATTTTCTTCCTCAGAAGTATCAAGCTATAGGTTTTTGGGATACAGTATGTTTATTTGTTGTGATAGGTTTTATGGGAATGATTATTAAAATGGTAAGTCCTTTTAGTATTAAAGTAGAATCATCTAAGAGTGATTAAGGAGGATATAATGGCAATGTTACACAAAGCACCTGGAGTACTTGTTCGTGAGATATCTAGAAGACCAGTTTTACCTGCTCAACCGGTTCACCTGATATCCCTACCAAAGCGGAGAAAACTAAAGGAGATGTACGGTGATCAAGAGCATAAGTTACAAGACCCTGCTGTATTACAAGAAAATATTGATCGACTATTGGGTAAAGTAAAGAAGGAAAGAATCGGTGAATATATAATGCATGATGCTCTGGGTGGAGGTACAGTGATAGATGAATTTGATCTGTATTATAAAGTTCTTTGGGATGAGGCTCCTCCTTTCATGTATAATGCAGGAGTCAACCCTTGCTTAATATTAAAATCTATATCAACATTTGCATTTCGATTAGAGCGTTCTTCTGGTGTGGGTAGTTTTGGTGATCTGTTAAACAAGTACAAAAAAAGAAGAACAGCAGATGCAATAGGTACAATAAGAAGATTCGAGCATGAGGAGAGAAGAGATTCTCGGTTATTAAGTGAGTTTGTTAAATTAAATGATATTATGGAAACAATAGAAGAATACATGAGAGATAAGCGGAAAAGGAAGAAGAAGTGATTTGCACAGTAGAAATCGACTAGGAGTGGTAATGAAAGAAGAGGTACTTGTAGATGTACATAAATTAACACGGTCAGTAATTGCTACTTTAAATAAAATAAAAAAGGATGCTGAAGGAGATATAGAGAGTGACCTGCAAAAATATGCATGCTTATATCAGAATCTTATAGGGGCTTGTGACGGTAATTTGTTTGTAGTTGAAACTATTCTCGAACAAGTAAAAGAAGAAATGATAGATGAGTCAGATATGAAATCTATAGAACTGCATCAGTATTTAGACAGCCTGCTCAACCAATAACCTTCCAATTTTTTTCAATTTTTTGAACTTTTTCTGTAAAATTTTTCGTCGTTAGCCTTTATATAATATATACCCAAAATTAATTTAACAGGAGGTTAACGATGAGTGTGCTAGATCGTTATCGACAGCATATTAAAGATGATGAAGAAAATCGTAGCAGTAATTATGCTGTTGAGAAAAAGATTAAACAAGACTTACCTAATATCATTCGGATTGTAGATCCTGACAGTGCCGTTGAATATTTTGAGTCTTGGATGATGTGTGATGATAAAGAGAAAAGACCATTTATTATCGAGAATGACCATGAGGGAAAGAGTGTCCTTGCTGAGCTATTAGGAGATCGCTCAAATTTCTATCGTGGTGGTATTTTAGACTCGCGTCTTGATGAATTTAAGCAGAAGTATTATGTTTATGATCAGCAAGATCCTGAGCTTATACTTCGGGTAGCATTTAATGAGGATAAATCTGAAAATGCAGGCAATTGGAAGCCTCGCAGACAGTATGCATTCAATTGTATTGATAGAGAGGTGGAAACAGAAGGTAATTTGACTGGTCAGAATTGGTGTATGGTTAATAAGCACACAAAACTTTTGAAAATAGGTTCTACTGGTTTACAAAGTCTTCTTGATGTAAGAGATAACTGTGGAAATCTGCAGGATTATGATATCAATTACAAGAAAACTGGATCCGGCAAGAAAGGTACAAGGTATAATGCCATGAAAGCCGAGAATAATCCTAATGTATTTGTAGGGCCTCTTACAGATGAGGAAAAAGCATATGAAGTCTATACTCTTAAGAGAGAAGGTGCTCTATCTCCGGCAAGATATGTACTTAAATATTTGGCTCAGACTATCGCAAGGATAGATGGTGTTTTAGGTACAAAATATCTGGCTCAATTGGAAGAGCAAGCTAAGCTTGAGGCATCCATGGAAGGGGAGCCGGGACCAGGGCCAAATCCACAACAAACAACCCCTCCTCCTGCACAAAGTAGGATCCCACCAGCTCAAACTCAAACTGTAGTAACTGAGGTACAAACACAAGCACCACCAGTGGAGCCGATCAATACGACTCCTCCACCGGGACCATCAGAACAACAGGCTCCACCAGAACAACAGGTTCCTCCTCCAGAACAGCAAGCAGTTAAAACACGAGGTTCAGCTGACACGGTGAAAATGATTGTGTGTCCTTTCTGTAAAGCACATGTACCAAGTGACAGTGTACATTGTACTAATGACGCATGTAAGAAGAAACTGTTAGAAGCTTGTGATGAGCCTTCATGTAGAAAATTGTTTCTTGTTACACTTGATACTTGTCCTCATTGTGGTAAGACATACAAATTAGGATAAGTGAATGTTTGTTGGATTAGATCTCTTTTTAATAGGGACAGGTCTGGTGGAGGTAAATGATAAATATAAAATTATTTCCAAAGCCAGACTTATTGTTTTTTTTAATAATATATACCATGGATAAATTAATTGGAAAAAAATTTGGTAGATTGATCGTAAAAGAACTAACATATCGTAAAGATTATTTTAGTAGAACGGAAAATAGAAATAAAAAAATTAAATATTATTTATGTGTGTGTGATTGTGGTAATACAAAAATAGTAAGTAGGAATAGTTTAATTAATGGGTTATGTTAAAAGTTGTGGTTGTCTATGACGAGAAATAGTGATTAAAACGAAAACTAAACATGGTAAAAGTAGGGACAGAATATATCAAGTTTGGTATTCTATAAAAAGACGTTGTAATAATGAAACAAGGAGAGACTATAAATATTATGGGGGCAGGGGAATTACATACAATTTAAAATGGGAAACATTCGAGGGTTTTTATAATGATATGGGTAAAGATTATAAAATAGGACTAACACTTGATAGAATTGATAATGATGGTGATTATTGTAAAGAAAATTGTAAATGGTCTACTCGTAAAGAACAAGCTAATAATAGAAGATCAAATTTAAAATTTAAAAAGGTTTGAAATATGTTTTTAGGTTGTGATATAAGTATAACAGGGACTGGTATAGTAATTATTGATGATAATTATAAATTAATAAAAAAAGAACGTCTTTATGTAGATGCAAAAGGAACAGAAAGACTTTTTCACTTAGAGAATTTATTTTTGGAAGTGCTAGAGCCCTTCTTCAACAAAATTATATTTACTTGTATGGAATCCCCTGCGTTTGGGGTATCCGATGGTCACCTTTTTAATATAGGAGAAGTAACAGGGATTTATAAATTATGCTTATTTAAGAATGGAATGGAATGGATTTATTCAGCACCGACACAAGTGAAGAAATATTGTACTGGAAATTGGAAAGCTAAAAAGGAACTGATGATCTTGAAATGCTTTCAGAACTTTGGAGAAGAGTTTGATTCATCTGATCTGGCAGATGCTTATATTTTAAGTCGTATAGCAAGCGATTATTATCAATTGACGAATTCAAATGATGGAGTTGCAGACGTTAAGAAGTATCAGTTAGAAGTATTAAATAAAATAAAGAAAACAGAAGATAAAAAAGAAGAAAGTCTTCTGAAATAACTATGACTTTGGAGAGCATTATGATTGATATAAAGGCGGTTAGATCTGTTCCGACAGGTATTAGATTAAGTGTACGTGAACAGATGTTGAGTGAGTTGTTTAGTAATGCATACTGTAAAAAATGTGGGTTATATAAACGAGTAAAGACTCCCTATATTGAGGGGCGTGGAAATAAAGAAGCACCTTTATTAATTGTTGGTGAAGCCCCGGGAGCTAATGAAGATAAAGATGGGAATGTTTTTATAGGGAAAGCTGGTAGTATCCTTCAAAATAAATTAAATCAACACAATATAGATTGTTTTATAACTAATTCTGTTAAATGCAGACCTACTGATAAAGAAGGTAAAAATAAAAAACCTACTCCTACCCAAATTAAATGCTGTCGTACTTTTACTTATAAACTTATCGATGAAATAAAACCTAAAGTAATACTTACGTTAGGAAAAACAGCTATGGATCAAATGCTTGGTCTAGGTTTAGCTATGACCATTGCACGCGGTAAACAATTCTATCATCCAGAATTAGAATGTACTATAGTAACAACTTATCACCCCATGTATTTAGGCTATCGGCAAGATGCATTGATATATCAACAGTTTGAAGAAGATATATTAATGGCCAGGAAATTGGCATATGAACCTAAGACAAGATTGCTTGAAGCTACTCCTGTATCACTGTCTGATCCAATAGAAATTAAAGCATATCTTAATCGGTTACTGGATTCTTCTTTAATAGCAATGGATATAGAAACTGATGGATTGAATCCAAGGGAGAATAGAATCACACACATTTCTTTTTGTATTGAATCAGGTAAAGGAGTACATATTAAATGGGAGGATATACTTCCATTTTTTGATTTGTTAAATCAAATACTAAGTCATCCAAGTATTGTTAAAGTATTTCATAATGGTGTGTTTGATGTGAAGTTCTTAAGAGCAGTTGGTTTAACTATTAATAATTTTGGTTTTGATACGCTGTATGCTGAACACACTACAACAATGAGTTATGAGGGTAGAGAGGTTATAGGTCTTTATAAGCTAAAGACCATGGCTTGGACACATACTCCTCTTGGTGGTTATGAAGATATTCTGGGTGAAGGAGGTATTGTTGCTACACAAAAGAAACAAAAGACTAAGAAGAAAAAGGATGCACCTATTGAAAGAACTGAGTTTGATAATTATGCAATGTATGTGGAAGACAAGAAACAGGCAAGGTTAAAGAGGAGTGGATTACCACCGGTACCTTATTACTCTGCGTTAGATTCTGATGTAACATTTCGTATCTATCAACAACAGGTTGCTGAGATTGGTAAAACATATAATAATTTATTTTATCATCTGATAATGCCTTTAGCTAATACTTTACTTCGTATAGAGGAAAATGGGATACGTATAGATGTTGCTCATATGGAGAAAGTCAAAAAAGAGAATAACAGTAGAGCTGCAGAAATAGAGGAATTAATATATGCAAGAAATGGAGGGCAATTTGATATAAATTCTGCACCACAATTAAGAAAATTTGTTTTTAATAAATTAAAGATTACGAAAAGTGATAAGTTTAAAACTCCTAAAGGAGATCCTTCTCTTAATGAAGCTGCAATAAAGTATTATGCCGAAACCTATCCCGAACTTGCAAATATCTTAGAGTATAGGAAAATAAATAAACAGACCTCGACTTATATAGATGGGTTTTTGGATCTTATGGATCCAAATACTCAAAGAGTATACCCGGGTTACTTACAACATACTACTGCAACTGGAAGACTTAGCTGTATTAATCCTCCGCTTCAAACAGTACCAAGAGATAATAGGATACGTAATATGATTATTCCTGCTCCTGGTAATAAACTTTTGGCTGCAGATTTAGGGCAGGCAGAGCTTAGAGTATTGGCAATGTTCTCTGGTGATGTGGAAATGATTAAAGCATTTAAAGCTGATCATGATATTCATGCTGCAACAGCTTGTAATGCTCTTCTTCATATTTCTTATGAACAATTTGATAAGAATAATGAAAAGCATATGAAAGCTAGGACAATAGCAAAAACGATTAACTTCGGAATTGTGTACGGGTTATCCGCATTTTCTTTAGCTACACAACTTGGGTACCCTATGGACACATCTATTGAAAGACATGAGAGTACCTCAAAAGCACAGAAGTTTATCGACAGCTGGTTTAATTTATATAGTGGAGCAAAGCAGTGGCTTAAGGCTGTTGAAAGATTTGCTATAGAATATGGTTATGTAGAAAGTGCACATGGTCGTCGTCGATATTTATCTAAGGTGTATAGTACTGATACTAAAGTTAGGGAAGGGGCTCTTCGTCAAGCAACAAATATGCCCATCCAAGCAACCGCAAGTGACATTACAAATTTTGGTTTAATAAGATTACAGAAATGGATAGATAGTACGAATAAATTAGCAAAGATTGTAGGTGTTGTTCATGATTGTATCTTAGTTGATTGCCCTGAGCATGAAGTTGGGATAGTTGGTGCTCAGTTAGTTAAAAGTCTTATTGAAGATATACCTGATATAGAAATAGGTTTGAAGGCAGATTTGGAGGTTTTGGATAAATGGACAAAATAGGAGGTAACTGATGGGGGATAAAAAAGAAGAAATAAATTTAGCTTCAGAGGATTTGTTAACAAGAAAGGAACTAGAAAAAGAAGTAGGAGTTAAATATGACCAGGAAAAATTACGCTGGGATTTAGTTCCATGGGAGCAATTTAAAGAAGTTGTTAAAGTTCTTATGCATGGAGCAAATAAATATCCTAGTAAAGATAATTGGAAGTATGTATCTAATAGGCATAGGAGATATTTTAGTGCAGCAGTACGTCATATTATTGATTGGTATGATGGGGAGGTTGATGATCCAGAATCCGGGGTGCATCATTTAGCTCATGCTATGTGCTGCTTGCTTTTTCTTATGTGGGATGATGAACAAGAAGGGGAAAAATGAAACTAATATCAACTATTATTAATGGAGAAGAAAGAATTCGTTTATTAGATAAGAATGGTAATATGATCGCAACAGGTTTTATTAAAAGTATTAAAATGGATACTGGTCCAGCAACAGAAAACACACCACTTGTTGCTACTATGGAATTTATCCTACTGAAGTAAACATTGTTGCTTATTGTAAAGGATATGATCGAGAGTTAATAATGTATAATGTGTGTCATAAGTGTGGAGAGGGATTGTGACTGTGAGAAGGGGCAAGTTATTCAGTCAGTACAATTAGCAATTAAAGAAAAGGATGGCAGTAATTTAGGATATATTAATAGAGCTATAATAGAACAAGATGCTGAAACAAATAAGAACGCCATAATAAAACTGCAACGATATAAAGTTGTATGTGGTAAAGCTATAATGAATAAAGATAAAAATGATATTGAGTTTGATTTAGACGAGATTAGTAATGAGTCAAGCTAAAGATAATTTTAAATATTATTCTAAAGTCTTTGGAATTACAAAGGATGTACTTCATATTACAAGTTACTATAAGGTATTGATATGGTTTTCGATTAGGAAAAGCTTTAACTTAGGAGCAGATGTTCATATAAACACAGACTACGTTAATTTTTCGTTGGATATTATATGTATTCAAATGGGTTTCTCTATCAATATTGGAAGTCATAAAGGATATCTAAAAGAAAGTAAGGAATCGATTAAAAGAACTCATGATGAATTTTATCCATTCATTTAGGGGGAGTTGTAATGTTTGATAAAATTGCTGATGTGTGTGCTCTTTGGATTAATAAAAAAGTAGATCAGAAAGCAAAGGAACGTAGGAAAATAGAAGGAGCACAACTAGTTGATTATACTGATACTGTATCTTCTGTGCCAGTAGCAGGGCATTGTTATGTTCCTAATTTCGGATACTCATTACCTAATCATTATAAAGAATGGGTAACTAACGATTGTTCTGTTATGAACTGTTCAGGTTGTGGTCATGTATATCCTATTCTTAATGGTTCTGTGATGCCAATTAAAATAATAGATGCCGAAGTTGGTTTAGAATTAAGATGTATATGTCCACGTTGTGGTCATTGTAATAGTATATCAAGATTATTTGAAAACGAATCAGGAGAAAGAAGAATATGAAAAGATATTGGAATTACTTAAAGTATATAGTTCGTCACAAATGGTATGTGACTATTGAATGTTTTAAAGAAAGTTTAATTTGGAGAGGGATCATTCATGATTGGGATAAGTTTTTACCTAGTTGTTTTATAGCATATGCAAAATTCTTTCATGATAAGGACGGATCTAGTAAAACTAAAAGAGATAAAACTGGATATTATAAGCCTACAGAAACGGGGAATGAAGCGTTTGAGTATGCTTGGTTTAAACATACGCGATATAATGATCATCATTGGCAGCATTGGGTCCTTGCTACAGAAGGAAAGAATAAAGCATATAGAATGAAACTTGATGCTATCATCGAAATGGTGTGCGATTGGAAAGGGGCAGGCAAAGCACAAGATACACCGGATACTGTTAAATGGTGGAAAGCAAATAATAAAAAAATGCAATTACACCCAGGTACTAGAGAGGTGATTCTTTTATTACTTGGAATAAAGGAGGTATAATGAAAGAGTTTGAATTACCTAATATAATCCAGAAGATTAATAAAGATAGAGGTAACACTAAACTTAGTACTTTGGATAAAGCTAAAGCATTTAGAATGAAAAGATTCTTTTCTGGTTCTTTTTCTATAGATGCAATGATAGGTGGTGGATATGTTTACAGAAGGATCCATTTATTATTTGGAGCAAAGTCTTCAGGAAAGAATGCTTCCCTCTATCAAATGATGGCGTATAACCAAAGGATATGTAGAGTGTGTCATGGTATTCGTCCAGATATTCCAGTAGATGACAATGCTGATAGATGGACTGTAGTACTCAGGGACATTTTAAGAATTCCTGTATGTCAATGTAAAGACAATATCTTTGTTCCTAGAAGATTTTGTATGATAGACTTTGAGAAAACATTGGGGATAGAAACACCCAGGATAATTACTGTTCAAAGTTTTACTAATGCACAGACAGGAGAGAAGATTAACGAATTAGATTACAATGATAAGACAACTACATTAGCAGAGTTACAAGAGAAAGAAAAATTAACTAAAAAACAACAGGATTGGATGGTGGGTACTGAGGCATGGTTAAAAACTGTAAAAATAACAGAGAATAAACGAGAGCATATGAGTACTCCAGATTATCTTATGAAATGTGGAGTTATTACTAAAGAACTCATTGTTAGTGATCCTACTGATACAGAGGAAGCCACGGAATATATGAGGGAGATTATAAAAAGTAAGGAAATAGATGCTATTATATTGGATAGTCTACAGGCTGCTGTTCCTAAATATGTTAAGAATAGGGAGTCAGATGAGGCTACTATGGGTGCTGAACCAAAGGCTAATGCTTTGATGGTCAGGTATGTATGTAGTGCTTATGCCGCTGAGAATATAGAGGATGAGTCAGAATCTTTTAGGCCAGCTCTGTTTATTAACTCACAAGTTCGTAGTACATTGGGGTTTATTAAGTCAGCCCCCACATATTCTGGAGGACATGCTGTTGCCCATCTGATCTCATTAGCTTTAGAATTTCATAAGCTGACTTATCTAAAGGAAGATGGGAGTGCAGGGAAAGAAATTGCTCTTACCTATCATGGACAACGTATACGATTACGAACCGAGAAGAGTAAACTTGCAGCCCCAGCTGACTTGCATGAAATAGATTATTATTTTAAAGATGGTAGTACATTTCAGACAGGGCAGATAGATCATACAGCTGAAATAGTTGCACTTGGAATAAATGCTGGGAAGATTCAGAAGGCTGGCACATGGTATGTTGTTAAAGGAGAAAAATTTCAGGGTAAGGAAAAGCTTAATACATTTTTTAGAGAGAACCCTAAATTTGTAGGGGAATTATATAGTGATATGCAAGGAGTAGCATAATGAAAAAGGAAAAATTAGCAACTACAAGAGAGTCTCATCAGCTTTGGACAAAACATATTGGTGCGGTAAGAATAGGAGTTGAGTATGAACCTTCTTTCCTTGGTTTAGGAATACATATAGAAGGAAGAGACATATTTAAACTAGATAAATCTGAACCAAAAAATAAGTTAATCCAGATAGTTGTATACTTATTTGTTTTAGAAATTAATATAAGTGTAAAGGTAGGTGAAGCTGATGAACAAAAGAAAAATAAAAAGGACATCAAAAAAGCGTGAGAATAAAGCAGGAAAGGAAGTAGGCGGTAGTTCTCATTTAGGAAGTGGTAACTTATGGTTTCAGAAAGGGGATGCTAGTGGGGAGTACTTTCTTGTAGAAGATAAATTTACTACTGCAAATAAATATTCTATTTCTCTTTTAGTCTTGGATAAGCTTGAGCGACAAGCACTTAAGACAGATAAAATTCCTGTACTGCGTTTTGGATTTGAACCTCATAAGGATGAGAACTATGCTGTATTAAGAGCATGCGATTGTTGTCATCTTATAGATGAGATTGCTCTTGATGTATTTGGTACAGATAAGAAAAGTAAAACATTTGCTATGAAGGAATTGGAAAATCTGTATATAAAAACTATGTCCAGCCTTTTTATTTGTAAATTGAATTTAAATATTAAAGAATATTATATATTAAAATGGAAAGCGTTTGTGGATCAGCAGGGGAAGTTCTTGGGTATGGGAGAGGAAGATGCTGAAGTGTAATGTATGTGAGGATAAAGGATTCCTTCTGAAAAAAGTAATGTATGATGATGATGGAAACAAAGTTGTATTAAGAGATAATGCTACTTCATATGAAGAAGAAGTATGGTTCCCATGTGAGTGTAGAAAGAAACAAGACAAAGAGGTTGCTTTAGATTATAAATTAACTGAAGCAGGAATACATAAATCATTATGTAAATATACTTTTGATGATTATATTAAAATACCTTTTCCTCCAGATGTAAAAAAGTTTAATCAATCTCAAGTTGATGTACTCACAACCATCATGAATGATCCTATAGAATTTTTTACTGATAACAATGTACTGTGGCTTTGGGGATCAGATGATAACTCTGGGCATACTACACTGGCAGCAACTTTAGGTATTAAGTTAATTGAAAAGAAATTCAGTGTACGGTTTTTAAAAATGCAAACTCTCTTAGATGCCTTTACTGATTTTGATGATAAGGAATATCTTGAAAAACTAAAAGGATATAAATTTTATATTATCGATGATGCTTTTGATTTAGATTCGGTAACTGTAGGTGGACCGTATACCCAGGTACATTTATTTCAGTTTATAGATAATGCATTGTTAGAAGATAGTAAATTTATAATGACATCTAGAGAGAATATAATAAATATACCAGAAGAATTTCATAGGTCTGGTACAGTACTCCGTCGTTCTTTTTCGTCATTAGAATTAAGAGGTGATATATCTACGCTACAATTAAGAGGCAAGAAAAAATAGCATGGCTAATCCATTAAAAGATATAGGAGACATTCCTGTTGATGAGGAGAATGAAGCTATTATTGTTATTAATGCTATTAAGAATAAAACTAATAGAGAGATCTTCTTACGACGAATAGATTATAGACAGTTCAGGACTCCTGAATTTCAAACTTTAAGTTGGGCTGTGATAGCATGTGCTGAAGCTGGTATGGAAATGAATCATGATGCTTTGCTTTTAAAATCTAAACTCTGTCCTGTACGTAAGATAGTTGATTATAAATTCATTGATGGTATTATAAACAATTTCGCGGAGGTCCCAGAACAAAACTTTAATGAGCATATAGAAAAACTTGTGCTTGATAATGTAAAATCAGAAGTAATGGATCTCGTATTTAAATCTTTGTACAAATCTCTTTTAGATCCAACACAACCACTCTCAGCAGTAGAAGAAAGAGTGAATGCTATAAACAGTGTAATAGGTAAAGGATATTCTACATATCAATTAGAATTTCAGACTATGGAAGAAGTAACGGCAGATTATATTGAATTAAGGGATAAGATGCAAGGGAAGAGGACAACGGGTTTTAGACAATTAGATGATAAACTAACAGAAGGGTTGCAGGAAGGACAAATTACAATTATATGTGGTCTTCCTGGGATGGGTAAAAGCTCATTTGCACTTTCTCTGATGAAGAACCTTTCTAATAGAGGAATATACACTGCTCAGTTTGCATTAGAGATGCCGAATAGATCACTAATGAATAAACTTATAGCATTCAATACTAATATTGCTGTAACGAGAGTTACTGCTCATTGGGATAAGTTTACGGATGAGGAAAAGAAAGTTTATGAATGGGAACTTGAAAGGATACGTAACAATCCTTACATTCTTTTAAATGATAAACCTACTCAGACATTAGCTACTATCAATGAACAAACAATGCTTCTGCAGGATAAATTAAAAACGCAATATATTGTACTAGTGATTGATCTGTATGGCAAGATTAGTGATTTGCTCCAAAGTGATAACTTTGCAAGAAGTTATGAACAGAATTTAAATATTACTCAAACTATGACAAGGAAGTTAGGTGTGCATACTATTCCTGTTGCACAGATAAATAGGGAGGTTACTAAACGTAAGTTTAGTCGTCCTCGTATGTCTGATTTGAAGAATGCTGGGGCTTGGGAGGAGGTAGCTGACATAATATTAGGGATCCATAGACCGTATTATAATCCTGAGAAGGCACTTAAAAGAGAACTGGCTTATGGTGAAGCGGAGGTGGATCCTAACGTTAATTTGGCTGAGATTATATTCTTGAAACAACGAATGGGGTTAGGAAATAAAATTGTTAATTTCTTTTTTGATCCCAACACAACAAGGTTGTCTCCTATTGACAGTGAGTATCAAGATATGATTGATATGGCTAAGATTGAGGTGGAGGGTAATAGTTTTCAATGATAGATGTGGCGAAGATATTAACCCGATTAGGAATAGTGTATGATGAAGTAGGAGATGACTATCGTACTGCTTGTTGGTTTCATGAGGAGAACCATCCTTCTATGTCAATTAATAAGGAAGGAGGTTACTATCATTGCTTCTCTTGTCAGAGAAGTGGAAATATTTTTACCATGCTTGATGACTTTCTTAATCTCAGTGGTGTTGAGGCCCTACATTACTTGAGTAACTTTGATGCCCAGGCTGATACTGAAGAGGAAGAAGCAGAACGTTATGATTTGATGAGGGAAAAATTCGAGAAAAGAAACTCTGATCAGCCTTCATTAAGAATCATTGTTCATCTACCACAGCATAGATTAATTGAGTCTCATCCTTATCTTGAAAAGAGAGGGTTTAATTCATCTGAGATTCTCGAATGGGGAATGGGAGAAGTAGAAGAGAAACCATATGTGGGATGGATTATAATTCCTATTTATCAGGGCAATAAATTAAGAAATTACTTTATGAGAAGTCCTTATAATAGTAGAAAGCTGTACGGAAAGTACCCGAGAAAGGATATATTAGTTGGAATAGCTACGGCATCTGATATAGATAAGCCTATTTATGTAGTAGAAGGCATCTTTGATATGATATTTTTAAGAAGGGCTGGGGTGCAGGTAGTTGCTTCCTTATCTAATAGGATACATTCGGAATTATTGACCCCATTACAACTGGCAAAATTGAAAGAATATAAGCATGTTGTGATAGTTCCTGATGCTGATAATCCGGGGTTACAATTAGTAAAGGATGCTATACCTTTGTTAAATGCTGGTGTTAAAGTAGGTGTGTGTACTTTGCCAGAAGGTAAAAAGGATACAGCTGAATGTACTGTTAGGGAATTGTTTATGGTGATTAATAATGAGCAGAGCATTTTAGATTTTATATCTCAGGAGAGATATATCTTATGGCAGTTGAATAATTTACAAAAAAGTAGTTGACTTTATACTTTAAATTTATTATGCTGGTCTGTATTACATGGATAAAATTAATAATTTTATATAGCTATGATAAGAAAGCAATTATATATAACAGTAAGACAAAGTAAAGAAATAAAAAAGATTGCTAAAAGAATGGATTTGACATTTTCAGATGCTATTCGTAGGATTCTTGATTATTATCTGGAAAATGATAAGGCAGAAGATATTGTGTTTATGAGGGCTTTAGATGACACAGATGAATGAAAATAAAAATAAATATAGACGCTATCGAACCACAGATAGACTCGCTTGTCAAAAGCGAATTGGAGATGTTAAACTTACCATCATGTTTCGGCAACATGATCCCCTCTGTCCTCAAACGTGTTGTAGAGTTTGAAGACAGTGAAGTATTAACTCCAAAAAATACTGTGTTGATAGATGAAATAGGCATTGATGATGCTTCTTCCGTTGTGGTAGATGGGAAGAGGCTCAAGGATAGTTTTGTTCTTACAAAGGAAACTGTTGCTATATTACAAGAGTATAAAAAGCAAAGAGCTCTTGCGTATGCACACAAAATAGCCAAGTGTAAGGATTGTAAGCATGCCGAGATTTGTAATCATCTTACAGTTAACTATCTAAAACTAATAGAGTTGGAGGAAAGAGTATGATAGAAAATGCTTTGCAAGTTATTGGTTGTGGTCAATGCGGTACTAGAATTGGCTTGAAATTTGCAAAATTAGGAGTGGATACTTATTATATAAATTCTGATGAGTTAGATGTTCGGGGAACTTTTATTGATGCTAGAAAATTATTATTGTTAGGTACTAGTGGAACCGGGGGTTCTCCTCTTAAAGGTAAAAGCTTATTAAAAAAACATTGGAAAGAGTTTGAAGCTTTTATAGAAGCTAATATAGATCCTAATAAATTAATCTTGGTTATTTGTGGGTTAGGAGGAGGAACAGGAGGTAGTGCTGCTCCGCTCATTATAAATTATTTAAATAAAAAAAAGATTTCCACTGGTTGTATTGCTACTCTCCCTCCACGAATGCAAGGAATACTTGCTGCAGATAATTCATTAAAAACATTGAAACAATTAAAAGACTTAAAGATTAACATGTTTATGCTTGCAGATAATGAGTACCTCATGCAAAGTAAAGGTATAGGTAATGATTGGTGGGAAGAGATTAATAATCATATAGTAATAGAAGTAAAATCTGCATTTGAATTATTGCGTGAGGGGAAAGTTACTCAGGCAGGTATTGGATCCATAGATAAGGGTGAGATTATGAGAGTCCTGCAGTATGGTAATGGAATGGTAGATATTAGAACAATGTACTTTTATCATGCTGATTTTAGAACAGAAGATAAAGACCTGCTTAAAAAAATATTCAAGCCTTCATTGGCTGAGGGATATACATATAAGTCTACTTTAGCTTACTTAATAGGCATAGATATACCTAAGAAAAAAATATATACTAAAGAAGCTAAGAAAATATTCGATATAACAAAGAGAGTATGTGGTAGTGCAATATCACGATTAGGAATGTTTGCAGATCCTATGTTAGATGATGTTGTTAGAGTTACTATGATTAATGCAGGGCTCAAACTTCCACGAGTACTACAATCAAGAATCAATAATTTAAAAAGGGACGAAAAACGATTTGTAGAAAAAAAAGCTAAAGAAGATATTTTAGATCTATCTGAGTTAGAAGACGGCGTATTTGAAGAAGACTTTAACATTTAATAAACAATAGTTTTGTATCAAAACAAATAAAAATTAGCTATAGACTTTGGGGGCAATTAAATGATAGGGAACGAATTAGATCTATTGTGCAATAGATATATATGCACAACCAACCACTTTATTAAAAACAAACTACTTAACCGAATTTTTGCTAGGTATGAGCGTTGGGTACAAAAGCTCAGCAAAAAATATTCTAACTGTGATTATGAAGAAGATGATGTACGACAGCATGTGTACATTGGGATAGCTAATGGGATTGGTGGAAGGCGTATCAATGAACCACTCAATATGGCTATCTTTCGCAATGTTAGAAAGGAAATAAGTAATCATATTCTGCATCCCTTAAATACTAAAAAGACTTCCAGAAGTAAAGACATCTCTATGTATGATTATTGGAATTGTGTTAATGGAATACAGGCAGATATGGATGAGAACAATGTTATATCAGAAGATATGGGGATGTCAAAACCTATATGGGATGAGGATAGAACTATCTTACAGATGGATCTTGAGGGAGCTATAGCAAAGCTTAGTTCATTACAGAGAAATATTATGCTGTTGTGGTTAGAAGGTTATACAATAAAAGACATTAAATTACAACTAAACATTTCCTCAGCTACACATAACACAACTGTATATAATTATTTTAATGAAGGATTAACGAAGCTGTCTGTAATGAAAGATCTAAGAGGGTATAGATGTGACTGTGTCTAAAGATTATTCAAGAAGCAGGATGTCTATTTACGTACCTGATATAGCTGAGTTCAAACGTTTGCGGGATGTTATTAGGGATTTATGGTTTAATCGTTTCGGGGTGTATCTATCTAAAGGAGAGATACTCCTTACATGTATACAGTTTACAAAGGATAACCTGGCTGGAAAGGGATCACCACCTTTAAATGAGGATTCTAATTCACGTATCATGTTTAAGTATGCTAGAGTTAGTGAATGATAGTTCGAGATAAGATATATATCCCTATAGATACTTTAGGTAGAAAAATAACTGGCCTTGTAGACCTTTTTACATATAAGAATCCCGAGTACTATAGAAAGAAACGGTTAAAGTTGTCTGTAAAAAAGACGAGCCAAACTCTTATACATTATAGTGTATCTCATTTAGATAATATGAGATGCTTGTTTCTTCCTCGTGGTGGATTAAAACGAGTCCTAGATTACTATAAGGAACATGATCTACTTGTTAGGATTGCCGATGAGAGAATAGAACTTCTTACAATAGATTGCCATTTAAAAAATACTACACTTGAACCTCAGCAAGACAAGATAATTAAAACGTTAATAGATAATGAGGGTGGCTTGATCCAAATGGATACTGGTGGTGGAAAAACTATTAGTATTCTTGGGTTGATTGCTAAACTTAAACAACCCACACTTATTGTGGTCCATGAACATAAATTAAGAGGACAGTGGGAAGAAGAAATAGAAAATAGATTAGGTGGTAACTTTGTTTTAGGAAGATATGACGGAGATGAGAAAAGAGAAGGGAATATTTGTACTGCTGTAATCAATACATTATATAATATGGTAGAATCCGGGAGTGATATACTAAATCAATTCGGATTGATAATAGGGGATGAATGTCACAGGTTCAGTTCTAATATGTGGTTAGGTGTAATGCATCGTTCATCATCAAAATATAGAGTAGGTGTAACAGCTACTGTAGAACGAAAAGACGGTAATCATATACTAACATTAGATATCGTAGGAGATATGCTTTTAGATATTACAGCAAGTGAAGTGAAGCACAGAATAACTACCTTTGAATATGAGATGATTGACACTAATATTTCATTTGAGATACCTACAAGGAACAGATGGACAGGGCATCAGCGTGAGGATGTGTTGGATATTACTGCAGCTATTTCTTTATTAGCAGGACACGAAGAACGCAATGGTATTATCTTGGAACATATTTCTCGAGATATTGAAGCTGGATATATACCTTTAGTTCTATCTGATAGGGTAGCACATAGCAAATATTTACATAAAAGATTACAAGAGTTTGGTTATAACTCTGTTCTTTTGATTGGAGCAACAAGAAAGAAAACCAATTGGACAGAGATTAGAAAAGATGAATCTGTGCAAGTTGTTGTCGCTTCATCTTCAATAGCTGCAGAGGGATTGGATTACCCCAGGTTATCGTCATTGCATATCACAACACCAACTTCTAACTTACCAAAATTAAAACAAAAGGTAGGTAGGATCAGACGATTCATTGAAGGTAAGCCGGTACCTGTAGTAAGAGATTACGTAGACAATAAAGCATTTGTTATGGAGGATACCCCTAAATATGTACTCAAATATAGTGCGTTAAATCGAAAAAAATTCTATGAGAAGACTATACAAAATTATGTTATGGGGGATGCCCCGTAAAAAAAAATTAATAATTTTATAAGGAGGTTGCGACTCATGAGATCAAAGTATAAGGAAGCATTGGTTTTGAGTCGCAATTTTGGAAACAGGAGTGTAGAAGAAACACGTAGGTTATACAAGATTATACAGCAAGCGGTTAGTGTCGCACAAAGAAGGAAGGGAACGGATACACCATCGAAAGATGCTATAGCTTTTTTAGTCAAGGTGTATGAACCGTATGTAAAGAAAGTTGCAGGAAAGTATTATCCTTTTGTAGAAAAAAGGATGGAATTTAATGATGTATTACAAGAAACTTATTTAATGTTTCTTACATTATTATATAGATATGATAAAAACATTGCATCTTTTTCTTACTTCATGAAGTTATTACTCCCACAACATATGTATGTCTGGGTAGAAAAAGTAATGTCAGACAATTTTTTACCAGTAGACATCAAGGTAATTGAAACTTCTTTATCTCATCCAGATTTAGATGAGACAAATAAGGTATATGATTATTATGATTCTAAGATATTAGAAAATGAATATATCAATTATATCTTGGAGAGATCTGAGAAGAGTTCAAGGAGTTCTACAGTTAAAGAGGTTTGCTTGAAGGTATTTCTTGGGTCCACTACATGTTCAGCTTTGAGTAAAGAATTGGGTATAACATATCATGCAGTTTATGAGATCATAAACAAGATTAAAAAAGAATTGAAGTATTTTTTTCATGAGAATATGTTCTCAGAATATGTACTATCAAGTACAGGGAGAGTTGTGTCATATAATTATGGAAGAAAATAGACATTTAAAACATGTACAAGCAATGCTCCCTGCACATGTGCATTATAAATTAATTAATAGGGCAAAATATTATGATGTAACTATACAAGATTTGTTTAATTTGGTTGCTGAGAAGTTCCTGGCCGGGGAATTTGATGTAGAATTAGGTATCCCTGTGGATATTAAAACACCTTAAATTTCATCCGTTATCTCCTATTGTTTAAATACTAAATGATATGAGGTGATTATGGGTTTAGGTGATAAATTATTAAATTCTAATTATATCCCACAAGACACAGCACATTCTACTATAGAAACTCCTTATTTTGCTAAAAAGATAGTGAAATGCCCAGTAAAGCATACAGCTGACATCATTGAGTATGCTGAATCCAAAGAATATTTAGGGATTAAACTACGAGCTCTGCAAAGAAAGTTTTTAGAGGAGTTATTTTCTAAAGTAGGAGATAAGAATAAGTTTGATCAGGGTGTTCTGTGTGCCGGTATGCGTGGAGGTAAATGTGTCCAAATTGACCAGAATATTTTAATGTTTGATGGGACATTAAAAAAGGCTAAAGATATTAAAGTAGGTGATTTGGTTATGGGTCCAGATTCTATTTCACGGACTGTGTTAGAAACTTCGCGGGGGGCATCTGAATTGTTTGAGATACATCAATCTCAAGCAGATAATTATACAGTAAACGAATATCATATTCTTTCACTAAAAAAAACTCAGTCTGCTAGAGATGATAGGTCTAATCGACAACCAAATGGAAGATATCCGAATGAGCCTGATGTTGTTAATATTTCTATAAAAGATTATTTAAAGAAATCGGATAAGTGGAAATATTTTTTTAGAGGATATAAAGCTGGATTAATTACTTTTTCAGAACAACCTGTTCCTATTGATCCTTATTTGATAGGAGTTTGGCTTGGAGATGGTTTTTCTAAACAACCCATTATTACATCAGCGGATATTGAAATAGTGCAGTGGTTAGAAGATTATTGTGCTAAGAATAACTTAAAGCTTTCCATATCAGATAAAAGAAATAATAAATCTGCTAATTATCGTTTATGTAAAACTTCTGGGTTATTAAACCCCTTGTGGGAAGAGTTTAAAAAATTAAGTCTTGTTAGTAATAAACATATTCCCCAATGTTATATTTCAAATAGTAAGGAAATTAGATTGGAGGTATTGGCAGGAATTATAGATACTGATGGGCATCATCGAGCTGATAGGCATGGTTATGATATAGCATTATCTAATGAACAATTAGCTAATGATGTGAAAAGATTAGCTGATACACTTGGATATAGAACTCATATACAGAAAAAGAAAACAACATGTCAAGTTGAAGGTTATGAGGGAACTACATGGAGAATCTCAATATATGGAGATGTATGGGAGATACCTTGCAAGATTAAATATAAACAGTATATACACAATGGGAAACAGTCCAATAGGGAAAATTATTTATCTTCTATTAAAGTAGAATCGATTGGTGAGGGAGAATATGCGGGGATTGGAGTAGATAAAGATAATTTATTTTGTTTAGCTGATGGTACAGTAACACACAATTCTTATATTGCAGCTGTAATTATGACATATATGACACAGTATATGTTACAGTTCCCGGATCCGGCAGTAGAATTTGGTTTAGAGCCATCAAGATTAACTGGACAATGTATAGCCTCTTCTGAAATCCAGGCTAAAGAAACTGTATTTGCTCATATAGAAAGTATTATTGATAAGAAGAATTGGTGGGTAAAGTATTTCGCGTACTTAAAAGAGAGAGAAGCCAATGAGGGAAAGCATACACTATTCCAAAGGCTTAAACAAGCTGTGGAATTTCCGGAAAGACGATTGGCTATGTTATCCCTGCACTCTAACTCTTCTGCGTTGGCTGGTAAGACAAGTTATTGTGTAGTATTGGATGAGCTTAGTCGTTTTGATGTAGTAGAAGGAGCTGTTGCTGCCAAGTCTCAGACTCGTTCTGCTAATGCGGTTTATTCCACTGTATCTAGATCAGTATCTAACCTTAAGAAAGTAAGTAAGATAGTAGTTATTTCCTCTCCCATGTTTGAAGACGATTATACTATGCAACTATTAGCCATGTCTGGTACCTGTTACGTAGGAGCACAGTCTGTAGTAGTAGGTGCTATGCGTGAAAAGATGGATAGAAAGGTACCTAATTTATATGGTATGCATGCAACTACTTTTGAGTTGAGTCCTAAAACAGAAGCTAATCCTAGTGGTTTTATTGAGGGAGAAGACTTTGAAAGTGAAAGAATACAAAATCCCGAGACATATCGACGTGACTATTTAGCTATACCTCCGGCAACAATCAATCCTTTCTTTGAATTTCCTGAAAGAATAGATAAGGTACTAACAGAAGGAGATGCATTAGTTCTTTTCTCAGAGAAAATGATCGAAGAACAACTGCAGACTGATGAAGGTATAGTATTTAGGATTTATATAGGTAAGAAAGCACTGCCTTTAGCACAGGATCAGATAAATAAATATTATGTTTGTGTGGACCAGGGCGAGAAACGTGACCATTTTACGTTAGCTATGGGACATATAGAAGAATCTCCTGTTAAAGTAGGAGAAAAGGATGGGGTAGATAAAGAATCTGTAAGATTAAAAGTTGTAATAGATCTTATAACTGGATGGGCTCCGGATCCAGAGAATAGAATAACGGTATCTTTTAGTAATGTAGAAGAAGTTATTAAATTAATATGTGATAATTTTAATGTAGGGAAAGTTGGATATGATAGATGGAGTAGTGTAGAGTCTATACAAAGACTTTTTTCTGAGGGTATTTATGTAGAACAAGTTGGGGCTAATTTAGAAATGTATGAGGTTTTAAAACAACTTATATATCAAGGGCAAATAGAATTGCCCAAGCAATGCCCTGATTATGAAACATTGATACATGAGTTAAAACAATTGACGTTAATAAAAGGAAAGAGATTGGATCACCCACCACAAGGTTCTAAAGACTATGCTGATGCTGTATGTCGTGTGTGTTGGTTTTGTTATGAAGATTATATACGACAGACTGTACATGGGCAGCATATTCTACCGCACAAAATTTCATTACCTACAATAAAATCTATTGCTTCTGCGTATGAAGTAATGCAACAAGCAGAGCATAATCCTCATGGTGCAATATGGGGGCAGGCTCCTCTCGGTGGTATGTCTATAAGTGGAGAAGGTGTCTTTGGAGAAACGATAGTTGTTAGAAAGAATGTGTTACCTAATCTAAATAAAAGAAAGATGTAATTATTTCTTCTTCTTTTCCAATCTTTTAATTACATCTTGTAAATATTTGATTTCGGAGTTAGCTCCCCGTAATTCTAATATTTTATAATTATTGATATGGATATAACCATTTAACTTTTTTATGGTTTCTTCCAAGTCTTCCTCTAACCTTTTTACTTTTCTTTTTAACTCAAAACAACGAGAACATTTCATTACGCATCACCTATAAATAGATTTTTAAAAATTTTTATAGGTCATCTCATAAATTTAATTTACTGCTGCAAATACTACTGGTCCTGACTCTGGTTTTGGTTTATTTATCATCGATAATGAGTATGTGTATCTCCTTAAAATTGGTTTTACATAAGTATTCCATCCAAGATATTTATTTCTTCTACCATGGATCCCTTGGTTATATCTTCGTAAAGATTCTCGTAAATCTCCTTTTGAAAAGGAAATACATTTTCTGAGATAGCCCATCCCTTTATGAAAATTTAGAGTGGTATCACGAAGTAATGCTTTAGGATCTTTTGGGTAATGAACAGGCATCACTTGCCAATAACTCATAGCTCCTGACTTAGAAACAGCCCATTTCATTTGTTTAAGTATAGGTCTATATATCCTGTGGTAAGATTCGGAATGAATTAAAGAGCAGCAGAGTGCGGGGTCTAATTTATAGTATGGTGCCATAAGACATATCTTATAATAGAAAGGTAAAGTCAACCATGGGTATTGTGTTTTGAGTATTTTATAAGATTGTTCATACTCATACTCAGGATAGTTTGCGGCAATACTAAACATGGGTATGTATAATAATGTTAACCAAAACATACTTAGTCTAACGTATCTAAGAACGATAGTAAATATCATATCAACACCCCACTATTTCTTAAATGATAGTTGTTACTGGAAGAACTTTAAGGTAAATTACATAGGCATGGACTTTCCAGTGCCATCATAAAACTTTGCCTTTTTTCTGCTTACTTCTATGTGCTTTAACACATAGCCTATAATCAATCCTACAAGCATTCCTATGAAAAATATTGGCAAACATGTTGGCATAACTAGCACCTCCTATTATCTTCGTATTCTTTTTATTGGTTTATAATCACTTTTTGGATCCATGACATCAGGATTAGTAACTATTTTAGGATACAAAATATATACAAAATCATCGTCTTCAGTATCTTCTAAGAAATCTTTAAACATATATTCAAAAGCAGTTAATGTTTTACAGAATGAAGTTACTTTAGTTCTTTCTATTCGCTTAGTTATTTGTTTCATATAACCTCGTTCAGCAAATAGAGAAATAACAAGTTGTGTTTGACTTTGATTCTGATATTGTTCTTGATGGTAATTATTATGTACATGTATCCCTTTGCCCATAATAAAAACTATGTTGCCTCCTACTGATATCAAAAATAAGATTCCAATAGTTAAATAAATCCATTTTTTCATCATACTTCTCCTATATATTATATAATTAAGTCTATATATTATATTATATAATTAAGTCTATATATAATATATAGGAGAAAACATGCATTCTTTAACAAAAAAATTGAGTGAGAAGGTATTTTTTCAATACCTTCTCACTGTTGTGCCCGGTAAAAGTTTCTTGGGCTTAGTTTGTTGTATTGGTTTACCACAATTACCACAAATTGATGCTATTGGTACGTTTGCCCCGCAATTGGGACAATACATACCATGCACCTTATAATAATTATTCATTTCTATAAATAATGTATCCTTTTCTTCTTCTGTATTTACTTGACTAACTGGTTTAGGTGTTCTTCTAAATAACCTGGCGAAGAATACCCATATCATACTGAAACCAAGAATTCTGGTTGCAAAACTAGCAAAGTTGGTAGTAAGTTTCTTTATGCTCATGTTATCCTCCTTAGAATCCAAAAGCTGGGCCAAAGAATGCTTTAAACAATGGCCATGCCAAAAAATACATAACTAATGAGAATCCAATGATGCTACCTATGATAGCACCAACTGTTACATGAGGTACAGTTGTACCAACTTCATACCAGTAATCGTTTTGACTATCTTGTTGTGCCATGTTAATTGTGTCTTGTCTATAAGATGAACCAATATTTTTAATGTACTCGTCTCTTTCTTTGTTCATGCTTACCTCCTATTTGTTAGCTAGAATTATAACTAATGTTATAGTTGCAATAGCAAGACCAACTAATAATACTAAATATGAAACTGCGGTTGAAGCAAGAAAACTTCCTGTACTTAACCAGAAGTTCGCTCTCCTCCTCCTTTCATATGTGTTTGGTTTATGATATTCTATTCTCATAAAACCTCCTGTTAATGTTCTCCCTGCTCCATTACTCCTTTAAATAGGATTGGATCGATAAACTCTCCTAATGCAGCAGTGCCTTTGAATATATCTGTTAAAGATATATTATTAAATTCAAGGGCTTGTACTAATGTTTCTATACAAAGTGATAGTGGTATAATCTTTGTTGCTGCCATTACTATTATTGGAATCAATAACATTGAAATCTTTGTAACGTCTGAGGTTACATCGTTATTCTGTACGAATCCTAATAATATTGACAATGCATCCCTGATATCCTGTTCGTCAGTTGTCTTTTCCGTATCGATTGCATTTGTGGCGAATTTAGCGAATGATTTTTGTGCTGCTGTTTGCATCATAGTAAATGTATAAATAGACACATAATAATTCACTTTTTCTATTTTCTTACTTTCTAAATCTGTAATCATATCAGGTAGAGGTTTACTTTCATGTAATGTACCAATACAGTCCATTACTGTCTTGTAATCCTCTTCTTTAAGATGCATTGATTCTATCAAGCTTTGTTTAGTATGATCAATGTGTACTTCACTCATACTGTCCTCCTTTTATCCGGAAGTTGTTTTAGCTGTTCAATTTCTTCAGACATAGCTTTTTCAAAAAGATCTATGTTATAAAATGTTATATCTTCATTTTTTTTCACCTTAACAAGTTGTTTATACCTATTATATTTGTCTTTGTTTACTGCTACTCGAATTTTTGTGGTTTCCATTCTAACCTCCATAGTAAATTAAAAATACAGCCGGGTCCGGTGTGCGGGACCCGACTGATCCAGCTTTTAGCTATGATTTTGGGGTTTAGCTAAAATAACATACGGATACTACATTAACTTAGAAAAATCAATAGAAGATTGCACTTCTTTACCCCAGACATCCCATCCAGGGTTCGATTCCCTCGCAAATAATTCAATGCGGGGTAAATCACCGCATAGTTCTACAATTTTATCTCTAAATAAATCTGGTTTGATTGAATGCCCTTTGTTACGAGCCTCAACAGATTCATTAAATGATTCCAGTGGTTGTACTTGTCGAACATTAGCGGCTCGTCGTACTGGCTGTCCTCTGGTAGCTATCAATATATTTTCTGTTCCCTGTCGTGTCCAGAATCCCATACCGAACCAGTCTTTCCAGTTCTTTGTTTTCTTGACCCAAGTAAATCCAGACATAGTTTTAAGTTTAAATCCCCAAGCTCTGGCTACTGTGATGGCTTCCTCTACCATACTTCCTACCCACCAAGAAAATAAGATAGAGTCGTCAGCTATTATTTTTTCTATAGGTAATTTACATAATTCTTCTACAGATAATACATTGTATTGATTAGCAGAACCTGATGTCATGCTACCTCCAGTATTCTTATTATTAAATTTCCATGGACAGTCAGCGTAAATAATATTATATTTTTTTATTGGTTTAATAGGTGTTTCCATCTTTCCCCCTTTTTTATTCTATAAATACAATTATAGCTAACATTGTATTTTTGAACTAATTTGTTGATGTTTTCTTTTTTAATCCATTTTTTCATTTTGCCTCCTTTAAAATAAACTCATGCCTGCCCCTCTTCGGGGCTGGCATCAGCTTGTTTTTTTCTAGGCTCTTTAAACCGTTTCCCTCCACAAGCGGAACACTCTTTAGGTTTTACTTCTTCTTTCTTATAATCAGTGTGAATGTAAACTTTAAGATTACATTTCTTGCATATAAATGTAAATTTGTTTAACTTATTTTTTGTCTTTGACATTTCATTTTAACAACTTAAAGATCTTACTTCCTAGTGATGAACTGTTTGATTTTGCAAAGGTATTCATTACTGTTTCCATTAGATTTTCTGGTTGCTTCCCTTTTCTGGTTTTCGGTTTTAATTGTGTTTCTCTCTTTTGCTCTTCGCGTATGTTTTTAATAATGTGATATGCTGCTTTAGCATTGATCTCTCTTTCATATACTTCATGCAAAGGGGAGCACTTCATTAGTTGTGCTCTTTCTTCATTACTAATTGGACCTATTTGACTTGATGGTGGATGCATCAAAACTCGTTCAACAATTTCAGGTGTACCATTTTCATCTAATAATGATACTAGAGCTTCTCCTACTTTCAGTTGAGTAATAGCTTGCTCGACATTTATTTTAGGATTACTTCTAAATGTCTGTGCCATTATTCTTACTGCTTTAGAATCTTTAGGAGTATAAGCTCTTAGAGCATGCTGTACTCTATTACCAAGTTGTCCTAAGACATTCGTAGGAATATCTGCTGGACTTTGGGTAACAAAGAATATACCAACACCTTTAGACCTTATCAGTCTAATAACTTGTTCTACTTTTTCAAGTAGTACTTTAGGTGCGTCCTCAAAGAGAAGGTGTGCTTCATCAAAGAAGAACACTAATTGAGGTTTTTCTCTGTCTCCCACTTCAGGTAATTTAGTATACAATTCTGATAACAACCACAGTAAGAAGGTCGTATATACTTTTGGTTTAGTAATAAGTTTTTCTGCTGAGAGGATATTTACTATTCCTCTACCATCTTTCATTCTCATCAGATCAAGTATCCTAAGTTTGGGTTCTCCAAAGAGTTTATTAACCTCTTCAGTTTCCAGTACTAGCAATCCTCTTAAGATTGCACCAATACTTGCTGTTGATATTTTTCCATATTCTTCTGCAAAATCCTTTGCAAAGAGTTCAACGTATTGTGCTACTGATTGAAGATCTCTCAACTTTATCAAAGGCAAATCATAATCTTCTGCTATTTTAAATATTTGTGTAAGTGTTCCTACTTGGGTTGGGCTCAAACTTAACAGTCTGCCTAGCAATAATGATCCCATATCAGAAATAGATGCTCTGATTGGATGACCATTATCTCCAAACATGTCCCAGAATATAACCGGGCACGCCTCAGTTTTAAATGTTGTCATCTCGAGTTCTTGTACTCTTTCTTTAACTTTATCTTGTAGTTGCCCCCTTTTAGCTATACCGGCCAAGTCTCCTTTTACATCAACTAAGAAGACTGGTACTCCAGCTTTGCTAAATTGTTCTGTAATTACTTGCAGTGAGACTGTTTTCCCAGTTCCTGTTGCTCCTGAAACAATCCCATGGCGATTAGCCATTTGGGTAAATAATGTTATGTTTTTTGAACCTTTTCCTATAATCATATATTTACCTCCATTCAAACGGGAGGGAATCGAACCCTCCTGCGTCCAACCGTTCATGTAACTTAATTTCTTGTTACTAATTTATCCTGGATCTGCTCATATCCATAAGGAGATGCTTTTTCATTATCATTAGTGATTAGTAAATCTCCCACAAAACCTATAGTATCATATTCTGTTTTATGATATTCTCTTACGCCTGTCTTAACACTGTCTCTTGTTACCTCAGTTATCATATATCCTTCTCTCTTATCTAAGAATTCACACATCGCTTTGTCTTTCATAGTTTCTGCAAATTCTGTTTCATCCATGTTATCTGGTTTAATATATTTCCATGCTTCATGTATCAATAATACTTTATATGTCTCAATTTGATCTAAAGCTACCAATAATCTAGATACATTAATTGTTTTTGTATCTGTATTATGAGGAGTGCTTATTCCCACTCCAACATTTTTATCTTTAAATGTGCATAGAATAGCATATGGATGCAAAAACCCATCATTAAGCAGATTCGTTTCTACTCTAGACTTAACTGTGTCTATAGTAGGTTCAGGTAATTTGCTCATAATTACCCTCCTATTAAATTTAAATTAATATAATGTTGCTAGTTTGTGACCAGCATCTCCATTCTTTTTATATGTCACCTATTAATATAAAAAAAATAAGCGATTTGTCAACAAAAAAACCACAAAAAAGTTACTTATTTTTTTATACAAAATGAAAAAAATTGTTGACTTTTATCTTATGTCCCATTATATTTTATATATAACTCAAAATTCTCTTGTGATATTGTCCCGCTTACAAACCGAAACCTCCTGTTTCCGAGATTGTGAGATAAACGGGTAGACCCTTCCTAACGGAAGGGTTTTTTAATATCATCTCCTTTATTAAATTGCCCAGACCCCTGGAAGGGGCTAGGGTATTTTAATAACCACTCTCAGGACTTTCCCAAATTTCATCAGCAGTGCTTTGGCCTATGCCAACTGCAATACAAACTTTGTCAAAGAAGGATCCTACACATTCTCTAACAGCTGTATCAGATGCTTCACTCATTGTTTTAGTGGAGCCCATTCGACGATACGAGCGTAAGAATGCTGTAAGAGCATTAAACTTTTGAGTTGTTGTTTTAGCCTTCTCCAATTTCTTAATCAAACCCAAGGCTTTATTAGTTATGGATTTATCACCAGCTTTTGTAAACATTCCCCAATTCCTATCTTCAACATAATTTATTAAACTAATCTCTTTGCTATAAGATTGTTCTAGTTGGGTTATGACTCTTTTAGTAAATGTAAGTTCAGTCATATTAGTCCTCCATTTGTTGTTCTATAGTATTTAAATCTACTGGGTAACAGAATTGATCTTGTTCTTCAAATCTATATAGATGTGGATAAGGAATGTTCACATCACAATTCCATGTTCCTAATATTTTTCCATTACGTTGTAATTCTACTGAATTTAATCCTGTTGCTGTTACGTTTGTTACTGTTCCTATAGCTAACATAATATTACCTCCTAAAATAATATTAAGCCTGTCTATTTTAAACAGGCTTAAGACTGTTTTTTAATGTTTATCTCTGTTCGATCTTTTATGCATTGTTTACAACCTATTACAATACCTTTTTGTTTGTTTTTAATATAAGATATTATATATATAAATTGCACCGTGTTACAATGAGGACAAATATTATAACTGATCGGGGTGATAGTTTTGACTTCAGTGTTTGTTATCATAAGATCCTCCTAAATAAAAATGAGCCAACTCTAATATAGAGTTAGCTTACGTTTACTTGGTTGCTATAATTATACCATACTTGATCGCTACGTTACCAAAGATCTTTTTTACTTCTGGGAGATATTCGTGTATTGTTTTGTTAGACTGCCAACAGTCAGGTTTAGTCTCTTCACCAACACCACATCCTTGTTTAGAGTACACGGAGAAGTAAGCTGTGCTAGGAACCATACGACCATCAGAAGTTATTCTAGGTCCGGGTCTTAACATAACATGTGCTTGTTGTATTACTCGGGTTTGATTCCTCTTCTCCTTGATAACATTCAACACGTTACTAACAGTGACTGTGTGTGCCCCGCCTTTGGTAGCACAGGTGATAAGGTTTCTTCTGTTATCTTCCCAGTCAATTGTGAATGGGTCATAATAGTAAAGTTGGGTGGACTGTTCTCGTAAATAGTCCCGTATGGTATCAATATACTTACCAGAACCAATATCAAAGTTCCATTGTAAGTATCCCCATCCAAATTTATCTTTTATCACCTTGAACAACTTGGGTACACGAGTTTTATTGATCGAAGTGTTAGCAGAACTGTGTTTCTGTTTGGGTACCTCCCATAGTGACCAATTAATATTCATATTATTACCTCTTATTTAAATCTTGCAGGAACCTTTTGGCTCCTGTAAAACTTATACAATTTGTTTCTTTTTACTGTGTTGTTTATTCATCCAATCGATGAAATAATTTCCGTCCTCTTGTGTTTTGAAGTAGATATAGAGACAAGAATATTCAGTGTCTAATTCAAACTTACCTTTGAGTTTAGTTCTGTTTAGTTTCTTCTTTATAATATCACCGATAGTATTATTTCCATACTCTAATTCTTTATTAGGATATGCATGACGTAAGTCCATAGAGAACCACCAGTCACAATCTTCATATTCGAGTGGTGGTTTTATATCATCATATGTAAGTGGTGCATCATATAGTGTACCGTGATAGTTAATTGTATATAAGTTTAGATATTTCTCACCACACTGATTACATTTATAATGATACTGCAAATGTTCTTCAGTTTGTTTGTGTGATATACTATCAATGTCTTCACTTCCACAGTGAGGACACACTTCTTCATTTATAGAATATTGTATCATACCTTCCTCCTATTTAAATCTTGCGAGGCCCTATTGAATAGAGTCTCGTAAAACTTATTTTTTGTCTATATATAAGACAAAGAATTTTTTCTCGGGGTCTTTCTCTTTAGGGCTATGTCCAAAGATAGCACCTGGACCTTTTCCCTCATAATCTTGTGAGGGATAAAGGCACGTGCCATCCTCCAGCACAATAACCATTGGTGGATCATACCCATTTGGTTCCCAGCCATTATACTCATATTCTTTTTTAGTCATGTGTCGAACATTTTTAATCTTCTGGCCTATAATATCCATGGCTCCTCCTTAATTAGAGTGATGACTATGGATCTAACTATGGATCCATAGCTAATACTTTAAGAGATCTTTGTGTTCGTGTATGCATTTCTTATATTCTGATGAAAGTATCTTCCAACAGAAGGAGCATTAACAAATGCATTAAATACATCTTTTGTTACATCATCATATTGATACACAGAACTATTAGTAAATATTATTTGCATCTTCTTTGTCATTGGGTCATGTCCAATTGATGCTATGTTAGACGATTTTACTTCTATAAAATTCATGTTGCCTCCTTTATAATGTTTGTAAAGCTCCGGGAATCCTGGAGCCCTATAAAATTACATCTTATGTTTTTTGTATCTGAGTAACTCTCTGGCTACCCATTCGCCTATAGGTACGGGAACTCCATTGCCAATCATTTTGTAGTTCTGGACTGCTGTTCCAGTAAACTCAAACCAATCAGGAACTCCTTGCAATCTCGCGTACTCACGTACACTGTATGGTCTTACTCCATACTCATATCTATCATCTTTCACAAGACGAGTAGATAAATCTTTAGAGTAATGAGCTACACAAGTGGGAGCTATATCATCCTTCTTAGGATCACTAATGATAGGCATGTCCCTATATTTACCGGACATTCTCTGTCCAATAGCTTTGACTATATTAACTTCTGGATTCTCTTCTAAGATATCCTTTAGCTTAATTCTCTTTTCTTGTTCTGGTTCTCTCCATTGAAAGTGCTGTCTTGAACCAATCAGTATCAATCTCTTCCTGCGTTGTGGTAACCAATTTTCGGTTTCAACTGGGCAGAATACTGATACATAATAATCAGGTAGTTTAGTCATTGCTTCCATAACTACTGGAAACTTTTTCATCCCGGGTACATTCTCTACAACATAAATCTCAGGCTTCTTCAAAGCTATATGCCTGAAGAAATGTAGAAACAAATCGTCTCCGGTACGTGCCCCATGTATATCAGCAATGGGTGAATATTTATTACAAGGATAAGTTGCAACCATTACATCACACTCTTTCTCCTCTGATGCTAACTTCTGTGTAATATCTGATTGTACTACTGCATGATTAAAATTATGCTTGTGGGTATTGCAGCACTTCTCATCAAGTTCAAAGCTTTGCTGGAGTGCTAGTCCTCCTTGCTGGAGTCCTATCTCAAATAATCCCGCACCTGAAAAGTAACTATTAGTTAATAACATTTAGTTACACCTCCTAATAAAATTGGTGCTGGACCTGTTATGGATCCAACACTAATTTTACACATCTAATTCTAACAGTGCTCGTTTAACATCCTTTAATGAAACTACAGGAACTACCGTTCTTTTCCCATTTTCCTTATTAGTAATAAAAGCAATGGGGGAATGCTTATATAGTTCCACTTTATATTTTTTAGGTAATTGTATAATGGTTGCTTGATCAAGAATACTTAATCTAAGGTTCGATACCCTCTCTTGGGTCCTCTCCTTGTCTATTTTAGAACTCATAATACCTCCTTATAAAGATACTCTAACCCAAACGGGCTAGAGCATTTCTATAAAAATCCTTTAAGTTTTAAATATAGAAATATTACACCTGTCATCTGAGGTGGTATTGAATTACCTATGCATCTGAGTCGGTCCATCCTATGGGGAGTCCTTGTATTTGCTCGCACTCTTCTGGCGTTAGCGAAGACATCTCTCCATCCGTCTTTAGTTTTGATGGTAGGTGTCCACCGCCTTTCGGAGTTCGTAAAGTTGGAGAGTAATCCATGAATACTCTTACTTTCTTCTCCTTGAACCCTCCATATATGTTGTGTACCAGACAAGTTTCCTCGTCGAATACAGATTGCAAAGTACCTTCTTCTTGCTTGAGGGATTCCAAAATCCCTTGCATCAATGATGGCGTCCGCCCACTCGTATCCAATAGCTTCGATCTCATTATGTAATACCTCCTTCCACTTTGTAAATCCTTCTACATTCTCAATTAAAATTATCTTGGGTTGTATCTTTTCACATACTTTGAACATGTCAAAGAATAAATCATCTTGGTCAAATCCTCCTCCTTTTCCTGCTACACTAAAAGCAGGACAGGGAGGGCCACCAACAACAACCCAATCTCCAGTTATTCGTAAAAGATCTCTGATGTTTGCTTGCTTTATATCTCCTATATTAATACTGTCAGGAAATCGTTTCTGATATATTTCATTAGCATATGATTCAATATCAGAATTGAAATGTGTCTTCCAAGTTATGCCTGCCCAATGAGCACCGAGAGGGAATGCACCTATACCAGAGAATAAATCAAGGAAATTATACATCTTCTCCCCCTTCATTTTCTAACTCTTCATCGGTCCATTCAATCCAGCATAGTCCTAAAGAAACATCCCATACTTTGATTTCCTTATCTTCATACTCAATAGTAGTAGCTTCTATTTCTTCGCTCTGGTCGTACTCTTTATAGTTAATATATAATACATTGTTTTCAAATCGGTATGCAAGGTCTGTGTAATCTTCATCCAATTTATTTTGTTCATCAACAAATTGTTTAACTGCTTCTCTTTCTAAAAATGGCTGCAACCAACCATTCCAATAATTGTTATCGAATACATATGCATCATATATTCCCCATTGAGATTCGTCAAATCCTACTTTCTTCTTTCTTATTGTTCTTGGTACAACAGCATCCATAGATACAATATCTTTGCGGGGAATTTTAAACTCATGTCCACCGCCTATAGGATAAGCACGAACATACAAACTATTTTCATCTTGATCTTCTACAAGATATGTAAAGAAATAATCTTTACCTTCTCTTCTGGCGAGAAGTGTTTTAGTTCCTTTTACCATAGTACCTCCTGTTAACTAACACACCCAAGCATGTAGCTTGGGTGTGTTAGTTAAATGTTTGTGTTAGCAATATATTCATCGGGTTTTAAATCTCTCTCAATATCGGATACCCAATTACGTAATACTTCTTTGGGTATCATGGCAACTGTCTTACCTTTCGGCATGCGAAAATAAGAATAATCGCTGTCGTCATCTTTAGTCATTACAACTATTGCTTTTTCATACAGTTTAATTCTTTTCTTTTCCTCTTTTTCTTTTTCAACTTGCTTAATTAATCTATGAATATAGATATCATTAGTCATATTAAACTTTTTACCTTTAGTAAATTCTGATTCCCATTGAGGCTGGCTTTTTACATGATTTAAAAATTCTTTTTCTTCTTCGTCAGATACCCATGTATACTGATAGCCACCACCATAAGAATCATCCCATACACTTGCAATTTTTTTCTTGCCGTGATATAGGTTACAATTCATACAGCAACTATCATGTCCAGGTGAAAATTTTACTGCTTTTACTGTATATTTCATGTTACCTCCTTAATATAATAAATGTGCAGTAATTCAAGTATTAATAGAATTACCGCATATTGAATATACTATTTGTCAGGGTCTCCATCTTCATATTTGAAAGCATTTCTATCTGGATTTTTCTCCAGGTAGTCTGCCAATCCCCGCAGAGCCTTATCAATTCTGCATAAGGAATGTCGTCAGGATCCATTGTACTTTCTATGTCAAAGGTGACGGAGAACTCATGATAGTAGTCCTCTGTATGATCAAGTATAAATTCAAAACCGCAATTAAGACACTCGTGGTACTCTTGGATTTCATTTATATTCTCAAAGTCAGTACGGCTACTACATTGACTACACTCCTCTGGTTGATCTGTTGCTCTGAAAACATCTAACTTCTTTAACTTTTTCTTATTGGGTACTTTCATAGCACCTCCTATTTTGTAATAGTATAACCCTGTTTTTCCAGAAAAGCTATAGCTGCAAGTTCTGCTGCTGGTCTATCAAAACCTTCAAGAGCCTGTACTAATACTTCTGGTAAAGCTTCTTTCCAGATATGTTGATAGAGTCCTTTTGTTTTAAAAATTGATCTAAATGCCTGTGTTGTTTTAAATATAGCTTCTATCATATTCTCTTCTGCTTTATGCAGTTTTTCTGTTTCGGGACTTCTTTGAACATACGGAATTACCGGTTTAAGATACCCTTCTTTTTCGTATGGATTCATATTACCTCCTATATTAAACTCATGCTTGCCTCAGGGCAAGCATCAATCTAACTTGGTTTTACATTAGTAAGAGTATTTTCATCTGTCCATTCTTCTGTACAATCGTTACAACAAATATTCTGCCAAGCAATACCTATATCAGTTTGTACAGGTTGTGTGGTTGTAATGTCTACACTATTACAATAAGGACAACGAATACCACCCTGTTCTAGATACTTTTTCTGTTGCTCATCTGTCAATATATAATACCTCCTCATAAAAAATTACCCTACATCTGCTATGGATCCACAGTTGTAGGTTAAGTTTTCATGTTGTTTACCAATCACCCTGGGGAAGATCAGGTGCGATAGGCCCATCCCTATCTAGTTTGAGATAGCGACAGTCAAGTTCTCGTGTTAATTTAAACAAGTCCAAAAAGATATCACTCAAGCTAGTATCTTCTTGAATAGATTTACAAGTCTCATTAAAATCATTCTCATCAGAAGGTATATAAATATACCAACCATATGTTAAATCATCTATAATGAGTGGGGGTGTTAATTTAAAAGGCTCAATTTGAAGTTGAGTAAAAAAAGCATCGTCAGCTTCCATTATATGAATTGTACTAACAACTAAAGTCTTTTCTATCTCAAGACCATTGTCTAATATCTCTGTCATAATACTTCCTCCTTAATAAAAAATATAAGACTCCAAGATACACTTGAAGTCCTATAATTCTTACGGATCAACTGTAGTAAATAAGAAAGGTGGCAGAGTAAAAGCATTACCTGCACTATCAATTAGAGTGCCTACGATAACATATGATCCTACAGGCCACCAATTACCACCGGATACTAAGATCTGCAATACTGTATTACCAGATTGCCAACCATATCCAGCAGGTGGGGTAACTTCTGTATAACTATTAACCCCGAGTTTAAATATTGTAATAGTGGAATTAACAGAATCCAAACTTTCATCTATTTCAAGGTAGAATATTCTATTACTATCAATTGTGTCTCCACTAGTAATAGGAAAGTTATTACTCCAGAACTTCCATCCAATAATACCTGGCGGATCCGTTTCCGGACATACCTCACACACTTCACATACCTCACACACTTCGCATACTTCACACACGTCACATGTGGGGCAGGTTTCTGCTTGTGCTGTACTGGATTCGTTGGAACCACCCTTCTCACAAAAGAAGAATGATCCTATTGCAATAAGTAATAAAATCATAAGAAATTTATTCACTGTATCTATTTTCATAAAGTTCCTCCTTATAAAAATTTAACCTACACTTGTATTAAATTCATCAAGTGTGGGTTAAGGTTTTATTCTTTCGCTTTAAGTTCTTTTAGTGATTCTTCAAGCTCTGGTACATCGTCAGGGCAATCTTTCTTGCACTGTTCGATTTGATCTTCCAAGTATATTATCTGCATTTGGGTATCGGTTACCTCTTTTAGCGGAACCTTTTGTAAAACTTTTACAGGATAATATTTTCCGTTGGATTCTTCACCGAAAGGATTATCTTCCTGTGGTTTCTCTTGGCCAAAGTCGTCTGTATCACCAACCCACAAGTCACACTCTTTACCGTAAAGTTCAATAACTTCTTCAGTAGTTTTACCAAGTCTCTTAGCCAGCTTCTTAGGGTCACGCTTCATTCTTCTCGTTGTGTTAAGTCCTACAAGAAGTTTGTACGTATCCTCATCAACTGGTTTATCAATTTTGAATTCACCTTGGAATTCTGTTGTATATCCCATTTGTTCCTCCTTAAAAGAATTACAGTTGTTCCCCGAAGGGAACAGCTTTAATTATTCTTCTTCTATGTATTCAAATGTTTTTGGATCATATCCATGTTCCCTGATTATATCAGGGTCCGTAATGCCACGTACACTAAGAGCGTACTTGACAGACGCTTTACGATCATCATAATCTGGTTCGTAATGCATTGTTTGTTTACCATTCTTAAAGACATACATTCCACAATTACATCCTGTGTCTTCATCAGCATAATGTATTTCTATCTTAACTTCAGGATGTTGTTTGCTCAACTTTTGAATAACTTTACATGGAGTGCTCCAGGCAGTGTCAAAACGTATTGTTCCATCTTCTTCCCGCTGGCTATATGCATTCCATTTAGTATCCCAGTTAGCTCTAGTCCAATCATACCAATATCCTACTCCATGCTTCTTGTAGTTTTGTAATACTTGGATAAACACATCCCAATCTTCATCACTAAATTCCAATGGTGATTTTTCTTTAAAAGCATTTTGTGTTTCCATAGCGTTAATAACCGTAGACATGTCATTCATATCTCCAGGATATCTAGGTTCCAAATTGATTTCTTTTAGAGCCCATTTAGCTGCTGAAATGATACCACTATGAACACTGTCAATACGTAAATCTTTGGGCATAGGCATTATTTTGTCAAAGTCGATGGGCATTTCTTCACCGTCATCATCAACTCCTTTAATACTCTCCCTCAGTTTAGCAATGTCTTTTTCTTCTCCACTAAGAATCATTATGTTAAGTACATGATTTGGCATATGATACCTCCTTATAAAAAATTTGCACCACACTACTATGGATCCATAGCAATGTGGGGTAAACCAATTATCTTATTAGTTCACGAATATGTGTTACATCATTTTTGGTGTAACACAACAAACATGTACGGCAACTCTGTGTGCAATTGATTGATATATTATGTTCTCTAGCATAAGGCTTATTGAACACAGTAAAAACCTTGTCAAAAGATTTAGGTAATTCGGCCTCTTCATTCTTCATAAGAGAAGAATAGATATAGAAAAGGTTATCCCATTTAACCATATGATCTTTTATTAACACAGGTCGTTTGGTCCACAGAGCAAAAGTTGTATCAGGATTTGCTTCCACCATCGCCATAAGATTAAAGTAATGAGTCAAGTTTAATAACTCACCGAATGCATTGAATCTAACAAAATCAAAATCAATGATAGCAATTTCACTATCTTTGAGTAGTCTGTCAGATAATGTTTTCCCATTTAATATATAGCGTTTACGTACATTATCTCTCATACTTTCTAAAGTATAAGCATAACAACTAGAACATACGCAATCAGCTTCTTGATGCATAACCTGACAAAACTTATTAGCTTTGGTGCTTGTACTTAATGAATACATTCCATTCATCTTATGTCGATTTTGATGAAATGAAAATTGATAAGTATTTCCATTAGATATTTCAAATTGTAAATTATCCAATAATCATTACCTCCTAATAAGATTTGTGTCTGGGCAATAGCCCAAACATAATTCTTATGCTCTCTTACGGCTAAATATTTCGGCCAACCTATCTCTTTGATTGAGGTTGGTTAGAGCTAAATTTTTATCAATAGTAGCTTTATATCCCCATGCAGGCAGGACCCAATCATCACCACCAAGAGCACAATGTTCTATTCGTACAGAATTCTTGTTCTCTTTAACGATGGTATAGATAGCATGCCCATCTGCATATTGGTGTTGTATATAACGACCTACTATCACTCCACTTTCTTTAGCTTGTTTGTCTTGCTCTTTAAGATTATTCCAATTCCTATCATAATCTTCTAAGAAACTCATAATGTTCCTCCTTAAAGGTTCGATACCCTCTCAGCATACTAGACCAAGAACTAATATCGTTATAATAATCCCTAAAAATAATTGTATTATTGTTTTAGGTACTGTGCCCCAACCATCTTGTAATCCAAATAGAAAGGACTCGCTTCGTGTCGGGACATACTCATTATCATCTTGAACATTATCATCATCTGACTGTTCAAGTGTCATTTTTTTGTATCCCATTAGTCTTTCTCCTCTTCTTCTACAGTATAATCATCTTCATCTGGTGTAGCTCCCAGGTCCTGTTGGAAACCTTCTACAGCATCAACCCACGCTTCATCAGCATTGTCACCATATCCACCAAGCGTAATTGAAAATTCATATCTTTTCATATTGTTATCTCCTTAATAAAACTTGTGCTTGTCCCGAAGGACATGCATAAATCTTACTACCAATCTAGTAAGTCTTTCTTTCTATCATGATCAGTTACTGTGAATAGAAAGTTCTTTCGGTTGTCACGAATATACTGAGTATACCTAAGGTAGTCAGCATCCATACCATTAGATCTTTCCCCAGTCTTTTTGACAAATCCATGTTGTTGTAATAATTCGAAAGCTGTTTGTTTGTAGTGGTTTTCATAACCATATGTGAAGTCACTTGTAACAAGTAGGTCTTGATTAATAAATACTCTGACTACATGATACGTGTTACCATTGGCTGTATCAAACCATCTACGTCCCATGATTGTCACATGCTTTCCTTTTAATTTATTCGTCATATACCTCCTGTTTAAAATTTGTGCTTGCCCCGAAGGGCAGGTAAAAATCTTACTTTCCTAAGACGTGAAGCTTATCTCCTTTCTTCAATAAATTGTTGTACTCTTTCAGGTATGTCTTTGAAGTCAATAAGCTCTCCAAGACGCTTGTCTTCAATTGCTTCTTTTATAAATTCCCCAACAGTTTTCCATTTACCATAGCTGGGGTCTTTAATGTTACCACAAAATTGACCGAAGCCTTGTGGCTGATGGGGATCTTCAGAGCTTCCAAAGATATCACCATCTTCATTTATAAAAGTATAGCGATCAAAAGACACGTCTCCATTATCAAATATTGCTGTTTTCATATTGTTACCTCCTATTAAAACTTGTGCTTGCCCCGAAGGGCAGGCAGAAATTTTACTCGTCGGGGTTATTTTTAATGATGTCTAGTAGTTCTGTTTTTAGATCTTCATTTGTTATTTTTTCTCCCGAGGTTGCGAATATTGTTGTTTCAGAATCGTTTACTTTTACTGTGTATTCTTTACCCCTCACTTGTACTTTATAAATAATGTCTCCTACGTCTTTACTTAGTACAGTGGGTGCCTGTCTTTCTACTTCTCGCATGGATTTAAATTTATCATGAATTGCCTTTGGGCAATCGTCTAGTTTAGATTTATCAAAAACCGGATAGGTTATTACGCCTTGAGCTTCTTGCGTTTGACCATTTAAGAAATATTTTTTCCAGACATCTCCATATTCTTCCCCTTCTCCTTGTAAGGTGAAGAGTACTTTAGGAAATCGGAGAGAGAGTATTCTCATATCATCAACATGATCATACCATTTAATACTTTCATCACCGTTAAATGCGTATTCCAGATTGTCATCTTCTCCGATGACTCTGTCTATTTCATTACTGTTTGTGCTCTTATCCAATTGATAATCTATTTTGTAATAAGTATAATATCCCATAAATTTTCCTCCTATTAAAACTTGTGCTTGCCCCGAAGGGCAGGCAGAAATTTTACTCACCGAGGACCTGAAGTTTACCTTCATCTCCTACAGCTTTTTTAATCATAGCAGTCATATTCTGAGCCAGTTTAACAGCATTCTCTGGGTCAGCTAATCCAAAACCTTCACCACGAAAACCATCCATCATGGTATCAGGTGTCATCTTGTAATTAGCAAACTTCTGAATGTCAAGTTGATCTGCTCGGGTCAATAGGAAAGGATCATATCCTGGTGGATTCATTAAGTTATGAATACATGCAGGAGAAGAACCGAATCGGCCACCTTGGTTTTCTTTTCTCTTTTCGTATACAGGAACAATTCTTGAGAGTACTAGCTTAAGATTGCGTAATGTCTCATCAATATATTCCAATTGCATTTCACCATAACTATTTCCAATGCCAAGATCAGTTGCTATGGTTTTGTCCAGACCTTTTACTTCCTTCAATTTCTTTAGAAAGTGTGGCTTACTGAGAAGTGTGTACCCAGCATAGCGAAGTACATCACTCTTCATTTCTCTCAAGTCTGGGCAAGCTTTACCGTTTCTTAGTTTGATTTCACAAAGAAGAAACTCACCTTCATCATTAACTCTGATGTCAGCTTTAGGTATCGCTTCAGATATTTCAACAAGTGCAAGAAGTACGAGTAAACTATTGTATTCATTACCCTGTACTTTGCAGAAACCATGTGATTCTTTTCTTGGGTTACTATTATAAAATTGTATGTAACCTTCCTTCTCCAACTGTCTGCTGGTTTTGGCACGGCTACGATTTACATTGAATAATTCTGAGTACCTCTTGTCGATTATCTCCCAATGCTCTCCGTCCTTTACTTCTTTGTATATCCCTTTCGGGTCATCCCAATTAGGATAATAGTTGCAAGGATCACACCAGAAGTTCTCGCAAGTCCAAACATCCTTGAATTTTCCACTATTAAATTTCATAGATATTTCATACATTTTATCTATCTGAGTGTCAGTAAACGGTTTGTCTGGTTTTACACTAAAATGAAGTGCACGGCCCATAGTATTACCTCCTTAGTTTAAAACTTGTGCCTAGATTAGTCCAGGCATAAATCTTAACTATGCATATCGATAAAAACTACATATCGTTTTTCACCTTCAGTTATTTCTTCTGCAGTACTAATGCAAGAAGTTACACTACATTCATCCAAGTTCCACTCTTTAAAAGTATGTTTTAATACGCTAAACTCTTTATTTTTTTCCATAGAAAAGGATTTGGTTGTAACTACAGCACCCATGTGTTCAGCATACCTTTCAATTGCATACCATTCTATATGTTTTAACTGTTCACCATTAAGATGGCGTTGCATATGCTTTTCCGCTTCGGTTCTGCCCTCTGTATTAAATATACCTGGCTGTTCAACTCCCATCCATGCTCTAGTCATTTTGTTAATTGTTTCTATAGTTGCATTTTCTTTTGGTGGAAATCGTCCACCATCATCATGAATGTATACTTTATTATCTTCTGATACACAACCGCAGATAGTTCTCCAGTTGTTTTCATTACCCCAATCTTCAATGTCATCTTCTACAAGATTACAAGCATCTTCTGGTGTTGTTGCAATAATTACTGCTAAATGTAAATTATGCATTGTTACCTCCTATAATAAATTTGCCACAGCCCTAAGGCTGGGTAAATCAATTATTCAGGTTCTGGATCATCTATGTATCCTTTAACCCAATTACCACTGTGACAGTAAAGGCAGTCTCCGTTGTTGTCTGGATGGGTGTACACAGACTCATAGCTACCGCACTGATAAAAGTCTTCCGCATTTACATACAGTCTAAACATCTCGGTGTCAACTTCACCCTCGATCTCTGCAAACTCATTGTTGGTGATGTCTCTTTGCTCTCCACCAAAACAGTACACACCTTCTTGAGCGAGATCAGTATTGTAGAACTTCTTTATGATATGATCTATCTCGTCTTCAGTACATACTATTTGTAAGCTTAATACTTTAAGCATAATTTCCTCTTTAATAAACTCAAGCCTGCCGTGAGGCAAGCTTCAATCTATTCAGTAATATCCTCAGGTAATCTGAACTTGGTTAACCTGGGGAACCTCGGTTTGCCTGTGTCTGCAAACTTACCTTGAAATTTTATAGTAGCTAATCGACCAATAAACTTATCTTGATTAGCCCATATCTCTGCTTTATAATCGTCAGTCATTGCAGGTCTGGCAGGGAATGTGTCATCATTCTTCATCCTCAATACTCCTGCCCCTAATTTTGTAGGGTCATGTTCTTCGGGCTCAAAACCAATAACTTCAAACTCTTCATCATCAAACAGTTTGTGTTTGAAGATTTGCATAGAGCGTTTGGATTCGTATGGTTTATCTACCCAGTCCTTCCGTACTAAAGTTTTGACAGTACGAATCATAATACCTTCATAACCTTCTTCAATGAATACATCATGAAGACTAACAACTCCTTCAGGTAGTTCTATGAAGTCATCCTGACTACCTATTGCTTCGTGTGGATGACCTACAATAGTCTTTACTATTTGTAGTTTATCATTTGACTCGAGCTTTTTAATAAACTCTAACCTTTCACTAAAAGGCTTGTCTGATATGACATCAAACAAATAGAACTTTACTTCTTTCCGTAATTCTGCAAGTCCTTCTTTCTCAGTGTTCTTCCATGTACTGAGTACAGACTGAAGGTCATTGAATACAAGCTTGGGTGAATACAATTCACCGTCTACCCATTCAACTTCATCTTTGATAGGCTCACAAGCTTTTACTACTTGTTCAACTATCTCAGGCAAATGTGTCATCTCTTTTCTACCACTGGAATACATCTTTCCAGTTCGTATATTGATTAGACCACGATTACCATCGAGCTTAGGTTGGAAGTATACTTCGTCAACTCCATCCATTTTCTTCCAATGGTCTTTAAGAGTCTGAGCTTTCATGGGTTTAGGTACACTCAGATCTGTAGCCTTTACAGTTTTACCTGTGTTAGCTATAACAAATCCTTCACCCTTGATAATTTCATAACCCTGCTCATGTTTCTTCCGAGCCCTTCTCGCCGTATCTTCTATACAACATTGTTCCGGACTCTTCTCATTCTTCTTACCAATGTTCTTACCTTCTGTAAAGGTTCGTTCATCAGACTGAATGTTGTCACTGCCAATCTGCCCCCAGCGAAATTTTACAGTGCTTTCTTCTATCTTATACTCATAGAATAGTTTTGCACCAGTCTCGCTAGTTTTTTCCATGTAAATTTCTTGCATGTGTTCCTCCTATAAAAATTTACCCTGAATAGCATAATGCTACTCGGGGTAAAGTTTCAATCTATCTGTTTTCCTGTTGGTTCAAGTTAGATCATTGAGGTCAATAAGGTTACCTTTTTCATCCCGGAGTTCTACGTCATACATTTTGTAGTATTCTCTCCATGATGTACCACATACACAGCATTGTCTGTCCAAATATAATTCATTGGCAGACTCGCTTAGCTTAGGATAGCCCCCATCAATGTCATTACTCTTGCATTGAGGGTTAGGACATACTTCATCCATTGATTCAACATAGTTATCTATGACATTTTTGTAGTCAGCCTTGTGTTTAAATGGTTTCATAACTACCTCCAATGCTGTTTAGGGTTCGACACCCTCTCAGCTTACTCAATAAACTCAAGCCTACCAATTAGCAGGCTTCAATCTATCTGTCTTTCTGTCCAAAAGTTCTTGTCCAGTAGAAGAATACTTCCTTAGCTTCAGCCCTATTCAGGCCGAACGCACTTTGTAAATACTGCGGTCCAGCCATCATGTTGGTTGTATTGGATTCTCTAAGGTCATTCAGAAATTTAAGATGCTCGTCTTCTACTGCCTTAGGTCTTTTATTTTTTGTTTTAGCCATGTACTCCTCCTTAATAAATTTTAATATGTTCCCAACTTTTTCCTTTCTTAATGTATTGAATACAAGTTGCTGTAACATTATGTTGCAAAGCTAACTGTTTATAACTAATACCTTTTGCTAAATCTTTCTTAATACTTACAACTTGTTTGGTTGTAAGTTTAGCAGAAGGATTTTTGTCACCCACAGGTCTATTTTGTCTACCTTTTTTATTTCTATCTTTCATGTTATCGTTATGCGTTCCGAGAAATAAATGGTTTGGATTGAGACATTTAGTATTATCACAACGATGGCAAACAAACAGCCCTTTAGGAATCTCTCCTTTTAATTTTAAATATACATATCTATGTATTAACATATACTTTTTTTCTCTTTTGAAATTAGGGTATGTAGATGTCCCACAAGAATGAGAAGTACAAACCCAACAACCATTTTTATTGATTCTATATTTAACAGCTTTCCCACCATTCACCCTTTCAAATAGAATATATTCTTTCATCTAATTCTCCTTACCATCAGGAAAGCCCACTTTGTGGGCTAACCTCATGATACCTTCCGCCATTTAGGGGGAGGCATAATCTGATTTAATTCTTCTGGATTAGTTATGAAACGGATACCTAATTCCGTAAGTTCTTTTACTGAAAAAGTACCCCACTCATATTCGAATCCCATCACAAAACCATAATAGATTTGTTCTTTTTTATCAACACATTTAGTAGCATACCATTCCCAGTTTGATCTAGGCATACCACTAGCCCATCCTAATATTTTATGTTCATGATCAAAATCATCAATATAGATAGGACAATCTTTTGTGTCATACTCAATTACTTCAGGTTCGTGTGGTTTACTGGCTGGTATAATCTTCTCAAGCATACAATCAATAGTTGCTCTCTTGATCTTATAGCTTGCTTCAAAACCAAAGTCATTACAAGTACCATCTGTAAATCGTAATGGCCTAGTAGATTTTACCTTCAGCTCTTTGCGTTCAGTACCATTAGAAAACTGCATTGGTCTTCTGAATACTACAGTGTCACCAACTTTAAACTGTCCACCTTTGCGTCTGTTACGCTTTCGCTTACGTATCTCTTTCCAGTTCTTTGCTCTCCAATTCCTTGCCCATTGCTTACCAGAATCTTTATTCTCTGGTTTAGCTATAGGAGTGAGGAGCTTCATGATACGTTCAGGACAATCATGCATAATCGGTCCACATGTTTCGTCCATGTCTTTGTACCAGAAGTTGTAGTGGTAACCTCGTGTCCAGCTCATAAGAACTGTAGCACAAGTTACGTTACGCTCTCCAGTCTCTTTGATTACTTGTTCTATTGCGGCATAAGCATGTTTTCTATGTACTAAAGCTGCATCAAGGACGGTCTGCTTGATGTTCTCATTCTCATGAGTATAGCTTTCTTTAAACCAATCTATTATCTTGGTTCCTTTAGTCCAATTTGTTTGTGTCCATCCCAAATCTGTACCTCCTTAAAATAATCTTGTGCCTGCTTAAAAGCAGACACAAAACTATTTAATCTATTACTAATATATCATTTTCTTTATTTGTTTTAATATAATATAAACGCAAAGCATCATACAATATTTTCCATTTAATTAATCCATATGTATTTTTTAATTCTCTACACATTGCATTCATATCATTTAATATACTTCTGTTTGGCATATTAACAGTAAGTGTTGGATAACTACCCTTACCATATTCAATAGATATCTCCATTATATAATTACCTCCTTAATTAAAAACTTAAGCCTGTTGGATCCAACAACCCACAGGCTTAAATCTTTACATTACTTTATTTGCTATACTTTCTTGAAGATTGTCATTTATAGTAATATACATATTCACTCCACCAGTATAATCATGATAGTCTTCGGCCCTTCTAATAAGAAGTTGCCCATCACTCCAGCGAACATCAGGTATGCTAAAATAATATACATTCCCTGAGTTAGTAGTGAAGAATCCACTAAAGTAGAAGTGACTTTTACTCATTTTGACGTGTGTAGTAATAGATTTGAATATTCTTTTAAAGTATTTTACGGCTACTTTATAAAACTCATTCCATTGCTCAGTAGCTACTGAGCTCGATTCAAATTCTTGATTGTGTAGTTCAATAAATCTACTCATCATTACCCCCATAAAAAATAATCTTGTGTCTGCTTAAGAGCAGACATAAAACTATTCTAATACTAACTCTTTCTCTTCAGTATCTACTCTCTCAAGAATAGATACTTTAACTAAGTAGTCGAGAACATCTTCTTTATCCAAACAGGATGACTTCGAATGTAATCGTGTGCTACTTTTTCTACTGTCTCAAAATCAGAGACCAGTAGCTTTACCGGAACTTTAATAGCATGATTCTTAGCTCTTATTATTAAATGTATTATTTTCATATCTCTACTGTCTCTCCTATTTTCTTCCAGAAGGTTACACTTATTTCATAATCATCTTCTTTAGGAAAACATTCTCTGAATTTATTTACTAACTCTGTTGTTTCATCAAGAGTAGTTGCTGATCTTTCATCTGTTGCAAAATAATGCTTACCATTCTTAGAAACATTAATATCATAGTACATAAATTACCTCCTAAAATAAACTTGCCCCTGTCCAGTTAAGAACAGGGGCGAGGTTACTTAAGCTTTTGTTTTAGCCTTAGTTCTTGTGCTTGTCTTCCTTCTAGTAGTTCGCCTACTAGTAGGTTTTTGAGCTCTTCTTGTTCTACCTCTTTTCTTTCCATTAACAGTCTTACTCAATTCAGAGTAAAACTTCATGAAGGTACCACTAAGCCCTGGCGACATAGAATCGACAGTTTTAATGGACATTTCACCAAGAGTAGAGTGAAGAGCCTTCAGCTCAGACATTGTTGGGTTAGGCATAACCTTTCCTCCTTTAAAGATTTATAAGACCATTAGGTTTAGCCCTTGAGCCATAGTTCTATTCAAGAACTATGGATCCAAAGTTAAACTATCTATCTTTCATGGATTCAAATTTATCATCCATTGCAGTTTCATGTTGCATATCATTGTATAATTCAGCTTCATGAATAGCTTCTTCACTTAACTGTGCTTCTAAAACTTCATACATTTCATCAGGTAAAGGGAATTCTTTTACCTTAACTTGTGTAGTCTTCATAGTTTTAGGATCAGTCTCTTGTTTATACATAATAACTGTTGCATCATATTCAATCTCCAAGTCATCTCCAGAATCAGCAAAGTTAGGGCTGTCGTGGTTAGAACAAAATGGAGCTGGACGATAGGGAGTATAGTGTGTTACTTTAACTTTGACAGTAAAGTAAACTTCAGTTTCAAATGTAATGTTCATTGTTACCTCCAAATTTTTGAACTTGTAAGGCTGTTAATTATTAACAATATTACAAATTCAAATGTTTCCATGTGCGACCATTCTTGATATTATTGATGCAACTACGGTCAACGTTATAGTCTTTTGCTATCCTAATATCATCTCCCCATTGATAGTTGAGAAGTCTTTTTTTTATTTCTATAACTTGTTGTTTTGTTAGTTTTGATTTCCCACTCTTTTCTCCTTTGGCTGTTCTTTTTCTTTTGCATCTGTCTTTTATATTGTCATATTGAGTACCAACTTTTAAATGTTTTATATTGATACATTTTGAGGTATCACAAGTGTGTCTAACTACTAGATTTTTTGATAAACTTCCGTGTTTTTGTTCGTAAATGTATCTATGTAGATGTTGGGATTTTCCATTTCTTTGGATGAGAGGATACCCATTACTATTTGGTTTATGAGAAGTGCATATATGACAACCAGTTTTTTCATCTACTTCATATTTAATTTCCTTGCTTCCTTGTTTCATATAACCTCCTAAGAACATCTATTGTACATCATAAAATTGATACATAGATATGTCAAGATAAAAACTCATGCTTGCCATTGGCAAGCATCAATCTTCATCTGGAATTTCACTACAGCTTATTACTACATCAGGATCTTCACATTGTATATCACCAAAATCCTCAACATGATCTAATGCTATTGTTTTAGCTTCTTCTTCAGTGTGTGCCTCAACTTCTATAATTGCCAAAGCGTAATATGTTCTACAAACTTGTATTTCATATGTATTCATTAACTACCTCCATCTTTTTATTTCTTTAACTAAAACAAGATCACCTTCCCATCCACAAAGATGTTCATCATTTTTACCGCTTGCCATTGCTTCAAAAGTAGCTGTCATCTCATCTTCATTTCCGTCATAGATAATTCCGTTGTTATCCATTATTATATATTTCTCTGCCATGTGTTACCTCCTATTAAATCTTATACCGAACCTTATGGTCTAATGTAAGATTTATATACCAGAATGTACTCTTACATATTCTCTATCTACTTTATTAGATGTTAAACCATTAGTTAGTATAGCTATCTCTTTACCACAAAGAGTACATCTTTTAATAATAGTAGTTGATGGTACTTTAATTGGAGAAGAGCATAACCCTGTTCCCATTAAAGCTTTACATCTAAGTCTATGTATGGTTCTATAATCATGTAAACCTATTTTACATTTCCACATAATTACCTCCTATAAAAATTCATGCCTGCCATGAGGCAAGCATCAATCTTCATCATCTTCATACTTTCTGATTCTTCTTGACTTACAATGAGGACAAGTTTCATCTTCATTATCTAAATCTAAATCAGGTTCAGGTATAAACTCTTTACAATCATAACATTCCCAGAGTTCACCTTCAGCATACTCATCAAGATAACAACTTAATGTATCCCAAGTAATACCTAGAGTACAATCATGTTTTCTTATCATATGCCTGAGGGCTTCTTGGGCTTTCTCCTCAGAAATGTATCTGCTCTGTTGTTTAGCTAAGTCAATGAAATCGTCAGCACTCCATTGTAAAAATCCTTCGTTAGGATCATCAAGCATGTCATATACTTCTTGAAGACTATTCATAACATCTGCCATATCATCATGAACATGTGTATTATCAAGAATATGTTTAAGTTTATTCTTCGCTTGATTTACTGTATAACTCATATTACCTCCTAAATAATATTGTGCCTGACCGAAGACAGGCATAATATTACTTCGCATCTCGAAAGTAGTCAACTTCCCAAATATTATTTAAAGCATACGGTTCTTCCAGTTTAAGAAGATCACTCTCTGGAACTACAACAGAACCATTGTCGTTAGCACATAGAATAGAATACCATTTTTCTTCTTTGGTAGATTCATCTCGTGGTGGTTGTTGTCCTTGAAACCATGCTTCGCTTTCACCAGTTTCTCCAAATATATGATCAATTCCTGTAACTCTTCCTCTATGCTCGTGTGATTTAGTTACGACATAGTCTCCAAGATATGCTTTCATTAGTTACCTCCTGTTTAAATTTAAGTTGTACCATTATAACAGTACAGCTTAAAGTTAAATTTCAAAATACCATTGGTCAGTATTATTACTAAACCAATCATAGATCATATCTAACTCTTCTTCAGTAAAATATGTTCCATCTACTTCATCTATTCCTCCACCACCATTATCACATGTGACAGAGTAAGACTACTTAAATTTTTCTTCTCTATTATCATATTCAAATGTTCCTTCTATCTCTACTTCTCGTGAGTAATTGCTTCTACTAACTCGATCTCTTGTTTCTTCATCCCTTACTACATTCCAATCATTAATTTTTACTTCTGGTTCTTCAGATACTTGGAGTTTTGGTTGTACCATATCAAATGGTTGATAAGCATCTTTACCTTCATGCCAATCAACAGGCTCACCTTGTTCATCTTCATATTCTACGATATCTCCTGCACTAAAGTTTTGTTCTATGCAGTATCCTGTTTCAGTATCATAGGTTTGTATAACAAAACCAGTAGTAATTTTTTTAACTATCATAGTATCTCCAATCAATTAAAATACCTCATCCTAATAATAGGATAAGGTATTTTAACTACTTGTTTTCTTTACCATTATATCCTTTGCCTATATGTTCATAGACAAGAGCACCAAGCAAAGAATTAATACCTACTGGATTAAAATCTTTAGACATCTCATCTAATGTACGACGAGCATCTTTAAGATAATTCTTTGCTTGAAGTTTGCTAATTTGAAAGGATGCTTTAGGTTTTATATAAAAGATTGTATAATCTTTACCTGGATCCTTTACTTCTACTAATGTTGTTGATTTCATTAAAGTGTAGACCTCCTTATTATTTCTACTGCCATTGCAAGGCTCTTCAGATATTGATGATAAGTTTTATCATCTTCCAGAAACTCATGCAGTTCTTTAATGTCCTTGTATATTCTCTTACGAACATCTTTGTCATTAAATATTAAGTTCATAAACTACTCCTCATTCTTTGTTGTTTTCGTAGCAACTTCCCACCAGCCTTGAAAGTCATACAAATTACTATCGATTGCAAGCTCTTTGTGTAGCTCACCGCTGGTGTAACCATCACGTAACATTTTGTGAATGTGATCTAAAGCTTCCTCGTCTAAATACTCAAGGTGTTCAGAGTTAAGCTGTACTGCATCACTATTCCACCAACGATAAGTAATGGTCTGTTTTCTTTCAATTTCCATACGTTACCTCCTGTTAAAAGCATAAGCAAGCCCTATTAGAACTTGCTTCTATCATTAACAATCATAATCAGGATAACAGTTGTTACATATTTTTGTATTATCTTGTATTGCAACTCCACCACAACCTAAATGGTCACAGCCATGACCACCACCTTCCATCTTTGTATTACAATGATCACAGAACCAATACAATGGAGTGATGTCTATGCCATCACCAATAAGCTCATTCACTTTATCTATAACACCAATCACATGACCGGCATTACATGCAGCTTGGAACTCTCTGATGTCAGCATCTGTATTCAAGTCATAGATATATGTACCTCTAGCTTGTTCTTTTATACAGGCTAAAGCATCTGCCTCTTCAGTGATACCATTATGCCCACTTGAGGCTACGTCATGAAACTTACCTTGCTTATCAATCGCAAAGTAATTCCATTCCCAGAAGCATCCATCATAGCCCCCGCCTTTATACTGTACTAATATATTCTTCATGTTACCTCCTTAATAAACTTACTCCAACTATGTAGCTGGAGTAAACTTATTCATATTCAGTTCCAAATCCTTTTATTGGTTCCCAAAACATTTTATGTATTTCTCTCCATATATTATTCTTGGGATCATAGCGAACAGGTACTTGTTTATTTTTTATACGAACAGCCCCTGTTGTTTCAACAGGACTGTCTCTCCATTTAATATCTCGTACTACTCTGCAATAGAAATCCTTTCCATCATTGAATATGACAACTGCTTGTCTTTCTATCATGGATCCCTCCTTAATAAACTTACACAGAAGCCCTACTTCTCAGACTTCTGTATAAAATCATTGGCCTCTTTATGAGCAGGACATAGCATCCCTTTCTTAAGATTACAATAGTATAATGTATCCTTAACAAAGTGCTTGCATACATTCCAATGAATCTCTTTCCTGTCATCTTTACACAAAGTGTAATCTGCATTTGGTTCATCTAATCCCATTCTCCCTCCTTAAAAGGTTCGATTCCCTCTGCTTTACTCTCTAAATTTAGTGCAAACCAGTATCATCTTCTTCTTTTCTCTTATCTATATCATATGCTACAATAGAAACAATATGTTCCACCTGTTTAGGATCAGCTTTCTTTAATAGATCGAGTACTGATTTCTCAGCGTACTTCTTGCCTGCTGTATCATCTAATTCAGCTGGAACTTCTACTCGCTTTTTCAAATGAGAATGATATCTAAATAGTACGACAACTCTTGCAGTTCTAGTTCCCATACTTACCTCCTATTAAAACATTGGAACACTGGCTACCAAAGTAGCCAGCTATCCAAGGTCTTATGCAGCCTTAGTCTTAATTTTAGTCTCCTTAATAACTTTCCATTCGGAAGGATTGAGAGTTATTATCTTATGACCTGTTCGTTCCAGATCATACTGCTTGTCACGATCATCTATCTCATGAGCAAGAGCAGTAATGGCACTCATCAAACCATAGCGAGAGAAATCACCTTTGCCTACCAGATTATCTCGAATCATCTCCCCATCATCTTCACTCAGGAAAGAATACTTCTTGGTTACATTAGTAACAATCTGCTTAGACTTCCTCTTAGAGAAATCATCTTCTGCAGCTTCTTTAAGCACACTCAACTGTTGGTCGAATGCAGCTTCACTTAATGCGGCTGTCAATGTATCTCTTATCTTAAGAGACAGAGCAGTGATGTCGGCTTCAATAGTCTCATCTGCATAGACACTTACATCCTCACCATCAATATCAAGTTTGGATCCAACGTGTCTCTTACGAAGAATAGATTCACCAATCATACCGTTACTACATATATATTCCCAGACCATGTCCAAGATATCATAGTAACCTCTCCCTATTTCAGAGTTACGAAAAGTTACTCCTTTAGCTACTGTTTCGCCAGGTCGAATCTCAGCAGTAAGTGTTGGGAATACTGCTTGAAGATAGAAGCGGGCTTCGGTAAGAGCATAACTCTTAACCTCAATGTTAGGGAACTCTCTCAATACTGGAAATGCAGCAGAGAGATAAAGAGCATGGTCATAAGGACGATAGGAATCACTGAGCAATGCTCTCATCCTATTCTCTTCGTTCCCTTCTGGATCTTTCCATGTTCTCAGGAAACGCTTCTCTTCCGGTTTAGCCTGTAACAAGGCATTGATATTGGTAGTTAGAAGATCAGGTATGTCTAAAATCTTCTTCCAATATTTGTATGGTATGTCCAAATACGTTGCTACTTGTGACGCGGCATTGTTAGATAATGGAAACACACCACCATGTTCTCCATCGATTTCTATTGAATCATCACCAACCATGCGGTAGCTGTTGTTGCAAGCTATCACATCATTTTTCTTAGCATCTAATTGCTCGATGTCCTGTGCGAACTCAGCTAAAGTACCGTATGTACTTTGCATAAAATACCTCCTTAATAAAATATGCTAAAAGACTTAAGCCAATTCTATAATAGAACTGGCTTAAGTATTCTACTCATCTGGATTCTCCATCATCCACATATCTGTATTCTTATTTCTTCTATACATGTGGTATGGTTCTCTATCCAAGTCTACTAATGTTACATCAAAACCATAAATAAGTAGACATGCATCTATAAAACAATTGATAGGTAAATCTGATTTTGTCTTTTCAGATTCAATTACACTATCTTCATATGCTTCATGAGGTTGTTGATCGTATTTATCAACATAGTCTTTATGGTAAGATGTGTCCTCCGGAAAGAAGAAATCTTTAACGAATTGTAATGCTTCATCCGGTGTATAGAAATGTAAGAAATCGTCATCCGCTATACATGTTTCATAGCATTTAAAATACTTCATAGTACCTCCTATAATAATTAACCCAACACTCTGTAAGTGCTAGGCAAACAGTTATCTTTTTAATTCTATCATTGCTTTTCTACAATCAATAATATCATTAAACACTTCCTCTTTAGGATAATTAAAAATGTTGCCTATGATTAAAGATGCAGTAAAAGCTGATACCTTATTCTCTTTGTTTAATATGTCCATTGTTAAACACATAGATGATACAGCTGTGCCATAACGGACAGTTCTATTGTTATCTCTAGACATTAATACCTCCTATAATAACATGCGGGAATCCTATTAAGGATTCCTGTAAGTCATCATGCAGACTTAACTTTGTGTGCAGGTGCTTTGACTGACAGAAAACGAACATCAGATGCAACAACCTTAACCTTTGATCTCATCTTGCCATCCTGTCCTTCCCATCTATCCTGGCGTAACTCACCAATCACCATTACTCTTGAACCTTTGCCACAATGTTCATGGCATTGCTTAGCAAGATTATTCCATGCATCGATATCTATAAAAGATACCTTAGGATTATCCTTGTCTCTAGAATAATGATTAACTGCTATGGTAAAGTGTACCACACTCTTATCTGACTTGGTCTTATTAAGTTCCAAGTCCTTTACAATAAAACCTTCAACAGTTACTGACGCATAATTCTTCATTGTTGCCTCCTTAAATAAATTCATGCCTGTCCAACGGGACAAGCATCAAGTTATATTGTCACCTTGTTATATCTGTTCTTAATAAATGCTGTGTAGACTTCATCCCCTTCAGGATCATGCCACTCTAACTGTTTCCCGTCTTTAAAAACAGTTATTGTTTCTGGTTTATTCTCAGGATCATTAGTAATAAGTACAGAATATTCACTATCTTTATACCATACTTTGTAGCTCTCAGTAAAAGTATCTGGTTCATATACCAAATCCTTCCAGCTACTATCTACAATCATTAAGACAAATAATACATTACATGGATCTCCCTGGCCTTCTTCAATCCAGCCACCATATTCTTCAGCAATTTTCTCAAGAGCTTTCATATACTCCGCGTCTTCGTTGGCTTCTTCCTCTGTTACATTGGAACAAGCAATAGGAGTATAATATTTTCTACTCGGTGCTAGGCACATAACAGTACCTAGAAGCTCATACCCTTTGATGTTATCATCATCATCTTCATGAGGATTAGCTCTTGCAGAATGTACAATATCGTCCCAATTCCATTCACTAATCTCTTTGTAATACTTGTTATAGTTAGACATAACTACCTCCTATAAAACTTAAGCTTGGGTTAGCCCAAGCTTAAACCTTATTCAATCTCTTCTATTTCTATGATAAGTTTTACCTTTATATTCTTACCATCAAAGTGTGATAATTCTTCATCTATTGAATATCCTGGTTCATGCATATGTATAGAGTTCGGACCAGTCTTTTCTTCTACTACATAAGAATCTTTAGTCTCTCTGACTTTGCCTGTAAATTTTCTAGTCGTCGTACTTTTATCTCCCATGATACCTCCTGAATAAATTCATGCTTACCCGAAGGCAAGCATCAGTTTACTCGTTTATACGTATAGGTGTTATTACCATGTACTCATCAGGTATAAATATATCAAAAAGGAAAGGCCAATCCTTTTCTAAGAATTGTATCCATGCTATCTTACTATTCTGTTCTATAATAGTTGTAGCAACCGCAACTCTTTCAATATTATCTCCACTCTTACGATAGTCGTCAACAGTATTCAACATCTCCTGATGTGCTATCACATCTGTCTTAAAACCATACCGTATAAATGGTAGTGCAATCAACAAGATTGCTAACAATATTATAAACAACATCCAAATAACCTCTCCTAATGTGTGTAAAGGTTCAAGCTGTTTATTATTCACACGAAGAACTATGCCTATTATAATTAAACTGATAAAGATTACTATTAATAACATCCACTACCTCCTATAATAAATTGAGCCTGTTCTTCAGAGAACAAGCTTAATTTATTACATAAATAAATCTTGCAATTTAGGATGGGTTGTATCATACTCCCCATCTTTATCAGGCCATACTATCTGAAAGAATTCTATGTCTCTAGGATCAACGTCTCTGTCCTCATAGTAATTCATGCATTGTAGGATAACCTGTTGATATTTTAAAACATCTACCTTAACCACCTTTATCTTGTAATTGTCACCAAGATATCCAGGTAGCTCTTCACCGTGTGTTAGTTGTAAACCTTCCTTAATATCTTTACCAATATGATTTAAGATTATTCCTGCAGTTTCATATGGTAACCCAGATAATATTAAATCAGGATGATCACAAGTCTGTCTCATTCCTATAGTATAAGCATAGGCAATACCTTCTTCTCCTTCAGGTGAGAAAACAAAGATGATATTCCAACCATGCTTTTCTATATTTTTGGTAATTGAGTCATGTAACTGTGTATACTTACTCACACTTACCTCCTTCTACTTCTTAATGTCTACACATACTATCTGTGGTTTTCTCGCATCGTATTTAGTCTTACGATGTTTTCTTAATCGCTTCACTTCTTTAGGACTATGCTCATACTCTATCCCATATTGGTTCTTTGTAACTCCACCTTTACCTATGTGATATCTGTTTGGCATACTTAACCTCCTTAGGTTTACTTTGCGATTGACTACAATTATCGTAGCCAACTGCAAATGAAAACTTATCACGCCTTACCGGATCCATTCAACCAAGCAACACGCTTTGCAGCTTCCTCACTTGATGAATGATCACTCTCTGGATGCCACTTATTATCATCCGGAGAATAAAATCCTACAGTATATAATTGTGGCTCACTCTGTTTATATATATACATAACTACCTCCTGGAATAAACTCGGAAGAGTCCTAACTTAGGACTCATCTGATATTACTTTACTACTTCTACTGTGATGCTAGTACTTAGTCTCGCGTCTTTCTCTGTGGGATATAATCTATCCTCAGATATCTTTTGTCGTGAAAGTTGACCATTACGATGAGGAAGTTTGACAAAGTAATATCTTCTTAGCGAAGTGTTACCTTTTTTATCCTCATCAAATATAGCTTGTCTCTCGTGTACTCTAGTTTGTATAATGCGAGTACCTCTAACTAGATACACAGTTACTTTTCTATCATACTCAAACTCATAAAAGCTAGGATCCATATTACTCATACAACCTCCTGAATATTAATCTTCCGGATCAAATTTCTTTTCACAATCATAACAATAGTAATGTAAAGTTTCTTTCTCAAGAAGTTCACTGCCACCAAGATCCTCATCAGTATCAGGATCTCGATAAACTAAAAGAGTCTCCTTACATACTTCAGTAACATTGGATGATGCACAATGTAAACAATTCATATTACCTCCTGGAATAAATTCATGACTGCCCGAAGGCAGACATCAATCTAATACAAAGTATCCTCAAAGTATCGAAGCACCTTGAGTTTCTTTCTCTGTTTCTTAGCTTTACTCTTAGCTTTCATACTACCTCCTTCTATAAAGGTATCTTGTTACCCTTCTCATTTGCCAGGGTCTTGCGGATATTCTTTCCACCACAATTGCTGGTGTCTTTGAACTCACAAGTGTCACAGTATTCTATACCGTGAAACTGTATAGACCAGCACTCTGCTGTCAAATTGTTCTGGTTTATAATCCTTGTGTTAGTTACTGTTCCATCTCTCTGTAATGTTCCTATTTGCAATTGTACACTCCATTTTTGAAATGTCTTGTGTATTCTTTTTTTACCCAGTTCTCTTTATCCTCCATGCTTGAAAAGCGTGGACGATCTTTTGAATTGAGTAAAGTAAGTGCTTGTAATGCTCTTGATCTAAAGGTTAAAAAGTCACTCATTGTTACCTCCAAGTAACTAAATTTTAGTTACGTTTGTCTATAACATCAGGCCAACCAATGAATACTATTTTGTGGGAATTTTGTTCAAACCCATTATCTAAAATAGCCTCCTTGTCTGCATCGGTGTACTCATCCCAATTAGTAAAGTAAACACTACACTTATCTAAAAAGATTTGTTCAGCGTCATCAGCCCCTTGTGCTAACACAAGAATGTTTTCGATAATAGTATCTTGATCTCTATCAAATACTATAACATTGATTTGTGTACTCATTGTTACCTCCAGTTAAATAATATTACACCTGAGGTGAGTCACCTCAGGTGTAATACTATGAACTTATTATCTTATAAAAAGCATACGCCTTTTTAACCTCATGTTTTACACACTTGGCTGGATGTGATAACACATCAACAGCATCAGATGTTACTTGACTTACACTATTTATTATACTCGCAATCTTCATAGTACCTCCTTAATAATATCACCAGTATGTCAGAAAACATATAACTTACTGGTGATATATTATACTTGCTTTTCAAAAACATAAATGGAAAATTCACTATACTCACCAATCACTCTGTATAAGTATGACCCATTAGTATAAAGTCCACTAGATAAAGGAACATCTTTTACATCATACTTATTCCTGTCCTTACTGTATCTTAATTGCCCATTACTATATCCGCCATCCTTCTCTGTTTTCACAGTAGCAATAAGCTTATAGTTATTTGCATTAAAGTTAGAAGGGAAGTCAATCTTCTCCATTACCTCTGTCATAACTACCTCCAATACTGTTTAGGGTTTGACACCTCTCAGCTTACTCAATAAACTCAAGCCTACCAATTAGCAGGCTTCAATCTACAAAATCTGATGGATATACAAAATTAAACTTAACATTCAATTCATAATTTTCATAATCTACTTGCGTCTCATCAACCAGCACACAAGGATACTCTGTTGGTTCAGTCTCACATAAAGTATCCCCATTGTAGACCATTCTAGATCATCAACGTATTCAGATTGAATGTACCGATCTATATCCTTCTTACTCTTAATCAATTTCTTCATCGTAATGGATCCTCCTCAAGCACATCTAAAAATATAGAAAGACATTCAGCACAACCAGTGACCTTCATCGCACGTAAAGTATGTAACTCCTTAGTCTTCTTACATCTAGGACACATACCAATATGCTTATGTGTTACTCTAGTCTTACGCCTGCTTGTTTTCTTAGCCATCTAAACCTCCTAACATAAAGTTACTAGCTCCCTTATCAGGGAGCTAATAATCCTACGTATGAATACTCCAGTGTGGATGACTAGGAGCAGTCAACTCAACAGAAAAGGTCTCACCAAATCCATGAAGTATTATTCCTCCATTGAAATCCCTCTTCTCATCATACATATAAACAAATGAAAAGGATCCAACTACAAAATCACTTGCAATATGTAACTCGTAATCCTTCTCCTCTTCACCATACTTATCCTTTGGAATATTACCGTTAAAAAGCATGGTAAGCATCCTGTCCCATATCTGATAAAAAGATAGTAGCATCTTCTCAGCTATTTCAGGATGTTCTTTCTCCACCTCAGCTATCTTCTCCTTTGCTTCTTGATACTTCTTGTTAGCACCAGGATGAAACTTAATTACTCTCATACTTACCTCCAATTTTAATAATTTATACCCTGTCTCTACATAAGACAAGGTATAACATTATTACTTACTAAAGTATTTCATTACTTTCTTACACTGTCTTGCAGTTTCTCCTCTCCATGTCTGCATGTTGGAAAGGCAATACAAAAGTTGTACTTGTATTCCTTCCTTCCCATACTCCAATGCTGATAATGGAATAGCCCTGAGATATGTCTGGGCATAAGGATTTTTGCACTCAACAAGAGCTGCCTTAACTGCTTTTGTTAGGTCTTTAGTTGTAAATGTTTCAGCTACTGCTTTTGTCATACTTACCTCCTTATAAATCTAAGGATAAGCCCTAAGACCTATCCTTAGGATTATAATGATGCCTGCACGTAATACAAGGGTTACTCCATTTATAATAATGAATACACCCAGTACAATGACGCTCTATCCTTACCTCAAATATAGTCCAGGCTATTGCTATCACAACAAGCACAAATATAAGTATCTCAGCCATCACATAACTCTTCACTAATATAATCAAAACAGTGTTCAAGATTCTCATGCTCACCTACAACATCATTACCATGTATCTTGGTTTCCATTCTACCATCCCAATTAAAACCATCTTCAAACATACACTCATGTGCCTTAGTCTCAGCTTCCTTACCACTGTCTGCCTCAACGATAACACTTTGATGTGTAGTCTCCGATAAATATACTCTATACTTCATGCGACTCCTTAATTACTCTCCGATAAGTTCCACAAGGAACTTACCCGAGAATACTTAAACTCATCTACACATAAACAGTCTCAGGATATGGAAAGGTATCCTCAACAAAATCTTTGCATTCCCTCAATGTTAGTTGATGACCATTCTCTTTACTGAAATCACGTAACACTTTAATAGCCTGTATCTTGTGACCTGCAGCCATTAACTTCTTCAACTGCTTCTTGATAGGCTTGATGTAATACTTGTCAGGAACTAATTCAATATGTATAAATGTAATATGTATCTTACTAAATGGTATCTTCATACTACCTCCTATCATAACCTCTCCCATATGTCTACAATAAAAGAACACAATTGTATGCCTTTGTGTTCTTTCTGTAGTAAGGGACAAATTATGTCACCTTTATATAAATTGTATGCCTTTGTGTTCTTTTTGTATTACACATCCTCTCTTTAACACGATTATCCAATTCGTGACACGTATTACACCACATTACACAAACCGTAACACATATCATGCCCAAATTAGCCCTTAAATACACATTCCAGTGTAGTCCGGTGTTACTCAAGTGTAGTCCGGTGTTACTCAAGTGTAGTCCGGTGTTATGGGAGAAGGCTGAAACTACGCTCAGCCTTCTCCCACATAATTATTTTGTACAGGAACATAGTGTACAAGGCGGTAGCTTAACCTCACAGGATGTAATAAGGTCTATATTCTCTTCGACATAGATTTCAGTCAGTACGTATGGGAATACTTCTTTGTAATCCACGATTTCATAAGCCTCTAGTATCTCCTGTTGTTTCTTCTCAGTGAGATCCTCAAACTTAATTGTTATAACTGACATGCAATACCTCCTGTATAGAATTTGAGGCAGACAATAACCTCACCAATCACACCCAAGCCACGCCCCAACTTGCCATATATAGTCAATGGGACGTAGGACAAGGTGTTGGCTATCGCTGGGTAGACACTTGGGTAATGATGTGTGAAATTACTAATATCTATGCGTATAACTAGAAACATCTCACCCGCATCCCACATGATTAACTATTCCTGTGGTCCAAGTATGGATCCATAGTTAATTCTCATTTAGGACATGTGGGATGGCAGCGGGAGGTTTATAGTAGTACTAGCTATCTGCGTAGTACTGACAGACTCCCTAGGCTTATTGCTAAGGAGTCTTCCAGTGTTACTCAGATTTAGGGAATACGAGTCCAGTTGAGGTTTTGAGTCTGTTGATTTTGTAATAATACCTGTCTTTACCTGGGTTAATTGAGATACCACACTCTTCTTGATCTTCATCAGACAGATTCTCTACTGCCTTACGAACGATTGTCTTAACCTTCTTAATACAATCATCGAAGTCATGCTCTTCCAGTTTCTCAATAGTATCATCCACATCAGGAATCAACAAGGTATCAGGTAGTTTCTTGGCAAACACATCACCAATCTCATACCTTACTGTCTTAGTATCACCATCGAACTCATATGATTCAGCAAGTTCCAGTAAATGTTTCTGCATACCAACAAGTTCTTCAACCAGAGACTTAGTTTCCTTCACCTTCTTAGCCTTCAGAACATTGATCTTTGCATCATACTTACTGGTTTTACCTATAAGTTTCTCCTCAACTGATGCTAACTCTTTGAGGAGCTTGCCCATAGCTTCCTTAACTGAATCGTTTACTACTGTTGCATTACTCATAAGTACCTCCTGGTTTAAAGTAAGCTGATATCCTGACTATAGGATATCAGTTAACTATAACATAATGCCTTATTGTTTGAGTCTGTCTTTTGAGGTGAGTTTTGCTTGTTCTGTACTCATTCCCATAGATTCTAACAGTCGTACTAACCTATCATAATCTGTTTTGTGGTTTTTGTTTTGTTCTGTCATAATCCTATCGAATAACATTTAGTTTGGACATCTTATGTCTTGATGAAAGGGACACTGTTTACATGCTCCCCTGTGTACTATAGCTGTTCTCTCACCTTTCTGCTTCTTACATGTTACTACACTACGATTGATGCTGACATAATTACCGTCCATATAACCTCCTTTAATTTTTACTATGGATCCATAGTTATCTATGGATCCATAGTTAAATTACTTGCGGGTGACATAATCTTTGTAGGTTTTACTTGCAGATTTCACGAGATTATCTGTTATCTCGTTGGCCATGTCGATATACCTCATGGCATTCTGTAGTCTCTTACGTTCTTCTTTACTTAACATGAGTTGTCCGTTTACATGAGATAGTCATCCTGTTTTTATTGAGAGCATCAGTGATATTCCCAAGTTGGTCAACAGATTTCCATCCATGAGTTTTGTGACAATACACTCTTGTTTTCATGTTACCTCCTATTAAATAAGTGCTTAGACTTAGCTATGGATCCATAGTTAAACCCATAGCTAAGCTAAAGGAATTACTCTGTGTCTACCTTTACTCCAATGGTCTGTCCTTTGGCTTTGATGATGTTGCCAATGGAATTGAGTGGAGCATATGTACGACGAGGAATGAGGCTAGGTTCTACAATAGAACCGGCAAGAGGATGACGATGATCTCTTGCTGCTCGTCTGTCTTTAACATACTTAGCGACACCATATGCTACTTCATTTAGTATCTGGTCTTTCATCTCTAACCTCCTGAGTTAGTTAACTCCTGGTTGCTTAGGACAAGTCAAGCTGCCTAAGCAACAGCAGTTAATTATTTAGGTTGCGGTTTAGAACCAATCTGTACGACATTGGCATTCATCTGAAACACAGTGCCGTCTTTGTCCACGACCTTGCCGTGTACATAGTGACCCTTTGAACCAGTCTTAAATGTCTTTGCCTTTGAGAAAAGATTCTTTTGCAATATCTCTAATGTTAACATGTGTTAACACCTCCTAAATTAGATTATGAGCTAAAAGCTCATAAGAAATCCCATTAACGGGACTTCTTATAACCTCTCTTCATCTTACTCCATGCTTTAAGAACATAAGCATGGAGTCTTTCATCACTAATCCTACCGTTCATAATACCTCCTGACATAATGTATAAGCTCTTGACGACTTGCACCATGATACATTATCTCATGTAATGATCGCCAAGAGTTTATCTATGTTAGCTTCATACTTTCCTCCAGAACCCATAAGTTTAACTATGGATCCATAGTTAATTTAATTACGGGATAGACCAAGTTAACTTAGTCTATCCTGTAACTACGCAAGTCCAAGTATCTTGCGAACCATAGGCTTGTTTAATTCTGTCTGGCACTTGTTATATTCTAAGCATGTACTAGGTATACACTTAGACTTACAACGACCAAACTTGTTAGCCTTATGATGCTTCTCATCGTGTCCTATAACTAATGTGTTTCTCATGTTAAACCTCCATAAATTTAGGTACGCCAGTGACCAAGTTCACTTGGTCACCATGCACTTAAACTATCTACGGTATTCTTTGTGAGTTGTATCTACAGGCAAGAACTTCAACTTGCGGAGTGCATCTTGCATAGGATAGCAATCACCATGAGCAGTCTTAACCTTACTCATAGATTGAGCAGTTGACTTGCTACCAAAAGACCAATTGTTATCTTTATAACAAATATGATCTCCGGTCGGATACTGATCTGCACGATCAAAAGTGATCACAACAGATGCGTTCTCCAGATCAAAATCAAGATGATAAAACTTAACCTGATCCTTGATCTTGTCATACCGATTCTTTGCTACCTGCTCTGTCTTCCAAGTATTAAACTTAGAAAGCAAACCGTTAGCCTGTAAAAACTCCTTGTAATAATTGTTTCTCATTACAACCTCCAAAGGGGTCAATCTCTGACCACCCTACCATAATACATGCATGGTGGATGGGCAGGGAAAAGGAGGGGCGTTTAAGTGAACTTAATCACCCCACCCCCTATAGTTTATAGTCCTCAGCCGGAGGTTGGCTTTGTGGACGCATACCTTCGTCTATATATAGTTAGTGAAAGTCTTAATCCACAGAGAACTATGTCTCTATCATTAGTCTATAGTGCGGTTCATAATTCTCGCACCTTTTCACCCCGCATATAGAACAGCTATGATCTCTTTCAAGATCGGGCTATTATACCTTACCTGTTGGACATCCATCCTCAATAAGGCAGTCAATCTATCAAACCAGACTGACTGGATGCAAGTATTGGAAATTCCGAAAAACCGACAAAAGCCGGAAATCTGTTCAGTCCAACACCAGCATAGACAGATATGTCTAATGATTAGCTATATCTGTCTATGCTGGTATTACTGCTTTACCAGACTCAAACTCTAGGACATCCATCCCTGTGACGAGCTTGCACCGAGTATTGGGAATTCCGAAAAACTGACAGTTTTGGGCTTTTATTCCATAAAAATTTGAGTAGGTCAACTTTTGACAGGGGACATAATCCCGTGTGGTCAGTCATTGCCTAGTCAACTTTTGATGATGGTCAATTGTAGTCCGGTCAACTTTTGATGATGGTCAATTATTGAGGGTGGTCTATAATGTACCCCTTTCAACATCTGACCACCGGTGGTGACGGGTGGGTACCCAGCCTCTCTTGTCTGTGAGACTAATTTTTTGCTGGAAATAGAATTAATAATTTTATAAAGTAACTATGGATCCATAGTTAATTACACCGGTTCACACGCGAGTTAGGAGTGAATTAGGAGTGAGAGGGGGTAATACGCGAGTTAGGAGTGAGCCAGGGGCAAGTTGGGGGTAGGTTGAGGGTTTATTTTGGTTCATGGTTTGGGGTAGTTTTACGTTTATATAGAGTAAGACTGATAGGAGGTAGTGATATGTTTGAGAGGTTGAGGAAGTTTTTCAGGAGGCGTGAGGTATTGGATTGGGATGATTGTGAGGAGTTACTAATAGACATGTTCTTTGAAGGTATTCCGGAGATAGATGATGAGGAGTGGGAGATGTGGGAGCGTTTATTTGAGGATATGTAAATACCATACGAGGTGAGTGAAGGTTATTTATCCAGGATAGTGTCTAGTTTATCTTTCTGAGCGTCGGATAGTGTAAAGAAGGGGAACTAGAGTTGTTGTTGTATATCTTCTAAGAATCCTTCTTCCCATTCAGATATGTGGCAATCTTCCAGGTAGTCCATTATTTTGTTTGCTAACTTGAGGTTATTGTTTCTTCTATCGAAATCAAATTTATCCATAAATGACTATTATATATATATGTACTAATTGTCAAGTACATTCTTATAAAAGTAGCTATGGGTCCACATGTGAGCTAAGAGCAAGCTGGGGTTGGGAAGGAGGAATTTAATTTGAGTAGTGAGATAGTGAATCTCAATAACCTCTTATAGGTTCTGCTCCTGTTCTAATCTAGTCTGCTCTTTGCTATTCTAGTCTGATCTATTCTAGTCTTTTATCTAATTTGGGCAGTAAGGTAATGAACCTTAATAATCGCTGTAGATTCTGCCCGACTCGTCTTGTCTTTTCTGCTCTGGTCTATTCTTGGCTAAGCTAATCTAATCTTTTATCTAATTCGGATTGCCTGATAGTGAATCAAGAAAACCGCTTAAGGTTCAATCCATTTATATGTTAAATTATATATTGTGCCCAATCTATTTTTGATATGGTATATTTAACCAATTCTCTTACTCTCTGACTGCCTATTTTTGTTATTGTATAGGTTCCGTAAGTTCCTGATTTTGCTGCTCTCCATGCACCGATACCACCAAAGATTCCTGCTTTTAATACGGCTTTTACTAATTGACGAGACGAGATTACATCTTCATCGAATACAACTAATACTTTACAGTTCCAATCAGAAAACTTTGCTCTATAGAAAGGGCATAGTTTATTTTTCTGTCCACCAAGATTACCGAGTTCTATACTATTGCTGTATTTTTTATAATCTACAGGGATAAGACCTCGGCTTGCTGTTGGTACTACAAAAATAGCATTATCTAAAGCTGTTTTCATTTTACTTTTAGGACCGAAAATATTACGGGCTGCTATTACAAAAGATTTTTTAAAAGCTATTGCTGGAAAACCTACTTTTTTGTTTTTAGGATCAATCCAATGAGCTGTTACAAAACAATCTACATCCGGATTTTTTTTATCATATCCCTTTTTTTATTCATCTTCCTCCTTTTCAAACTCTTCTCTTCTTTTTTCAAGAAGTACATCGTGCATTTTATTTTGTAATACTTCTTTAGAACCGATAGCTCCTAACTCAAATTCTATAAGAGAAAAAGATTCCAATGGATCTATGTGGACTTCTTCAAGGTTTTCTAGAATGGGACCTCCTTGGTCCATCAATTCTTTACCTACTTCTACTACTGTTTTCTTTTTCTTTTTCTTGGTTTTTTTTGTTGTCATGGTGTCCTCTCTTTTATCTAATATTTTAAAATTAAACTTAATGCTTATTTTTAAGTTCTTCTACTTGGGGCATATATGTATTTATAATCTTTTGTAATATATCAATAATTTTCTCTACATCATATTCTATAGCTTTAAATTCTAAACCTTTTTGACATCTTGATATAATTCCTTTGGCAAATTTTATATAATGTAATGCTAATATATCTGGTTGCATTATCAGATCTGCTAAACTTTGATTTCTTGGTATTTCCTCTGGAATATGTGTTTGTATATTTGTAGTATTATGTTTCACGGTTAAATGTTTAACTTTAAGAGATGTTATTTCTTTTGCTGGAGATTTAATATGATATACAGGAATCATTACAATATCACTATTTATTTGTGATATTTCTCTTGTTAAATTAGTAAGATGGCCTTTATTTTTATCCATAGTTAATAATTTATGAAGAGTATTAATATCACCATTATCATATTTATTAATGAGAGCTTTAGCTATATCTCGTGGTGTTTCTGAGTGTATTTCTGCTTGTAAATTATAAAATTCAATAATACATTTATTTTCACTTATTTTTTTAGATTTTGCTCTCTTTTTAAAAGTACTTTCTTCTTTAAATTCCCATCGTTTTATATGGATACCTACGTTTTTAAAATCTTTTCTAAGTTGCCTTGAATTTTTCATTTATCTTCCTTTTTATATTTAAAAGTTTCTACAGCAATTTTTATTGCTTGCCATATATTGACCCCTAATCTTGCTGCCAGAATTTTAACTGATTGTCTTAAATTATCTCGTTCTTTTTTTGTGGGGCAAGCTACATTATAATAAAATCTTTTTTTCATTTGTAATTTTCCTTTTTATCCTGTATGTATAAGTATATACAAATTTATTCTGATCGTCAAGTAAAAAATTATTAATTTTATAAAAAATTAATAATTTTATAAAAAATTAATAATTTTTTATAAAATTACATAACCCGCAGCGGATAGTACTACTGGACTGTTATGTCGTAATGAGTGACGAGACATGTATGATATAGGTAGGTATCTCGTCACTTGTGTGTAGTTATTAACCCATGTTTCCCAGTTACCTTTGTTATTTTGTTTGATATAGGTCATAGTTCTTCTCCTTGGTATATTTCAGGGGGTGAATTTCGCCTCCTGGTCTCTATCTTTTATAGTGCACATTTAGTAGCTTTTTGGGTTATTATTGGAAAAAAATCTTAAAGAATGGAAAAAAATTCATATTATTTATCTATTGATAACTGGAAGAAGTGGTATGGATATTAAGAAAATTAAGAATTTAGATGGTTTGATTAGGAGTGCTGGAGGGTCAAGAGAAAGGTATGAAGTAATTATATCGAATCTTCAAGGTGATAAGGAATTTGATAGGATGCCTTATCTTACTCTAAGGGAAGCTTATGATGCAGCGATAGAGATAATAAATAAAGAAGATCCTAACGCACGTTTTTATAAATATTATAATGAAGTTGTTGATACATTAGAGACAGAGGATAGTACATTAATATATCATGGAAAACCAGTTACTGATTTGCAAGTATTGATAGCTAAGACTTATATGAAGGAAGATACTTTTGTAGGAGACATATAAGTATATGGAATAGGCGAGCATTGGAGGTATGATATTAGACTGAAACTATTGATATGTTTTATTATATTGCAGATATTGATGGTGGAGAGACCTGCTAAGCGTCCATTGACACAAGAGAATTACAAGTGTGATGAGGTATCTAGCGAGAGGTTGAAGTGTATAGATAATAAGTTAATGTATAGGACAGAAGACACGGGGTTAGATGAGTGGGTACCATGTTTACGTGGTCTTGTACATAGAGTACAATGTGCTGAATTTTAATAAGGAGAGGATGTATATGAAGGATAAGGAATGTAAGACGTGTGCTTCATATTATAGTGCTAAGAGTAGATGTGTAGATAAGAATAGTGGTATAGGTTATGTTAAGCCCATGCATTCATGTGAGTGGTGGAAGCCTATATTTAAGGGTGCGAAGCCTGATCCTGAAGATGGATTTATAGAGTAGGAGTATGATAGATATACTTGGCAAGAAGTATAAGGTTAAGTTTGTTAAGGATTTATATGATGATGATCATACTATTGGGGAGTTACTTACAAGGTATAATATTATACGGATAGAAAAGGATACTACCAGGGAGATCAAGGAAGAAACTATATTGCATGAGGTAATACATGCGATTAATATTGATTGTGGTTTAAAATTTACAGAGACACAGATTTCCACATTATCCTGTACATTATATACGGTGATGAAGGAGAACTGGAATTTAAAGATTAAGGTGGAGTAATGCCTAAGATTATACCGTTTGCTAATTTGAAGGGTGTGACTGTAGATAACTTAGTAGGTCGTGAGATTGAGTTAGCTTCAGATGAGATATTTTGGAAATTAGATAGTGGTACTATTGATTTAAATCGGATGTTAGGAGTGTTATCGGCAAAAGTTACTAAAAGTTTAACCAGGTTTGACCGATTTAATATATTGAGTGGGTTACGAATGGGAAGGATTGTTTTTAATGATTGAGCGAGAAATGTATATATATTTAGTAGTAGATAGAGATAGGTTTAAGGTAGGTTATTCCAAGGACCCGCATGCCAGGATTAAGCATTACAAGACGCATAGTAGTTATGTTTCTATGGTTGGTATATTTAAGGTAGTATCTAAGGAAGTAGAGAAGAGTGTGCGTGCTGAGCTCTTAAAGCTTGGTTATGATAAGTGTAATCGGTATCCCCGGGATGAGTGGTTTAAGGGGGAGATTAGTGTTAATCGGTTACAGTGGGTATTAGACTGCTTGGAGGCTAAGAGGAGGTGAAATCATGGAAGATGAATAACTTTGGATCCATACTTATATATAGAAGAGAGTTGAAAAACTCTCTTTTTTTATGTCTCGTGAAAAAACTATTGACATCTAATAGGCGTATGATTATATTGGGGACATAAATATACAAAATATTGGAGATGCGAACATGCGTAAACCCACATTTTTATGGATATTATTTATTTGTATAGTGTCTTGCAATCCTTCATCGGCTATTAATAAGGAAGAAACTGGTACTACTTGTGTAAATTACAGGATGTATAACTATACGTTAAAGGATGATTTACTGACTTTAACTCTCAGGGAATATAGGGGTAGGCCGATTAATTGTATTCCAAAAAATCCAAGAAAAGTCCCAAAAATTAGGAGGTAAGATATGCATATACTAGATGATGATAATACAATGCGAACAGTTAGTGAGACTGGTGCTGAGGTTGGATCCGGAGGTGAGGTAGCTATACCCATGAATGAGTTATTGTTGTTCACGAATCAACAGGAAGGGACGGCAGATATTCTCCAAGCTTTTGTAAAGACTTATTGTGATGAGAAGTTGATTCAATTTTTGAAGACTGCAAGTCCTGCTCAAGCAAAAAATTATGTATAGTTGTGATTATACTAATACTGAAGTTATCCTTAATAATAAAACTTTTGTATTAAAAAAAATACTACTACTGAAAGACTGGACCAAGGAGATACCCACCAAAGTACTGAAACATTTACAGAAATTTGAGGAAAAAATAACATATGGTAAATTTCCTTTAAAAAATCTTAAGCGGGAATATTTTGTATCAGATATTGCTAATAAACAAGAGACAGCTGATCCATGGTTACTCATGCAGATAGAAGGTACAGTAGAACTCACTTTTCTTCTTAGTGCTTGGGATGATATAAAGGAGTATTAAATGGATCATATTCGAGTTTATTATAATGAAAAAGATCTTTCCCGGGAAATATATATTTTTTGGTATAGCAGGAATATATTGTGGCTTGATAGATATGTAATTGAGGAAAGGAAAACTAAAAGGCATAAGTGGAACGTGGTCCAGTATTATGATAGATTATCTGCTAGACGATTTGTTTCTAATTGGGTAGAGTTAGAGGATGTACCTTGGACTGAGGATATCCGGGAGTTAGCTATTAATACATTTGTGAGTGCATTTATTACTGAGACTAAGGTAAAGAAGTGGGAACAGGAATAACCCAAGAAGAAGTGAAAGCGGAGACTATTAAACACTATAAGAGGATGATGGTTTTTGTTAGAAAGCGATGGTTTTTCGGACAAGTAAATAGATCTACCATGGTTAATGCAATAGAAGAAGACTGGGGTGGTGATCATTGTGTATATTGTCAAAAATATTCACTAAAATATTCGACAGAATTACAAGGTATGAGTGCTTATTGTGATGGTTGTCCTTTAGAGTATTCACTTCATTGTTGTAATGGATTATGGCATATAATGTCTCTTACAGAATTTTGGTTAACTTGGTATATATATATATATATGCCTGGAGAATAGTAAGATATATAAAGGAACATGGATAAGGAGGATAATATGAAACGTGTAGAATATGATGTATTAACAGCTGATAGCTTATCAGGTTTAGTACTTATAGTTAATAAACGAATGACAGATGGGTGGAGATCTTTAGGTGGTGTGGCTGTTTCAATACAAGATGGGTTGAATGGTCATGATAAGTTTTACCAAGCTATGATAAAAAAGATGTTTGTAAATATACCTGCTCCTAAATTAGAAAAGCTAACTGATATGTATGATGGAGTCAATGAAGATGATGAAATTATTATAATAGATGACGATACGGATATGTTGTTAGATGACGATGAGGAGGAAGAAATAAACAAATAAATTAGAATAAAGGAGAGTATAATGGAAAAAATTAATTTAGGAGATCAAGTAAAAGATAACATTACAGGTTTAAAAGGTATTGCAGTAGGCAAATTGGATTGGATATGGAATGAAACTTCTATAGGTGTGCAAACTAAAGTTAATGAAAAAGGGGAAATATCTGATATTGAATGGATTGATGAAACACGACTTACAGTTATGAAAAAGAATGTGGTAGTTGGGCAGGATCCGATTCCTTCAATAGTTGAATTAGGAGATGAAGTGCAAGATAGAGTAACAGGATATAAAGGAATAGCTACGGGAAGGACTCTTTGGTTATATGGTTGTAATAGAGTAGCAGTACAACAGAAGGTTAAAAAGGGTGAAACTAAGATTGAAAAGGCACAGTTATTCGATGAAGAGGCATTGGTCTTAATTAAAAAGAAAGTAGTTAAAAAACCAAAAGACAAGCAATGGGGTCCAGCACATATTATTCCAACACAGAAGGGTATATGAAAACAGAATATAAATATATTTATTTTGAATTAATCGAGAATAAACCAAAGACAACAGCTTGGGAATGTAGGAATAATAAAAGTGATGATAGGTTAGGTGTTATACAATGGTATCCGGCTTGGAGACAATATTGTTTTTTTCCTGCACCAGTTACTATTTTTAATGCTGGATGTTTAGTTGATGTCCAGGATTTTTTAAAACAAATGAATGAGGCACATAAAAATAAAAAGGAGGTATAAAATGAAGAAAGATGTTTTAGCAGAGATTAATAAAATATGTCATCAAGCAATTGAAGAAATGGGCAAGGGCACAGATCTTCAAGAGATGGTATTTGTAGCCACGTCAACATTTTCAGCCATAACTGGGATGTGTAGAGGAGCTGTGCTTATGGCGAAGAAAAGAAAACATCGTGATTGTAATATAGAAGAAAGTGAAGAAGAAGAGATTCTTGAGATAGAGGAAGTGGGGAAATAATAAATAAATTTAAGGAGATTAAAAATGAATAGTAAAGACATGTTACTTAAAATACTTTATGAGAAAAGTTTTTTGTATCGACCTGACGAACCGTTTAAATTAAAGTCAGGTAAAGAAAGTCCATTATATTTTAACTGTAAACCTACTATGCTTGATCCTGTAGGATATGGTTGTATAGGAAATGTATTGTTTGATTTGTTTATTGAAAAAGAATATATAGAAAGAGTAGCTGGTAATATAGTAGTAGGTGGAAATTATTATTCTATTGGTGGTATTGAAACAGGTGCTTATCCGTTAGCTTTATCTGTAGTAAAAGAAACAGGGTTCAATCCCATTATAGTTCGTAAGAAACCTAAAGGTCATGGGACACAGGCATGGATAGAAGGTAATTATGAAAAAGGTGATAAGGTTATAGTTGTAGAAGATGTTATCACTACAGGTGGTTCTACAGTTACAGCGATAGAGAAAATGATAGAAGCCGGTCTTGAACCTATACATTGTATAGTGCTTATTGATAGACAAGAATTCGATGGTAAATTAAATATCGAAAATGCATTACTTAAAGGAAAACCAGATGGTGAATATCCATCTATGGTTACAAGTATCTTTACTGCTGATTATTTTACAACATATAATTGTTAAATAAGGAGAAATAAATGAAATATTTTTACAGTTCAGCAACAATGGGTTTTTATGGAGAGGGTTACTGGTGGCATAAATTAATAAGTGGTTTTCCTGAACTTCCTTTTGTTGCTAAGACAATTACTTATAAACCAAAAAGAGGTAAACCATATAATTTTTTTCCTATACCTTTTGCAAAATCTATGTGGAATAAAATAGGATTACACAATAATGGATTCCATTGGTGGTGTCAGAAATATTTAGGACTTGATAGAGAAATTAAACAAAGACTCATTCCATCTTTAGCTGGAAATGACAGTGAACTTAGAACAATGATATCAACTATGCACAAATATGGTTTTAATTTTCCTATGGTAGAACTTAATTTATCTTGTCCTAATATCATATCTCACGAGAATAAAAGGATTCCAGATTCACCTTTCCCTTTATCTTTAAAGTTAAGTTGGATGATGGATCCATATCTATTTGCAGCTAATAGTACATTAGAATGGAATACATCAGTAAAAAGAATAACACTTAATTCAGTACCAGCTTCAATAGCTACAGGATTTATAAATATAGGTGCTATATCAGGTAAATGGGCTAAAAAATATAATTGGCATTTTATAGCTAGTCATATAGAAGAATTAAAAAAAGAAGGGATTAGTGTAGCCGGTTCTTCTATAACTTGTTTAGATGATGTTCATAGATTAGAAGAAATGGGGGTAACAGAAATAGCTTTAGGTTCCATTTTATTTACCAGACCATTATTTGTAAAAAAATTATTAAAGGAGAATTAAAATGTTAATTAAAAGAAACAAAAGTATTATTGTAGCTTGTGATGTACCAACTTTAGGAGAATTAGAAAACATAGTAAAAGCAACTTGTGGTTTAGAAGTAATTGGGGGGTATAAAATAGGTTTAAATCTTGCTTTGTTTTATGGATTAGCAATTATTACTGAATTTATTAGAAAAGTTACAAATAAACCTATTATATACGACCACCAGAAAGCGGGCAATGATATTCCAGCTATGGGAGAAAAGTTTGCAAAAGTTTGTAAAGATGCTGGTGTAGATGCTGTTATACTATTTCCTTTTGCTGGTATACAAACTCAAACATCATGGATTAGGGCCTGTGTGAGTAATGGACTTCATGTTATTGTTGGTGGAGAAATGACACATGATGGATTTTTTTCTTACATTAAAGAAACCGCTCCAGATGAGATGTATAAAACCGCAATGCTTATGGGTGTAACAGATTTTGTATTACCTGGAAATAAACCCGATAGGATAAAACATTACAGAGAAAATGTAATAGAAGTAGAAGAGCCTAATAGTGAAAGTATTGGACCAGTTACTTATTATTCCCCAGGTCTCATTACTCAAGGTGGTGATATAACTGAAGCTGGTAAAGCTGCTGGTGATAGATGGCATGCTATAGTGGGAAGTGCTATTTATAAAGCTGATAACATAAAAGAAAAAGTAGAAGAATTAGGAAAACAATTATGATAAAACTTATCTTTGAAACAGCTTTTAATGGATTCTGGTCATTTGTTGGTCTTTTTAATATTCAGTTTAATATTAACTTTTATTTTTAAATGTTGGAATAGATTTTGGCGACACATGAATATTAGAAAGCATGGGTATCCACCAAAGTGGTGTGATGCAGATGGTGATCTTAAAAAAGAGGATAGTGAAGAACTTTAAAAAGAGAATAGTAATGGGGGAGTTTAATTTTGAAGAAGCGTATCCAGAAGGGCATAAGTTTAGCATACAATTAAAAGTAAAGGATCCAAAGCAAGTTTATAATTTTATGAAATATATTAAAGAAGATGGTGAATTGCTTTGTGGTTGTTATCTTACTCATCTTGGATTTGTAGATGTGATAGCAAATGCTACAAAATTTGCGGATAAGATAGTAGATATGGCAAAAGAAATAGTAGGCATAGCAGAAGAATATGAACTGACGGGAAAGGTAACAGATGAGTTCCAGGATGGTAAAGATCTAGTGGTTGCAGCCGATGAGGTATTGACTGATTATATTAAAAATAGATTTGATGAATTTGTAGAAAATCAAAAAGATATACCACAAGAATATATTGATATTATCAATGAGCATTTTTGGGAGTTAATATAGGATGATGCAAGAATGGATTTAGAGGCTCATATTCCAAAAAATATGAGACACAAATGTATTTGTGTCTAACATATAAGCCACAAATAGGAATGGTAAAGAATGAGCAGTAATAAAAAAATAAAAGTAGGTGATTATGCTTATTTAGCTGAAGATGGTGAATGTGGCTGGGTTAATACTCCAATGCAAACACCAGCTGAAATTGAATATGAAATTACATGTAAATATCTCAATCAAGAATATGTGGCGTGGAAATGTGAATGTTTTGATGGATGTGATTTTAAAACAGAAATACACGAACATGATTACAGAGAATATCCAGACTTGTTTAAACCATGATACAAAGTATTCATTATGCTTTACGGAGAAGGAAATGAGATTTGAATGTGTACATAAAAGTTGTAAGTCGGTTTTGTATTCAGTAAAACGAATGAATAAAGAATGGGAATACATGGAAGTAATAGAAAAAGACGTGTTCGTTTGCCCATGTTGTCAAGATATAATGGTATATAAACCTAGTAAAAGGGATAAAGAATTTAATAAATAGGATGGCAAAAGAATGAAAACAAGAATTATATCAGGTTTTCCTGGAATAGGAAAAAGTTATTATCATAAAAAATATCCAAAAACAACACTTGATTCTGATTCAAGTTGGTTTAGTTGGATAAGAAAACCAGATGGGAAAAAAGTCAGAGATCCTGATTTCCCTAATAATTATATAAAACACATTAAGGAAAACATTGGAAAATATGAATTTATTTTTGTATCTACACACAAGGAAGTGAGGGATGTTTTAAAAGAAAATTGTATTTTCTTTTATTTGGTTTATCCAGATCGTGATCAAAAAGAGAGATTTTTAAAATTATATACTGAAAGGGGGAGTGATAAAGATTTTATTAAGCTTCTTTCGGATAATTGGGATATTTGGATTAAAAAACTCGAATTTTGTGAAACAGGTTGTAAACAAATTAGAATGATATTACCAACATTAGAACAAGAATTAAATCATCTTATTGCTAGTGAAAACGGAGAAAAATAATAAGACAAAGTATTTGTATGCAGAAATTAGTGAAAATACTTAAAAAATTTATATGTAAAAAGTCTAATCATGTAATGGTTTTTATGGGAGGACGACCATGCCCGAAGGGAAACGATAATTGTAGTCAATCTGTATATCAATGCAAAAGGTGTGGATTATGGGATGGCGAAAGAATGAAATGGAAAAGATATAGATTCAAAACATATGCTGTGAAGGATTGTAGACCTTTAATATTTAATCCAAAATACCCCTGGTGGTGTAGCGGTGAAGGTGAGAATGAAATCGGCGAGTATGCAACAATTATAGCATATTTACTAATAGATGAAAAATTATCAAAATACTGGGATGATGCATTTGATATTGAATTTACATTAGAAAAGAAAATAATTTTTTCTGATAGGTTTTCAAAACCTAATTATTTTGTAAAGTCATGAGACAAATATATCTTATGTAGTCTAAGAGGTAATTAATGCCAATTAAAATTTATTATGAAGTAGATACTTCTGATGGTTTTCATTTTGTAGCTTTAGAAGATTGTAAATATAGAAGTGATGGTATAAGAGTTGGATCCCAGGCATGTAAAGAATGCCCGGACAATATTGAATATAAGATGGATTGGATTATATGTGGGAAAGGTTAAGATGGAAGATTTATTATTTACATTACTAATGTGGTGCATAGTAATACCCTGTTGGGCTAGTGATCATTAGGAGTATAATATGTATACTGAAAGACAAATATTAAATTCAAAAACACCTATGCAGTATATTGATAGATGTCTGAATAGTATTTTAACTATTGGTCAGAAAGGAATAGTAACTAGAAAATGGATGGCTAAAACAAACTATTCTATGACAGATATATTATATGCTAAAAATAGGCATCCTCATTGGAAGCAACAGAAGAACGCAAATTTTAGAGAAAGACATGAAATTAGAGTAGATGCACATGATTATACCAGTGTATATGGTGATAGGAGGGAAAGGTTTGGAGGAGGTTGGACAGAAGCAGAAACAATAAAGTTTTTTAAAATGGATATAAAAAATAAAGATGGTACATATAAATATCATGATTGGGAACTAGCTTTTGTATTTCATTGTACTATACCGGCCATTTGGGGATTAAGAAGAAAGAGGAGCCTTATTAGAAAGATAAAGGGTAAAGAGAATATTAAAACTACAAAAGAAGTGATACAGCTTATGTGCCGGGGTGAGAAGTATTTAAGAAAAGTATTACAGGAGGGTTAATTATGTCTGTTGAAATAAGAGAAGAAAGTGGAAGAAGAAAATGGAATTTAGATGAACGCGGAAGGATGGTTGAAGTTATCAATAGTAAAGGGAAAGTAATTAAACATAATACAATAATTGAAGAACAGTATGTAAATGCTTTTAAGAACCTTCATGGATTTACTGAAGATGTTATTAAAAAATTAAAAATGATTAAAAAGGATCCAAGTACACCCCCCAAGTATATTCTTTGGGCGATGATGATAATATAGCATTGGGAAAATATGGAGAAGTAATTATGAAAAAAATTAAAGCATATTCTGGAGATGATATTTTAGTAGATAATGAGGATTATGACTTTCTAAGTCAATTTAATTGGTCTTACTTACAAGCTGGGTGTAATCGTAAAACTGTGTTTCGAATAGAACCTAGTACTAAGGAACTTATTATTATGAAAAGAATTATAATGAAATGTAAAAAAAGTGAGTATGTTATCCATCTTGATGATATTAGATTAAATCATCAAAAGAAAAATTTAAGAAAAGTAACGCTTTCTCAGTTAAGAAGAACCTCCCCTCCTAAATTAGGTAAAAAATATAAAGGAGTATACAAAGTTAAGACTAAAAGAATTCAGAGTTATAATTCTTATATATATGTTAATGGTAGATTTGTATCTTTAGGATCAAAAAGGACTGAAGAAGATGCTGCTAAAATGTACGATGCTGCAGTAGAATTTTTAGGATACGAATATAGTTATAGAAATTTCCCGGGAAAGAAATATGAATTACCAAAAGATTTTCAAAAGAAAATAGAAAAAATGCTTACAATAGTATAAATATAATAAGGAGGATAAATGGATAATAATGGAAAAAATATGGTTAGGCATTTGCAATTAATAGATGATGCTAGAGAAGCTATTGATAAAGTATATAATGATACAACAGTATCTACAAGGGATACAAAGATATCATTAGAAGAGTTAATAGAAGATATAGAAATAAAAATGAATAAACTAAATAGTTAGAAAGGAGAATAATAATGAGGATATGCGATAACCCATGTGGACGTATAAAGGGTACTTCGTCATCTATTGTACAAGGAAGTATCTTGTGCTATACACCAGAAAATTGCCCTAATGATATTGAGATACTAGAACTTTGTAATACACAAAAGCAGGGAGATAGCTATGTCAAAGAGATGGACCGTATTATGGCGGTGCTTAGGCATAGTTTACAAATTCCTCCTCCTCTTTTATTTAAATCAGCAAATCAACACCCTACAGTACGTAAATTAGAGTTAGAGAAGCAACTAGGATTAATAGGTATGGGTAAAGTACCGATTACAGAAGAAATGATTACAAAATCAGCATCGGTGGAAAAAGAAAGAGATAATCCTATTTTTAAACTTAGAGAGCCATTACCAGATAATCCTTTCGATGCAGACAATCCTATCGACGCTCGTAAAAAATTTCATGCAAAACGAAGAGCAGAAAGAGACGCAAAAAGAGGTAGATTTGGTCAATGGGTTAAACTAGAAGTTAATCAAGCGTGGTCTTTTCCTCCTAGAAATACTAATCCAAATCTTGTAGCTATACACGTTGTTTCTATAACTGTATTAGTATATGATCCTTTTATGAAAGAGTGTTTTAAAGTATATTATAATTATACAGATAAAATATGGTATTGGTCTGACACTAATGAAATATTTAGAGGAGATATATCGCATTGGACCTGTATGCCTGAAGAACCGTGGTAACTATGGATCCATAGATAATTACTGGTGGAATTACTGCCATCCTAACCAATTCCTACCTAATAAGACTTATCCACTAGTAATTGAGTTAGGGTAGCAATACCTTAACTTTTTTTTTGTAAAATATTGAGTATTTATACTTTATAGTATATAGAGGTAATTATAATTTTAGGAGGTATAAGAATATGGATAAAGATAAAGGGAATGGTGAAGGTGTAGATTTATCTGCATTTGGGACTGATATAGCTAAGCTTATGGATGATATATCAAGTAATACCTTACTTACTATTGTGGATTGCCATATATAGGAGAATAAATATGAAAATAAATTCTTATGTTAGCTATCCTAAATCGATCAGAAAGAAAGATATAATTGGCACTCCTGTTACTGATGAGAAATGATCATGTAATAAGCAAAGTTGTACAAGCTAAATTAGAAGGAAAACGCGATAATGAAAAGCTTTGGAAGATTACAACTGAATTTACTGGTAGTCATAAAATATTAGATCTTTTAGAAGAACAAAAGAAGAGGTTACAATGAGAAGAGAACCATACACATTAGATTTTATTTTTGAAGGTGGAAAAGCAGTAATTCCTTTTGATCAGCTTCTTGGATTCTTAGAGGAATGTAAGGAGGGAGCAGAGCAAGGAGTACTATTTCCTGAGCCTTATGATGAATTAGTTAAAGAACAACCAGGTATAGTTATACTTACACTTAACATACTTTCTGCTTATTTAAGTAAGATTTATCTAGAGTGTGCAGAATCTTATTTGTCACAGCAAGCACAAACTTCAGAAGAAGAGGAGACACCATGAAAGAAGAAAAAAAAGATACAAAGGAAAAACTTAATCTGCTTACTAAGTTAAAATCATTACGCTTTCCTTTTAGTTATCCAAAGAAAAAGAATGCGAACGAAGTAACAAAAGATAAACCACAAATCGGTATAATAGGTAAATTTGTTCTATTATTACCAGATATACCAATTATTGTAATGATGGTAATTATAATTGTTCTAATAATACAGATAATGATTGAAACTGGTTTTTCATTAAATATGGTCTGTAGTATTCTTGTTATATGTTTTGTTGTATATAGATTTATATATCATAATCTATATTTAATGAGAACTCTTCATTTTAAAAATAAAAAAGGACTTATTATAAGTTTTACAATTGATAAAGTATTAGAGAAAAAAATGAGAATTATTAACTTAGGAAAATTTCAACTTTTATTTGGAATATTTTCTAAGCATGTAGCTACTATGTTTAATACTTTGCTTCAAGATTTTATAATGGGTCATAACAATAAAATATGTGAGGAGTGTGAAAAGAAACTGAATTGTAGTATAATTGATAGTGCAGTTGAAAAGAAGCCTGAAGATAAATGTGATAAAATGCATTGAGATAAGCCGACTAAAGTCGGCTTATCCACTAATCATCTAATCTTTTTATAATTGTATGTTTTCCTTCTATTTTAGCTACTTCATATCGAGTCTCACAGCAAGGACAAAAATATAGATCTATTCCCCCTGCCCCGGGACCGTATTGATTTTTTATAAGAAGATATAATATACTTTTACAACGTTCACATTCCATACCTCATTACCTCCTTAGATATCTTACTCTTAGATATTATTTGCTTCATATAGAATGTCTTACTACAATTATCGCATTTATATGTTTTTATTGTAATATTTTTTTCTGTATGCAATTGGATAAATTGATGCTTATTACTATTACAAAAAGGACATCTCAGATAATCATTCATTGTATATCTCGTTTAATAATACCATTTGGTAATAGTGTAGCAAGAGGAGTTCCTCCTTGATGATATACTACTAATCGCTCACATACATCTTGTTTTCTTCCGGCACAATAAAGAGTGTAAATTACTCTATGCTTACCTCCTTCTTTATGCTCTCTGCCCAAATAACATTGATTTATATATTTACATTCTGGATACATTTTAACACCCTCAAAAATTAAATAGTTATGTTTTTGCTGAGATTAGAATATACTTTAGGTATAACATCCCCGGCCAAGCCTACTTCTATAATATCGCCAATTTCCAGCTGTAATTCATTTATTCTTTTTTGGTTATGTAACGTGGCTTTTTCTATATTTCTGCCACTAATACTAACTGGTTCGAATATGGCTACAGGAGATTCGTTGCCTTTTGCCCCAATTGTCCATATGATATCTGTTAGTGTTGTAACCTCTTTTCTTGCTTCAAATTTCCAGGATATTTCATATCCCCAATGATGAGGATTAGTTCCTTGATATTGCTCTCTTAGTTTACCATCATTTATCTTTATAACAATCCCGTCTATTTCATAAGCGAGAATCTCTCGTTCTTCATTATATTGTTCCCATAATGCAGCAACTTCTTCTACACTCTGGGCTCTCTGATATATTATTGGATTAGGTACTATTGCTTGTAAATATTCTAATTTATCTAATTCACTGGGAAAGGGCACTCCTATTATATCATATGCTACAAAGTTAAGATGCACCGCATCCTCAATATTTTGCTTTCTATTTAGTATTCCAGCCGCTATATTTCTAAGTGATTCTTTACCTTCTTGAGCCTTTTGCTTTGAATATTCAGCATCTTTTTCTAAATATACTTCACCCCTTATTTCTATTGGATCCATAGTATATGTTGCTTTAGGAACTTCTTCTATCAGCTGGATTACTTCTGTAATTTCTTTTCCATATTCCCCATCTCCTCGGGTAGCACTATATATAAGCTCTCTTTCCTCATATCGGTTTGTTAAAGATACACCATCTATTTTAGGTTGAATTATAACATCTATAGCATCTCCCATTCTACTTCTAAGCCAGCTGGTTACTTTCTCTGGGGATTTCTTTTTTTGGATACTTCGCATAGGAAAGGAATGTTTTATTTTATCCGTATCCGGTTCAGATCCAACTTCTTTGAAATATTCGTTCTCAGAATCTAGAGATCTCAATTCTTCTTCTAAAGCATTAAATTCTTCATCAGAAATTTCTATCTCCCCCTCATAATACTTCTTTCGTTGAATATGAAGATAATCAACTAATTCTTTTATTCTTTCTTCTAGTGCCATAATAAATTCTTTCTCTTAAAAGATAGACAGTCATTAAGAAAGTTTAAGGTAGCATATTTATCCTTCTACATATCACAATATGACCACGAAATAGTAAAAAATTCTGAAATATGAGAAATTTTTGAAAAAATAACTTGACTTTAAAATAATCCATGGCTATGTTACATTCATAAATTATCATATAAATATAAACTTTTTATGATACTATATACTAATAGAGGGTTTGCTTAAAAAATTAAAAAACTTTAATGTACTATATACAAACAAAAACCCCTTGGCTGAGAGCCAAGGGGTAAATGTTTTATGCTATAGACTTTGGAGATGCTAGTTCTTGTGTAGAATATAGGTAAGTATATTCGGTAGGAACTAACTAAAAAACATAAAACCAATAGTAAATTAAAGTTAATGTTACATAATAGCAATACCCTAAACCATAAAAACCTTGGGTGATAACTCACCCAAGGTTTTTATGCTTATAATTAATCAATATATCGCATAACTAAAAAGTTGTCAAGTAAAATTAACAATTTTTTGTATAAATTTGTATACTATAAGTGGTAAAAATGTTACTTTTTTAATATTTTTTGTAACTCTTCAATGGTTTTTTCTGCAGATTCATGAAGGATACCTATACCACCAGCTTCTCTCCATGGCATTATATTTTTTGGCATATCATCGATTAATATTGTATTTTTGTCTGCGTATTCATATTTCTTACCTGACATAATCACTATAATATCTTTTGATATTTCCCGTTCTACCCAGGCTTGTTTGTCAGCTTTACAGTTTTTTACTGAGCGTGCTGGTGTAGTTAATAAAATAGGATCGAAGTTTTTTATGAAATCCCACAGTTTTTTACCATCTGGCATCCATTCCATCTCTAACCAGAAATGGTCAGTTTTTTGATTTATGAGTTTCCATATAGCACTGGTACCATATTTTGCATCATACTCTTCTGGTGTACCTTTTCCTAGCTTTTTAAACTCTTTGTCAAAGTCATTTAATACTCCGTCTAAATCACAATAGATTACATATCCATTCATATCAGCTTTCCTTAATAGTTCTTTTATTGTTGCTATTCCTTTTAAATTCATTGTATTACACCTTAAAACAGCTATCTTTTGGTAGTTTTTTAAGATAAAATGCTAAAAGTAATTTTTAAAATCATTTACACTATCACATTTATTAAGCATGCCTTCTCTCTCTCTACGCATTCTTTAATGAGATGTTTATGGATCATTTGTTCTTCTTTAGATAATCCTTTGACGATGTCTTGAATACATTTTGCTTCCATCATTATAACCATAGAAAGAAAAAAATTAAACATCCTAAACCTGTTATTGGGAATCCCCATTTGGATGCTTTTTCATAATAAAATTTTAATTGAGATTTATTATCTTTTGGTACGTGCATTATTAACATAAAAGTTTGTTGCCAGAGTATTGTATTTGCCTTTGATACGCATGTTAGTATTGCTCTAGTTCTACATTTAGATCCAGGTTTTTTGCCTGCTACAGAATCTAAAACAGATAATCTCACTTTGCCTTTTCTCATCGATTCTTTTATTCTATCAAATAATTCTAGATTAATAAAAAAAGTATCTAGTTCAGCAAGAGTCATGCTTCTCCAAAAGTTTCCTTTAATATAAATGTCTATTTCACCATGCTGTCGCTGACTACTGAGGGATGGTTTTTTAATAATAAGTGGGGATTTCTTTTGTGAATATTTAAATCCTTTGTCTACTTTTGCTACAGATATTAATGGGACCAATAACATTATTATAAGAAATAGATATCGCATATATTACCTCTTCTCTGGTGGTGTCCAAGGGATATCAAGTTTCTTAAAGATGTCTTCTTCTGTTTTAGCTATCTGATTTTCTTGTGCGTCGAACAGTCCTCTACGATTTAATTTATATCCTTTTTCTTTGGCTATTTGTCTCATCCAAATACTATAGGAGCTGGGACCGGTGAAATATAGTACTCCCGCACTTAGCTCATCTTCATTGACAGCTCTTAAGTTTATTTCTACCCCATTGATTTCAAAATCAATCTCTTGTTCACCTTTTCTATGTATGTCCTCTGCTATAGCATCTACAATAGTATTCCATTGCTTCATCTGCTTAATGAGGATAATAATATCTAAGTCTCTGACTCGTTCTTCTTTTCGTCTAATGGAACCTGTAATTTCATAGATCAAGCCAACTTTATCAGCCATATCAAACAGAGCTTTTGTCTTGTCTATGACTTCCATTGCAGTGAATGGTCTACGGCTTACTTCTTCCTTTTTTAATATCTCAAGCTTTTGAATTTTACCTGTCTCGAGATACTCTCTGATCTCTTGATCTATATCCTCTCCTACTCCAGGAATTTCTTTAAAACTCTCCATTTCAGAAAGAGGAGTTTCCCATTTTGATATACTATCTGCTGCTCGACTATACGCTGTGGCTTTCCAAGTATGAGTTTGATTCCTTGCAAGTTGACGAAGCATACTGGCTACTTCTTGATTGATATCAGAATTAGCCAGTATATACCTTCGTAACAGAGCCTCAGCCTTTTTTAAACTATATATTTTTTCTAGCATTGTTAAAATACCATCTGACTAAAAGATAGTATTTTCTAGAAAAACTTTAAGTTATTGTACCTTGTCTGTTTGTTTTTCCACATTGATAATTTCATCATGTTGAAGTAATTTATTCTCCATCTTTTCCGTCACGTCTATTCCTAACAGGGGGAGGGCAGTCTGTATTAATGAATTGGCTTCTTTTCTGATAACTGTTAGAGTATCTCGAGATGCCTTCACTCTTCCTGAAGATTTTATTATATTATCATGCTCATCCATAATAAAACTCGCATGCTTAAAAAGCTTCATATATACAATATTAAAATTTTGGATTAAATCCAAAATAGCATTTTGATTTTTTCTTAACCGTTTCCTTTCTCTATCCGTTGCTCGCATGCAATCATCACATTTCTTCGTATATCGAGTATCCAATACATCTACTCTTTCATCATAAACTGTTCTTAATTTTTTCTCCATTACTATATTTTCTTCTGTTAACTCTGCTATACTATGTGTTAGGTTTTTTATTTTTGATGTGAACTCTGTAGAGGCTACCGTTGTCCCGGATGCAAAACCTTCTGCTCTTGCCAGCTCTGCATCTTGTTTTTTTCTAAAGTAATTTGATACCCCTTCTCTTTTGTTCATTACAAATGACTTGATATGTTTAAACATAATCTTCTCCTTACTTTTTGGATGTGTAACCATTACTGGCATTCCCACATTTTCCTGCAGAAACACTAATATGGCCTATTCCATAGATCCTTCTGGTGTTTCGACTTTTGCACTGATCACATTGTACAGTTTTAGGCATCCTCTTTTTGTATGATTTCCAATAAGTAGTCACATTACCACAATCATTGCATTTAAAGTCTACTTCCATCAAGTATGTCCTCTTTATCTAATTCTATATTTATAGATGTCGCTAACTTTGCGACATCTTCTCCTGTTTTTACTATTTTATTCAATACTACTAACATAGCATATAGTAATACCCAGCTGAAAGGTACTATCACGCTAAAATAACAAACAACCCACTTTAGGACTCTATTTTTTAGCTCAAACTGTCTTTTAGTGGCTATAAAATAGATTTCCGGGTATATTACATTAAATACATTTGGTAAAATACCAAATACGAATAACCAGCTATCTGTTAAAATATGTATTAAAGGTGTTTCCATAGCTTCCTATAATCTAAGGGACATAAATACTATATTATGCGAGTTGTCCGATTTTTTACAAAAAAATTAGAAGTTTTTAGTAAATTTTACCTCTATATTGTTATCTTTAGAGTCTCCTTTAAAGTTGAAGTTTACATTAACATCCTCTGAAATAGGAGTTTTAACTGCGAGGCGTAACTTCGAATTTTCTGCCAGATCTTGCCCTAAAACCTCAAAATCCCTTGATTTTCGCCCATTTTTGCCTATTTTGGGTGTAATTAGCCATTTTATCTTAGTTTCCCCCCTTTTTATGTGAAAAGGGTTGTACTTTTTGACCAGTTTTTTGATTTTTTTCTCCATAATCACCTCTTAAAAATTAAGTGAAACCCCTATTCCAAAGCTTTTCTTCATTTCATACGTCATTCCCGAATATAAGTGAATTCTTGTGTTTTTAAGGTAATCTGTTACCCTCCAGGAGAGAGAAACACCGGAGGATTGGGCTCCTATAAGGCAATGTATCCCAAGGCTTTTAAAATATCTTAGGCCAACTGAGGGAAAATTGAACAATTGGACCCCTAATTTAGCATCTACACGGCTCATTACCCCAGATTCTAAGATACCACATAAACTCAAGGTGAATGGGAAGAGCATTCTCGGTTCATCTTTTTGTGTTATTTTCATTTTTACTTCGTATATCAAGGGTTTATCGTTTTTTATGGGAAATTCCACTGTTTGAATGATGACATTACCATCTACTATCTTATAGGTAATTTTTGGGTTTGTATTCACTAAACCATTCCAACGTTTAGCTTGCCATTTAATGATGTGCTCATCCTTATCCAGACGCTCGTAGAGCTCCTCTGCTTCTTTTTCAGTAAGAATCACCTCTCCTACTATACTGGTTCCAACAAATAGCATTAGGATAAGAATTAAGACGTTATTTATCTTCATTTTCTTTCCCCTTAACCTTTGATTCATTTAACCTTTCTTTTATTAACTTTTTAAGATTATTTATATGTTGTATATCGTTTTCGTGTGTGGGGGTAGAGGGTTTTGATTTTACTACAGGTTTGTCAGCTTCTACTTTTATCTTATTATTAAAGTTTGTTACTAATCCGGTCCACCTTAGTAATATTAAAATAGCGAAAAGTAATATAACCATCATACCGATTCTAATTATGAGAGCGATAGACCATTTTAAGTTATTATTAATCAGGACTATCCAGGGTTGCATGTCTTTATTTAAATCAAATTTCATCCTTCCCTCCTTTAAAAAAATATGTATCTCCCAGTATTCCCATACTGGGAGATACAATAAATTTGAAGTTATATTGAAGATTAATTTGGAAGGACAATTTAATTATGCAGTATCCTCTTCCTTATTTGCGTGCCCATTGCCATTTGCATATCCATTGATCCATTTCTTTTTCAATGTCCTTAATGCTCCTATCAAACCAGGTAATGCTCCTCCAATAACAGCTATCATAGTAGCCAAAGAGGGGGCTGAGGTAATTACTGCATCCATATATACTTTAGCTTTTTGTAATTCTAATGCATCTTTAGCGGTACGTATCAATTCTAACCCTGTTTTAAATTCATCTAACACCATAAAAAGGGCAATAATTCCTACTATCTCTAAGCAGTATACCCATATTTTTGTTGTGCGACTTAATATATTATAATCTATCCAGTCAAATAGCCTGGCTATCCACGATGGTTTTCTTTTAGTGTCTTCCCCTAATTTTTCGAGTCCCTTTAATTGTTTATCAGTTAAAAGTATTCCTTCTACATTATTCATCTTATTTCTCCTATATCAGAAATTCTTGCGGAATTGAATTAACAGGGACAATCATATAACTGAAACGTGCTGCTCCCCTATATCTTTTATAATGATTACTTGCTTTCACTATACTCATAAATTGTCTGAATTCCTTTGGATCCGCAATTATTTGGCATCCAGCACTGTATCTTCCTATACGGGTAAGTACTTTCCAATCCGACATCTTATGTATATTTGTCCCAAACCAGCCCTTACAAACAATATCTTTCGTAGATTTCTTGAAATCTTTATCTACATCTCTCCATATTCTAATCTTAGCTCCGCGTTGTACCATAGCTTCATATTTTCCTTTATGAAAACCTACTACATATACTTTAGGATGGTAGCCATTGGCTATATGAGCAACACCTTTAAGTTTAGAATTAATCAAGTGATTAGTATAATAAATTCCGGGATTCGTACTTCCTCTAAATTTGTAAATGATTTTGGTTTTATTATCTGCTATACAGATCCAATCATTTATAACATCTTCATTCATCTTATTTTCATTTTGAATACCAAACATATTTATTTCTTCCCAGGGTACTCCCATTTTTTTATAGTAATTTTCTAAGAAGTAATAAAGAGTTGATTTGAATATATTAATAGCAGGGGCTTCTGGTATTGCTTCTATTGGTGCAAATGCCTCTTTTTTATAACCTAATATAGATTGAATAAAATTATTTGCTATTTTTATTGACCCAAACATTTCAGTTCTCCTTTAAACCACAAATATCCCAAGTAATAATCCTCCTATAGTAAGTACAGCTATTAATATTTTAAGCCAGAAGGTTAGATCTTTAGCTTGCTCTATTCTTTTAGTATTTGTTTCTGTTACTTTACTATTACTTTCTGTTAATGCTTTAATAGCTGTAACAATATCTGCATGTTCTTTAATACGTTTTTCCCATTCTTGTTTTATATTAGCTTCCAGTGTAGCATAAGGTATTGTTTCAGTAATACATGGTTTAGTTGTTAATAGTTTATTAAGTTCTTTAAGTTCTGAAGCTTGCCATTCAGTAGATTTTAAAAGATCTTCTAGTCTGTTTTGAAATTTAGCCCATGCATCTACACTTCTTTCTGTTAGATCAAGTAATTTAGTTACATCAATATTATCCATATTTACCAGCCTGATTGTCGTTGTAGTAGAAATTGTGATTGCATATCCATTAATTTTATTCTGTTACGATCATTTTTTTTAGCTAGTACTCCCATTAAAATTGTAATGTCTTTTTTTCCAAACTTTTTGAATAAGTAGATACTGCTTGATAAAGACATTTTATGTATGTTTAAATCAATCTTATGATATTTATTAGTTTTTAAATGATTTTCTAATGATTCTTTATCTTTCTCAGAAATCTCTCCTGTTATAAACATTGCTTCTTCATCGATAGCAACAACAAGTGAGGGAGATCCGTTACTCGTTGCTATATTTAATATTTCTGATGTTGTCATGTCTGTGATATTTATATCACTAATTTTATCAAAAAATTTATCTATCTCTGCTACCATAGTATCATCCTTTTATTTTAGTTTTATATTAAATGCTTTATTATCTGAAGAAGATATTAGTAATGAAATATTTTGAAGTATCACATTTATCTGTGCTTTTTGTGTGTCTGTGTCAGCTGTCCAATCAATTAAGTTATATAATATATTTTCTGGATCACTGGCATATTCTATTACATCTTCTACATCAAATTCTCCATTAGTAGTTAAACCAAAAGAAGCCAACTCATCTATACATTTTTGTACTACTCTCATAGAAACACCAAATTTTTTGGCGAATATTCTTTTTTTTCTAGAATGTTCTACCAATTGTTCTAATGTAATACTCATATTATCCTCCTATTTTTGCTATTCTTGATTCTAATTCCGTTACTCTTTCATAAAGAAGTTTTATTATTTTATCCTGTTTTAATATAGTATCCTCATCAGTAATAAATTCTAATTTAATTAGTGTTGTAAGATCATTAGTAGCTTCTAGAATAGCTTCGGCATCTATTGTTCCGGTAGATGTTATTTCATACATAATATTATCTCCTATACGTGTTCTACTCCATCATCAAGTAATCTAACATTCTGTTTATAATCATAAAAATCTACACCATCATTTGGTTGTTTTATAGTTCTTTCTATTATCATTTTATTTGCTTTTGGAGCATATTTAATTAATACATTTCCAATTCCAACATCTGGAGGATCGTCAAAAACAATACTAAATTGTCCATTAGCATCTATACGTTTATCATTATAAAAAGGAACATTAGTTCCCCAAGATACAAGATATGATGTTGGATAGAACCAGGTAGTTCCACTGTCTTTACTAAACAAATATGGTTGTGATGCATGATGTGGATCGTTAAGTGTGAATTTACCTGTACTCGAATCCCCATTAAAATATTGAATGTTATATGTTTCGTGTCTAGTATTTGGAGTAAAAGTATAAGTATATGTATCTCCTAAATGATCAGTATGCCATGTAGTAGCTATTACTTCTATTTCTCCGTCATTTAATTCTTCTGTCATAAAGTATTGTATAACTTGTATTGGCCAGGATGATCCACCTGAATTAGGATTATGTGCTCCAGAATGTTGTGCGGTTACAATATAAGTATCTGTACTCGGATCTAATAATGTCCAATAGGTAAATTTTTCATATTCTCCATTACCAGCAACTTTATCTGCTGTATATAAATCCACTAAATCGTCTTGAACAACATAAGTTCCTCTTGTTGAGTTAAATATGCTTATTTGTGCTATTCCGGATTCATCATCTTTTCTAAATTGTATTCCGGAAAATTTTATTCCTCTTGCCATAATTTATCTCCTATATTGTCCATTTTATATAACTTCCTGCAGTATCGGGTTTAAAGTATCCTACACCGCCATTAAATCCAGAAGTTAATGCTGGTTTATATCCATTTGAAGTTCCATACATATAATGGAGTGCGTCTTCTCTTCCTGATCCTCCATTGTATTCCCATGCAGGATCTTCAGCTACTATATGATCCCATATTTTAATATTATCGAGTCTATTTGTTCCATATAATCCACCCGCCAATACATAGAATTCTGGTACTGGTGGGCTACCTTCAGCCCAAGTTTGTGAGGTTGTAGGAGTCCATTCCACACCATTTCTCCAACATCTTAACCATTTAGTTCCACTATCCAAAGATTTATTTTTATCCCAAACACAATATACATGCACCCAAGCCGATGACCAATCAAACCCTCCAATATAATGACATAAAAACCCAAATCCAGTAGTATTTCCGGTTGGTGAAAAATATGTGAGTGGTTGTGAGCCACCGTGTTTTATCCAAAAAGATAGTGTTCCTTGTTCCTTAAGAGAAGAACCTGTTCCAAAAGGATGTAAATAATAAGCTTGTATAGAACTTGGTCTATATAGCATATTATTCCATTTTCCCGGGGAACTGATAGTCCACGCTTCTCCACCACCAGCTGAAAGTATTGGTATATTAGCTTCATCATATATTTCTGCATCTGTTGTAACATTAAGCAAACTCTCACATTTACTCCAATATTTAGGTCTTGGTAATATAATTTTTCCTCTTAAAGGATCAACCCATACTTCACCTTCTGGAGGAGTAACATAATTTGAAATCATTTGTGTAGCTCTAGGAAGTAGATTTAATCCAGTAGGAGTAATTACATTTTGTCCGTTATGAACTATTCTTAAATATTTACCACTATCTAAAGTACCAGCAATATTAGTATCTATAATATCTATAGAATGTGTACCTGATCCATCAAGTTCTTCATCATAATAAAAATCCGTATCTTCTACTAAAGGATTATAATCATCTTTAGCAAGATTATGTGTTCCTCCAGTATATACTATTCCATTTTCTATATCAGAAGCATCTTCAAGTTGGATTTCCTCATCACCACCTTGTTGGAAATAATATCCCACGCCACCACTGTCTCCGGAAGTTAACTTTGGTTCATAGTCACTTCCAGATCCGTATATTTCATGAAGAGCATTTTCTCTTCCTGTACCACTATTGTATTCCCAAGATGGATCTTCAGACACTATTTGATCTTTCCATATTTTAAGGTTATCAAAATAAACACAAGCACCATCTGTTCCTAATGTATTGGCAAAAGTCATGAATAAATCTTCGACTGTAAAATTATTTGTAGTACTTAAATCTTCTACCCCGTCAAAAAAGACTCTAATTGTTTTCCCACCAGATAAACCACCAGCAATATCCCAAACAATATAAAAATGATGATAGTCTGTTTCCCAATTAGTAGTATTAATATCCTGGTTTACACCATTTATTACTATTTTATTATTCCATGCTGTACCAGTCCATTGATATATTATAAAAGTATCAGTAGTAGATTCTTTTAAATATATTCTAATTGCCGGTTTTCTATTAGCTGCTTTATTATTAAAGTACATCCAAAATGACATAGTCCCTTTTTCACAACCTGCATAAGAAGAACCAAAGGGATAGAAAAAATCAGTATCACCAGCATTTATAGACAATCTAATTCCATTATAAAATTTACCTGTAACTACAGGATAAGTAGTATTATCTGTAATAGATGTTTCTGGAGTTTCATCGTATATTTCAGCGGTGTTCAATCTTAAAGCATTTTCTACTTCACATTTATTCCAATAGTTAGGTCTTGGTAATACTATTTTACCCCTGGATATATCTATCCAACATTCTTTTGTTCCAGTTAACGCATCTGCCGGAGGAAAATTTCCTGAAATAGACGTGTCTTTTGCAACAGGTTTTAATCCTATTCCAGTAGAAACATTAGTTCCATCATGAACTACTCTCATATACCTACCACTACCTCCGGCAAGAGCTCCACTATCCCCAACATCCCATATAAGAATTGCATGAACACCTGTACCATCTAATGCTTCATCTATATAGTAGTCAATGTTTTCCACCAAAGCAGAATAATCATTTTTAAATAACCTATGATTGGGGCCAAAGTATCCTACACCAGCAGAGTAATCAGAAATATCTTCAAGTTGTCTTTCTTCTGTTATAGCAGTTCCAGTAGGTTGAGGAAGCGAAACGGTTGTGTCTACTCCTTCTTGTATATAATAATATCCTACTCCACTATCAGGATTAGTACTACTATCTAATTTTGGTTTATAATCATTGTCTGAACCATAAATATAATGCATTGCATCTTCTCTTCCTGATCCTCCATTGTATTCCCAAGAAGGATCTTCAGAAACGACCTCCTCCCATGTTTTTATATTAGAATATGCTGCAGAAGAAGCTGCAGATACTGTGTATATTCTAATTCTAACTTTTGAAAAAGTTAAACTAGCATCAGTTGTACTTATTACTTCAACTCCATCTACAAATACTCTTACAGATTTACTACTATCTAATCCATTTCCTGTATCCCATACAACATAAAGATGGGTGGTAATTGCAGCAGCTGGAATGTTAGTATTATCCATTGCAGCACCTGAATTCGTACCACCAACCGCACTAAGATTTAATAATTTATATCTATTTCCACCATAATTATAAATTTTGGCATAATTATTTACTGAAGTATCACTAAACATAATATCTACAGAAGCATTGGATTGATAATGCTGATACCATAACGATAAAGTACCAGTATCAAAACTTGAAAAGTTATCTGATAGATCTAAATCAATATATTTAGTAACATCTGAAAAACTACCCCATATACCATTTCCAAATTTTATGGTTGGATCTAGAAATTCTCCTGCATTTGAAGTTTTAATAGCTTGACCTATTTCTGGAGAAGTGATATTAGTCCAATCAGTGCATTTAGTATAATAGTTTGGTCTAGGTAAAACAAATTTTCCTTTTGCAGGATCTACATATACTTGATCATAAGGAGGAGAAATTAATTGAGTTAAATCTTTAGCATAAACTTCAAGGATTTGGCTTCTCTTTGTACCGCCACCAGCAGTTTCAGCGATATTAGCTCCATTTTCTACTATTCTTAAATATTTATTTTCTGCGAGAGCACCTCCCGTAGAAGTATCATATATATCTACACCATTACCTGCGGGATCATCTAATCTTGCATCATAATTGTAATCCATACCTTCTATAAGACCTACTGCTCCAGCACCGTCTCCGTCTGCTAATTGTCTTGCAGTAACACCAAAAGTTCCTGATGCATTGGAATCATTACCAGCATCTTCCATCTGAATTTCATTACCACCTGCCAGTCCTGTCCAATTACCTGTATAGCTTATGGCAGCATCTTGTTTTGGTATAATTGTTGTTTTACCCATTTTATATTATCTCCTTAATTTTCTCTTGAGATTGTAAAATATCTGTGTATTTTTGATTACTCATATTTAATTCCTATGTATTAATCTTGAAACTGCCATTTAATATTGAATTTTGTATATATTGGAATTGTTCCGGATTATCTATTGTAACTTCTATACTTTTTTGAATCGAATTATTCATTTGAGGAAAGTGAAATAGTTGTAGTCCCGCAATGCTACTTCCTATTGTAAGTATATTAGTTTCTGGACTATATCTGCATACTCTTGCATTATACCCAGTATCTCCACTACTAAATGCTACAAAATGAGGTCTATGCTCGTCTCTAATTCCCGGATAACTACCAGTGGCGTAATGATTTCTTCCACTCCAATTATTAAACATATAAGAAGCATAGTTATCATCAAATCGTAACTTTTTAGCTATTCCAAGAAAATAAGGATAACTTGTACTATACCTGTCTTCAACGATACTATAAATAGTGTCTTCAAATATATCAACATTTGAAGAGGAATATTCAGAACTTCCTTTTAATTCTATGTATTCCCTAGTCTCATTTTCAACATCTACAATAGAGGTTTGCCAATTATAGGAAGCTGCACCATAAGTACCGCAGATAAGTTGATGCCTCCATTCACCAGAAGGAGCTTTCCAGCATCTACTATTAGGTGCTATATCTACTGCATCACCACCGAGAATATTAGAACCTATAAGTTTTCTATTATGAGTGTTTGAATTTACTTCCCATACTGGAAGTAATGGGCTTCCTCCGCTATCTCCTAAAGTATCAGATGTTTGCAGAGTTGCAATATTACCAGTGGATTCGTAATCCCCAAAAAAGATATAACCCGAGGGGGCTATCCAACAAGCATACCGACCCATAGATACATCATTTTCGCATATACTATTCCACACTTTAACAGGAGTTCTGTTACCATTTTCATCCCAATCTATTCTAAGAAGATCACAACCACCCTCATTACCTATAGCTACAAAAGTTATTGGATTTTCTCCCTGATAATCACTAGCATCTTCTTTTGTGAATGTGTGGGCATGACTTTTATAATTATAGTAGGTATGTGATGTGTTAAGTTCGGAATTACTAACTCCAGTAATACCTTTACCATCATTCCTTTCAGAAAGCGTTCCATTATATATTTTACCAGAATGAGTGGATATATAAAGATATGTAGCAACTCCAGATTTTAAATCAACCACTACATTATACACACCATTAATTCCATCATCACTATTAGCTATTACTACAATTATATCTCGCTCAATAGATAAACTACTTACATAAGCATGGCCTGCTGAATCATACCCAAATAGATTTGCAGTACCCTCCTCATAGTGCTGTACTGTAATTTTTCTAACATCGTATCTATCTTTACCTGTAGTAGATTTATCAGAGAGAAATGCATCGAGATGAAGTATACTAAATCCTTCATTTCCATATCCTACTGCACAATAATTCATATCAGGAACATTTCGTAGAGAAGGGATATTCCCATAATGATCAGGATTATTAGGATCATAATTTCCATAAATATCAACAGGCAACCATTCAGTAAATGCATCAGGATCAAAATGTCTTTCTACTATAGGTGTTGAGCAGGCTACATTATCTGTAAGAAGTATATTATTAGAATCTATAAAAGTATGTAATTGCATTACATCAGGATCTTCAAAAGTTTTGAATCCAAACATTTTCATACTAGCATAATCCATTAGCCATAAATTATTATCAGAATCAAAATCCATTGAGTATGTATCTGTTATTCCGCTATTTGGACTTTGATATAAATGTATTTTATACCAGTCACCGCTACCATCCGGCTCATCTTCAATTACATGGATTTTACCTAGTTTTGCTGATTGATCTTCATAAAGATAAAGTTTATTATCTTTCCATGCTATCCCAGACCAGAAATCACCTGCTGCAGGGATAGTTATATAACCAGCTGTTTCTATAGTAGGGGTTACTAAAAGATTCCATCTATCTATTGTATTTATACTTTCATTTATAATATACAGGTATGTACCGTCAGTACAAATATCATATTGAGTTTCTCCAGTTTGGAAAGCTGCAAAATCATATCCATCCCCAACAGGAGAACCTTCTGTACTAGGAGAGGTGAAATTTAAAGTTCCTCCTAATGCACTTTCTAAAACTGTTCTTGTAATTGATCTACCAGTAGAGATCGAAGACTCTCCGAGTATGAAGAAATAATCTGTTCCTCCAACATCATCCCAACACATGCCTGATATATGATCCCAATTCCCGGCATTAACAGTCGTATACGTTTCTGCACCAGTAGATACATTTCTTCTATATAGTCTTACCGCATTTGTATTATTATTATTAGCACTATACCACACATAATCGCCATCAAAACAAATTGCTCTATTATCATCAGTTGTAGGCCCAGCAGTAGTTTGTATTTCTCCTACTACTTGATTCTCTGCCCAGAGTGCGTTCTTTAATGATCGATGAGATATAAAATCACCAGTATTAGTTGTACTTTCTATTTCTAATAAATCTCCATGATAACCTATTGTTATTCCTCCGGATGCTGTTCTAGGCTCAAAATTTCTTGAAGTATGCCATCTTCCGCTTGCTTTTATAAAAATATTAGTATCTATATCAGTAGTTACATCAAATTTATATATAAATCTATAAGTATCTGTATTATCATTAACTCTTGTATATAAATCATTTCCGTATTTTGTTATACTCCTGCATTTAGATAGTGATCCTCCTATATATTTTTCTAAACCTGTTTGATTACTAGCTGTCCCAGTTGTAAGAGTACCTTGTGCTAAAGAAATTAAATTTACATTTGTTGTACCATTACAAACAAGCACCATTATATCATTCTCATCCCAAATACAACAATCAGTATAATAACCAACATCTGATCCACTAGCAGCTATTGGATGTGCCCTATAATAATCATTAAATTCTGCACTAGGTGAACCATCTGCTGTAGCATCTTCTGATATTTCAAATACAGTTGAACTTATTATTTTTGTAATATAAGATCCTGCAGGTATTCCAATAGCATCTATCCTTAAACCAACTCGATACGGGTTAGTAGAAGATACAGTTATTTGATCACTTCCATTAACAGTAGTTATACTTCCTGTTAATCCTACATATATTGTGCCTCCATTAGGAACATGGCTATACCCTATTGTACCATCAGAATTTATAGCAAATGAATATATAGCTGATGTAGAAAGTGAATCTCCATGTACAACAGCATAAACATATGATTCATCCGAATCTATTCCTGACCAGTAATAACTACTTCCTTTTGCATTTAAATACCATCTATCTAATACTTCCACTCTCCCATCTTTCATATTATGAGAAAGTTTAACTATTTCTCCAATACCATTAGAACCATTATTAGTCATTAACCAATAACAATTACTTGTAGTATCATATTGACTTATTCCACCCTTTGAAATTTGCCCAATCCCTTTAAGATTATATTCATCAATTATTTCTAACATATAAGATTGTTTTGGTGGACGCATAAATCCATTTTTAAAATTAGGAACACCTTCTCGTTCTTTCCAGTTGTTATTCCAGTCAGTATCATCCATGATTTGTACAAGATTATTAGCTGAATTTTCTAAAGTAGCATCATTTTTATCTTCATTTAAAAAGGTTTCCAAAAAGAAATTAGCATTTACATTTGTTTGTTGTGATTGATAAAAATTTTGTAAGCTGATTTCTAGGAGTTGATTTTCTGATGCATCAAGCCTATTTCGTAAGTTAGTAATTGTTGATGCCATTATTTCTTGAATAGCACCCTCTGCAAATTTAGCAGTAGTAACAGTTCCATCTTCAAAAGGAACTTCCCAATAAGCTGCATCAAAATCTGTTGTAAAATTGCTACTTGAAGTATGTTCTATTGCACAACGAAAAATACCTTGGCCTACCATTACAAGATCCGATATTTTATATTCATATCCAACTTCCCATTGAGTATTTAAAGCTGCGGTATCTAATCTATTTGTTTTTAATACGCCAAGCTCTACACCGGTAATTCCATAATACATATCTGATTTGCCGACTACAAAACCATAGAATTCTAATTCTACTGCGTCATTTAAAGTTAATTCTACAATATGATAACCTTTAGAAAATCCTTTTGCTACAAATGTTTGTAAGTTTTCTAATGTTGTATTATTAAATAAATTAATATCAACTGCTTCATTAAGAATACCACTTCCAGATATTTCTTCATACGCAATTGTTATAGTTCCTGTTACATCATGTTTTTTTAATCTAATCCACAATTCATCATCTTCATCTGTAAAAATTACTGTACGTATTTTTGTACTGCTTGTTGAAGATACTGCAGCTCGCCCGGATGACGTAGTAATTAAGGACCAATTTGCCCAACCAGTATCTATATCACCACTACTGTCTATATAAGATACTTTATTAACACCCCATTCTGTATTTACATAATCATCAGGATTTATTTCAAATCTTTCTCTTACTGTTTGTACATATTTTCTAACATCAAAAACATTTTGGGCTACAATAGTTTCTGTTAGTACAGGTCTTTCAACAACATATAAACGTAATATATCACTACCACTTAAAGTAGGTAATTCTGGATCATCATCTGGTATACCTGCGGTAAGACTGAACTCTCCAGCAGAATTAACTTCTACTACATCATATCTAGCTTTACCCCAATCATAATAACAATCAACTGTTTCATTTACTATATCTTTACCAGATATTGTAGTTATAATACCAGTAGCTTCATCAACAATATAATGTGTTCCACTTGCATATATTGTACCTGTAGCTTGCTCAACTACTAATAGATTAGCAATAGGAGCATGATCTAATGTAATGATTGCTGGTTGAGCTCCAGCATAATGAGCTTCGGCTCCAGTTTTTGTTGCATAATCTCCTATAGTAGTTCTATCTGCAGCTGCCAGATTTAATGCAATTGGATTATCTTCGTTTACGACAACGACACTACCATCAACTAAAGCTTTTCCAGTTTTTAATTGAATGGCTGTTCCTGAAGATGTAATAATATAATCTAAATTATAACCAGAAGATAGTATACCATTTGTATGTACTTTATTAACAGTTGTATCAAATGATTGTAAGTTAGCATCAGTAGAATCTCTATAATCTCCTGTTCCTTTTATTTTTCTTACTTCTGTTCTAAGTTCGTTTAAATCTTCTTCTAGATTAATGGGTGTTCCGCTATAATTATCATTATATATTACTGATTCATCTACTTGTTGTTGTGTTGCGTGAAAGATGCCTGAAAGATGGCTTGCGTCAACAGAACCTGGAGCGATTTGTGTAAGTGCCTGAATCCTTCCAGTACTTGTTGTAACTGTTAAATCAACTCCGATTCCTTGAGCGGTAGTACTACCTAAGCAAATTAGATTTTGTTGGTTCTCTTCGCTAAGACCTGCATATTCTGCAGCAGTATAAGCTACAATAGTCCATTTATCAAGATGTCGGTTGTATTCCTTTGAGAAATCTGATAAATCTATTGCTAATTTGGATCCTTCAATAATTGTTGAAGTGAGCTTATCGAAAGAAGCATCAACTTTATAATATTTTAAATAAATATAATTAACAGTACTGGCAGTATAATCACTTAGAGAAATTAAATCTAATCCTGCCTGGTCTTCTATGATAGTACCATAGTAATTGACAGCTGTGCCTATATTATCCTCATGGTACATCTCAATTTTTGTACTGTCAGCAATACTAACCATTATATTAAAACCTCTAATGACTGAAGGAATGTACGGGGTTTTTATTGTTTGGCGTACTGCTTGCTGAGCTTCTGATTCAGCTGCATTCTGCATATACTCATAGTCTTCACTATACAGGTTAATAATATTACCGTCAAATTTGACTTTATCCATCTCTTTCCTCTTTATTCACGGTCATCAATAATTAATGGCTCCAGAATATACATGTATCGTTGTAGTATTTCTTCTGGAACTTTACTTAATTTAATCTTGTGAAATGTAATGTCAGTTTCTTGTTCTAAAATTTCAGTTATTTCATCTTTGCTTTTATTTGCTTTATCTAAAGTATCTTTATACTTTTCTTTTAACTTTTCAATTGCAGCATCAAATACTTCTTTGTTTTCTTTGATTGCAAAAGTATTATTAAAGATAATGGGATTATCCTGCTCATCCTTATCTGCAAATTTATGACAAAGTTCTTGTCGTTCTTTATCATATTCTTCTAGTTTTGCTGGAGGTTTTGTAAGTTCTGTTAATATGTCTACCTCACCTTTAACTTTGTTCCTATTTTTCGCAAGATCATAAGCAAATCCTTTCGGCATTTTTTCTCCGGAATCTCCTATTTCTGATAACACATTCCAAAGTTCTACTAATTCTTTCTTTTTCATTTCATTTCTCCTTAGTTTAAAATTTTATTTAAAGTATACTTTATGGTTGCCCATCTTCGTATACATCAGAAGCACCAGACCAATCATCAAGAGCTTTAACTTTTGGATAAAGATCATCTCTTATATCACTAGATGCGAATGTGATATCTGCTAAAGGTATTCTTTCATTCTTCATGCTAACAAGACTTTCTCCACCATCCTTATCTGTTTTACTCTTAAAACCTGCCATGTTAATACGTACTACTTCTTCAGTGTAATCAACTTCACAACGTTCTATTTTCCAGTAGTTCATTGAGTAGCCACCAGAGATGTCTTCTGCTAATTGTAATCCCATTGTATATTCTCCTTAATTATAATTTTTGGCCATTTCAAAAAGCTCATCTTCTGATACATCAAACTTCTTAGATAAATGTCTAATTATATTCCAAAGTTGGCCTATTGAACCAACAGTAAGAGCGTCTAATTTCTTTCTACTAATAAAACCATTATCTACAATACCAAGTTCTTGTAATCTACCGTATTCCTGGCTATTGGGATTATTTATTGCTCCAGTTAATGCTATATCATTTTCAGTATCATAAGTTCCTTGATCTGCACCATCATAATAAATATCTCCATCACCTTTTATAATGAATTTGGTATCACCATTATTTCTTACACAGAAAATATCACCGTCATCAGCTATAGCAGATAGATTATCAGCACCATCATGTTGATAACTATCGAATTCTATAACACCAATACTTCCAGTAGATGTAGAAGTATCTGCAACATCTCTTAATGCTACTCGAGTAGATAGAGCTGTTTGAATTGTTTCATCACCATCAGTAGCAACAGATACTTGAAGTCCACCACCAGTTGCGGATAATTTAGTAAAAGCAGTAAAAGTATTTGTGGGCATCCAACTTGTTAAAGCATGTGCTATATCTGAACTTTCAAAAGTTAGAATATTTGTATCTGCATCAGCTTGATCTATTTGAAGAATACCATTTATTTTTAATAAATCATTATCAAATTCACCATAAATGAGGGGTGTTGCAGAATTTGTATTTTCTATATAAAGTAGATTTGATTCAGTTGTTAAAGTACTACCAGCATCATGACCTATTAACACATTAGAAGAACCAGTAGTTAAAACACTTCCTGAATTAGTACCTATAGCAGTATTATCAACAGCAGTAGTTATTGCAGTTAGGGAGATATCTCCTATAGCAACATTATAATCTTTAGTTCCTCCTGTATCATTTCCACATGCTTTTCGTCCAATACCTATATTATAACTACCTTGACATCTATAACCAGCTTGAAATCCTATAAGTATATTATAATTATTAGTTACAAAATGTCCAGCTTCATAGCCTACTGCTACATTATAACCACCACCACAATCATATAGTGAATGAGCACCAAAGGATGTATTATAATTACCAGAAGCATCATATTGACTATGGTTACCTATAGCAGTATTACCAGTTTTAGCACCAGCATTTTTACATGCACTAGCACCCACTCCTGTATTTCCATCACCACCTGCATTATTTAAACCGGCTGTATATCCTACAAAGACACAATCTTGAGCTCCATTAGCATTACCAAAACATGATTTATAACCTATTGCTACACTTCTTGATCCTAATCCTCCAGTAGCACACTCCTGTCCTATAGCCACACCATAACTTAAACCAGATTGTCCAGCTAGATACCCTATAGCTACACCAGTACCTGCACAAGCTAAACCGGCTTGATATCCAATTGCTGTAGCATAACTAGCAGTGTTGTTCTGTCCAGCATAGGCACCAATAAATGTTTGGTATTGTACATCAACTCCTGTATTCTCACCAGCATAATATCCTATATAACAATTATAATCACCTGTTGTGACATCATAGCCAGCATTAACACCAATAAAAGTATTATATGTTGCATCAGGTGAACTTAAATTAGTACCTGTACCGGTTCCTAATAATGTATTACCATCTGAATCCGAAATGACAGAAGTTGCAACTATATCAGACCAATATAATAAACCAGAACTTGTTGCTAGGACTTGACCTGTAGTTCCATCAGAATCAGGTAGTGTCCAAATTTGATCTCCTGTTAAAGCGGGAGCTTTAAATCCTACATAATTGGATCCATTGTCATAAAATCTAATTTCATTATTAGATATTCTAATGTATCCAGATGTAACTAGATTATTACTAGCTCCTGTCCAATCTATATGTTTATTTGCAACAAAATTTGTTAATTGATCATGATCAATATCAGTTGTAAGATTATGATTATTTGTAATTGTATCGTGATCAATGTCAGTTGTAAGATCATGTGTGTTTGTTAAATTATCATGATCTATAAGATCAGCCCCACCAATTTCATGTCGACTTGCATGTAATCCTAAATTTGTAGGATCAATTGTTCCAGCACTGGCCCCCGTCCAATCTATATGTTCATTGGCAACATATTCATCAAGTGAATCATGCCCGGCCCATTTAATCCCTGTAGTTTCAGAGCTATCCGCTATTATTGTTTGTCCATTGGATCCAACAGCTAATCTTGTAAATCCAGTACTACTACGTATTAATAGATCTCCTTTAGCTGCTCCTGTCGTTGAAGTATCCCAAACAATACTCGAACTTGTATTAAATTGTTTAAGTGTATTATTCCAATAAGGTATTCCATTTAAAGTAGGACTATCTTCTCGAGTTGCAACTGCTTGCAAAGATTCAACTTCTGATACGGATGTGATTGTTCCAGCTGCACCAGTAGAAGTATATACATACATTCCTGTAGAAAAAACACCTACATGAACACCTGTAGATAAAACGCTTCCAGTAATATCAAACACCTTACCACGTTCTCCAGTAGATGTTAAAATTATATCTCCTACTACAAAAGTTCCGGTTGAAGTAGTTACATCTATATCATAATAGGATTCACCTAATCTCCAAGTATCAGTAGATTCCTCAAATCCCCATCTATAAGGAGCGGCATAAATACCTCTATCTACTTCCCAACCAGCAAAACCAGCTGTTATGCCTGTACCAGTCTCACCATAATTAATAATACCAAGATTATCTGAAATAAGCACTGTTTCAACTTCTGCAGCATATGTATCACCTATTACAATAAAATCACCTATAACAGTAAGATCTTTTGTTATAATCATATTTTCTAGAAATGTATTGTCTATATCTAAATAGACTACATTACTAAGAGCGTTACTATTATTTATATCTATTTCATTATATTTTAAAGTAGTACCATTAATTGTACCACTTGTATCTATATTCTGAGTTGCATTAGTCCAATCGATATGTTCAAGTGCTACAAATCCAAATAAATTGTCATGATTGATCTGAGCTTCATGTTGTGTTATAGAATCCCATGTGATATTTAATTTATGTACATTATATGGATCAGCATCAACTGTCCAATCTATATGTTCTTTAGCTGTAACTCCTGCTAAATTGTTATGAGTAATACTACCTTCATGTTGTGTAATTGAACTTGCAGCTATGTTATTATCATCAATAACACTTCCGGTATTTACTGTCCAATTTAAATGCTCTGCTGCCACATAACCAGCAAAACTATCATGATCTAAACCATATATTGTAGAGGGAGAAGATAGAGTCAAGTCAGCAAAAGTAGGAGATGCCCCAGAATGAATATCTTGAGGAGCAGACATAGTAACTGTTCCATTACCATTATCTGTAACAGTAATTTGATTACCGGTACCATTTATCCATTGATTTAAATTAGTATTTACTACTTTATTAGATGAATCAATAGCAAGTAATCGCATTGCTGTAAGACCGCTAAATGTTACATCTTCATCAACAGCTAAATCAGTAAACGCTTTGGATGCATCTAACATCGCATTTATATTAGATTGTAGCTGATTTATATCTGCATACATTGATGACAGTGTTTGGGTTCTGGTAGGAACTGTAATATATGGCATGAATTATCTCCTATACTATCTCTAAAACTCTTACGTTATCAGTATCACTCCAATTTGGAGAGTAAAATACAAGTCTGTATTCGAATGAAACAGGATCTTCACTAAAAACTTTAATACTATTTTCAATGGCATCTATTTCTTCTGACCATGCATTAAATGTTATTCCATCTTCTGATATCCTGTATTGAAACATGATATCTCCAGGATCCCCATCTGCTTCCCAACTAATATGACTAAACCCATTTGGATCAGATTGTGGATCTGATTGATAAATTGCTGTAATTATATTATCATATTCTTCTGTACTACCATCGATATCTGTATATGTTAAGTATTCTTCAGGAACCTCATTAGATGTAACTACTTCGAGTGGGTTAGAGTTTGTAATATCTAAATATAATCCGGACCAGATATCTCCACTAAGCATGTAATGGATACCATTAGCAGTAATCTCTTTACCAATTATAACATCGACTTCTGGATCCCGAGCAAAGAGTAATGTATATCTTATTTCTGGAGGAATAAGTTTATCTAATAAAATCCGAATTCTATACATTTCCATATCTGGAATTTCTTGATAACCTACTCCGAATAAAACAATAGTCATTGCATTGGGTTTTTTAAGTCTTTCATGGATTTTTGTTACATAAACACCATTATCCACTACTATATTACTGGGTTTATCTAAACTAGTATAATTAAACAACCGTGGTGTATTAGATACAATTTCTGCATGTTGTCCTATATCACAATATAAATTAGCTGGAGTAGTTGTAATATAAGCCAATTCCTCTTCATCGGATCCTTTATATATTTTATAATTATCAGCATTTTTAATTTCATCCCATGTTATAACATTGATACCATTATATCCTCTTTCCCACCATCTTCTATCTACTCTTATTGTTGTAGCATCTGTTTCTGCTCCAGTACTAGTATTAAAAGCTGAAATACCATACCAATAATTTAACCCGGATAATACGCTATCTCTATATGTAAATGTTCCTCCTGATTTATGTGTTTCCACATGATCATTATTAAAAAATAATTCATAATGATCAAACTCTGGGATTTTCGCTTGAAAGGCATCTAATACCATCTCTAAGCTTTTATCGTATGCAGCATATTCAAATGCTTTAAATACTTCTGATGCCATAGTCATAAAAGCATCACTATCTTCATCCCCAGATTTATATATCTCTATAAAAGGAGCATAAACATCTTGATAGACACCATAAGTTACATTAGTTATATCCACAGTATTTCTAATTTCTAAAATAGTATCTACTATCTCTTTGTATTCTTTACCTAATGCAGAAAACCATGTATACATATTAAGTGTTCTAATACTATAAGGGGCACTCTTTCTTGAGAATTTTATATTGTATTTATCCCTGGCTTGAATATAGATTTCTGTTTCTCCTTTCTTAAATGGATAATCTATATCAAATTCTCCATAAGTACCCGATATTACTGTATGATCATAGATATTATTAACGAATATATCTACTTTACATTCACTAACTCCTATATATCCTTTTAGATTATACTCTTCATGTTTAAAAAAAGGAATTGCAAATTGTGTTTTATCATAATAGTTTGCATCAATTAAAACTTCTTTTAGATATTTCCAATAAGGTTGTTGTAATATTTCATTGTCCGAATTACCCGGGGATCTTAAATAAGGATATGCTTTATTAACATCTATTGCAAATAAAGGAAATTTAACTTCTTCACTTTCTTGACTATCTCCCCCTTCAACAGCTACAGTATATATATAATAATAATCAATTGTAAAAGTAGTATCTATAAAAGCACTTGTAGTTGGATATCCTAAATTTGTTATATCTGAGCTCTTCTCTATCAAAAATCTTAGATTATCTTTTAAAATAGTATAGTTTGAGGCAGTGTCACTTGATAAAGTAATTTTATTTGCATCTGATAAAACAAATTCACCTTCTGTTGTTATATTACCAAACCATTTACTTCTTTTAGCAATATCAATTACCCATAATGCTGATCCTTTTGTAAATGATGTATGTGTAAGTGTATATGTTTCTGTATCATATTCTACTGCACTAGTAGGAATTTCTGTGACACCCTTTCTTCTAACAATAAAATTTAATACGTGAGAATTCATTCCTGTAGAAGTATTTAAATCATCCCAATCTAGATTTATTTCATAACCATTATAAGTAGTTAAAAAATTTGTTGGTATAGAAGGTGCTATATAGATATCTAAAGTTGAAGAAGGATTTGAGAGTTCGTTTGCAACAGAGATAGCCCTTAATCTGAATTCTATTAATCTGCCATCTGTTATTCCTGGTCCAAAAGAGTATTCGAAATAAACTTTATTGTTTGCTTCGTAGGTGTAATCAGCTTCATAATCTTCTTTATAATGAGCATAATCTATTCTTAATTTGGCTTCTTCAAAACCTCCACCAGCAAGTTTCTGGTATAATTTGTAAGCACCATAATCTCCACTAGGCTTATCGAATTCAAAAGTAAGAGTTGTTGTGCCGTTTTCTAGACTTCTAGAGGATAGAACAAAATTATTTATATCACCTATCATTTCTTACGCCTTTTCTTTTTTCTTTTAATTAAACTAAATACATCTTTCTTTTGGATTTCCGATTTACAATATTGATTTAAAGCATTTTTTAATGACATGTTTGGGGTATCTTTTAGAACACCACCTTCAGTTGCATTAATTACGTTCTTAATGCGTAATTCGTTATAAAGTAAATGAATTAATACAATGCTATAAAAGTTAAGCTGTTTTGATGTATATACTTCCATACCATAAATATCTTTTACTTTCATTTCTTCATTTCGTTCTCTATACTTCAGTGAATTAATATTTCTAATATGTTCTGGTGATCCTTTTTCTGTTGTGTCATCGTATATTTTTCTTTCTAAAAATCCGTCACAATAAGCTTTTCCACCAGTATATGCAAAATCATATCCAACCAAGATTAAAGGATCAGGATTGAATATTGATGCTATTTGAGCCGATGTTGCTCCTATAAAATAGCGATTGATTACTTTCCCATATCCCGCTGTGGTTTTTATTAATCTTTTAAGAGCTCTTCCTTTTTCTGATTTCTTTTGATCTATTTGATTATAAAAGAACTTTCTTCCTTTCCATGTTTGTAGCACTTTTGGATGTGTTGTTGTGGGACAAATAAGAGTTAAATTTGATGTGTCTAAATCCTCCCAAAAGCGAATAAACATATCAGAAGGGTCTATATTAACCACAAAATCTGGTATTATGTCGTATTCTAGTAGTTTAAAAAGGATAACATCAACTGCTAAAATAATAGCATTTTTCTGAAAATCTTTAAGGTATTTTAGATTATTATCTAATGATGGTCCTGCAGCCACCAGCACTACTGGAACATTATGATAATGTGTATTATTTAGTAAAAATTTATAAGGTCTTACATCTTCTCCGTTAAATGCTTTATTAAGTACATTTTCATCGTAATTATTTTCCCATCGTTGAATAATGGGATCCTTTCCTAAATTCATATTAATCTCCTTTTAGTTCATCTCATTTATTTTTGGCACATAATCATAACACAACCCGGGTATGCCCCATGCTTGTAATCTAGGACTCTGAAATTTTCAAATCCTATCTCAGTTAATGTTACAATAAGCCCTTGTATATTAAACAACCAATTATGATCTGTTCTTGCATGCCCCCATGTTTCCAAATTATTAGCATAAATATATGCTGGAAATCTAAGTTGGATTATTCCACTAGGAGTTAACTCTGTGTAAGCTTTTTCTAAATATTTTCTTGGTTGATATACATGTTCTAATACATCATGTAATGTTATTATATCCCAAGATTGTTTATTAAATGATAAGTAATCTGCTACTTCAAGAGCCACCCCTCTTTCTTTTCCATATGCAATTAATTCAGTAGCTATATCTATTCCATAAGCATCATATTTTCGTTGTGCAGTAACCTGGACAAAAGTACCTTCTGAACATCCTATATCTAATAATCTTTTTCCTCTACATACATGATCTGTATTATATTGTTTTAATGCTTTAAAATCCTCATTTGCAGTATGTGCTAAAGCTTTTCTAAAATCTGCAGATACTCGAGTTGGTTTTTCTTTATTATAATATTCAAGTATTTCTTCAGTATTAAGAGGATTCATCATTCTGTATGATAAACAATTATTGCACCGTGCATATATTAATTCCATTTCATTAACTTTGATAGTAAAAGATTCTATTGTTTTTTTATGATTACAAATGCATTTTTCCATTTTCTATTCCTTATCTGATTTACTAAATATATGAATATTTTTTATACCAAATTCTTTCATGACTTTCTTACAATCATCACAACAATAGTAATGACCTATTAAATACAAATCTGCTCCTTTCGCATTTAATCCAGCATTAATGCAAGCATCTATTTCTGCATGATATCTCTGTAAACAAACATCTTTACATAACTCATACCCTTCACCTGTTTTAAAACCTTGTTCATCTCTTGGGCACGTTTCTTGTGGGATTTCACACCAATTTGTTCCTACCCAGTATTCACCATTATTTACTATTATAGCTATAGTAGTTACTTTCGCACACTTTCCTTTCATATTATTTATCCTTTATTAAATAATGTAATGCATCTACAATTCGTTCTGGGAAGAGTTGGTTGTAACAAGCATAATTATGATTTGTGCAGACTTCTAAATAACATGGTGAACATGCTAAATCCGAAAATAATTTTATTTGATTCTTTGGTTGGTATGACATTACATGAAATGGTTCTGTTATATTCCATAGAGATACCATTGGTTTTTTATAAGCTAAACCTATATGAAGTGTTAATGTATCTATTGTAACAATAGCATCAATTTGATTTAATATAGCACATAATAACTCTATTGATGTTCGATTTAATAGATTAACAAAATGATTAGCTTCAGGTGTTTTAAATCGATAACTACTTATTCCTAATAATACTACATTGTATTCTTTTAATAAACTATGTATTATATTTGTTCTTTTGGGTATAGGGTAAGTACGTGTTATCCAATGAGAATCAAGACATAAAGCTACTGTTTTTCTTTTTTTATCTAAATGTTGTAATAACTTTTTGGCATCATTTATTACTTTTGAGCTGATATTTAAAGTAGGTTTTAAATCATCTAATTCAATATTAATCATTTCAGCAAAAATCTTAGAATAAGGTTTCTTTGCTGCTCCTCTTTTCATTCTTGTACTCACATCCTGCGAAGCCATTAATTCATGTTTAGTATCTATTATTGCATCACTATTGTAAAAATGGTCTATGACTGTCTTCATACTTGGAAACATTTTGTCTCCTAAATGATATATTTCATCCCATTCAAACTGAAGTAATTTTGGATGAAATCCATGTATTGTTTCTTCAAGAACAGGAAAAACACAATCCAAATCATGATTTAGATTTAAAATATCAAAAGAAGGATAAAAACAAACAAAACCTATAAAAGCATCAGGATGTTTTTTTCTTAATGCTTTTATAGCTGGTGTGGTATTTAAAACATCTCCTCTAGCATTACCTCTCATTATTAAAATCTTTTTTATATCAGTATTAACTAATTGTTTATTATTTAATAGATTTTTTAATATTTGAGTACTATCATTACTTACATCTTTATAATCGTAATCTGCATCGGGATTTTCTTTTACTTGATGTTTAATAGTGGAATTTCCAAAATGATGAATAGGTACGTTACCTATTTGATAACATTCGTGTCCTAACATTTTAGAACGTTGGCAAAATTCTGAATCTTCAGCAAAGATAAACATTTCTTCACATAGATAATTTGCTTTCATATCCCATAGTTCTTCACGACATAATTTAATTTTTTCAGCAAGTGATCTTTTAAATAAAAAACACCATCCTTCGATATAATCTACCATACCATTATATTCATTTGGTTTTATGCCTATAAATTCTAAACTTTTAGTTAGAATTCCACCACGCGGTCCTATTACACCTGCTTCTGGATTTATTATTAGAAAATTAATCATTTTATCTAACCATTCACTGCCTCTTATTTCTATATCATTATTTAAAAGCATTACATATTTTCCAGTAGCAGCTTCTATTCCTTGGTTATTAGCAACTGTAAAACCTTTATTATCTTTATTAAAAATAGCTATTATATTTGATTTTTCATGTGTGATACGTTTTATATACTTTACACTTTTATCTGTGGATCCATTATCTACTATAATTATTTCAAAAGGAGTTTTATTCCTGAATCTGTAAAGAGAACTAATAGCCGTTGTTAAAAATCGAACCCCATTCCAATTAATTATTATAATACTTGTAAAGTTATTCATCTATTTTTCTCCTACTTTATGTTATTCATAAAAATGTCTTCGTTCTTTTACCCATTCTTCAGCATATTTAGGATGTGTCCATTTAAGTTTATCTAATGTTATACCTTCTATTATTTTTTCTGGTTTAAATATTCCATCTGTTTTTTTCATCTCTAATATTCTTGGATCTATTTTCCCATGATCAAAAAACCATGATTGCATGCTTATATATTTATCTAACATAATATCCGGTTTTCTTATTATACCATAATGAAACATTATTATTTTTGATAAATATTTATTACTATGATGTGTTAGACTTAATGATTCAGCATCTCCTATAGCATCAATATACGTTTTTCCTAATCTAATTATCTTATCCCCGCATGGTTTGGTTTTACTATTAAACGCTATATAATGATCAAAATCTTTAAACACATTTATTCTGTACCCCCAAAAAGTATCGTGTTTTTGGGAATCACTTATAGCTTTTCGAATTGCATCAAAAGAATTTTCATGTATAACTTCATCTGCTTGAAGCATGAAATGCCATTCGGTATTTAATATATTTTTTGTTTCATTAGCAAGTAGTCGTAATCTATTCCAGTCTGATGCACATTCCCATTTTCCATGATCATATACTTTTAAATTGGAATGTTCCTTAGCCATTTTATGTAAAAAATCTAAAGTACCATCGTCACTTTCGGCATCAAGTATAACTACTTCATCACACAAATCTAAAAGACTCTCTACAGCTTCTTTTAAACAATAATCATATTTTAATCCGTTATGTACGAATAAAGATCCACCTAATAGATTCATTTATTGTCCTTTTTTATTTAATGGTTTCCAATTTTTTATTGCATCTTTTACAAATTCTTTTAAATTTAAATAACTTAAAATTTTATTCGTGTCTCTTTCGGGATTTTCATAACTAAATTCGAATGTGATTAAATTTGGATCTGATAATATTTTGTTATTAATAGTGTTCCAAATAGTATATAAATGATTTAATCTATCATCTAATTCTATTGGTTCTTTCCATTCCTTTCCCCAATTTGCTTTTACCCATGGAGCACCAGCATTTATATCTACACTATCTGTAAATTTATCTTTTATTACAGCATTCTTCCAGTTTTCTTTTTCTCTATTGCATATAATATAAAGAATTTTATTATTTGGTAATGTTAAAGGTATTCTAAAACTGGCTTGTGGATGTTTATAAATTACAGTTAATGTTGGATTAGATAATTTTATTCTCCAATGTTTTAATAATAGTAATACAATATCTGTCAAATCACCATTATATGTATTACATATTGCTGGTTCACTTGTTATCCAATGAGGCAACTTATAATCAGGTAAAAAATTAGAAAAATAAGGAGAATCATAAAAAGCATCTGTTTCTACATACTGATGATCTTCTAATTCTAAATCACAAAATCTACTATTCCTAACTACGTTTCTAATACCAAATATATTACTTTTCTTACCATATCTGGCAAGTGCATTGTGGATATAAGTTGTTCCTGATCTAGGAAGCCCACTAATTATAATTAAATCTAAAGCATCCATATGGCACCACCTATAATTTTATTATTATTGCTTGTCCTGTTGGTATATAAATTGGGTTTTCATCTCTATCTTTAAAAAATTCATCTACAGCTTTTTTAGCACCTGGGCATGTTTTAAATCCATAATCATCACATACCATAATTCCTCCTGAAATCATTTTATCGTAAAAGAATTCAAAACCTTCTTTTGTAGATTTATAGATATCCACATCTATATGAACAAATTTAAATGTAATATCCTCATCAAAATCTTCTACAGTTTCCGGAAAAATACCTTGGTAGATATAGACAGATCCTGGTCCTGCTTCAACAAAAGTTTTTACTTTTTCAATTGAAGTTTTTGCAAAATCTCCTTCGTTATGCACATCTATATTTGGATTAGTTTCCGGCATTCCCTCAAAAGTATCAAACAAATGCAAGTTACCTTGTAACACTTCAGATAATAATCTTGCAGAACCTCCTCTATAAACTCCTACTTCTGCAGCATCCCCATCTAAAGTAATTACTTGTTTAGCACATTGCCATAGCATATTTAATCGTATATAATCTATGACTGTATTTGCTTGAATAATAGTAAGTATTTTTAAAAATTCTTGAGCTTCCCAAGGAACTATCTTATCTCCAAATAGTATCATATCATTTTCTCCTTATTAAAATAACTTCTTTTTCCAAGTAACTGGTACTTTTTCATTTTCAATCTCAAGATAATCTATATAATTAAATTTTCTCGGTCCTTTCTTTTTAAAGTACTCCCACATTTGTGCAATAGCATCTTTAAACGGAGTAGCATTTTTAAATCCTAACATAAGCTTTGCTTTATCATGTTTACAATATGCATTAAAGACTTCTCCTGGTCGAGGATCATAATGTACTGATTCTTTATCATATCCAGTAACTTCTCTTATAATATCATACCATTCATTAAGAGATTTGTTCTCATCTCCTCCAATATTGAATGCTTGTCCATATGTCTTTGGATCCATAATTGATTTGCAAATAACAGGATTAAAATCATCCACCCAAGAAATAGCTCTTTGTTGTTCCCCAGTTCCATAGATAACACATTCTTTACCTAATAGTACTAAATTCATCCAAATAGCTAAAACATTACGATATGGGTCAACATATTGTCGCGGTGAAAAACAATTGTGAGGGATCCAAATAGTATAAGTGAAATCGAATACATTTTGTAATGCATGTAATAGATTTTCCGATGCTACTTTAGAGCATGCATACGGGTCTTCGGGAGCTGGTAAATAAGATTCTCTAAATGGTGCTTTTTGATTAATGACTATTTTTCCATTTCCATCTTTTACTACTCCTGATCCATATCTACTCATTGAACTAAAAAACACTATATGTTTTACTTTATGTTTTAAAGCAAAGGTGACAACATTTCTGAAAGCCTCATCGTTACGAGACATATTGTCGATGGGAGTAAAAAATGACCTAATTTCATGAGCCGCAGAAGCGTAATGTACCACATAATCTATACCTGTTTTTCCAAAATTATTTTTAAAGTACTTTTTAACTGCTTTTACATCTCTTAAATCAATCTTAGTAAACTTTGATTTGGGATTAATATTTTCTTTGTAGCATCCAGATAAATCGTCCACCCCGTACACTTCAAATTCATTTCCATAATTATTGATTAAATAATCTACTGCATGAGATCCCATCATCCCACCAGATCCTGCTACTAATATCTTTTGTTTCACCACAAATTAGAACCTCCGAATATATTCAATTACAGGAGTGAGTACTTTCTCCCAACTCATTGCTTCATACATATAATTTAAATCATCTTGTGATATTTTTAGATTGGCTTTATTTTCTTTAATTTCTAATAAGTCTTCTAAAAGATGTGTGGTAGAAACTGGATGTAACGCTGGACGTAACGCGGAGGATTCTTCATATAAAGCATTTCCCTCATTCAAAATTACAGGAAAACCTTTAGAAATCATATCTAAAATCCTACATCTATGTGAATATTTTTCTTCTAACCAATTTCTTGCTAATACAACTCCAGCATCATATTCCTGGAATAATGAAGTATCATCATCACAATATTCTTCTACAATACGAATGTTTTTTTCATCTTTAACTTCTTCAAAAAACTTTTTAAAATAAGAATTATAAACTTTTTTGAATCGAGGGTGTACGATCCCAACGAAATCTACGAGAATATCCTTTCTACCCTGGACGGCTTTTAGTAACATTTCTGGTGCATACCAAGGATACACTGGTCCATACCATAATAATTTAAGTTCTTCATCATATTGTTGAGGTACAATTTGATCATGCTTATCTATGCCATAAGGTACTTTCAAAAGAGGAGAGAATTTAAACGCACTCCAATCTAATTTCTGATTCATAAAAAATTGTCCTTCATAATAGTAATGCTGTCGTTCATTAGCATAAAGAACACAATTAGCTCTGCGTATTAAATCCTGATATTGACTTAGAAATTTCTTTGTCCAGAAAATTTTCCTGTGTATTCTACCATAACTTAATAAAGCACAAGGAAGTTCTGCTAAGAGAGGCACCCAACCATCTAAAATTACATTAACTGTTCTTGGTAATACTGAACAATTTATAAAACCTGTTCCTGAAGTAGATTGAACTATAACAAAATCATATTTCTTTAGTCTCCTATCTAATTCAGCACTCCATTCCCAGTTTGCAGATCTGTAATTATATGGTTGAATATTGAAGTTAATTTCTGATGTGTCGATAAATTCCCTTTGTGGGAAATTTAACTCGGGGATTAATAAGGTAACATCGAAATCCTTTTGACGTGACAAATGATGTGCAAACATCCAGCTTCTTTTACCTGGAGCTGTTGTTCTGGTGCACTTATCTTTAATAGGATATTCATGCTTTCCTTCTTTAATTGTTTGAGGGTAACCCTCTTTTAAAGTCAACGGAACAGTGTCCGGACTTATAATAATAATATTTTTCATCTCATTTTGCTCCTTCTTACGAAGTTTTTATATCTCATTAACTATTAAAAAAATATTAACTAGTCCAACGTTCAAACGTCATTATCCCTGGATCGGGATATTCATTCTTTCCTAATAAGATATCTCCTTGTGTAGACAGTACACCACCTCCTGTAGGCGTTATAGCTGCTGTAGTTAAATCTACATTATCTACACCTGAATGTTTTTTTACTATACCTTCAATGTCAGCAAGCTGTACATCTCCTGTATTTTTAATGCCTGTAATAAAAGTACTTACTTCTAATTCTACCGAACTTACAACCGTATCAAAATCCTGTCCCGAGACCTCTTTAAATTTCATGTATACCGCTATTGATACTTTATCCATTTCTCTTAGTAAATAATCACGATTCTGATAATGATTCCCTGTTGAATTGAGATCTTCTTCTATAGTATGTAACATCTTATTATAATTATATGTAATTTTTACCTCATCCCCATCAGCAAAAGGACCGATAGCACTTATTCCAGTAGAAGTTAATAAAACTTTATCAAATCCTTGAGTAGATTTTCTTAGTATTTCAGTATCTTGAGATAAAGTATAATAAGATGTATTCAATACTGTTCCATTTTTTACGACACCAGATATTTGATGGACCGGTTGCTTTTCAAAAGTTATACCAGTTGATGTATAATTAACAACAGAAGTAGACAGAGTAAGTCCTGTTGATGTTATATTTACAGTATCTGTTTTTGTTTCTAAATCTTCTCCGATTATATAAATATCAATAGCCCCACCAAGACCCTCATCTCTTTCCATTAAGGGATCATTAGCTCCTACTATATCTATATAACGTGTATATAATCCAATATGGCTTCTTAATCCTGCATCAGCACCTAAATCTCTACCTTGAAATTTTTCATTAACCCGTCTTAATCTTTCAATAACAGTCTCTGCATCTTCTCCACCAGTAATTGATTCATCATTATTAACACCATCAATACCATCTATGTCAGATATAATACTAGTAACAGTACCAGAAGCTGTTCTTTCATCCGGTCCAGCATTGATTGCTCTAACACTGACTGTTATTTCCCATCTCTCATTTACTGCATTATAATAAGCTACTTGATTAGCTGCATATAATGTATATGTCCCATCTACTACAAATCGTACAGGATTTGCTCCGATAGTTGCTATTTCGGATCCATCTGCAATAACAATATCATTAACAGGTTCTGTTGAAGTATAAAATGTAACTGTGCCTGCAGAATATGTTGCAGGACGTTGAATTACATTATATGTTGAACAAAATTGATTAATTTCATCTTCTTCTAGATCATCATAATACACTAAAGGAGCATATAATTTTTGTGCATAGATAATACCATCCCATATACCAGATAGTTGTCCGGTTATTGGAGTTTCCACAAACATATCTCTTTCGGGAGTACCCTCTGTTAGATCTAAATCAGGTAGAGCTGTATTTAATTCATTTAAAAGATCTGTACGAATATCATTAGTATTTTTAATAATCATTAGACGAACCTCTGCTCAAACTCCCCAAGATTATATGTTACTCCTTCTGAAGTAGTTATCGACATCGGGATTACTAAAAGTCCAGGGGTACGCACATCAAAATTTACATCAAAATTTACATCTATTATAATTTCCCCTGCAGTTAAATTGTCTCTAGTTTCCTGTAATTCGAGATAATTTTGTATTGTAGCATATAAAAGAGAGCTTGCTATTTCTAGAATAGTGCTTTTGCTCATATTATGTGTTATTAATTTATCTAATAGACTACCATAAGTCGGATTATACCTAAAGTATTCTGTTTGATTATCTGAAGATTCTGAACTGGTTTGAAGCATCTTTCCAAAATCACGTAGACATTTAGGACCTTTTTCAACTATTTCAACAGCTCCTGTATGCCCTATAACAAAATCTCCATTTACTATTTGTAATCCACTTGCCACATTTAACTCCTATTTAAATAGATAGTAAAAGTTTAAGTAACTTTAAGTACTTTTTTATTAGAGTAACGCTTCTAATTCTGTTAATTTTTCCGTTGCTTCATTCCAAAAACTCAGCTGATCAGATAGAAATGTAATTCTAAAAGCGATCTCATCGACTTCTCTACGATATCCCCTTAATTTTCTAATAATGCCCTGCATCGCTAAATTAATATTAGAATTAATTTCATCCATGGATCCAGAGATATCCAATACAGTCCCTGAATTTTTATAGAATAATTCATACTTTTGCTGTATTTGAGTTTTAGTAGCAAAATCATCTAAATGAGTTTGATAATTTTGTAATAATAATTTCCGTTCATTTAGAAATCTTAGTTTTTCACTAATAACATATTTTTTGGATGTAACTAATTCTTTAACTACTACTACCATTTCGGCTAGGGCATCTGTTCCCTTTTTGGGAGTATTCCCATCTTGATAGATTTCGGTTTCTAATACCTCAATTGCTTTAGTTATTTGTGCATCTAATGCCATAATTTTTTCCTATGAAAGAACTCCTCCAGCACCTGTTCCTACCCAAGATGATGGGGGAATAATACCAGCATCTACTGTAGATACAACTACAGTTTTTAGATAAATATCTACAGCATCAGCGATATCTACTGCTACTTGTGACCAAAGTTGTCCGGTTGTAAAAGCAATGTTCATTGTTGTTAATAATGCTCCTCCTCCTGGTGCTGTCCAAGCTACTAATGTTCCTGTTCCTTGCAACACTCCAGTTACAGTAGTAACTAAAGTAGATGTTATCATCAGCGTTTCTATTGCGGGTACTATTATTCCTGCTAATGTTGCCCATAATGGAGAAGCGAAAGCGGATATACAAGCACTGTAGAGACCAGCAGATGCTGTTGTTACTGGATTACCTACTCCTGTTCCTATAGCTGGATATGGTGATCCTGAAGGTGGAGTTACTGTTCCAGTAACAGGTACAGTTGCTGTTGCTGACAATATATAGTTGTTAACTGCACTAGTAAATAATTGTGCTGTTATACCCCATGCTTGAGCAGAAAAAGCAGCTACTAATTCAGCTGTGAATGTAGCTTTTAATAATGCCATATTTAACCACTTTTAAGTGTATCAGCCATTTTCTTATCTGTTACTACTCCCTCTCTTAAATCAACAGAAGCATCTTCTGGTGCTGGGATTTCAGTTGGGTCTTCTGTTGGAGGAGCAGCTTCTGCGTCTTTCACTGTTTGAGCAGAGGCATCCTCCTCTTCAAATGCTGGGCATTTTACAAAGATTGGAGGTGGTATTTCAAATCTGAATCCAAATACTGGAAAAGCAAAAGACGGTGGAAAAGAAAACACTGGTAATGGTAATGATAAAGGTAAAGCAATCGCTTTTGTAAAATTACAAGGAATATCTGTTCCACAATGAATAGATAAAGGACAAATATATTGAATATTTATTGCCACCCCACCTAATCCTACTCCCGGGGGAGTAGTGATAACTGGTAATCCTGGTATTACAGGAGCCTCTATTTCAAAAACAATTGGTTCAGTTATTTGAATAGCACCAGGTTCTTCTCCGTTTCCTCCATTATCCATCTCTTTTCTCCTATTCTAAAGGTTGATCTCGCATTGTGCCTGTTTTAAATAAATTATATGTGGCATCAATAAAAACATCTATTATATCATCCCAACTTTTTCCTTTAAACCCATCACAAATAGTAGTATATTTAATTATTTCTTCTTCTGGAAGTTCTATAAAAAAACGATAAGGCGGTATAACAAAGCTATAACTTTTTAAAAATTGAAGAACCACATTATCCAAATAATCAAATTTTTCTTGATCAATTATTGTACCCATATTTATTTGAAATTCCATTATCTTATTCCAATCATAACCAATAGGAGCAGGATCTCCCATAGCATTTCTTGTCATGAATGATTTTAAAATTTCTGCAAATATCTTGGGGAAAATTCCCGCAATTATTTTTTTAGAATATACAGTAGTTTTATATGCTTTTAATCCTATTAATAATCCTTCTCTCATAATTAGTATCTCTCATTGAAATTTAAATTGTAAGGCCAAAACCAACTATTGCACCACTTTGAACTGAAAGCGATAACGGTACTATAGGAGGTCCTGCTGGTCCTGCATGCACATGAGCATCTATCATTGCAGCCGTTAATCCAGCTTTAAGAACCGAATCTCCTGCTATTGCTGCAAGCATTCCTCCAAAAGTGACTTTTTCTGCATTAATATGTATTTCTTTTCCAGTAAGTGTAATATAGGATCCATCCATATTAACTGTGTACCCCATCTTATTTTGGATTGTACCTCTTCCTTCTTTATCAGTAATAAATAGTTCTGCTTTTCCTTCAGCATCTGCTTGCATATCAAGAGACATCCCACTTTCATGAAATATTTTCATTCCACTTGTTGAAGCTTCAAATGCATTTCTATCTCCGGCTCTTAATGATTTAGTTTCTTCTCCCGCACCAAATTTTGTAAAATTTTTACCACGATAATCTAACATATAAGCAGAATTATCTTCGGTTACTGCAAACCCTCCTCCATTAGCCATTCGTATCATAAAAGTAACATATTTATCTAAAATTTTCATAGGAGTACCATCCTCTTTTAGTACTCTATCAGACATAGCTATTTGTCCTACGGAAGGGCTTGATCCGCTTGGATCACTTAAATCAGGATCTTTATCTAATCCTGTAGGCTCTTTTTGTACTCCTACTGAAACGGAAAATTCCTGGATTGGGACATGTAAATCAAGATTGCCTTCGTCATCTTCTTCAAGTTCAGTAGATTTAATTACTTCTCCATTCTCATCTATAACCATATTAACATCTTCACTACCATAACCTTTTAATGCTCTTCGAGCTTGCCCTGCTCTTACACGTACTCCATCAAGTTCAAACTTCATACTTCTAAAAAGAGCATCTAACGAATCTGATTCATTATCTAATTTTAAATAATTATTATCTGAAGTTTTTAATAAAATACTACCTGAATTAGACAATAATACTTCGTTTTTATTTAAGCCTATAAGTTGTACTTCTCCTTCTTCAAGATACCTTTGTAACACAATAGTTGCAGGTTTGGATCCAAACTTATCCTCTGTAAATTTTTTCATGTCTTCTAGTGCATATCCAATATGAACATACTGCATTTCAAGTTTCAATAAAAGAGCTATTGTATGCCCTGCTACTGGCATCATTCTTACTCCTGCTCCACCCATTGTAATCATATTATTGATAGGAATACCATCTGTTACTGTATAATCTTGTTCTGGAAGAGAAACACGCATCATTTGTTCTTCTGGATTAACACTTACAACAAATCCCCATGTAATAGCTTGAACTTTAGACATTTCTCCTAAACGAAGAGATGGATAATCAAATTTACCTCCTGTTGTCATATCATCTATCCTCCTACTGATGCTGATGCTGATGCTGATGCTGATGCTGACGAATCTAATAATGCATAAAAAGGTAAATACCCTCTATGTCCAATTTTATGCACATGATTACTTTCAAATCCTTTTTTGAAAGTACCTACGGTTCTATCATCAATTAATGAAACTTTTTCTATATCAAATTTAAAACTAAGTATTTGTATAAGTTTATAGTATAAAGAATCTGATTTAGATAATTCCATGAAACCTGCTACATGTACTAAAGTTTCCTCTGTCGGAGTACGTTGTCCTTTAGATTCTTTTGCATCATAATTTAATCCTACTTCATAAGATCCATCCATACCATATATTAACAAACATTGTTGTTGATGCAATTTTTCATATTGTGACATGTTATTTAATATTGTGTCCATTCTTACTATAAGCCCATTTATTTTTTTATGCTGTAATTGTACTTTCCATTTCTTTTCCCCAGTACGTACAGTTTCACCTTCTAGTTCTTTATTTGCTTCATCTATTTCTTCCTTTATTTCTTTTAATTCTTCATTTTCTTTATCTAATGTTATTTCAATATCAGTTAATATTTCAAGTTCACGTCTTATACTTAAACAGGTTTGTCTTACTCCACGTACTATGATATCGGCATCTTCTGGAGCATTTACTAATAATTTTAATTCTGTATTTTTCATAATTGCTTCAGTTGTAGCATCTGCTAAATTATTAGTTTTACCAAGCTTATCATACTCCATATGCCCAATCCAATCATGTGCAGAATAAAGAGCTCCAGCAAACCCAGTTCCACTAAGTGTGAATGCTTTTTCTCCTAATAACCCAGCAAGTTTTTGCCCTGTTTCACCTAATCCTAATTTACTGCCTGCTTTACTAAATATGAATCCACCGGCCTCGCCATATTTCTTTTGTACCATATTAGCAAGTTTTTGATTCATATCTGAAATACTTTTATAATAAGCATCAGCCGCTTTTTTGAAAAAAGCGTTATCTTTTTTTCCATCAGCACTGGTCAGTTCATCTAAATTACCTAAGCTATAACCATATGTTAAACTATTTCTTCGTATATATGTTAAATCTAGTGAAGTTTGGAAATCACTGCCTATATTATAATTTAAAGAAAATTTCTCTAACATTCCGATAGCGTCTTTTTTTTCACAATAATAAGGTCTATTTAATATTAATTCCGGTCTACCAATAATTTCCATATGAATTGCATGAGCCTTCCCGAATAATTGATTAAATTTTGTTACAGCATATCTGTCTGCTTCTCCTTGAGCTGATTTAATCATTAAATTTTTAATAGTAGGTCCTGGATTATATCCAAATTTTTTAATCATATCTGTTCTAGGATTGTATATCCCAGCTTTTTCAAGTTCTTTTAAATCAGATAAGTTTAACATTTTCGGAAATTTATAATTACCATTTCTAATAGCTACTTTAACTTGCATTGCTTCAAATGCAGTTTTTAGTTCGCCTCCAGCATTAAGAGCAATGCATTCATATAGCACTATAAGTTCTTCCTGAATTGCTTTTACTTTATCAGTAGCTATATTTCTTGGGGTCTTTTGTTTTGGGTTAGCTTTACTAGGCTGGCCTAATCTAGTAAAAGCAGTATAAGTTGATCCAATATCTTTTAATCCAAACCAATAACCAATAGGAGTAGTTTTAGTTAATCCTATTATATCTTTTGCATTTGAATATTTATATTTTTTACGTAACTTTCCTGATCTGCTTGTTTGATATTTATCATATAAAATCGTAAGAATTGTTGGACACATAGTTTCAATAAGTGCCATATCTATATCATCTAATTGAGTTAAACCATATTCATTAGTTGTAGTAGCAGTCTCTGTTTGTTCTGATTTAAAAAACGCAGTTAATCCAGCTGCTGCTGTACCTCTATCCGTGCCCCATCCTTTCTCTTGATGATAATTATCAGTAGTTAATGCCCAAGCTGCAGTAGCACTATCTTTAAGAAATGCTTCTAATGGTGTATTTCTGTTTGAATCATAAAGATCAGAAACTAATAATTTTTTATAAATATCTTCTAAAGCTTTAATTTCAGTATCAATATATTTTTTATCAATTTGCATTTTTTCTCTATCTAATCTTTTACTAAAACCGTCTGCAAAATACATTGCCGGACGCAACACTCCTTCTCCTTTTGCGTCATATGGTGCAGCATAAGTTACCGTTGTGTTTCTACTCATGAAATCCTGAAATACTTTTTCAACAATAGCCATACCTTGTTTGGTTACTGAAGGTAATACTTTTATGAATGTAAAAATATTTTCTGGTTTAAAAGATTGAGTACATCTTATTCTATCTTTTTCTGGTAAAAAGAAAGGATGGTTTGCTTGGGTATTATACATAAAAGCTTTATCAGTTCTAACTTGTTTTACTTCTGGATCAGATTCTGCTAAAATAGCCCTAAATTTTATAGGAGTTTGTTTAAGTATAGGTGAACGAGTTTCTATTTTCCCAACAGCTTCTGGCGTAGGTCCCAATAGAAAATCTTGTGGATGAAAATCATACATCTCTGGTTCAATGAAAACATCTCCCATAGGAGAGCAATAGGCAGTAAACTCTATTGCATCAAGAATTTCTACAAGAGCTTTATAAGTAGTTGTAGTTTGTTCGTTTTGTAATTGTAAATTTCCAATAGCAGTTGCTATAATAGCTTTATTTTTATTTTGAAATTTTTGAGGGGTAATAACAAATAATCTTGGTCTAAATAAATTTATGTTAGTACCTGTTTCACTATTAAGATTTGGTCTTTGTTCTGTCGGACTTCCAGATACTAATTCTAATATTTTTTCATGTGGTGAAACATTTAATCGATCCATTGGATTAGCTGCACTACTTCCTGTTGCATACTTATAACATTGAGCCCAAACTCTTGGTAGTACTTCAAAATGATTTATAAATTCATATGTAAGTGCTGGATGAGTTCCACATGCTCCTACAATACTGCCCATATCTGTCCATCCAGTTTGTTCTTTATTAGGATTATTACTCATTTTAGGACGTACTTCCCAATATCGTACTGATGATATATATTTATACTGTAATTCTTTTGGATCCTCATAATCATCTATTGGTATAGCATTTAATTGTGGATAAAAATTTTGCCATTGACTAAAAGGTAATGTATTAAGTTGGTTATTATGCATAGGTGTATCTAATTCACCTAATGTAATTAAATTACTAGAACTTGGCTCGGCACTAAACACTCCTTGTTGGGCATCTGGATTAGTACCCCAAGTAGTCATAAAAGAACCTTTATCTAAAAAGAATGTTGTGGCTTCTTTACCTATCCCAAATACATTTGATAGATATCCACGTATTTTAGTAACATCATTATACTCTTTTTTTAAAGCAACAAGTTTATTCATTTCTTCATTATATAAAGGATGACAATTTTTTACTTTACTGGCATAATCCGTACCATAAAATAAAACTTGTACAACTTTTTGTAAAGAAGAATGCTTTGGTGAACCTAAAACATTTTTCCATATATTTATAGCTTGGTTTCCAAATCTAGTTCTTGTGGCTGTATCTAAATAACCAGCACGTAGTAATGATCCTTGTTGTGTGAATTTTTGTTTTTTCAATAAAAAGAAAACATCTTCACAAAAAAGATTTATACTCTGTTCTGTACCATAAGTATCATTATCATCCCATTTAACTACAACACCTGTGAATGCAAAATACCAATAAGGACTAAAACGGCCTTTCATAAAAATCATTACAGGATCTCTATAATCAAAAACGATATCTCCTACTTTTTTATCTATGCCACTCCAAAATTTTGTTTCAAAAATCATACGAGTTGAATTAAATGGGGGTAAATCTGAACCGGGACCTTTGAAAAATGTTTGTCGTGCCCCTTGATATTGTTCATATTTTTTATTTCCAAGTAGAAGCTTAGCCATATCAGGAGCCATAGGTTGCTGTCGTTTAAATCGATCATATTCATAAATAGCTAGAATATCTTTATCTTCTCTCCATTTACCAGATAAATCTGCTTTACTTATTTCATACTTACCGCGTGGATTAGCCAAATTAAGTTGGCAAGTATTACCTCTTAATTTATTTGTTATAGTTACATTTTTTATATCTTTAGTTACTTCTGTTCCAAATATAAATACTCTACAATCAGGAACTAAATCTATTATATTTGTTCCATCTAAACGTTCCCTTTCAAATTCTTTTGTATCATATACAATACCACCACCCGGGAATGTTCCAAAAACAACCCCCCGATCCATATTTCTTTTATTTCTTACTGGGGAACCTACACCTCCTCCCAAAGCCATATTAGTGACCGCTCCTTAATGTTTTTCCTATTCCTTGTTTTTGTTTAGAACTCATGCCAAACATACCTAATGCTTGATCTGCAAATGATATAGGTATCATTCTTTCTATTACAAAATTAAACTCATATCGTACTGTTTGTGTATCTGCTGCTTCTTCGGGCACACTGAAATCTGTATAATACCCTTCACAAATAATGCCTTTAGGAAATTGCTTAGTGAACATTTTTATTAATTTCGTGTTATAATGTTCTATTCCATTATAATCTAGAAAATAAGGAGGTTCATCAGCAATCCCTTTTAATCTAGTTAAAAATTTTCTTGGGGAATTATCTGTATTATCACTCTTACCTAATCTTGGTTCTCCTGCACTTCTACCAAATGCTTTCTTATTTGTATCTAATTCCCATCCTTCTCCGAATACTCCTCCTGAATATAAATCCCATGCTGATCCAGTCTTTTTTACTTTAATTAAAGATCCTCCATCACTTTGCGATTCTATTCGTACCCAACCACAATATCCCGATACTGATAATTTTGGGTTTTCTTGACGATAATGATATGTTACTATAGAACCAGCCGTATGTTGTGGTTTTTGAATATATCGAGTTGAAATATTAACTTTGTCTGGATTGATCCACATTTCATGCCAAGAAAAGGATCCGTGAATAATATCGGCTACATCCCCACCAATATTAATTCCTCCAAGAATTCCACTAGTAGTTTTTTCTTGTAACATTTTAGATGAAAATTGAAAAGGTGTAAATCCTGCCATATTTTACCCCATTGGACTTTCGTATTGTAATGCATCTCTTACTTTGCTTAATATTATTTCTGGTGTCCCATTTTCTATATTAAAAATTAATTGTATTGAATTTCCACTACGCGAGGCTTCCCCTGGTCCTTCAGGAGAAACAAATCCCGAGCTTCCAGCAGCAAAAACAAATTCATCTTCTTTCAATGATAATTTTTCATTATATTTCGCTATATATGGTGTTAATGCATCAAAAGGACCTCCTGTATGTTGTTTTTCTGGTTTTGGTTTATAGTCAGTAGTAACTTCTGTAACGGCTGGTTTCACAACTTTATCAGTTACTTTTTTTACGCCAACAACAACTTTTTTAACATTTTCTGCAACTCGAGCTCCATGATAGGCTGTTCCCTCCATTCCTTGTTGTGCCATATCAAATCCTCTCCTAAGCCAAGTGTCTTTTGAAACTGTAGATTTTAACCAATCTCCAGGTTTAATTATAGAAGCAGTCATCATTATTCCACCAGCAATTATTTTAAGTATATTATAAATAACTCCAAAACTATGAATAAGAACTGCCAATACTTTTTTCATAATATTATAAATCATTAATTGTATATTTTGACTTCTTGTTTGCATACCAAGCATTCTTGTATTTATTTGTTTAATACTCATAGTAGATTGTTGTAATTTTTTATTAGCTGCTAACTTTTTAAAATCCCCTTCTTTAGCTGTCATGATTGCTGTTTGTGCACCTTCATCAGTTATCTTAAATATTTCTGAAAGAATTTTTTTCTGGGCCATCATTCTTTCACCTTCATCTTTTATTCCTGCGGTTTGTTCAACAGCAAATGTTTGCATATATTTTAATTGATCAGCTGTCATCTTAGGTGTACGCATCGCAGCTGCTCCTGTCATGCCTTTCCCCATCCCCCATCTACCTTTGTCCATTTTAAATCCTTTAGCCGCTTCAATACCATATCGAGAGGCTATATAACCACGGCCTACACCCATTTCTTTACCAGTATCTTTTTTATATTGATCAGCATACATTCCCATACCTACCATAGCATGTGTAGCCATGTCCCAGGATTGTGCAACTCCAGTAAGTGTTTTTAAAATTGCTGGTCCTTGTGATCTTAAATCAACACCGAACATTGCAAGAGTTTTTTGTTTATCTACTAACATCCGCATTGTATTCGAGACTGATTTAAAATCTACATTCAACATACGTGCTTGTACTGCAGCATCTGAAACCCAAGAAGCAAGTTTTGTTGTAGATATCCCAGCCTTTTTAGACATTTGAGATACATCGTACATCATTACTTTCATGTTTTTCATGGCTAAAGCAGAATCTTGAGCACTGGATAACATAGCCTCAAAATATGTAGCTGTTTCTTGCCCTGTCATACCCATTGTTGATCCAATTCTATAAAAATCTTTTATTAGTGCATTACTACTTACGCCTACTCCTGCTATAGCACCAGTCCATTCTCTCATTAATTTAATAGACCCACCAAATGTATTTATATTAGCTTCTGGAGCTTGCCCACCTTTCCCTTTTTTAGCACGTCCTGTAAGACCTGCAAGCCTTAATGACGCTTGTGTTTGAGCTATCGCTCTTCCCATTAAAATCATATAACCTTGAATAAGTACACTACCGATAGTACCTACCACCTTTCCAAGAGTCTCACTAAAAACACTCGCTATTTTTGAGACTATATTAACTGCGGCTTGTAATACTCCTTGCCAGCCTCCTCGCATGGCAGTTTCCATTGCATCCATAAATGTTAATGTTACGGCTTTAGCAGTATTAATAGCTACTCCTACCCCAAAGCCAATTGCTGCACCAATAGTCCCTCCTTTGGGTACTTTTGGACCTTTAGGCCCCCCACCTCCAGGACCTTTTTTACTTACATATTTTTGTGCAGTTTTATGTAACAATGTACTTTTTTTATCTTGCTTATATTGTTTATTAACCATCTTTAATATGTCTTCTTTACGTCTTTTTGCTTCTCTTTGAAGTTTATTCTGAATTTTCATTTCAGAAGTTTCTTTTTTCATTTGTGTAAGAGCTTTATTAAATGATATATTTTTGTTCTTCATTAATGCATATAATTGTGTTTCAGCATTAACAGCTAATTTATAATATTCTTTTTGTACAGTTGGATCCATGCCTGTTGTTCCACCTGGTCCAAGGCTACCACGAACTGAACCAGCTGCACCTAATCCAACCTCGCCTTGTTCTTCAAACCAAGTTTTAACATTTTTTAAAAGAACGTCTATTCCTCCTGACATGATTCCTCCTAATAACTAATATTTATTCCTTGTTCTAAATGCATTGTTTTATCAAATTTTTCTTTTGGAACAATTATATTACCATCTGCATCTACAAGCCCCCTATTAGGATCATATCTATATTTCGTTTCTGAATAAGATGCCACTCCCTTTTCAGTTTTAATAGACACGTCCACAGGTTCATTCTTATCTTTTTTCTCTTTAATTTTCTCTTTAAATTTTATATAATCTTTATATATTTCTGGATGTGTTAATTGGCCAATAAGCTCTGCTTGAGGTTCCCAACTATTTCTCCAATTAAGAAGTGGTTCCATACGAATCATATACAATTGTAAAATCCAATAATGAGATGGTAATTTCATTATTTCTTTTGAATATGGATTCCATTTATTACGGAAACAGACTAGCAGCTTGACAAAATTTTCGTCGCCCACCAGATCAGCTAGATCTGATAAGTCTTCCGATGGACGACTTAGGAGTTTTTTAATTCTTCTAATGCCTTTGCCCTTCTAGCTTCTAATGCTAAATATTTTTCATATAAAGCATCTATTACTCCTGGTGGCATAGCCTCCAAATACTTTCTTAATGCTTTACGGACTGCTATATGATATTCCATTCTATCATTATTAAAATCTGCAAGTTTAAGCTCTTCAAACCACTCATAAATTGGAATGCCATTAACTGCTTCTATAGCAAAAGTAATAGTACCAAACATTAAAGCTAATATTCGTCCCGACTGCGTTTCAATAGTATCACGTACTTCATCCAAAGATAAAATAGTATCTCCTTGATCCAATGCTCTTAAAGTCCACTTTTGTCCAAATAAATCAAAGTCTTCGGAGTATTCTCCTTTAGCTATCAGATTTTTTAAAACTTCTTTTGGTGTTCTTGGTGTACCCTCAAATTTTTTATTTTGAGCTGCTTCAACATCTTTTCTAATCTGATCATCAATAGATTCAACTTTATTCATTTGAGCGTCTACTTGTTGTGCAATTTCCATTCTTCTTGCAGCATTAGGTACACCTTCCATTTTATGCACATCTGGTATTTGTGCTGGATCAATGCCTTGTTGTTGTGGTTGAGGAGTTTGTCTTTGAGGTACTACTTCTGGTTCTTGTGGTATATTAAGTGGCATTGTTGCTGCTAATTCAGAACCAGTTAATAAATCTTCACTAGAAATAGGTACATCAGAGCCTGCGTTTGAAGGCCCCTCTGCTTGATTTCGTTGATTCATAATTTTTCATCTCCTTTGTTTTTAAAAAATTGCAATATTATATTACTAATTTTTATCCTTCTCCTTCATTAACTTGTGTTTCTCCAGTAAGATTAAAATAAGGTCTTACTCTTGTTGCAGTTAATTCACCATTTTCCATAATAGGTTCATTAGTTTCAGCTGCAGGAATTTCTTCTCCTAATGAAGTAAACCAACATTCTTCAAATTTTCTTCCGAATACAATAGCTCCATTAGTTGGAGACACATACATTTGATAGATATCAATTGGTCTAACTTGCTGAATAAGTGAAACATACTTATTAACATCTTCGGTATTATTTACTGAAGCGTTATCAACAGGAATATCCGCATCTTCTGTACCTGCACCACTAAGTCTTGTTAATGCTGCTAATAGATTTGAGGTATAAAGAGCATATCGCTTAAGAGTAACCTTGATACCATCAATCTTTCCAGGTACTCCTTCTACTGGCTCACCTGGCCAATATCCTGATGTAAAAAAATCTGATTCAAGTACAGCTGAACCATCAAATGTTCCATTTGGATAAGGTTCTATTTGATGTAACATTTTTACATCTCTATCAGCTGTCCAACTAAATTCCTGTATATAACCTATAGCGTGTTGTTTTGGACCAATACGTATCGCCATAGTAATAGATTGAATTGCAGTTTTAGGAATTGTGCCATTTAAGTTGTTTGTACTTGCTGCGTAGTTTATTGGCAGAACTCTATTTGCTAATGCCATAATTATACCTCTCTATTAAATTTAAACTACAAGTGTGTATGTACCCTCAGTATACTTGTGTGTATATACAGCACTGTAACTATAAAAAATATTTACAGTATCACGTCTATTAGTTGGAAGTGTTACTTTTAATGTTCCTATATTCTCAATAACATTGTTTTGGAGATAAGCTTTAAATAATATAGTTAAATAATTTAAAACTACTCCTTGATATTGAGGTCTGTTTTTAATTAGAGAACCTTTAAAAGTTCTATTCATTTGAACAGCAACATCTTTAGCAATATAATCTTTTGCTGTAATGATGTTAATATTATTACGCTCTACTGTTGAATTATCTGTTGTTAAATCATCTATGATTCGAACTAAACCTCCAGATGGAGCCATAAGAAATAAACTGCTCGAACCGGATAGAGTTAGTTTATTCTCATCATAATAATCATCGTAATCTTCATCATACAATTCTATACCAGGCATTACCCTGTTAAGTAATGTAGTTGTAGGATGAGAGAATGAATCTCTGAATGCTGCTACAACTGCAGCTATAAATGCTCCATCTACTACAGCATATGTTTCTACTCCTGTATTTGGATCATTATAATAATATTTAGCTCTTGTCGCATTGACAAAAATAACTCTTTCTTGTTGAATTGCGACAGCCATACCTCTTAATGAACTAGGATCATCTTCAGTTCCTACAGGTGTATTAGCTGGTGCTCCTGTATATGTAATTCTATATCTGCCATTATCTGGTAAACTTCTTTCTACTACATGAGAAACAAGAAGAGCTCGTACTGCTACAGTAGTTGTTAATGCACATACAGTTTGTGTATCTCTATATTTTACAAGATCAAGGGCATCTACATAATCGGAGGTAGTTTCTGTAGCTGGAACTTGTACTACGGCAATGGCGGGATTACTAAAATATCTAAGAGCTATTTTTGCAATATTTACAAGAGGATTGTCTGGTATATCTTCTCCTAAATCAGCAACTATATCTTCATAATTATAAAATACTTTATAGCTATAGTCACTTGATGGTCTGTTATACCTATACGTAACGAAATATGTTGCACCTATAGTAACAATACCAGAAGAAGTCCAAACTATTTGATTGCTTGCAACATTAAAATGAGTGCCTTCTACATAATCTGCAAGTCCTTTTTGTGAACCGCATTCCACTACTTCATAGATTCCTTCACTGGTAAATTCTAAACTATCTATTAAACCGGTTGATGATCTTACAACTTCTTCATATCTTACCAATTTATAATCACTAGCTACTCCTATAAAACAAGGAATTCGTTGTGTAGTAGTAGGATTCGCGGAAGCTGGACTAGTTACTTCTTCTATTGTTGTTCCAGGTAGTTGATATCCTAATGCCATAATTATACCTCTCAAGTCATTTTCTTAATACATTACTGTTAAAAAATTAGAAAAATTCTCGTAAATTTTAAGGTGAATACCTTAAAAATTTAGATTTCGATAACATTTAATTCATCATTTAATTCATAGTTTATATTTCTTAATTCATATAGTTTACCAACCGAGAAGTCTCTAAAATGATATTCAATAAAAGCTGAGAGGGCGATATCTTTAACATATATCATTGTTACTGCTGATTCGTCTGTTATCTCAGTTTCTGCCCCCATTGTAATTTGTTTAGTAGCAGGAGTAATAGAAAAAAGAGACTCGTCTTCTCCCATGTAAATAAATTGATTTCTAAAATAATGGGTAAAACATAAGAAAATAGCTTCAGCTAATTGTGATCTTTCATCAGGGGAAGTAGTAACTACAATAAGTGATAAATCAACATCTGCCATTCCAACATAATTTTCAACACCTGCTTTAAGACCATCAGGACCAGTTACTGCATCAATATGAAATAAATCATCGGATCCAATATAAGCTTTTCGCTCCTTTACTTCCTTAATCGCGGTTACGATTAGAGGAAATGTTCTTTCTGTGTAAGGAAAATCCTTTTTAATATGAATCTTTGGTGGTTGATTTGGAGTATTCCTTGTTGCAGTGAGTTCTGGGATTGCCATCTCAAAAGCTTTACTTTGTGTAGAAAAAAAGCTTTCTAAGATATTCACCATAACAGATTTAGTTGCCCTTTCGATTTTATTAAAACTAAACTCGTAAAGGTCACCAGATGAAACATCAGGATGTTCTCCAGTAAATAAACTCATTTACATTACCTTACACATAATTTTTTTGGTATAATCCACTAATCTAAACATACTGCCTGCAAAGTATTTACATTGTTTACTTTTAAACATGCATGCAGGTTTACCATCTTTATCAATAAGTATATCTGATGCTCTTCCTTTACCCGGGCAATTAGAAGGATATACAGATACATTTGATTCATCAGCTACTATAATACTATCGAGCAGTACTTCTATTTCCGCTTGCTTCTGCCATTCGTCGAAAGTCTTACTTATTGCCTTTTTATACTGCTCAAGCCGATCTATTAAATTACAGCCCCTCTTTGACATTCTCATCTCCATCATTTGCTGATACAGAATCTACTCTTACTAAATAAGGAATTTGACTGCCATCGTCATTATCTTTCATATCAATTTTCCATAGAACATTAGCTCGTTTAGTTCTATATAAATTTTGTCCTATTTTTTCAACGGAAGCCCTTACATTCGGAGTAAATTTCATTACTCTATGTGCATTCATTTGTTGCATTACATTTGTATCTTGTTCTTTACCGAACTCATAAGTTATTCCTGATTGTAATTCAGAACCTATTTTATACAGAGCTTTTGCTTCAGCTAAAGAAACATTATGTCCAACATCATCTCTAATTTGATCTCTGATCATTGCTGGATTCAAACGTGCTTCTTTCCAAACTCTAAGAGCTCTAAGTACATCGAAGCCTTCTTTAGCATAGATATTATTTAAAGAATATAGAGTTTCTCTAATCCCGGAACGTAATTGAGCAGGGTTCTCAGAAGATTGGCGTTGTTGTGCTGTGTCCATTATCTGTTGTTGTAAAGCTGGGTCGGCTGCTAAACTTTTAATCCCCTCTTTTCCTGCTTCGTCTATTTGTGCAACATCTATTGCCATTCCTATTGCTTCTGCCATTGCTGTTGGATTCGTTGGATCCAAAATACCGCCAGTTTCTGCTAAAGCATCCGCGATTGCTCCTACAGTTACTTCATCCAAAAATGCCTTTTTATTCATAATTTCCTCCTAGTTAAGTAAATCTATTATCCGAATAACGTCTAAATTATCTCTTAAAAACGCTGATTCAAAGCTTCTATGTAAACTTAATAAATCAGGTCCGTAAGTATGCTTAGTTAATTCTTGCACTTCATACTTTTCATTTGCAAATTCACCTTGTAGAAACATTATAATATCAGTTTCTTCTATGTTAACTTCCGGAAGCGTCCACCATGATAGAGGTTTTGTTGTTTTCCAACCATGCTCGGCTTGTACAACTTTCTCTTTAGGAGCTTCTCGAGATGCTAAAAATGCAGGTTCATTAATATCAAACCTGGCATCTATTGCTGATAAACTAATATGATTTTGATATCGAAAACGAATAGAATTTAGACTAGGTGATGGTGAAGTAGCTTTTCTTTTATCAAATCTCATTCTAAATTTAATTTGTGTAGCACCTTGATCTAAACTAAATCCTGTAGATTGTTGATTACCTAATTTAGTTTCGGTATAGTCAATCATGTCTATTTCAGTATAATCAGGCCAATCAGTTCCATCATTAGTACTATAAAAATATTTAATTCTATTCTCATCTTTATCTGTTTTTTCTTTTGCAAGAAAGCGATCAACACTCACAAAATTTGTTAATTCAATGTTTGGAGTCTCAATATATTCTGATTGCGTAGTGCCTGATATAACAAACCTATCTGGTTCTCCACTATCATCCTTTCCTACAATAATTTTGGAAGATGAAAAAGTTATCTCTTTATCATTAGGAGTTGAAATAACTTTTTCTTCATAACCATATCTTTGATAACCTTTTAAATATCCAGTTCCCATACAAAGAGCATGATTTCTTCTAGGTTGACTTACATCTCCTGCAGGGTTATCCCCATCTCCTTTTTGCCAACAGTAACATCTCGTTTCATTTTCTGGATTCGTACCATAAAAAGTTACTGCTGTGTTTCTCCAATAAATGCATGGACTTCCTGCTCCAGCCATTTTAGTACGGAGCATCATTAAAGTACGTTTATATAAACCATACTTATCTATGGTAGTTCTAATATTTGGAAATCTAAAAGGACTCGTCCATCTCATCTAATTTTTTCCTCGCTTCTTCTGTATCCAAGTTGAAACTGTAGAAAAAAGGTATATTAAACCAAGAAATAAAACTAAAATTATTATTTTTACATTCATAAATATATTTTTTGGTTTTGATCCCATTCTAATAATAACTCTGGATTAACTTTCTTGCATATTCAGGTATCTTCTTCCTTATCTGTTCTCTTTGTTCCTCATATTCAGGTGCATCTATGAAATCATTTAAAAATATAATAAGTGTCTTTAATGTTTCTTCTTCAGATTTTTTATCAATATCTCGGTAATCGTTTATTCTATAAATTGCAATATTTTCTATATCCTTAAGTGTTTTATTAATTTTCTTTCTTATTTTTCTTTTCTCTACAGTGCTGGCTCTTGTAAGTATGAGTTCAACAAATTCTCCTAAAGCTTTCATCGTATTAAATTTCATATTTGTATCTCTCACATCATAAGTATCAAATAACTTCTGATTTCTTTCTGTTAAATTTCTACCTAAATAAAGAGACGGATTACTATTTTCATCTAGTGTATAAAGAACATCCCAAATATCCTCATTCGTATCGGTATAAGTTAACAATCTTTGTGTTTCTCCGGCCTCATCAGCAGAAACAAAAAATCCTGCTAATGCTGGTTTGAACTGATTTGCAAAGATTAATGTTATAGCATTTAAATACGAATCTATTAATGTATTTGAATAACCTTCTAAAACATTTAATTCGTGATCAATATTATTTACTAATGCATTAATTGCTGCTGGTAATAGAGTATTTATTTCTGCTGCAGAAATTTCATCTCGCAAAGCATTTAAAAATTCTGATACTTTATAAACACTTTCTATTGCAGCTCCATCTAATGGTTGCTTCTCATTCATACTTGCAACATTTGCAATGTTTTCGCCCATAGTATCTAAATGTTGCAATAATTGGTCTTTAGCCTGAGCAACTGCATCAGCTTTTTTAATCAGTTCATCTATATTAGCTACTTTTAAAAAATTCATTACCAATCATCACCTGTATCAGTTGGTGTAGGATCCCCACTTACAAGAATATCTGTTAATCCCCATAAATTAACAGGACCCGCTTCATCTGGTACAAGTATGGTTTTTTTAAATCCCATTTCAGGGATATGAACTATATAATTTACATTTCTAACTAATGTTAATTCAAATATACCAGTACTAGTTGTTAGTTCTCTAATATTCTCTGGAATTATACCGGTACTAGTATTTTGTATAATAGCTGGAGAATCAGCACAAACTGCATGTACAAATATTCCATCAACCTCTTCTCCGGATCCATTTATAAGTTTTCCAACGATATTACACGTTGCCATCTGGTACCTCAATATCAAGGTTGCCATTAGTAAACTCTAAAATTAGAGTTGCTATGGCTTGTTGTATTGTCCAACCTTCATTTCTGATTTTTAATAAAAATTTGTTGTACAATTCTTTTGTTATTCTACATCTACAATTAATTAATTTTTGGTAAGTTTTAGCCATCTTAGTACCTTATCCTTTACATCAAAATTTTTTGTGTCTTGTGATTTGTTAGTTTTATCAATAATAACATTTGTTTTTTCTATTAATATTATTAAATTAGTGTTGATTTCAGTAAGAATGTTTTTGATATCTTCTAATCTTGTATCAACTGCAATAAGTAAATGTATAAACGCATCTTCTTTACTTATTTTATTTTCCATTATTGATTCTTCTTGTCATGTACCATACCTAATAAACTTCTTCTTTCTGATTCGTATTTTAATACTTCAACTTTCGAATTCCCATTACGTAATTCTAATGACAACTCCTCACAAGTAGCTGGATCATAAAAAGACCATGATTTAGAAAGTTTGTCATACCCACCAGCTAATTTAATACTATTGATTTTGAGATAAGTTGCTAAAACTAGATCTCTTGTTGTAAATATATCATTGTCATCTATTGGTGTATTGCTCATGTTAACTGTCTCCTTTTATTTATTTTAGGATCCCATTTAGACTTTTCCGGAATAGCGGAAGGTATAGGTTTTGTGCCATAAATGTCATACCATTTTTGATTATCTGGTTTCTTATGTACATTATCTTCAGTATTATTATAAATACTACGTTTACCATAGGGTTCCTCAATATCTATTTTTCTAAATGCTGTTGAATCAAGCTCTTCCATTATCTTTTCTTTAGTAAGAGGTATTACTTTAAGTCCTCTTTGTATATACGTAGGATAATGAACAATACCATTCAGAATTGGAACATCGATTTTAAAATCATATCGATATCCTTCATTAGGAACAGTAACTGCAACAGCAACAACAGCATCTGATACAGTCCCATCTTCAAATGTTCTACTAACCTGATTAGCAATTAAAGAATAATCAGGAACATCATCAAATAGATTTACTAAAATTTCATCTAAGACACGAGTTACAATATCAAAAATTGCTTCTCTATATACGCCACCACTATCAAAATTCTTTATTTCTGGTATTTTTCTATCCTTAAGATTATCTAATTCTTTCTGGAGATCTTTTGTAACTTGTTCAAATTCATCACGCATATCTTCTTTAATCTGTTCCACTTTCTCATTAAATTCAATTTCTGTTAGTGAATCTTTAATTGCTTCTAAATCAGTAACAAGTTGTTCCTCATCCCCTATATTATCTTCTACGTCAGGAAGGACTATGCCAGCTTCCAATTTTGGAACAATAGGTGGTTTTTTATCATTTTCATCTTCTTCAGACTCTTCTATGTTCGGTATTTTTATAGAAGGCAATTGAGCTTCTTTAAGCAAACGTGCTTGTTTCAATTGCTTCTCAATATCCCAGCCTAATTGATCAAAATAATCTTTTGTGTGCTTATCTTGTTCTTTCGTTTTTTCTGCAGGCATATTTAATTTCCTTACTATAAAATTCCTTTTAGATTATTCTAAGCTTCTATATAAGCTTCTGATATATAATAACCATCTTTAAGGTCTGCATCGACATCGTAATCGTAACCTATAGAATCCCCAACACTAAAGTTTGAAAAGTCACCTTTTATAAACTTTAATCCTTCTGGAAATTCTGAAGGTGCACTATATTGATATACTGCATCTACTGCTTTATCTGCTGGTGGTGTTGCTGCAACAGTGAAAGTAAGTTGAATTGCACCAGAAGCATAATCAATAGCACTGACATATCCTGATGAAGTTGTGATATCACTACCAGAAATAACTCCACCAGAATCAGAAGCATTTTGTGCTGCACCATCTACGTTAATTACGAGTTCGCCTTCTTCTACAACTGGTTCTAATGATCCAGAGAACGTTCTTTCAGACCCATCTCCTGTTCCAATTCCTGTACTTGTATCAATATTATTTTGATAAATACGAGTTTCCTCAACTAAAGCGAAGTCGTTGTTTTCTCCGATAAATCTTATAACACCTTTATAATCAGCCATGGATTTTCTCCTCCTAAAAATTAATTCATCTGATTGTAATTATTAATGCGTTAGAAAAAATATAGTGATTTTTTGAAGTTTTTTAAGGTGATTGAAGTACAAAATTGTAAAGGAAATGCTTAATTTTTTAAATCTATTAAAAAGCCCTAAAGAAGGTATCTTTAGGGCTTTTTAACTTAACTATGGATCCATAGCTATTATTCCATAGTTACACCAAGACGAATAGCTGTTTCTTTCTCATCATATTCTAATAAACTTTCTGCATAACCATGAAATACTTGTAAATACAAATTAGGTTGAATTTTATATGATACTAATCTAAATTTGATACCACCTTCAACCCAACCTTTAGATAAACTAGATCCACCACGAATATATATAGATTCTCTACTAGTCCAATTTGTTCTTCTTTTTTTGAATTTTATAAATAATTCTGCTTCATAGAAACCTATATATTCACCAATATCTTCATTGTTACTACTTAATCCATATAAATAAAAAACTTCGCCAATAAATCCTATGTTTATTCTAGTACCATAACTAATCTGGGATCGTAAATAACTTCTATTCCATCCCTTGGATTCTTCACCATCTCTACCATTAGATTTATGTTCAATAAGACCAACTTGTATATTATCTAGCATGCCATAATTAAATTGATGAAACCAAAAACATTCCGGGTTAAAATTAATATCTCTGAAAGGAGACGATGTTTTATATGCATCCCAAAACATTAATTGGGAATAACCAAAATATAACCCTATATTCTCAGGATATATTAAAGCATATTTAAAAGATACCTGTCCTTTTACCTGATCATCTTGATTACCAGCTATTATATAATTAGGCTTATATAATTGAAATGGATTACTTTCTGCATAAGTACTACTAGATAGTACTATTAGCAGTATTACAAATATCAACTTTTTCATAGCCCCTCTTTATGTTCTATTATCTACAATAGCGTCAAGCTCTTCCTGTGTTGTAGCAGCATTAGTACTTATTTTTAAAGCTCTACCAGAATCAAGATAGCCATTTACAACAGCAAGCCCTGTTCCTATACAAGCATCTAAATCTTCTTCTGCTAACAGATACTCCATATCACATTTTGTAGTCAATGCTTTTGGCCAGGACATCAAAGCAGACACAGTTTTTAAAGCTAGGAAGTTTTTTTGTGCTTCCAAAGACAAACTAAATATGTGCCCATCAAACGCGAACCCTTGTTCAATCAGCTCTTTAGTTTTTTCATCAATTTCTTTTATTCTATTTGCTTTATTTGTAACTAATGTATTAGTCTCATAACCTGTACTTGTTCGATACCAAGTCTCATTTGCTAGATTTGCTCCAGCAGGTAACTGCTCATTTTTATACCTTGTCTGTCCTTCACCAGCTCTAAGTCTGGTATACCCAGCTGATAGAACTTTTCCTGTCGATGACTCTACTAATATTTGATATGGTATCTTGCTCATTTTAACCTCTTATGGAAAACTTATTAACTTATCAGTCGCTTTCTGATTCATATAGCACAACTTCAACCAGTCGTCTGTTCGTATAACACTCTCAATTCTTACTTCTGCAATTTTACCATCGAACCCTCTGGATGCGGATGCCTCATCCGTTGCTATCCTTAAATCGTCCAGAGTAACCGTTCCAGTAGTTATAGAGTTTGTTGCACTATCCCAATCACCGTCGTTCTTTCCAACATACCCTGTATCGTCCGCATCTGCATCAATAGTCATGGCGACAAAGTTCCATTCCTCTGCATCTACAATACCGCCACCTTGCCAACCCCAAGCACCAGCATCCCCATCCCAGTGATAGCAAACTCTATTATCACCAGAATCATCTGACAAGTGTAATCCGCAAGTATCTGTACCTCTGCTGAACAACACGCCCTTGACCGTATCTTCTTCTGTATCTACATATACCCACGCACTCAAAGTCGCATCAGTCATATCTTCATCAAAACCTGTTACATTTATATATTCAGAGCCATCAACATAAAAATCAATAGACTTATTTATTGGGCCTGCCATCAAATCATAATCTTCCATATTAGCAGTAGGTACACCATCATTTCCTTTTTCAGAACTGTCGTGTATATCCTCTACAGATGGATCTTGATTCATGTGCCATACTCCAAGAAAGCCATTAGCAATACTAAACACAGCCTTGCTATCCTGACCATCTTGTACCCAAATATTACCATAATACATAGTGATATAATCGTCATCTTTATTGCCATCTATCTGTGGAACCAATACCCAAACAACTGCTTCTTCGCCGACCTTATCCCATTTCTCAACTTCATAGTCCAGCCATGTTGTTCCATCCTTATCAAGAAATCTTATATCAGGAGCACCATCTCTTACTGCATCTAAAATATCTGTGTCTGTTATCCTTACACATACTGGGAAGTTTGTAACATTACCCGATACATTCGCACCGGAAGCTGTTGTATCAAAATCTATCTGCTGACTTTCATCGAAGTCACTTGTTTCCCAATATATACCTACAAATTTTGTCGCAGCTAACGATATATAAAATCCTAACACATACAGATACCATGCACCGCCACCCCAATACGAGTTCCACTGAATAATCTGATCTTCATCACAGCCACATCTACTAGTACACGCACCTGGCCCACCGGATAATTGTATATCTAATTGATAATCAGTTGACCCTTGACCTGATATTTTTTCTCTTACATAAATTCCATCATCTCCACCAGACGGAGTTGAAAATCCTAACTCCACCAGCCGCACATCAGGAGGAACACGACTGCTTAAATCAACATCCTCCCACGAACCAGTAGTATCAGCATACGCCATCTCATGTCTTATATCATATATAAAATATTTATCCAGTCCTTCCCCTACTGTATGGCCTGCTATTAAATCACTTGTTCCATCTGTCGGAAACGCTCCGATATTTCTAAATACTGTAAAGCCACTCGGAAGAGTTGGCTTGTACTGACTAAGAGAGAATAGTCCAGCCACTTCCAGGGTAGTCGGATTCTTAATAACATGAACAAAATACCATGAGTTTGCTGTAACACTATCAACATCTAATCCATTTTTCCCGCTGTCAGTTATATCAATCGTCAAAGGAATATGTGAATCAATATTCCAAGTATCATTATTATCTCTACAGTAACCGAAAGCAATCTCAACTTCTTCGTCTGAAATATATTTCATAGTATAACCAGTTAGCATATCCATATCATACGCACCTACCTCATACCATATAGCCTCGCCTAGTGAAGCATCTTTACAAACAAACACCCGACCCGAAGAGGTATTGACCCAAGCGTTACCTTCATTAAACTCCCGACCCAGGGCAGCCGTGTCTGCATTATCATTTTCTTCCGTAGGATCTGAAGTTGTTAGATAAGCATCACGCATAAACCCTGTATGTTCTGAGCCCACATAATCAAGGTTTAATAACTTAGCATGGTCTGGTGTGCTCCAGTTTCCCTGTCCGTCAAGAAAATGGGTTGCGTCATTATCAAGTTTTTTCAATAAACCATGTGCAGAAGTTGTGGCGTTTAGATCTGTATTGTCATCGGGAGTAGCTAAATCATCAAGTTTTAACGCATCGGCACCCCCACTATTATGTCTGGCCTGATGATCTTCATTATGATGTTGATCTGGAAGAACATTAGTAATATCAGTCGCATGGTTATGAGTATGAGCCAAAGGTACAGCTGTTTCAACTCCACCGATCCCAACCCAAATATAAGCATCGGTCAATGGCCTAAGTGGAAGATTTTGAATATCTATGCTCTTCTTTTTATTGGTATCTGCAGCATCTTCTATCAAAAGCTTATCTGAGCCTGTCGGAGAACTCTTTGCTGTAATAATAGATATTTCGCCAGCTATATTGTCATGAATAGCATTATTGTCTGTTCCACCAGCACTAGCCGAATATATAATATTTCCCGTAGAACTTTCATAAACTAATCCGTACCCATCAGCCTTTGCTGAATCATCAACAATAACACCTTTAATTTTCTGGGCATCGTGATCGAGATCTGTAATATCACTTTCTGTATGGGTGTGGCCTGTTGAAGTCTTTGTCCCAAGTTCAGTATTAATCTTATCTGAGGACCATAACTCGGTTGCGGAAGTATCCAAGTCATTTATAAGTCTATGTTTTGTAGCTTCGTCATCGTTCAAGTCTGAGTGATTTAGAACACCACCACCCGCATTATCAGTATGGTCATGTGTAGCATTTGTCAAGTCGCCAATAGTAGGTGTAGTTAGAGTTTTATTTGTAAGAGTTTGGCCTGTACTCACATCTACAATCGCGTTCCATATTGCAGCAGTAGCTGTAGCATCAAGGCATATATATACGATATCCGTGCTTGTGTTTTCCCAGAAGTCACCTGCTCTGAATTTTATACCTATAGCATTAGTATCTGCACTATCATGGTCTGCATCAGGATTAGAAGTATCTTGATATGTTTCTCTCTGGAATCCGTTATGGCCTGATTCATCGAAGCCTAATTCAGATAGGTTTGGGTGACTGCTAGTACCCGCAGATTGAGATAATTTTGAACCTCTCCAATCTACATAATCATCTCCAGTATCAGTGCTTCTTATTTTTGCATGAGGAGTATTAGTATAACCGTCATCATTAGTTTGAAAAATACATGTAGCTATTGGTGTAAACTCAGCAGTTGGTAGACCTGAAGTCACTAGGTTATTTATTTCGGTAGTTGCACCTTCTCTAGCATTGCCGAGATTTGTATACTCATCTTGCCCTTGTATTCCAATAATAGGGTGTTCGGTATCATTAGTAGCAAAATAATGAACGAGAACAAAGTCATTATCTGATCCTACTTCTATGAGTTGCCAAGTACTACCAGTCCATTCGTTATAGGGTACTCTATCGTTGCCACCTGTTGGATTATAACCAGCAGTCCCATCATATATGATTGGGAAGTCATCTGCTGCTTTCATACGCCATACGCCAGTAGCACCAGAGCGATACATAATAGGTATCTGTGCGATGGTACTTAAATCCTGAGGACTTCCATCTTCTATCTCATGTTCCAAATCTTCATCATGTATTTCTCCATCAGATACAGAGAACTGGGCGTGGCTATTAACATCACCACTACCATTTACAGTCATGTTTCCTAAAGCTAATCCTTCTTCCCACGCACATCCAATAATATCGTGCCACAGTTTATGCATCGCCCCATCCATGGTTATGCCATGTCGTTCGTCTGCGAAGTATACATGTAAATTGTTGTCATCATCCCAATAAACTATTGATGCTATGGCATAATCAGTAAAAAGAATATCACTCCAGGTAGTTGTCGATGTAAGGGTTTCCCCATCAAAATATATAAAGTGCAATCCTTCGTCGTCAGTTATTTGCCGTGTCACCGCACCAGATTTTGTATACTTTACTCCTTTAATATAGTAGTCAAAAGTACTTACTGCCGGAGCAATAGTAAAAGTTCTGTCTGGGCTTGAATCAGAGAACGATATAGTACTATCTGTTCTATTGGGAAATCCGGTGGGCTCTTTCATATCTGTGAATTGATCTAACACATATCCAGTTGAAGTTTTAGTATTCAACTCTGCGTTGATTTTATCAGCTGACCAGAGTTCAGTAGCACTAGTTCCTGAATCATTTATAATACGGTGCTGTGCGACTTCATCATCATTAAGATCACTGTGGTTTTTAGTACCAAGATTTGCAAGATCGGCATTCCCAAAATCTGTAGAGAAATCAGAACTATCATAATGATCCAAATCTGTTATATCCGATTCAGTATGGGCATGGCCCGTGCTTGAAAATACACTATCTTTAACTTTTAATTTATTAGCACTTATTTCTATAGTTGCATTGTCAACTTTAGCATCTAAATATCCTGTTGTAGGATCACCCGCACTTGCCTTAACCTTCTCATCAGTAGTTACTACATCACCATATATTATCTCTCCAGTTGAGGATTCATATGTTAGTACCTTTCCATCCGCTTTGGCCGAGTCATCGACTATAACTCCCTTAATTTTTTGAGCATCATGATCTAAATCAGTAATATCTGATTCTTCATGTGTATGACCTGTACTAGTTTTTGTCCCGAGTTCAGTATTTATTTTATCAGCTGACCATAACTCAGTAACACTCGTATCTGCATCATTTATAATCCTATGCTTGGTATTCTCATCGTCGTTTATTTCTGAGTGATCCAATGTGCCTGTATGATCACTCCCATCAATAGCATGCTGTTGGTTATGGTGATCATTTGCTGTTTTTCCGGTAGTAGAAGCATGTGTGTGCCCATGTGTTGTATCAGATTTATCATCTAAAGCATCTTGCAAGTCAGTTTGATCGGATAAAGTTCCAGTAATAGTACCCCAAGTAGCACCACCAAGTAATTTCCAGGTAACAGGACCATGATTTGTTAAAATCCATAAAGTATCATCACTTTTTTGCAGAGCTAATTTATAAACATCTACTGCAGTTAATCCTGTAGCATTTATTCTACCAGTAGACGTAGCATATTCAAACGAGTGAGGGATATGTATACCACAACTTGTATTTAAGTCTTGATGGTATTTTGAAGTTATTATAGCCATTTAATCGATTATCCATTGTCCATTGTTACAAGTAATTATTTCATCATGATTACATAATAGCACATACAAATCTGGACAAGGTTCGGCTTCTCCTTCTCCATCAGCTTGCACTCTTCGTTCTAAATTAATTCTTATTTTCTTATCTTTAGGAAATATCATTAAATAATCCTTTATTTGGTATAATTTAAAATAGATAAAATCATTATTAATTTATTATATCTATTCTCTTCTAAGATTTTAATCACTCCAGTTGGTACTCTTAACCCATAAAGCGATAATAAATTATTTAACTCATTCATAAATGTTATACTAAAATATCGATCTACATAAGCATCTCCCTCAAAAAAATCTTGTTTTGAAAGGCCCATTAGTTTATTTACAAGAGAATCATGTGTATGCATTAACCATTCTGCAAACTCTTCATGAGACATCTCAGCTAAAAAATGTTTTTCTTTTTCAACTTTAGTTTGATCATTATCTAATAGTTCCATAAGAGCTGTATCTACACTTGCATTTTGAAAAATATCTTTTTTAACAGCTTGCTTAATTTGTTTCAGATCACTATAGATATATTCTTTAAGATTATCATCATTAAAACTCGGATTATCAAATAGATCATTCATAGTTACATATATCCTTCTACATTCACCCTAACAACCGATGGTGATTGCTGATCGATTCTTATATCATTCCAACCATCTTTTACGAATGCTTTAACACCCACACTATCGAATGTTTTATAAATAAGTTCTTCTACAACTTCAGCAGGTAAACTCCCGGGATTTAGTGCCATAGAAATTTTGATTAATCCTATATTATCAATATCTACTTTACATCGTTTGACTCTCATACCCCCAGAGCTGACGTAACTTTGCTTAATACTTTTTTCTAAATTTTTTTTAGTTTGGAAAGGACTTGGCATGATAACCTCCTATTTAGACATTAAAACTAATTCAACAATAGAAGATTCTATAAAAAATAGAGTGATATTTCTTACAAAATCCTGGATATACAAACTATCCCCGGCACGCAACGTCTTTGCTCCGTCTATTGAACTAACTAATGGTAAACCTATTTTATTAAAAGCGAAGCGTACTCTACCTTCTCCTATGTTATCCACTAAAAGATATTCAAAAGATTGTTTGATTTCATTTTCGAAGTATATGATACTACCATCTTCAAAATTAAAAGTATAAATTCCAGTAGATGTACCTTCTTGTACTAAAAAAACAGTTCCTAAAACTTGATGCTTACTACTAGGAGATGGTAAATCATTTCCTATAGTTTTAACTTTTCTTGGCATCTTATCTTACTATATTAGCTAACTCTTGTAATTTATCTTCTTTTGTCCTTTCTTTGTTATACATTGATGTAATTTCTTTTGGAGGTAGCTGAGTTGAAAAACTAACGTTTCCTCGTGTTGGATCCAAAGCAAATTCTACATCTTTTACATTATATACATTATTTTCTTTTGCAATATTTTCCGCGATACCTATAAGTTTCTGTACATCATTTGAATCTAGTAAAATTGTGTTGCTGTTAAGTTTCATATTATGCTGGCTCCTTAGATTGTTGTGATTTTGCTGGACCTTCAGTCCAGGCTTCTTCCATCTCTTCCTCTTCGAGATTTTTTGACCCCAAATCATCCGATTTTTTTAATAACTGACCTAAATCTTTAAAGTTTTTAAAATACACAGCTATACCTCTCTCAAAATTTTAATAAAATAATAGTCGGAATTTTCATAAATTTAAGGTATAAGTAAAAAAAATCCCGACATTATGTCGAGAATAATGCCGGGATTAACCATTATGAAATATTGGGCTCTCTGGGATTCGAACCCAGGAAATCTCTTGATTATGAGTCAAGTGCTTTCGACCAGCTAAGCTAAGAACCCTTATATTTATGTTTCATCTAATAACCTCTTGGGGGTTTTGGAAGATTATACTTCTTACACCATTTTTCTACTGCCTTGTCTGAAACTTCAAAATCCTTTGCTATATATACTGTTGGTTTTTTCCAAATTAACTTTTCTAAAACCTTTTTTGAAGGTATGTTTTTTGCTTTCCAAATTTTATGGCATTCCCAACATCTAGTAATTTTTACTTTAAAAAGCTCTTTACCACAATCTATGCAGGAATGAATACTACATTAATACGTACTATCTGATAATCTAATAATTTCAAATCCTTTATGGTATCTATTATGATCTCCTCGTGTTCTAAAAACTTTTAAATTACTTGGACTATTGTTTGAACTTACTTCATCTTCATGGTGTGTAACCTCGGTACTTGTCAGTTTTCGACCTAATATTTGTTCAGCAACCACTATATGCTCGTAAATATAACCCTCCCAATTTTTGGATGTCATTGCTTTGGGGTGATCTGGTTTATATATAACAATATAACCATTTAATCTTCTAGTGTTTTTTATAGATTCGAACCTTCTATACATTTTAAATTTAATATATACAGTAAGTTCGACTATATCAACTATTTTATTGCGACCGGAAGGAATTGAACCTTCGCTCCTTCGGTTATCATCCGAATGCTTTACCAATTAAGCTACGGTCACTTATTAAAAAATTCTTCTATTCTTACTTTTATTTTTACTAACCACCATTCTATATCATTCCAAGTCAGCATTTCGTTCAAACCCCAAGCTTCATACCCAAAAGGTTTACCAAGATAATACATAAAGTAATTGAAGAGGTTACAAGGATAAAAATAAGCATCACAGCCGTCACAACAATACTTTTCTTTTAAAGCTCCTTCTTTATATTCTTGTATTTCTAATTCCTCTTCAGGGATTATCATACACCTACATTTATATAGTTTCATAATTTTAATCTCCGGTCTCATTATAATATACCTGTGCCCCTGGAAGGATTTAAACCCTCGACACCATGATCCGTAGTCATGTGCTCTTTCACTGAGCTACAGGGGCTTATTTACCCATTAAATAATAGATATCCGCAAGCAATAACTAAAGCTACTGCAGATGCTACCATTAAAATAAGTAAAAATGAACCAATAATACTATCTTCGCTTCTATGTTTTAGATTCTTAGAAGTCATTAAACGCAAGACCTATGATACCTAAACTTATATCAATAAAAATCTCAAAAACATCTGACGCTATGTCAAGAATGTCTTCTACAAAATCATCTGCACTATAATATCTATCCCTCATTACTGTCCTCCTATGAAAGTCTGTTCAGTAATTTTACATTAAATTTGCAAAATGGGATCCAACCTTTTTTTTCTGCTTTATCGAAAGAAATAACAATATGAGGCAGATATTTTGGTTCAAAAGGTTTTCTAGGTAAACTCCATCTTAATTCATGAAGAAGTTTATTCCCTTTTGCATTATTGCACCATTTACATGAACAGACGCAATTAAGCCAATTTGTCCAATTTTTCTTATTTGTTCTTTTTTCATCTGCCCATCTACTTCTTGGGATAACATGATCTATTGTAAGTTCATTCATGTTAAATCTTTTTCCACAATATTGACAAGTCATATCATCACGATAAATTATATTCAATTTAGAAAATCCAACTTTCCTTTGTGGAAATTTATTATATCCTACAAGAGCAATTACGGATGGTATTTTAAATACAATTGAAGGTGAACGCATTACACGATCAGTTTCAATTACAGTATAAGCTTTTGATTGATAAAGAAGACAAATAGCCTCACGATCCGATACAATTCTAATAGGAATATATCCTGTGTTTAAAACTAAGGTCTCTTCCATATTATTCTACCTTTTTAGAATTTTTAGTTAAAAGTGTGCTTCTTATCTTTTCTTTTATTTCTTTCGATTTTTCTTTTCCAAAGATCTCCTCATGCATTTTTCCTTTTCTTTTACTCGGTTTTCCTTTTCGTAATAAACTCATTTTTTCTTTTGTTTTTTAGTATGTTTTTTTCCAAAAAAACCATTTCCGTATTTTTTTTTGTGTGCCTCACACATTTTCTTTTTTATTTCATCTGATCTTTTTTTACCTTTAATAGCTTTACTAATTTTTTCACAATGTTCTTTTGTTCGCACATGCTTTTTCATCGTATTACTACTTTTTAATACTCTTTTATCCGTTTCTTTTGTTAATCCTTTATTCCACGGTATTCTTTCTTTTGTTGCTTTACTTATCTTTTTTCTCCATTTTAATTTATCTGCTTCAGAAAAATTACATCTTAAATCTCCACCATCCCCACCTTTTGTTAAATTATATCCATAAAGTGAATTACTACTTTGATAAAAAGCTATACATTCAATCTCAGATTCATATAACTCTTCTTCAGAATAGCAAAAACCTAAAATTTCTATTTTAAAATTTTCTTTTCCATATTTTCTTATAGTATTATAAAAATATCTCTTATTGTTATCTCTCTTTTTTAGTGCCTCATAAAAATGACTTCTAATATATTTTTAAAGTATACATTAGAAGTTTTTCCAATATAACATTTATTATTTTGAATGTTTGTAATCTTATAGATTACTCCATAAAAATATTTTGGGTAATTATACATATTTTCCGGTCTCATAGTTATTTAAGCATATCTATCAAAGTTTCTGCCTTTTACAATTACATCCATAATATCTTCTCCAATATGACAGTAACTTTCTTTAATCTTATGTTTACCCCTTTCGCACAACTTTTTATATTCTTCATTAGACATAGAATCTATTTGTTGTGTGTTAAGAATGGGCATGTCTATAAATGTTCTTAACTCCATTTTTTCTCCATGCCTCTCCGACAGGGCTCGAACCTGTGACAATCTGCTTAGAAGGCAGATGCTCTTCCTACTGAGCTACGGAGAGTTATTAGGCAGGGAGAGAATCGAACTCTCGCTTACAGGTTAAAAGCCCGTTGCTCGTCCTTCGAGCTACCGACCCATATGTATAAAAAATCAAATCTAAATTACTTCTGCTTTCTATTATAATACCATGCTAATGAAACCCATACCGTATTACCAAATACTAATAATATGCCAGCATAAAAGCTCCATTGATGATCTACGCTGGGATAATAATATAAATTCCAATATCCCCAGCTTGTAAAGAATAACCAAATAGGCCAATATACACCTTTTACTTCTTTATCTTTTAGGATTTTCTTTACATTAAACCATGTTAGAATAGCACCACCTAATTCAAATAAAGCATTAATTATATCATTCATTTTATACCATCTTTCTTATTTATTGTCGTACTAAAACATCATTTTTTTTCTTAAAGTAATTACATTCTTTATCGCCAGTTCTATACCAAAAATTTAAAAAATTAGCTGGGGTATTTTTAGGATGTTTACAATCAGCTGGTTCATGATACGTACATTCTAAACATTTTACTACTGTAAGATTTGCTTTTTTTCTTTCTTTAAAAAATGTACAGTGATACTGGTTTTCATCATATTTACGTGAACTACTTTTTGGATGGGTGCATTCAGCTCCTATTTTATTATATGTACAATCAAAGCAATTCAAAATTGACACGATTATCCCCCTTATTTGTACTTTATAAACATATTAAATGATAGAAGATCTTTTATATAATTTAGGGAAATGGAGTTATATTCTTTTTTAACTACTATTTTTTACCTTAAAATTTCATCTATTTTAAGTATCATGTAATATGTAATATTTTTTACTCAAAAAAAACATGATATGAAAAACTTAAACTTTTCCAATGCAACAGTATTAATTATCGGGGATGCTATGTTAGATCAATATTACATAGGTAATGTTGATAGAATATCCCCTGAAGCACCCGTTCCTGTTATTAAAGTAGATAAAATAATACAAAACCCGGGTGGAGCAGCAAATGTAGCTGATAATATTGCATCTGTCCATGCCCATCCTTATTTAATAGGACTAATTGGGAAAGATAACTATGGATCCATTTTAAAAAAGCTATTAGAGGAAAGAAACATATATTACTCCTTGTATGATACTCAAAGTACTACAATAACTAAAACGCGAATAGTTGCTCAATATCAACAAATAGTTAGAATAGATACAGAAGATTATTCACCTCCCACAACTGCAATAAAAAAAACAATAAGAAATCAAGTTCTTGATAATATAAATAAATTTGAATGTGTAATACTATCTGATTATAATAAGGGGTTACTTGATGATGATTTATGCCAATATATAATTAAAGTAGCAATAACTTGGAATAAAAAAACCATTGTGGATCCAAAGGGAACAGATTGGTCTAAATATACAAAAGCTTACATTGTAACCCCAAATTTAAATGAGTTATCCACACTTGTTAATAAAAAAGTGGATAACAATGATACTGCAATAGAAACTTTAGGAAGACAAATTATTAAAGAATATGGCTTCCAATATCTCTTAATTACAAGATCTTCCAAAGGTATGAGTTTAATCTCATCCAAAAAATGCATCCATTTACCTGTAGAAACCCAGGATGTTTATGATGTGTCTGGAGCAGGTGATACTGTAATAGCAATATTAGCAGTTACTTTAGCATCAGGTTGCCCAATACACAAATGTACTAAACTCGCCAATAAAGCTGCAAGTATTGTAGTTAAAAAATTTGGAACCAGAACTATTACACGAAAAGAATTAGAAAGCATTACTGCGGGGGGGAGTTGAACCCCCATGCCACTAAAGGGCATCAGGGCTTAAACCTGATGTGTCTACCAATTTCACCACCGCAGCTTATTTGATTGTTCCAAACGTATCTTGAGGAAAATATTTTACTATTTCCCCTTTTTCATTCATTAAGATAAAACTTAAAGATTCATTAGTATACTTTGGTTGTAATTTTGCAAAAAACGCCGATCCATCCAGTTCTGCTGGTAATTTAATAAGAGCATATCCTTCTTTTTGCAAATCATACAGTATTTGTTGCTTTGCAGTAGGAAAATTATCTAAAATATTACCATAATTTTGCTCTCTTTCCTGTTTTATTATTAGAATAGCTGGAGATTGGAGGTCTTTTCTGACTTTATCTTGTATAATGTCAAAAAGACAAGTCTTATCATAGTATTTTAACTTTTTGCTCTCTCTTCCATACTCATCTTTTACTCTAACAATATCTGTCTCATCATTAACACCAAAAGCCAGATCAAAAATCTTACCTGTTTCTTGTTCTCCTACGTAAGTTACCCTATGAATGACATGCCTCTTAAATCCAAACTTAGATCCTACAAATCCAGTAGTAACTATCAAATGATCTTTTAAAAATTGCTCTACTTCTGCGAAACGCTTTGCTTCATTTGGTTCATCTAATATTTCAACAGGAATAGGCTTACTACTATACTCTACAATAAAATGATCATCTAATACAAGATAAAATTGGTCTCTCTTGAAATGGTATTGCATTGAAAGCATCTCATTCTTTTTAACATAAAGAATCTTAGGTGTACAATGCACATTATCTCCATATCTTTCATAATATCCCCAAGGACGATGTTCTGTAAACATTTCAAATGGTTCTGGTACTGATCCTGGTTTAAGTATCATATATTTCTCCTTACAAAATTGCTAATACTTGATTTTCTTTAATCAGAAAAAGATTTTTTTCTTCTCCTTCAATTTCCATAGGTACTTTAGTATGAGCATTAAACATTATTCTGTCTCCTTCTGATAATTCTGAACCAACTATTTTCCCTGCAGAAATAACCCCTCTTCCTACAGATACTACTGTTCCATAACAAAGAACATGTTCAACACTGGGAGGAATATAAAGACTTCCTACTTTTTTTTCCTCATCAGGCTCCTCTTCTCTTACTAAAACTGCATCTCCTAATACTTTCATCTAGCATCTCCTTATATATTTATTATTTTTAATAATTTATTTTGTTCCTTTGCTAAATCAATAGTTGATTTGGTACCTTTACTTTTTCCATCCCAAAATGCTATTACTTGATCGGCTGTATCAACTATGTCTTTATTTCTAAGAAAGCCTGCCCTTTTACCGAATGTATTCCAATCTGGTTTAAATATCTTTTTTGGTATATTATACATATCAGCAAAATGCTCAGCAAGTGTATCTGCACCTTTGGCTCCTCCAGAAACAATTAATTCTATATCAGAAACTTCCATTAATTTTTGAATGCTTAAATACATTTTCCTAAAACTCTTAAAATTTCTTGAGCCTACAATAGCTAATTTCATCTAATCCTTTCTTCCAATGTCTCCATACGTTTTTCTAAACCATCTATACGACCTTTATGGTTTATTTGAGAATAAGGATATTTAAAGTTTGCTACGATTATTACTATTATGAGCACAACGCCACCTAAAACTAATAACATATGTTCTTTATCCATATTTTTCTCCTTTGCCCCTGGAGGGTTTCGAACCCCCACGCCCTTTCGAGCACCAGATCCTAAATCTGGCGTGTCTTCCAGCTCCACCACAGAGGCTTATTTTTTTGAATGTCAGTATCTGTTATTGACATACTATTCTTCTTTTTCTTCCTTCTCTTTTTTATCCTCTTCAATAAGTGCTTTAAAAGCTTCTTTAACATTTTTTATAAGTTCATCATAAGTATTTTCATCAAATGTCTGAGTATTCAAATGCCACCCAGGACGAACTTCTAAAGTAGTCCAGAAACCACCTTCTTCTTCATACACAGGAAATACAAACTCTTCTCCTTCATGCTCAATTATTATTTTTGATACTTTCATAGTATCCCCCTAATCATCAAAATTTATTTCTTCATCTTCCTCCTTTCTTTCTTCTTTCATATCATCATTTTTTTGACTAGGATCTTTAAGTGGATCATAGATAGGAGGTCTACCACCTTCCCAAGGAGATTTAATCCATGTCCATTTATCTCCTACACGTTTTATTCTTACATCACCTGACAACACGTCCTTTTGTCCTTCAAAATAAGCTTTCTCTAACGAACTTTGTACCATTCCTTTTATTGAAGTTAAATGATTATCCTCTTCACTTTTACATGTTATATTACATACAATAAACATACATACTAAAAAAATAATTAATTTTTTCATCTTATTCTCCTTTAATCATGTTCAGAATTTATAGTAATATTTTGTCCATCCCTATCAAATTTATTCCAATCTAATTTATCAGGGAAATGAATTGTATATGCATCATTCCATATAACATCTAAACCAAGAGATTCTAAATAATCTTTGATAATCTTTCCTATTAAAGACTTACCACTTCGTCGTTTACCTTCAATATTAATAGTTACTGTTTGCTTCATTTTATTTCCCTCATTTCATATTTAATTCTACGATCTAAAAAGAATTGTTGTAAGTCTTGTATTGTCTTACCTATAAACTTTCTTGCTATTGGTGCAGAATGAATAATTTTATTACCATCTGTTATCACACCATATGTTGCTGTTTTAGTACTAATCCAATACAGATGTTCGTTTTTTGTCATCTTCTACTTCCATCTTCTTCGTGGTCCAGTTAAAAGTTACCCCATAAATATAACCATCATTATCTATTTGAAAAGCTAATCGTTTTCCTACAAGAATATCTGTAATAGTTGCTATGATACTAAGTGTTGATATCCCTTCTTCTTTCGTATCGTATGCAGCCAGTCCTACTTTGTTTTCTTTATCTTCATATTCACGCAATTTCCACTTTTCAATAGCAGGAACTATTGTATTAAAATTGTCATATTTGATTGGTTGACAAAGAGTAATCATTTTAGTAATGATTTTTTCTACTTCTTTCATGTTTATTTCATCCTCTGCTTCTCGTAATTCTAATGAATCAATTCCAAATGGCATCTTTTACCTCCTTCTCTTTTTTTCTTCCTCAAAAAACTTATGTAATTTTTGTTTTAGTTTCATTCTGGTATAATCAGTACTAAAAGGATACATTGTTAAAAGTTCATGTACTTGAAAAGTAATTTCTTTAGTACCATCAAACACTCCACCACTATCATGATAAGGATGTATATTATAATTCATTATTTTCCTGCATAGTATACTATAACATTAGGATATTCATGAACAATAGATATAACATCTTTGGCAGAAACATTATGATATTGTAATTGTTCATTGATTTTAGCTACATGATTAATTTGCATTGTATTACGTTCTCTCATTATAGTAAAAAATTTTATTGTTTTCATATTAGCTCCTTATGCAAGGGAATCCGGGTACGATCCGGAATTTATGGATTTGGAATCCATCGTGTTCTCCATTTAACACTATTCCCCTATTCTTCTACTACTATGCCTAAAGGTGAGCCTTCTTCAAGATAAGTTTTTGTGAAAGCTTCTACACCTACTACTTTATACATTTTACCATTTATTTTAACTTCTGGATAAAAATCGGAAAAGTGACGCAAGCCGTTTTCTTCGTCTCTATATACATCATTTTCTACAGCAAATACACGTCTTTCAATTCCTTTGACAGTAAGTAAAAACTTATTTATACTTGTAAACGATTTCATTCTTTCCCTGCATAATTATACTCCATATTCAATTTTTAAATTTTCTTCTTTCATCTGTTCGTCTACCCAAGCATTAATTTCTTTTTCTATTTCTTTCCAATTGTGACTCTTTTTTAAAGAAGTAAATTTCAACCAATTTTTAAAATCAACATGATTTACTAATCGCTTAAAAGCAGTTTTTTTATTTTGGGCACGACTACGCTGTTCTGTGCCTATCACAACTACTCTAGAATCAGAATGTTTAATACGTACACAATTTTTTGACTTATTTCTATGTTGCCCACCAGCCCCGGATCCAGAGAAATAAGATATTTCTAAATCTTTTTTAGTTACAGAAAATAAAAGCTTACGCTTTGACTTTCTTTCTATTTTTTTTGTTTTTTTTGACAATCCATTCCTCCTTTTGATCGTTTCTGCACTTCTTACATTTTGCATGATGATACGTATATAATAAAGCCTCACCACTTTTTTTATGCGTATATTTCCTGGAAGTTCTATGAAACTGAGAAATCGGTTTAGGTTCTTTACAACATGTACAAATCTTTACATCCCCAAAGTCATTCATTTTATCTATCTCCTTTTTTACTGGTGATCGGCGAGACTCGAACTCGCAACATCCAGGATCACAACCTGAGGTTCTACCAATTGAACTACGATCACATATTAATTAACTCTATGTCTTTCAGCTAAGTACTTCTTAGCTTGTTTAAGATGCCAGATAGTATCAATTTCCCAATCTTTCTGTCTTCTTGAAATCCATTTGCCATCTTTTAATATCTTATCCTTAACTGTTATAATCTCTCCTTCTTTAGCTTTTTTCTCGTGTACCCACTTATATGTATAAGTATTACCTATTCTGAGTCGGCACTGTTTATACATTCTTTTTCCTTACATCCATTTTTCTTCCATTCAACAAAATGCTTCCATTGTAACGGTCTTTTATATAAATCAAAAAAATGCATTACTATCCATTTAATAAACAAAGGTGCTTCTTTTTCTGTTACTTTTTCTATGGAAAAACACGTATCTTTTCCATCACGAAGTACAGCATGCATAGTGACCCACCCAGCATTATAATAAAAAATATAGGCACTCATCAATTGAGTTGCTTTCCCTTCTTTATTTTGATACCACATGATAATAACCCTTACAGTAATTTTAAATTGCCAGTAATTTTATCAAGCTTTTCAGCTAAATCGGGTCCTAATGCTAAGCAAGTAATAGTTGGTTTATTAATTCGTATATATCCTTCACCATCACATTCCACACACAATCCAGTAACAGTTTGAACAGTAATCATTCCAGTTCCTTCACAAACTTGACATTTATTTTTTTCTTTAAATTCAGTTACACCATTATCTTCTATAATAGCATTAATGATACGCTCTTCTTCAGCTTGCCTTTGTATCATTAATAGTTCTTCTAATGAATCACATCCAACTACTATTTTAATAAAATCTTTATTCATCCAATTCATCATAGGTTCTGTTATTCTTAACCTGGCTTGAAATTCTACTTCATTCCAACCCCAATGAGTAAGTAATACAGCAGTTTCTCTAGATCCTAAAAGAGTTAGTCTGTCAAAAAATATTTTTAATGCAGCATGGGCAACCTGACTCGCAAATTTACCCTTTCTCATTTTTAAATCTGTTCTTACTACTATAACTTGTTTAACCTTACTCATAACTATACCTCTTTTTATTGATGAACTTGCAATAAGAATCTTACTTATTTCAATTTCTGCAATAACTTATTTATCATTTCTAGTTCTCTCTGCTTCTTCTATTAATAATTGCGTAGCACTCTCATCTATATGAATATCCATTACCTCATCATGTTCAAAAGTCCATGGTTTATATAATCCTAGCTTTTTTTGGATCCATCGTAAAACTTTTATATACCATGGAGGACCGACTTTCATACGTACAGTAGTGATTTCCGGATCATAAAATTCAGATGTCATTCTGTTTTCTCCTTTGATACATCTTGAAACATTACACCACAATCTAAACAATACCAATAACTATGTATACTCCAAGATCTATGTCCGGGGCACATCACTTTATTACTTTTTCTTACCTCTTCAAATTCTGTGTGGCAACTAGCACAATTAGGACATTATAATGGTTCTTCACTCATTTTACACTCCATCCATTGGGTTTTGTAATAACCTTATTTTCAAGCCATTCAACATATTCTATGTCCGGCTCCCCTTGAGAATTTACCCAAGATAATCCGGTTTCTTTTTTAAAATGCATTCTTAATTGTTTTAAATCCATATATACTCCTTATAACGATACTATTCTCATAATCACAGATAAAAAACATACAAAAATACCAAGCCCTAAAAACAAAATCAAATCTGATGCTATGTATATACTTATAAGCACAGCACCTATTCCTGCTAAAATTAATCTATTTTTTCTGGTATTTTCCATCTTACTTCTCCCGTTCCTTTTAATTCTAGTATTACTTTTACTTCCTCTTCTTTATAATCACAAGATCTATTATAACAAAGTAGTAATCCAGTATAATGATTTCTTTCTGCACAAAACCTTCCATATTTAGGACACACTTCCATTCCTAACCTCCTGTGAGTTTCTCGAATCTACCATCACAAAATATATCGTAAGGTCTGGCCCAAGTAATGTCATCTTTCCTTAACCAATCAGCATCTTGTAGCTTATGATATATGACAAGCTTCTCCTCAATTTCAGTATAAATAGCTATATAGTCTACTTTATATATACCACCTTTTTTATGTTTGTAGACTCTTCCTACTTTAGCTTCCACTTCTAACTTCCTCTTATTTTAAGTATACTGGACAATTAACATATCTCTGTCCTATTACATGATCCCATTTAATTAATACAGATTCACTCTCCTCTCTAAACTCTGTTATACATTTTACATAATCTAGGCTTTTTATCTCATATCTAACACAATTCATACATTGATATAAATATCTTCGTACTGTTTTGGGTTTCTTTTCATTTTCCATTTCTAAATTCCTCTATGGTTTTTCCTCTTATGATCTCTGCCAACTCAAAACAATATGAGTATAAATGAAGACCTTTCGAAGAAGCAATCATTTCACCATCCTCTACTCCTATTTCCCCAGCCAGATATTCTTTAAGCTGTTGGATAGCTGCTAAGTTAGCTGGAAAACCCGAATTACCTGTTATAGATATTTTATTATTTCTTCTAATAACAAAATTACCATGTTTAGTATTAACACACCAAACTTTTCCATTATAATATTTAGTAGGTAATTTTCCATTATCTGAAAAGTGAATAGGTTGTAACATACTTTCTCTCTTTGAAGATATTTGTATCACTCCTTTTTTCTCATTTATCAAGGTACTATAACCTAAAGAAAATGCTAATAATTGAAACCATTCAAGTCTATATAGTTTTTGTGAATAAAAAGTCCAAGATAAAGTATTGTTTCTTCCAAGTTTATATGTTCCATCTGCCATAATCATAGATTCAAATAATGCTTTTCTATCTTCTTTACATAATGAAATTAAATCATGTGTAGGTTCTCTATTTGGTATTATATCTCGTATCCAACCAGCTTCATTAGCAGGTATTGTAAAAGTATGTAAAGTAGATACTGTATCTTTATAAGGTCTTTCTACCACTCTTTCATTATAATTTATATTTAATTCTACCAATATCCCTCTTATTTCGTTAGTATATTTTTTAGATGTTTGATATATTTCTATTGTCTTACATCCTTTTCTATAATAACTATCTGTTAATACCCACCCAATAAGAGAAGCTTTAGTCTTTCCAATAGACCATTTACCATCATTACAAGGAGCAGATATTGGAATAAAAGATCCGTGTTTAATTTTTAATTCATCAATACGAGTAAGATTATATTTTTCTTCTACACTCCTTTTATTACCCGAATGTGTAATATATTTATGAAATATTTTATGATTGGGTGTCACTAATTGATCTATTCTCTTTGTTTCTATTTTAAACATTTTACCTTCATAATCTTGTTTGTTAATATCAAGAATATCTGTAAATTCTATTTCATGTGTTGTATCATTATAAGAAGCTATAACATCATCTTCATTTATAGTATCAATAGTTTGCCAACCTCTTTTAGTAAGAGCTTCTGTTTTTTCATCTATACACCACAGATCCCAAGAGCGAAAATAAACTACAAAATGAAGTTTACCATCTTGGATCCTTGTATCAATTGATCTGAGACAAGGAGGATCATTTAATAGCATATCTGTAGGATGTGCTATTTGTAATACCATTTGATTATTTCGGTATCCTTTATTTTTATACATCCAGATAGCTAATTCTAATTGATTGATATAAGCAATGTCATTTTCCATTTCAATAAAAGGCATTTCTCTTACTTCTGAAAATTTAAAATCATTATTTTCTATTAATCTTCCTAAAGTATATAATTTGTAATCAGTAAGCTGTCCTACTGTTAATCTAAAAGGGTATCTTGTTAATCGTTGCCCATAAGTATATGCTTCTCCTTTTTTTAACTCCCCTGTCATCAAATATGGAATATAATCGGTGAGGTAGTCTTCTGCAACAGGGTTGGGGATACTATACTGAGAAGGTAGAGAAGGAAGAATAGGCTCACTACCAGGGTGAGTAATATGCACAGTGATATAATCAAACTCCAATCTTTGGTCTCCTTCATAACTCCCCCTATCAATTTTAAAATCTCTTCCATGCTCAAGACAATTATAAACTGTTTGGAACCATGCGTCTGACAATGTGGTTGCTTCAATATCTATCAAATTTAGTTTCATATTATTTACTCTTTTTTACTTTATCTGAACAATGAGCTATATACTCTACACAGGGTCCATTTATAATCTTACATCTATAATAAACTATTTTAGTTTCACTTACTGAAGTAGCATCTCGTATGCATGCCCCTGCTTGATTACTATGGTGCGAAGGCACATGCATAACTTCATTTTGCTTATCTGTTTCTATTGTATTAAAAACCATACAATTTTGACAATCAATACAATATTTGTATCTGTTATTTTCTTTTACTTTTTCCATTTCATTTTTCTCCTTCATTTTTAATTATGGACTTCCTCTATAATCTCTTCCATATACTTTGTTACAAATATTTAAAGATTCACTTTTAAACATCCCGGCATTAAACATTTTACATTGAGACTCATCAGTTTTATCATTAAAGCCCCAAAAACCGCAAGTTGTCCACCCACAGCTGTCATAACAATGACCCATACATTTAACAACTTTATTATTGCTGTTATTTAAAAGGTTTATAGTCACCCATTTTTGATTGATTTTAAAACAATATTCTTCCCAGAGATATTGATTATTATATCTCAGTATATAGTTTTAAATCGCTTGTATTAAGCCGTAATT